ATAATCTTACGCATGGGTAGTATCCTTCTCGTTGATGAGTGCATTTACTTCGCTTTCGAGAGGGTTGAGACGTTCACAGATACGATCAACCACGTATTCAGGTGCATCATAATAAAGAGCTTCATCAAGCTCACGACGTACACATTGCAGTTCCAGAATCTTATCTTCGATGGTTTGAAGTACTGTAGCCATAAAAATCCCCTCATCTGTTATAAACATTATAAGGGGTTAAAAATTAAAAGTCAAAATTATTTTTCACCAAAGAGAAATTCATGCTCTTCGGGATACTCTTGTTTATGCCTTTCAAACGTTTCTCTAGCACTTTTTAAAATCTGTGATCCTTTTGTTGGTATGGCTCCTATCAGAACTCCGTGTGCCATTTTCACCCTTGTCTGTCTGGTACTACAACACTCATGTATTCCTTCTACACGTCTCCTAACACCATTATCACCTTTATATCGCACTACACGGTAAGGGCAGGGCTTCCCATCATTCCACTTGCATAGGTTATCACTACAGTCCAACAACGTTTCTGGCTTATTGTTGTCATGACTTGCTTTCATGGCTCCTAATATAAAAAGAGCCATAACGATTAAAAATATTTCCATATCTATTCTACCGTGTCAAACTTATAAAACTCATAGGTACACTTAGTAAATGATACTAGTGTATATGAATTATCTGAGTTTTCTTTTTCCAGTAACCATTTTACGTGTTTAGCGTCTTCAATATCTTCATACAACGCTTTCTTATCATCGTGGGTGGAAATAATATTAACAACCATGTATTCTTGGTCTGTAAGAACTTTAGTGTCATAACCGAAGTCTCCACATTCCTGATCTTTACGATCAACTAAAACACCACAGGTATTATCATAAATGCCATATACAGTCACTTTCGTTTCTGTTACTGATGGTTCTTGAATAGTTGTTTTCATAGTATTTCTCTCTTAATTTGGCTCCCCCGGTAGGGCTTGAACCTACGACCTACGGATTAACAGTCCGCTGTTCTACCGACTGAACTACAGGGGAATAATTCTTAAAATTTTGGGATTCCAACACCGCCCCATTCTGAGTTTGTAAAAAACAATACCTTATTCGACGCGGTTACTACAACAATATATTCTGCATCCCAATCAATATTATTTTCTTTCCAAGGATTGTTTTCAATGTTGAGCTTTGTTCTATAAACACATTTAAAATTTGTTTCAAGTGTTTTATTCAAGGCATTTTTTGATTTGTTACATTTCACCAATACCGAATCATAATAGGATATAGAGTCGATACTACCTTTGTCTTCAACATTTTTAAACTCTTCTAGTGTAACTTTCATAATATTACCTTTATAAAGTTGGCGGGTCTGAAGGGACTTGAACCCTCGGCCTCCGCTGTGACAGAGCGGCGATCTAACCAACTGATCTACAGACCCATAATTTTACCCTAATCAATCTGGATCAGGGCCAGCATCTTGACAATAAAGGGAAAATACCTTTACTGGCTTGTTTTCTCGCCAAGATGTACCGTAATCATCCAAAGTGGCATCGGTTAAACCTTCTTCAATACGAAGAGTTTCACCAAAATGTCCAATACCGCAAACAATGGTATCATCATCTACATCTTTAAGCAACTCTTTCAACTCTTTTGCTCTTAAGTGTGACATAACAATTACCTCTCAAGGTTATAAAAATTTCGAGGATGCCAGATTCGAACTGGCGGTACAGCGTTATGAGCGCTGCGTGTTAGACCGCTTACACTAATCCTCAATAATCACGCCGTGGTGCGGCGATCATCCAGAAATTGTTCAAACGCTTCACGTGTCTGTGCATAACCGTGCTTTTTCAGAAGCTTCACGATATTGTAAGACACATAACCTTTCTCTTCCAGAATTCGAAGAGGTGCAGAGTCAGGTTGTTCCATTTTAGTAAAGAACTCTTCTACAGTAAAGTTCTTAGTCAGAAACTTTACGAAATGGTTCGCAGATGCTTTGGCTGAACCATGCTTAAAGCGTCCAACAAATTTACCTTCATAATGTACCCAATAATCACCAGTGATCCCAGAAACTACGAATTGGTCTTTGTTGAAGTTCATATCGTTCCCCTTTATCGACTTTATAATACTATTATAGCATTAATTAAATATAAAATACAAGGGGTTTTAATAAAAAATATTGGTAGGGGTAGTGAGATTCGAACTCACGAATGCGAGGATCAAAACCTCGTGCCTTAGTCCGCTTGGCGATACCCCAATAAAAAAGCCCTGAATACTCAGGGCTTCTATTTAAAATTAGAATTGAGTATTACTTTTCTAGTTTATCTTTATCCCATTGTTGGGCATTATTTAGTGAGCTATTAATAGCATCAATCTTTTCTTTAGCGCCAGATAGTGTACGCTGTACAGCCATAAAGTTTTTCATACCAGAAGGTATAGCTTGTAGAAGCGCACTTGCGTCATCACTCATGTCATCCATTGAATCGATAACTTTCTGAAGCTCTTTGAGCTTATCTGCAATTTCTTTTTTAGCTTTGTTAGTATCTACCGCTTCGTTTAGTTCTTTACCGGAAGACACGCTTTCAATTAGTTCTAGGTGCTTTTTAATAGACATTTCTTTTTTCCTTTATAGTTTATAATTTGATATATCTATTTATACTATTATTCACCTATGCTTTTCATAAGAGCAAGCTTTGCTTTTTCATAGCTATCAACAAGTTGCTTATTGGATGTATTCTGTTTATTAAGTCCGTAAAAATAGTTTCCGTTAATCGATTTTGTAACCCAACCGATCAACTTATCATTTAAATAAAAAGCGGTTCCGTAACAAGTTTCTACAAAATACATTTCTCACCTTTAATATTAATAAAATTGGTCGGAGCAGTAGGAATTGAACCTACGACCTCTGCATCCCAAATGCAGCGCACTACCAGACTGTGCTATACTCCGTTAAAATTGGTCACCTACATACTTAAGTTTACCATTTTCCTTGACATACTCTTTAATACGCTCACCATTATATTCTTCAATAATGGTCTGAGTCAAGCGTCCAGCTTCAATGTCGGCACCCATGCTGACAGCATAATATGTCATATCAACAACTACATATTCGTGACCTTTATCATTGGTTTCAGTTTTGATAATTTTTGCATGTTTCCACTGCAAAACCTTATCATAAAACTTTTGAAACCGTTTAGTATTTCTTACTTTAACTTTCATAGTCACCTCCACTTTTTCTAATATAATTATAACATAATAGTTAAGTGACTACAACAAAATTGGCACCCAAGGTAGGATTCGAACCTACGTTTTCAACTCCAACTACGCTTACTTGGTTCGTAGCCAAGCACGGTTACTTGGGTATAAATTGGCAGAGAGTGTGGGATTCGAACCCACGGAGCCTTTTCAGGCTCGGTTCCTTAGCAGGGAACTGGTTTCGACCGCTCACCCAACTCTCTTTACTAGAAGCCATATATCGTTTATAATTACTCCATGGCTATCGAAAAATTTTATTACATAGAATGGAAAATTCCTTGTAAGTATGAACCTATTGGTTTTCATGAGGATACACTTGATTGTGAGCGTCAAGAATATTACGTCACATCATATAAAGAATTTGTATCCGAAAAAATTAAATCTATAAAAAATAAATATAAATTAAAAGTTTATTATTCTAAAACAGAATCACAACATTTATATCTAGCATTAAATGTACATTACCGATATCATTATATAACGGCTGTGATTTATCTAAAAGTAGGAATTTTGAAACTTAACTATAAACCTGATACAAACCTAATTAAGTTAAAATTCCCCAAGATATATAAGAACTGTCGCATTGTATCAAGATACGAACAAGTCTAAAATTGGTGCCCTAGAGGGGTTTCGATCCCCTTGCTTCCGGTTGAAAGCCGGATGATTTAGCCAGTAATCGACTAGGGCTAGAATACTTTGGCTTATGAATATTCACCAAAATAAAAATGAAATTGGTTGGGGCTGGGGGATTTGAACCCACCGACCAATTGGTTAAAAGCCAACTGCTCTATCCAGACTGAGCTAAGCCCCAGAAAATAACATGTGAAATCCTTCAGTTTGAAGTCGCCAATCGTGACGCTTTCCACCATATGATTAGTACAGTGACAAGGGTTGATTATCATTAAAATGACATCACCGTATTTCACATGTTACAAAAAAATTGGTAGGAAGTACTAGGTTCGAACTAGTGACCTCACCGTTATCAGCGGTGCGCTCTAACCAACTGAGCTAACTTCCTAAAATTGGTGGAGACGGTGAGAATCAAACTCACCACACAAACCTTGCAAAGGTTCGTCGCCCTCTTGGTACATGCGCCCCCATAAATTATCTATATTTTTAAAGAACATGGCCTAAAGCCTAATTTGGTGGATTGGGCAGGGATTGAACCTGCGACCATCGGAATTTCAACCCGACACTCTACCAACTGAGTTACCAATCCTAAACTTCTAATTTTGGAGCGGGTAAACGGTTTCGAACCGATGCACGGAGGGTGGAAGCCTCCCGCTCTACCAACTGAGCTATACCCGCAAAAATTCTCTTAAAACTAAAAAACCCTTCTCAGTGGAAGGGTTTCTTTTATCTTACTTTGCTTATGTAATATTTACTTAGTCATAAGCTAGAAACCCTTAATCTCCACTTCCGCACTATCAATAATCTCGCGATTAAAAGATACACGTGCACAGGGGAACTCACTTCCCTTGAACTGTTGATTCGATTTGTGCATATGTGCGTTAATAGTCATTTTGGTTTCTCTCTAAAATTAGTTATATGTTACGTTAATGTTATTTATAGTGAGAGCAAAAAAGCTCTCAAAAGTATGTATTTTTTAATCTTGATACTAGACTAAACTTATTTATGGTTTCTGTCAAGCACTTTTTTAAAATTTCTTATCTTAACTTAACCGATAGTGTTCCTGCATCTATTAAGTGTTGAACACTACCACCGAATGATTCAATCTTATATGTCTGTCCAGTATGTGCACTAGTTGTAACTGTTGCTGAATCTCCCTGACCCGGACGATCACTACCTACTTCAATCCAGCTTCCATTATCAAGGTAATAAACCCTAAGCTCAAAAGCTTTATTAAGAGGATCATAGGTAATGCTAACTTCAGAAACTTCTTCTTCTTGAGTTAGCTTAAATATAATTGAATTTCCTCGTTCAAAGTCCCATGCTTCACCTGTTAAAAAATGATCGAATTCAGTCCCAACCGCACCGTTGTAATCTGTTATATAAGCAGTTCCAGCAAGAATATCATATTCCGGTGAAACTGTATTTTGCTTAATATCGAACGTACTAAAATATTCAGTAGTCATTATATTAGTATTAATAGGATATATAACTGGTTCAACTAGAGGGGGATTATCCCCAATGCGTATAGCGTTAAATTTTACATTTTGTGATTTAATCATCGGTATATTCTCCATTGTTATGATGTATTTATAACACCATACAAAAGATAATATTAAATGTTATTCAAACGAACCTCGAAGCAAACTATACAGCACAAATTCTCTTTCGTCAATATCATAAACAACACCAATTTTGATTTTGTATATGACACCCACTTTAGTATTATTTTGGGATAGCATATATGCTATGTTGGCAAAAATACCATATAAAATAGCATGTACAGTTTCTTCAGTGCGATTAACGGTGTCATAAGATTTAGGGTCAATCGTCTCACCCACCATAAAAGATGATACCATCTTTTGATTGGGGTACGTATTTTTATAACTTTTCATAGAATACGCCTGATCATTATACATCATGACCGGTGCATTACCTTTAAGAATAGTATAACCCTGCTTCTCTAATCCTTCGATATATTCATCTAGAATAGCATAGTCACTCTCAAGGTTGATTTCAAGAACAAATTCTTTTTTCTTTGATCCTATCATTTTAACATTACTCCATAATCGCTAGTGTCTACAAAAGAATCATGGAACTCAGCACAGCCCACTAAGTACTTGCCGTTTTTTCGTACTACATAAAACGGGGTATCGAAAATAGTATTATCAGTAAAAGTGGTTGTGTAGATCAAATACTTATTATCTACAATATGATTTCCTCTGCCCCTTCGTGTATTTTCACCAATCCAGTTTGCCGCTTCATCTACCGTGCCATCAAAGATGAATTCAAAGTATTTTTTAAACATTGCCTTAAATTTTTTCAAGGCTTCATCATATTCAATCAACTCATCATCATCGAAAGTGATAACCCGGACACCAAAATTCATATTATCATCTATGCCGGTTGGAACCAGAATGGTGATATGGTTGTCATCTATATCTCTACACATTAGTTTAAATGCTTGCTTGTAAGTCACGTAGTTCATCAGTTAGCTCGTATTTTTCAAGTAAAAATTCAAGAATCTCTTCGTAAAGCTTTTCGTACTTATTGTCTTCTGAATACCACTCGTAAGAAGTACCACGGCCATTACCACCACTTAGAATCCACAAAACACCGTTTACGAAATTAATACGCCAGACATGTAGTCGTCTTCCAGAGGAATCACTGGTACAAAAATCTTGCTTTCCAAATATTTCTTTACGCCATGGAAGTGAAGATGAAAAGAAATTTGTTGAAAATTTCGTGTAAGTGTCTTTGCTCTTTTCTTCAATAACTTTAACAGAAAATTCTTGGAATTGACCATTAAGCATTGGGGAGTAAAAAACCTGCCCTTCACTATATTCCTCAAAATACTTTTTCTGCTTATTCATATTACGATTCCATGTCATCTATAATCTTTTCAATAATATCACGAGCTTCTTTAAGCCACTCAAGGTCATTGTTATCATAACCTTCATCACTCATATGCCATTGATCAATAAAATACAGCAAATCTAGCGGTCGTTGTAGATCATGATATATAGGTTCATAGTCCCACATTTCAGGATCGGAATATTGCTCATCAGAAGACTGTATGTCCCAATGTGGCTGTAATATATCTTTGATAGCATCATTGATATTTTCACACTCACTTAACGCTGAATAATGATCGGGAATACAAAGTTCGTCTCTGATATATTCCAGCTTGATTTTAATTGTTGTCAAATCCATGATCACGATACCGCTGTAGTAACATCATAGGGAGTATAAAGAACAGAGTCTTCACACACCATACATTTACCTTCACTGACAATAGTGACTTTGAATTCCAGTCTCTGGGTAGACGATCCACTTAGTGTTACATGGCGAATATTACTAATAAAAGCCGATTCTGGATTTTTATGCCGGGACTTATGAAACTCTAATACCGCTTTTGCTTTCTCATCAAGATATTCTCTTACTTGGTTGCTGCTCATATCAATACATCCCATAGTCTGGATTTACAAGAATTGGATTTTCACTTATCTTTAAAAGCTCTGAATAATTTCTAGGTTCAGAAATTTTATATAGATTAAAGTCTTTCTCAGAGTTAAACTTCACCATACACTTAGCAAGAAATCTAACTCTCTGTGGAAACTCAACGTTATCCCGTTCTTTAAGTATAACACTAACTTCAAATCCTTTCAAATTAAACCTGTACTGAATGTATGATTCGATTAAGTCAGGAACCCATTCGCCATTATAAGGGTACTCGAAGTCATTGATATCACGTGGGTTATCCGCATTATGAATATTGTTGTACCAATCTAGAAACTCTCTGTTTGATACTACAATATCTAGATTTTCGAAGCCGAGGATTTCACTCATGCTGATACAAACCCTTTTTCTGTCAAAAACTCCATATTCAATGTTTCTTGTGAAATACACATGATAAAGTAGCTTTCAGCGAAAGTACGATCATGAGTATCAAATTCCATCCCAAGATCATCAGCACCCCAAACACATACACGATACATCGGTGTTTTATCGTCAGGATCGTGTAATTCAAAAAATGAAACAATCACCATCATTTTATCTGGTGAGTGTGTCATGTTCATAATATAGCTCGGACACCAATCATCATCAGTGCTTACATATACAGTAGTACCGTCAGGAATCATACATCTACCCTCGTATTCCAAATTTCTTTTGCGTAATCAATAGCATCTTGCTCAAGTTCTGGATCATACTTGAGAGTTTCCATATTAAGATCGAAGCGCTTACCATACTTTTCATCAAAAATATCAGACTTTTGAAATGACATCGACACGCAACAGTCAATGTCTAAACATGTTCCGTCATTAGATACCTCTGGTATCTCACCACAAAATGGACAACCCCTGAATCCTTCTGATAAGTCACTCATCACTCATCACCTTTAAGAGTCTTAAGAATTTTTTTGTGTTGATCACTGAACTCACCTTTACGGTTAAGTTCCATGTGAACCTTAATCAGTACATCTTCACACGCTCGTACATCCTTAGCAGCTTTCTCTTTTTCACGAAGCCAAGATTGTTGCATTACTCTTAGTTCCTCGACACTCATAGATTCAAGAGATTCTTCGCTTGGTGTTTGTTTGCTAATATCACTCATGGTCTTTTTCCTTTTTTTCTCTTTTTCGTTGTTCTTCATACAACGCAATTAATTTTTTAGCACACTCATCTTTGTTTGAGTTATCTTTCTTTTGCTCATCTTCCCAATAGTTAATATAAAACTCTAATTCACTATCATACAAATTGTATAAGTGATCGAAGACTGGTACTAATAATGGTCGCAGCTTTTCTTCATTCCCCATTTCCTATTTTACCTTCTTCTTCGAGTTGAATGTACGCTTGACAAAGCAGGTGATAATCACTACTCAATTTCGAATTCACTGGTGGATACACCGCACAATATGCCAGCATTTGAATAATGCAATTGGGCAACGCACCCATGGCAATATCTGTTACATAATCATCAATCTCAGAGTTGAAAAATGCCTTATAAAGGTTATTGGTTGCGTTCTTAACATCATCCCAAGTATAAGGAACTGTAGATTCAGATACCTCTAGGCTCTTTTCTATCGGTTGTTTTTTAATAGGCGCACCAAAATCAGGGTCATCACAATTACAACCGCCTAGTGTTGCATATTTGTCACATTTATTACAAAAGGGTCTTGAACTCATTTTACACCTAGTTTAATTTGAATAAGTAGCGTACTAGATAATATATGATTATCGTCAGCATGTAAACCGCAGTGAATGTGGTTTTGGCTACCAGTAAAAATTTAATAATTGAAAAACCAATCATAACCATATAAATATTGGCTTTTGTGTATCGATCATCAAAAAACCATTCAATAACAATAATAACAATTACTGCAACTAAGAATGGTAAAAACAAATCAATAAACATTATTCTTTCCCTACCTCATTAAGAATTTCAAGAATTTGCTCAATAGCACTGGCATTGTATTGAATGTCATGACGTACACGATATTCAGAGTCCAAAGTCTTATAAACCAAAGAAGCAGTAGTAACAAACTCTGGAAAACCATCAGGGACATTATAAGAACCATGCCCTTTGTAAATTTTTGAATCGTCGGGCATATACACAATACCACCACGTTGAGAAACGTCTACCACCCATTTACAGAACATGCTCAACGCCGCCATTGTTCGGTCTGTCATGTTTTTAACGCTAGACTGATCATTTAGGACGAGTTTTGCCATCTTGAAAAACAATGTTGATTTTGTCCAGTTACGAACATACATTTCAACGGGGCTATATCCATCAAGATCGCGAAGCTCAGTGAAATCTTCAATAACACGATCAATGTTTTCTGCCACAAACTTAAGTTGGGCATCACGAATCATTGTCTCAACAACGTATTCACTAACTTCAGGATACTTCATTTCAGTTTCGTATTCTGTGTTTTCAAAGCATTCAATATCACCAGTAGCAGGATTGTATTCATGTCCACTACCACATGTCATGAAAATTTGACGAAGATAGTCAGACGGTGTAGTGTAGAGAAGACTGTACGTGAAGATATGCTTTTTAATTTCTTCGTTGAACTCTTCATTCTGATACACTACGACATGTTTGCTCTGAGTCATAAACTATCTCCAATAAGTTATATAAACAGTATACATAAACAGTAACTAGAAGTAAAGAGCATTTTTACTTTAATTCGAAGTAATCGAATAAAGGTATAAAAACCTCATCACATTTCTCTTTGAATTCTTGGTCCCTGTGTTCATTAATTTCTATCAGATAATTAGTCATACGGCTTAGATACTTAAAGCAACGTACCCATCCTTTGGACTCATCAAGCGACGAAATATCGACTCTGGATTCTATTTTAAGCCTAAACATAGATTTAACAGAGGTTTCATATCGTTTGTGAATCATATCTATGAATTCCTGAGTAACAAAGTAATACGGATCAACCTCTTTATTCATAGTATACATCATTGGAATAATGTTAGTTTGATTCGGATGATTGACTAATATTTCAGAACAATTACAAAAATTCATGCTCTGTTGAAACGAAGTAGTTGCAAGCTCCCATTCAACGTAACGGTTCTCCCAATCCTTTTCAGGAATATCTTCAGGACGATCAGAAGAGTTTTGATAATGGTATTCTTCTACCCCTGTTATTTTCTGCAAGCGTTGATGAAGTAATCCACCTTGCCTTCCTACTGATCCATTATCACAATCATCTTGAGGAATGAAAAGAACATAGTCGTCGTAATAATATAAAGCGATTCTTACTTGAAACGCATTCTTGAATATAGTATCAGTGACAAACAGAAAGTTAGTTGCTGTTGCAATAGCTTTGATAAAGGAAAACAGGGATTCCGTGTCATCATTATCATCCCATTTCTCTTTATCTAAAATGTTCATTATAGATTCAACCAACCGTTCTTGTATATGATCAGAAACGACTTCATCATTATAAGAATAAAAATGTCGGGAAACTATATTTTCAATATATGCTTTTAGATCATTTGAATGAAAAGCCAATACGCATAAAACAATATCCAAACAAAAGGAAGCAACCTTTTGATTATAAATCACAGAATAATGTTCTTGAGCAATGTTAATAAGCTTACGATGAAACTTACCAACATCTTTAAGATCGTTATAACTGTACTTCAATCCATCATATATCTTTACTGACATAAATTACCTTTTGTATTTTTCAACTATCGCTTTTACTTCATCGTAAACACCCGATGACTTCAAAGCATTAAATACTTTTTCTGCAAATTCATCAAACCATTCTGAAGGGACGCCACACGAACCACCACCGTTTAGAAGGTTATCCCTGATGGCATCGTCATCAAACACTGGTGTAGTTTCATTATCAAGCCCGAAGTCCATATCACTAATGATCACTTTCTTATCTTTTACAATAAAACTAACCACAAGTCTTGCAGGCATTTCATCACGTTGACATTTTTCAATATCGTAAATACTAACGTACATTTCCAAATAAGGAAATGCTTCAGATAACGTCACAAGCTCACTATACACTTCTTCTACCGAAGGCCATTTACCAATGTTTCGGTCATAGTTGATATTCCCTTCGCAATCTATAAAACCATTCGCACCGCCAATGTAACTACTATCTGCAAGGTCGTTACGAATAAATTCTATATTATCGTGAAGCAATTCGATTCCCAACTCACGAAGTAGCTTATCATGATAGTCAAAATACTTTGGATAATTAATATCGTCGTTTAAAGAGTACTCTGCATCATCCTCATTACGAGTTTTGATAGCTTCTGTGATCAACTCAGAATATTCATCTAAAAGATACAGGCCCGACTTTTTACGGTAACGTTCAACCCTTGCTTTATTCCAGTTAGAATGGGGAGCCGACGAATCATGAAAATAATTATCGGTTTTGAAAATAATATCCTTAGCCTGATCTTTAGTGACTTTTTTACCCTTGATAATAGTATGGGGCCACTTCGGAAGACTTTGGTTAAAAAGGTCAATACTCATGTTAATTCCTTAAAATGTTTTCATAGGTAGCTCAAACTTTTGTTGACGAGAAATAAAATCATACTCGTCTAGCAAACGCGCAAGATTGTTTTTAAAGTTAGTTGCTTTATTAACAACTTTCTCATCTTCTTCGTTTTCCAAACCTTTGTTGATTTGGGATACAATGTTTAGTGAAGTATAGATGATATCAATAATTTCTTGATCAGATTTAATAAACTCATTAACCATGTACTTAGCTACCTTAAAACGCCTTGCATCACCACGATGTTCTTTGGGTACATAGTTCATCAAGTAACTACTTTCTGCACTACGAAAGAGAGATTCAGTAGCACGTGAATAATCAGCAATGTCTTTTGAAAGGAACCGTCGTACATTGCTATTGTAAGCGATTGATATGATATTCAGAGCCATTTCACCAAGAATTTCACCAGCCTTTGACTTGAACTTCAGTTCTTTCTTCTGTCGTTCATTTCTCTGATGGACTGCACTCTTAATGTGACCTTCAAGGTCTACATGTTCTTCAAGTGGAATATTCTGTTCTTGGTATTCACGAAATTGATGTTTCATTTTCTTCAGAAGCTTTTCGTTTGAAATCTTTTCCTTAAGAAGAGTGTTGAAGCTTTCAGTAAGACGCTCTTTCTTACCACGCTTCTCATAGTATTCATAGTCTTCGCCGTGTTCATCAGGGTACATAGTACAGTAGTAATCAGGCTCAGGATTACCAATGGCATCAAGCTCTTCTTTGACTTTCTTAAGCTGTTTCTTCAGTTCGTGTACGCGACCATGTTGTTCCATGATTTCACAAATGAAAGACAAAATTACACTGTTAATCATCACACTCTCCTATTAATCCTATTAGTTTACCGATTTAATTACTCTGAGTCAATGATATCATGCAACTCATCTATCACATCACACAGATTTTGGTGCGATTCAATAAGACGCTCTACGCGTACAGGGTCAATCCGCCTCGCTTCCCTAACAATTTCTTCGAAATTGTCCATCTTAGTAAAAAAGTAATTATCCAAATGTGGTGTTTCGTTTCGCTCAGACATAAGATTTCTCCTATTATATGTACATATAATAAACTAAATTGAAGTACATTGCAAACAATAAATATATAAAAAGAAAGGATTAGATATGAAAATTAATGAAGTGGATATACCGGAAGAGAATGCGTTGTTCGAAAAAATAATAGCATCGAAGTATTTCAACGATAACATTTTACCTTATATTATAAAAAATCGTATGCCCCCAGAGTTAATACATGGAACTTATAAGTTAGAGCCAAGAAAGGTTTTTTACAATAAAGGTCGTGGCAGGCCAGTTGATACATCCAGATTAATACACGATTTGGTTAACCAACAGTCGAAGGAAAAGTTTGGGGTTGAAGTCAGAAACTTACTGTTTGCCTCTCAGTCTGCCGAAGTATCAGAGAACTATGGGTCAACAATAACAATTATTCCATTAGATGATGATTATAGATTTTACTACAGCGATATCGTAGCTGACATGTACACATCATCAAATGGTATTTTTAGCTTCACTGAATATAACAAGAAACGAGGGAAGGTAGTTTTAGATGCAGTAAACAGCGATCAAGGCAAAAGGTTTCAATCTGAAATATACAAAGCAATTACAGGTAGTGATGGTATGACACAATCTATAACCTATTACTTGTACAGTGTTGTTTACAGTGTCGGTTTCTATGGCGGAACACTAGAAGATAATATTTTTGTTTTCCAAAGCTTAGATGAAATGCGTGACGCAAAGAATTGGACAATACCCGCTAAGCACATGATAAACTCTATCAAAAACTGTTATAGAAAACTTGTTGAAAAAGAAAACATCTATGATGTTGATGACTTGAATTTTAGAAACGCACAAAACCTGCTCAAAGATTTTGTTACATTTATTATAGATCATTTAATTGAAATGGACATAGAAACTTTGAAACAACGTGCATACATGTACGTGTCTGATTTGAAAGAAACAACAGACCTTTATGAGATAAATGAAGCACATGAGATAATGTGTTCAAAAGGAAACTATGCCACATTGAGTACATTCAAAGGCGACATGCATAGTCTGGTTAAATATTATAAGAGACGATATCAATAAAAAAGGGGCTAACGCCCCTTTATGTTATCCTACTTGTACGTGGGGCTTATCCCACTTACCGACTTCAATGCTGTAGTAGAAAGCGCAATGGAAGTAGTCAGTCATTGAATCTGATTCGTCAAAATAGTCACCAGTTTTACGAATGATTTCGTCAATGCGGCTGATAACAGAAGCTTGCTCTTCGTTATCAGTGGTGTCTTTGATCCAGTAGTGATTGATAGAACGATTAACATCATTCTCGAAGTACGGTGACTTCATAATGGCTACGTGGACAGAGCTATGATGCTCTTTACGGATAGAGAATTTGATTTCAGGAAATTCTTTCTTCAGAGCTTCGCGGATATCTTTAACAGTTTCTTTAGTGATGAAAGCCATGTGATTCTCCCCTTAATGTGTAATACCATTATAAGTTAAAATACGTTCGGCTGTCAACAGGTTTTTAAGAAAAATGTAAATCAATGTCTATGCATATAATAGAATCATTAACTACCATTGAAGTATAATCACACTCCATATTTCCAGAGAATGCTACCGATCCATTGTCATGAACATCAAAAGCCATAAACAATTCTTGAGAAAAGTATAATCTATAAGGTAGAAAATACACCGACATTCCATCATCGCCTTGAGTAACTAAAGGATATTTACTGTTCACATAGTTACAACCACTAAATTCTAAAGTGGTTCCTATAGGCTCATACATAGATTCTATGAACGAAGTGCAATATTCACCGGCTCTGTTTCCGCTCAATACAACACCGCTGCAACGATCACCGAACAATACTATTTGATCACCACACAATGCCATACCTACATAGGGATACCTATCTAGAGGCTTCGGGTCAATACTCGCTTTTACTTCACTTCGCATCATAGTCTCCGCACGGAATGTGAATGCCATTGGGATTTAAAACAGCATAACAGCTTTTCTCTATAGGTGTGTGACTTTCTTTATATACGAATGACGAAAACTTATAAGGGTTGTATGTTACTTCACAAGATGTTTCAAATGGCAATTGGGTATGGATTGGGTAGTCGAAACCAGACTTACCAATAGTTACCAATGAAACGATGTAACCTTCCACGAACGCATGTACGTTCTTTGTACGCTCTCTCAGAACTCGCTCACGACCTTTTTCACTAACTATATACTTCGCATCCTTTAACACTATATTGTTGCAGTGAGCAATCACTAGACCTTTCATTGGGCCTTCCATTGCTCTTACTGAATAACAGTCTTTATGCAGATTCTTATATACTCTTACACGCATTTATTATTCCTCAGTTACATCACTCCACTCAGGAACCTGTGGTTGTGCGCAGCTATTTTTGTGTCCGCATCTTCTACATGTTGCCTGTGGCATTCCTACATAATACTTTGCTGTAGTGATGCATCCAAATGTATCGCAGATAAATTCACGAATCCAAAACCTAATATTGTTGGGTGAATGTGGATTCTTTGTTTCAAATAGTTTGGACATATTAATACCCTCGATTCAATCAATGGTTAAGCTATCATACCATTATTTACCTGTCAATAAATACTATAAACTATAGGATTCAATTGATGAAAATACAACACCTTAACGAAAGCATAAAGTCATTAACTAGTGATGAATTACAATCACTACTAGAGACAGACTATTCAGAAGCATACGAACATGCAAAAGACGGTCATTATATCTTCAAAGGCATGTACATGAACTTAGACCCTTCTATGGCACATTTACTTGAGCCGTTAAAGGATCGCAAATCAAAGAACACATTAAACTATTACACACTATGGATGAATAATAGCCAAGAGTGGTCAGAATACCCTAAACGCAGTGTAATATGTACCAATAGTTCGCGCAATGCAAATGAATATGGATTCCAAACCTTTATAATACTTCCTAAAAATGGCACTAAGATCGGCGTATGTGATGACTTCGACTTATGGTCTTCATTTGATTTTGGTGGTGGAATGGCAGACGCAAGCGATGTGAATTATTTTTTCAATGCGATGTTTGAAAAGTTTTATAAAAAAACACCAGAAACTTACGAAGACATGGTTGGGATGCTAAAGGGTATTGAAGTTAATGACGAAACATTCAATTATGTTTCATCCGCTATGTCCAGACAAGGATTAAACAAGTCGAAGCTTCTAAATATTTTCAAAGAGCATGGAGCGTATGGATTGTTTGCTAGTCTATTCAGCACCAAAGGTTTTGAAATGACTACGGTTGGTGGTGTACATCAATATAATGACAAAGCCAGAGAGGTTTGGTTCGATAACCAGTTTATCGCCATTGATATTGAAAGTAAGGGCGATATTATCCGATGAAGATATCAGAAACCCAATATAAGTTTAATGATGAAATGCTAGGTTCTCATTCCGGTCAAACTGATATGAAACTATCATTAGAACACAATGGTGATATTGTAGCTCATTTGGTTTACACCGTGTATCAAGGTGTTCCCGCTATCTCTATGATAGAAGTTAAAGAGAAAAGAAAGTCATATGGTTCGGCTCTAGTCAAAAAGTTACAATCATTATACCCTGACGAAGAAATAGAATGGGGGATGACAACAGACGAAGGTGAAAAATTACGTAAGAGCTTTAATTATAAAAAAGTTCCAACAGAACATTATGATGATTTTGTCAGGTATAAGCGAGTAAAGAAAGAGTTGGATACGTACCAATATAGAGCAAATGAATTATGGTCAAAAGATACCTTGAGTGATGAAGAGAAGAAAGAACTTAAGAGTATTGGCGAAAAACTAAATGACTTGAACGATGAAGTTTATGACTTAGAAGATATCATAGATTTCGAAAAGCCTTACAAAAAGATAATACAATAGGACTGTTATGAAGATTAAGCACTTACTAGAAGATAGAAAAGATTATAGCAATATTATCAAAAACCCATTCTTTCAAAAATATATTCTTCCCAAGATCAACAAAGAAATGTTCGATGGCGTTGAAAAGTTTTTATACAAGAAAGAAAAGGATTTTACGAGTTCTTTCAGAATGGATCGTTCACTATTGTTTACTCTTTCTATGGAAGTTTTCACACATACCAAAGATATACTTTTACATGGCAGTAACCATGGTCATTATGAAACTGGTGAAACGTATACGCTTACTCACCGAGAAGGTCCAAGGGATAGCGATTCAACCATGCATAATATGGTTAATAAAGTATCTGAAGATGTGTATGACGAATTTATTAGAAACCTGATGTTTGTAACAAGGTTATTTTCGACAGCATCAGATTATGCAGACAAGTATACCGACCTCTATATAATCATTCCGTTGGATACTCCAACTTTTTATTATAGTGATAAGTATGAAGATTTCTTTGTTGACTATCTAGGTGAAGGTAACGCAGTTAGAAATTTGCTGAGAGAAGTTATGAACACTACTAATTTCTTAGTAGGAGACAATGAGAAAGAATTTAAAGCGTTAGGTGATGAATGGGATTATGATGCTTGGTTATTTTATGAGCTATGTAAGAATAGTATTGAAAAGTCACTGAAGGATAAAACTAAAATATTATTCGACAACCTTACAAACAACAACTATCTCGAAACCTTAACCGGTGATATTAAAGCCGAGATTGTAGATCATATAGAATTTTTAATGAAGAAACAGTTTGATAAAAAAGCCAGTGATAAATTTTTAAAAGAAATTTCTTCACTAGTAAGTCCAATAGTTGATCAGTATACAAGAAATATATACAAAGCAATCCATAACCTAGCTGAAAGTTACGTAAAGAGTGTTAAACGAACTAACAATTTCACAGAGGCAAGTGAAGATTCTGAATTAATGATGGACTGTAATCAGTTCACCGTGATTGAAATGAACGACTTCGCTAACATAGTGGTTGAAGTTTACAAATCCCAACGCGAAAGTTAAAGTCTATAACACCAACAGAATTTAGTTCAGTAAGAATATCGATGAGGGCAACTTTAACATTATAACCCTCATCTAGTTTTATTTTAAATCTATGATAGTTTATATCAGAAGAGTGATAAAGCATGTAGTCATATCGTTGTCCAATATTTTCTAAGAATGAGAAGTCATCTATGTCTTCATCATATGATTGATTCAATAAGTAATGATCTATCTTAAACTCTATTTCTAACATGCTTATCCTAATTCGGCGCGGAGGGCAAGGACTCGAACCTCCCAATCATCGCCCCCTTTCACTTTAATACTTCGTAACAGGCGCGAATTGTTACTTTTCGAAAAGCTACTTAAGGATGACCGACCCCAACACTTTACAAGCTCAAGTTCTCTACGCGCTATAGATCACCATTGCAAGCAGTGCACAGTCTCCGCATAACACTTTTACATAGCGCTTGACGAACATTCGCTTAAAATTTCTTCGTTCGTCAAATCTAGATGTGTATCGTTATAACAATTAAATTCTTCAACGAGGTTGATAACAGTTGCCTCGTCATTCGTTGTATGTTCCTGAATAGCATTTACCGCGTCAATTACTTCTTTTTCATTGTTACAGTAAAAGCGCTGTGACATAACTTCACCGGTTTGGTTTTCGTCTTTATCTACCTGAAAACCTTCAAGCTGGACAAAGTATTTACCTTTAAGCGAACGCTTCAGAAGTCCAGTCTTTCGAATAAAAATACGTGGAGCGTAAAATCTGTAATCATTAGTTCGTTTACTCATAACTTTGTCCTCACTTTAGAATTTGATAGTCGGTAAGGGAGTTGAACCCAAAAGTCTCAGTTATTAAATAAAGCCTACTAAGTTCGCTACACTGTTCATCTATATCCCTTCCCTAAGACTTATACGACCCATACGCTTAACACACTTCCAGCAATTCCAATATCAGCGTAATAAAGGACGTTCCTTTCATGCCCACGTATCGTCACCGACCGTATTAAACTTTATCTACTTTACCATCTTCGAAAGTAAACCACAATACCCATGTGTCAAAAATCTTTTGCATCCGTCGAAGTGTGTCTGAATATTTAGTCTTATTTCGTTCGTTAGGGTATTCTTCAATTGGGTCTAGAATCCAATCCATTGCCAAAACTATACAACCCACGCACATCATAAAGAGCCATGGGAAAATAGTCAAGGCTAACAAAAACCGAACAAACTTTCTCATCATATTCATTACTTTACCATCCTAATTCATTCATAAATCTACGCTTAATATAGTCGTATTGCACAGGGTCTTTTAATTTTAAAATATACCACTGTTCTTTTGTAAGACTAACCTGAACCGTGATCATACAATATTCTCTTGCTAGAAACTTCTCTTTCTCTCTTTTTATAAGTACCTTTTCTTTAGGTGGGTAATACGAAAAGAAAGGTATCTGAAACTGGTCTTTTAAATAATATGTCACTACGTCTGACATATACCCTTTATCTATGAGTCCTTCCATCAACCAGTCATTTTTAATTTCTGGGTGACATGTAAACGAATTAACAAACTCATACAGTTCAGGGTTTTCCTGAAGTAATTTATTTTTAAATGCCTTTGACCTGATAAACGAATACAAGTCAAATGAATGTAAAACTTCATGTGAAAAATAAGATTTTGTTTCCATCCATGAATAATACCAGTTCCGTGAACCAAGTCAAGGGAATTCGAAGAATTCATGGTGAGGCTTGTCCTCACCAATAAAACTATTATTATCTGTATTCCATTTCATTCCATACAGATATGAAATATCATTCTGATATTTCTAATTTATCTATTTCTTTTGTAACTAAAACTCTTACTTTTTCTTTATAAAGAAATATAAAGATTAGGTTAGACTTTTTAGGTTAGACTTTCATTGATAAATATTCTTATCTAGGAGTTGAATTATATGAAGATAAAACACTTGCTTAATGAATCGCATGAACATATCTACGAAGCAATAGTAGAGAGTAAATTTTTTAAAGAAAATTATGAAGATAAGATCAAGTATGCAGTTGAGAATGATATTGAGTTTCAATACTTAGAAGAAATTGCTTGGTTGTTTCATGCTAGTGACAAACTTCCTGAAGAAGCTGGTATTGTTAATCAAAGGTTGAGAGAAAGACCACGTGATTCATCGCCATTATTTCATAGTATGGTGAATAGATACGCTATGGAAAAAGTAAATGTGCCTGTACGTAACCTTATCTTCTCACATACGATGCGTCATAAAGTTCGTGATTATGGCGATGACATCTATGTTCTATTCCCATTGGATAACAACTATAAGCTTTTTTATGCGGATTCTATCAACGATATGACCGAGCATTATACTGTTTCCATTAATAATATTTCTCAAGTTAATAAGAAGTTTGATGAATTCTGTGAGAAATACGGTTTAGAAAAATATGAATATGAAATACCTAGTTCATTGGCAGTAGGAATCTATTCTTCTGAAAGCGAGGAAGAACTTAAAGAGAAAGTAGGAAATATGTTCAAGATGATAGACTACAGTTCTGAAAAGTTTTCACAAGATGAATTAACTGATAAGTTAACTGATTACATACTGCAAGATTTTAATGCTAAAGCCAGTGACTATGCAGAACATTTGAAAGTTGAGTCTAAGTTGGTTAAGAGGGATGAAGAGTACATGCTTTACGGTGGAAACATTGCAGTGTTAAGTACTGAAGGCAATTATACCAGTGCGTTCTCAAGGTTCAAGGACTATCTGGTTAAAAAGTATAGCCAAGGGTTGTAATTATATTTTAAATGCTCTATAATGGTATTATTCAATTAATGGAGATATCATTATGAAATACGGCGACATTGTACGTGAAATCATCAAACCTGCTCTGGAAGAATACACCAAAGAAAATAATATGGGTGTGGCATACTATAGCAACAATCGTGATATTGCCATTGTCAATGAAGCTGGTAAGAATGTAGCTGAAGTTTCTATTGAGTACAAAAATATTCGTGCGCCTATGGTAAGTGACGTAAAGGTGTGCGTAGAACCATACTTCTCTCGGAATCATCTTCTTCACCCTAACGTTCGTCTCAAGACCCGTACATTTACAGTAAAGAATGGCGAAGACCACGATGTCATTGCAAGCAAGACCGTTCGGTTTGTTAACAAATTGGTTTGTGATTTTGAAAAAGCATTCAATGAATCAAACGAAATCTACAACGCGATTAACACTGCTAAGAATAACCGTACTATGGCGATCAAAGATGCGCTTCGTAACTATCCTGAAATGGAATACGACGAATCTATTGAACAGGTGCGTTATAACAATTATCGCCTGACCCCCTCACTTCGGAACGATGAAGTCTATTTTCGGGTACAATTTGATATTGCTCAGTCAAAATATGTTAATGTCGAGACAATGAAAATGATTCTCGATTAATCTTAACATTTAATAATTATGTAAATCTAGTAAATACCTCTGTGCATTGAGATTGTATGGAGGTATTTTTGTATGTTAACATTCTTATTAACGGCACTTATTGTTTTTATGTCGGTGCCTGCTGCGTTCGGCTTATTAGTTTTCTTTCATGTATTTGTTAGAAAAAAGACCAGTCCTGCCGATGCGTCAAACAGAATCAATCATTTTAGATTAGTATGGTTTGCTTTGACGAGAGAAGAAAAATTCGTTGATGTCTTCCCATGGATGAAGAACGATGAAATGGAAAATATAGAGAATAAGAGCGAAACGAGAAATCAACCATAAAAGGATTGACAGTAAAATAAGTTTCACGTAACATTAGGGTAGATACATTCTACCCTTTTTTATTGGAGAAATTCTATGACCATTCGAGAGATTCATGAACTGTGTGACCAAGCTGACGCTATCGATCCGGCTGCATACTTTGAACTGTGTGAGGCTGATCTAGATGATGACGATTTTGTAAAGGGATTAGAGGAAATTATTGCAGGCGATGCTTAAGAGGATGCTTAAGATGAATAGTGTAAGTGTTGAGTTCACTAACGATCCGTTAGAATTTAATTTTGCAACCTTCGTAGAAGTTTTTCGTGAGTCTGCAAAAATCTATTCTCTTAAGGATTATAAAAAATATTCTGGTGATGTTGCTTTATACTACTTGCTGATGGCAAACTATGAAGCCATTGATAAGAGTTTGCCATTTGAAAAAGATAACATCACTGCGATTCAATCACACTTCCGTAAACATGATGTGACTGGAAATGAAAAAACCGATATTGCTATATGGACGTTGATATCATCCTCTGAACTTTTTTGGGATGTGTTGCGATCACTAGTAGATGGTAAAAATTTTAGCGAGGAATTTTAAAATGTTGTGGATATTACTTGGTGTCGTGTTAGTTATTGCGGCATTCCCCGTAGGAATGTTTGTTTCACCTATCCTTATAATGGCTGGTGCTATGGGAGCATCAGACGACCCAAATGCTACTAAGCTTGCATTTGCATTTGGATTCGGTGTTTGTATATTTGCAATAATCCTTCCTATTGCAATGTTTATCGGTGGGTTAATTCTAATTTTTTAAGGATCGTATTATGTCTCAGGTTGAAAGATTGTTTTGGAGAGCAGACTATAAAGTGTCTATTAAACTCGATGGACCTGAATATTATTTTTTAATTCCAAGAGAGTATCTTGAATTAGCAGAACATGATGGTGAGGATATTCATAAGGCTGCTACTGAGTTCGTTCTTAATGGGCTTGAAGAAAATAAAGTAATATGTAAAGACCTCAGAAAGCTTTTATATTTACATGTTTTTAATTGCATGTTGCGTCAACTTCCTCTTCGACCAGAAAGAAAATCTTGGTTGTATCGTATGAAGAAATCAGTAGGTTGGTAATATGTCTGATCGATATGTTGTAAAATTTGAAATAGCATATAGTTTACTAGTCAGGTACTATATTACTGGTATAGATAATGATCATGTAACTGATATGCTAGGTCTTCTTGGTGAAGGTTGTGTATCCTTAATGAAAGAGTATGTTGGTACACGCAATACGACATCGCATCATAACCATAGAGAAATTGATGATGAGTATATTCCTGCAATAAAAAAAGAAATGTCGAAAATTGGAATATTTAATATGGCTACGTGTAAAATTCGTTCAAGAACAGGGTCTGGGTCTGGGCAATATTCTACTGTTGGTATTATAGTTGATCTTACTGACATTTCTAGTAATATTAACTACCTGAAATTAAAAAGCCCGAAACATTATCAAGCCCTGATGTTCTATACACAAAAGAAACTTAGTAAAGACGAATTGAAAATGTTTTGACTGTACAGTCAAAAGCTGGTATTCTGTATTAAATTATTTTTTGGAGAATTAAAATGGCTAATTCATTTAAAGACTCAGATATTCTCAAACAACTGAAAAAAGAACTTCATGAAAAAGAAGATCGAATTTTCAGAGAAAACATCGTTCCTTATGAACAATGGTCTGAAATGGATAAGGCCAATCAGCGTTATGTAGATGGCATTCGCCGTGCATGTGCTGAATATCATGAAAAATATGGAGAAGAAGATAATGACTGACGCCAACAATGGAATCGATGAAAGCAAGATCGAGGAACAAGACTCGAAAACAATTGAAGAAGAGCGTTTTGAGCTTCAGCAACGCCTAGATAATACTATGAGCAACCTTGCCATGGTAAGAGACGAAAAAGCCAAAGGTGAAGCTCTTACTGCGTGTCGAGAAGCGTTTATGTCTATGGTAGATAATCCTATGGAAAAATTTGGTATCCCCGCTGACTTTACTGATACTAGAGTATTGCTGGATTGGGCAGACCTTATTGTTGAAAAGTTTACTTGAGGTTATATATGACTGGTAAATTTACTGAATTAGTTGAAACTCATGAAGATGCTGTTGATCTCTTGGAAGGTATGCGTGATGCACTATCTGAAGGTCACAAACATTTCCCCAAACCTAGAAATGAAAAAGAAGCCAATGCCCTAGAAAAGATGGCATGGCAATTATATCGTTATGAAGAATGGCTAAAAACAGGTGAACTACCATGAGTTGTACGGAAGTATATCTAGTTACCAGAGACAATAATTGTAACTATGATGAATTTAAGAATGCCTTTCGTGGTGCTATGTATGTGTGGAATGATATAGCAACCCGTTACGCTGGATTTGATCATTTCCCTCATTATGAAAGTGATGATCAAATGGAAGTCTGGAATTATTATTCTCGACATCCGGGTGTAATGAAGCCTCATGAAATGATTGTATTGGCATCCACAATGGATGGCGCTATCGTAGAGCCTAATCGTTATATGGACCTTGTTGATGCATTTGAGAAGTATGGTAAGGAACATCCTAATAGCAATTATGCCGAGCAAGCAGAGTCTATTAAAGGCTTAGTAAGTCTTATCGGAATTGAAAACCTATATTACATTGCATGGAATCAAACTACGGTTAATAGTTTCTGGGGTGTTGAATATGTAGAAGAAACTGATGAGTTTCAATACTATGATCCTGATGGTGGAGACAGACATTTTTTTGTATTTCATCACCTAGAGAACACGCCAACAAAAGAGGAAGTAAGTGATGAGTAATAATTTTCTTTTCTTATTCACATTTGAAGACGAAGATACTACTGGAAATGATGAATCGGTAACAGCGGTTTATTTAATTAAGATCACTACTGATGAAGGCGAACGTCTAATTAAATACTTCGATAGCGATGGTGATGAAAGCGAACGCTTTTATGAAATGATTTCGGAGAATGAAGAAAACTATGGTGTTCATGATGTCAGTTTCATGCCTGACTATTATGCTATGGGATATACCAGCTATGAGGTTGAAACTAATTTCCAAGTAACTGTCATGAATAATATTTGTTCTTTCTTTATTGATGAAGGGTTTGAAGATAGTTACATCATCACTGATGGTGTTTATCGTGAAATGACTGATGTTGATACCATTGATATTACTTATAAATATCTTGAGCCTGAAGATATGAAAAAGTTAAACGAATTGCGTCAATAAGTATTGACAGATATTAGTTTTGATTGTATTCTTATTACAAGTTGATGAGAAAATAAATTTTAAAAAAGTGTATTGACAGAAACCATAAATAACTTTACACTTGAACAAGTTGCCGTAGTAGCTCAGTTGGTAGAGCAACTGACTTGAAGATACGAGCCTCAATTTGGAAACAATTTGAGTGGAAGGAATCAAATTCAGGGAAACCTTAACACGTAATGGTGATGGCAATCCTGAGCCAAGCCTAGAAGTTCTAGGAAGGTGCAGAGACTAGACGGTTCCTACCTAAGCATTCTTAAAAGGAATGTATGGTAAAGGTATAGTCCAGACCACAAATGTGAAGACAGTAGCGAAAGCTATAGTGGTAAGGTAATCAGTAGGTCGGGGGTTCAAATCCCTCCTGCGGCTCCAAAATTTAGGTAATTAGTATGAATGTAGAAGAAGCATTTGAGCCACAAATTTCTAAAAAACCAGACAGTGATACATTTACTGTTTTTGCTCTAGAGGAAGAGCAATATAAAGCTGGTGATGGTGGTCTTATTAAAATGGCTGTAGATTACAACGATCTAGAAGAATTTTACAATCGTGTTTCATCAAAGTATGATTGTGTTGAGTTTCACGAAGAAGTTAAAATTCCTCTTTTGAGAAAAAAGTAATATGTATATCGCTATTGAAGATGCTTTCTATCCACAGATAGAAAAGGCCCAGAAAGGATACAACATAATTCCGGCACTATGTGTAATTGAAGGTAAGACTGGAATGAGACAAGTTGATATTCGTTTAGATGAGTTTAAATCTTTTTGTGATTTTATAGATGCTAATTACGAATGTGTTGGGATGTATGCAAACGATAGAGTGTTCCCAATACTTAGAAGCAAACACGGTAAGTACCATGCTATCAAATAAATTTGTAGATAAGTTGGTGATTGATATGATGAACGTTGAGCTTATTGAATTCTTGGAAGATCAGGGCTATACTTATTTTGAAGATGAGCGTAGTTTTAAGACATCATATCCAGCATCAAAAGGATATGGCGAATACTGTATTTGCCCAAGAGATTATCCAGAGAAGTATCCTTGTATGGCAAGGTCAGAAGATATCTGGCACAATCCTAATGGACAGGATGAACACATTATGTCCTTTATTTATTTACAACAGGAGTGATACTATGGGTTACCGTCTAGAAGATTTAGTTGAAGAGTGTGATGCTCAAGCAGAGTATGACGCAGAAGCCAACAAAGAATATGAAGAGTGGATGGAAATGAAAAACGTGGGAAATGAAGTGATTCAAGAAGAAGATTGGGGTCAACTTGGAAAGTAAAACACTGACTCCGTTTGACAGTGATTACCCATGGATTTTAAAGTTAAATCCACTGTTCGAAAAGTTTGGGTGGAAAGTCTGGTGGGAATATGAGTATGTTGGAAGTGTTCTAACGAAGTCTCAAACTCACTGGAAAAGGGTTAATAAAGACCCAAGCTTTTAAAGGTTTTATTCCCTGATAGCTCAGCCGGTAGAGCAACGGACTGTTAATCCGTGTGTCGTTGGTTCGAACCCAACTCGGGGAGCCAAATTATGTCTGTCTTTGATGAGAAAACTCACTGAGTGATCATTAAGTTTGTTTTCTTTAAGTAAAGATACTTCTGTATGTGAATGTGCACAATAGCATCATAGAAGTAGCAGGTGAGATTCCTGTACAGGCACCAAACAAGTTAAGATAAATTATATAGGAGGTTGGCTTAGAAGCAGCCATGGGTGTAATAAAGTAACTGAAAGAGCGTTGCAAAAAGCATCCTGCTAGTTTAAACTAGTACCTTTAAAGAGTGGGGCGAACTACCACATAGTGGGTAATGCGTAATAATGTCGGGCTTTTAAAGTGGCATATATACGTGGTCTGCGGTGGGAAAATAGGGAACTAAGTCGGTACAATGCATAAATAAAATGTAACATGCTAACTCCCTTTTGGCGTAACAGCACACTATATAATGAAGAAACGATGGGATATGGTCAGTTCCATTTGAGTTAACGTATAACATAGAACATAGTCTTCTGGTGTATCGGGAAGATACTTAATAGACGCAGATAGTTATACGATCCAGATGACCACCAACAGTTTAATGCGGGTGTGGTGGAATTGGTAGACACGTCTGGTTTAGGTCCAGATGCCGAAAGGCGTGGGGGTTCAAGTCCCTCTACCCGTACCAATTTTTAAGGTAGTACATATGGGTGATGATCAGAATCTGGATATTCTTGAAAATGAAAATCCAGTAATGGAAAAAAAGACTTTTGAAGAATGGATTGATTTAAAAGGTGTAGAAACACAAAGGACATACTTTTTTCCTAAAGGTTTTACATATACTGTCGATAATCCAGTTAAGCTTTTTGTTAAAAAGTCTGGTAGCCACAAATTGATTGATTCTGAAGGTAAATTGCATTATATTACCAATGACTGGAAAACGTTTTGTGCAGTAGGGGAATTTAAATTTAACGTGGAATGATCGTGGGGGATGCGCCGAATTTGGTAAGGCGCGGCACTGAGAAATCTATGTCGCGGTCTGAAATAATGACCCTGCGGGTTCGAATCCCGTTCTCCTGATACTCACGACAAGGATATTAAAGGATGATAGTCAGTGATGTAATATTGTTTTTTGAAAACATAGACCCTGATGTGGATATTGATTTAATACACCAAAAATACGTTGATAGTAATATGGATGTATTAATAGCAATGGGGAATATTGATCAAGGGCAAATAGTTTTAGATGTTGCTGTATATGAGCTAGATATTGATGATGCTACAATGAAGGCTGTTCACATAGCGGAAGAAATATTTGGCATTAACAAATTAACTAAGTGTACGGCTAGTAAGAGTGAAGTACCTGACGAGTACAAAGACACTTAATGCATGACGAAGCATACTTCAGGTTCGATCCCTGACTAGGTAAAAGCCTAGAAAGATTTGGTTAGTATGTGGAGTTGTGAAGTCTCTTACATTGTGATTTCGCGATAACGATGTTTTGAGGCGGCGCTATTCAAAAAGGACAGGTTATGCCTGTCCTTTTTTATTTAAAATTTAGTAGTATATTCTAAGAAAAAGTTTTCAGCCATGAAGTTCATAACTCCACCCTTAATCGAGACTTTAGACTTTTCTGTAATTTGTTTGTTGTATCTTAAGAATGGATTCACAAAAGGAACAGTACCTAATGAAACAATAGGTTTATATCCAGTTGCTAATCCAAAGTCTGATCCAAGCTCCCACTGTTTGTCATCCTGTGAAACCTCAATTCCGGCTATTTCACTATCTTCATTTACACTATTTTCACCTTTGGCGATGAATATACCAAGGTTTTGATTAATGTTTACTCTTATGCCTATGAAATTGTTATCATTATTAATGTCTATATCTTTCTCACCAGTCACTTCATCGTCGTATTTATCGACTGCATGGTGGAAGGTAAAGAAATTATACGCAATGCTGTATGACCAGTCTTCTGCTGCATCGGGCGTAAACAAACCATTATCGGAGGCTTTAGAATTTAAGCTTATTAATAAAATTAAAATAGTGAATATATTTTTCATCTTTTATGTTCTCACTTGAAATATTTTTTAAGGGTGTGTATACTATTTAGAATTATTAGAGGATTTTTCTATGTTTACGTTGTTTGATTTTATTGTGATTGGTGTAGCGCTTATAGTTTTTATTCTTCTTCTTTTGATGGTGAATATAAAAGAAGGGTTCCTTGGAATAAAAACCCAGAGGCAATTACAGCTTGTCCTTGCTGGTATCGTGTTTATTCCAGTTGCTATTTTTTATATGTACGCATACTTGGTATACTCGCCTCTAGATAACCAGAAGTATGAAAGTTATTACGGGAAGTTTGAACGTATTGTTCAAATTACTGGTAGTCGAAAGTATCCTGATGCTACCGTTAAGACCAGTGCATATACGCTTTACAATATGGACACTCGTTATTTTCAACACGTAAATGAAGGCGATAAAATTTATTACCGTGTAGAAGGAAATGGTCGAGCTATCCACACATACTATGATGTCGGTGGACGACGTTATGGGGTTTCCAGTTGCTATTATCCTATGACATGTTGGGATAGGATGGTTAAAAAATATAATTTTCAATTAGGAGAGAAGAATGATATCAGTCCATATATTAGAAGGCCATGATAAAATCAGTCCTATGGATTGGGTAAGGCCGTTGCATTTTGATGGTGAAGCCAATACTAGAAGTCATTATTCAGGACTGCCAGAGAATAACACTATGTGGATTCGTGTTAATGAATGTTTTGGTGACTGGATGTTTGGTAAAACTGTTGATGAGTTCCACAAGCAAATGAATAAGAAAATGTACCATTCTATTAATAAAGGTTTACAGTATGAATTTGTTCGTGGTATAATGCCTGATAATCACATTTGGCATTTTGAAGGGGATGGACTATGTACGATCTTAGACAAACTCCAATAGCACTTAAGACCTTAACCGAGAAGCAGGGTCTTAAAGATAAAAATAATAGTCTTCAAGTACTTTGGGATGCAATTGTAGAAAAGCATTCTATAGGCAATGACGACGATACTGTAAAAGAATTGTATGACATTGAGTACGATCATCTTGACAGTTGGCCTCGTGGAGCCATTCTAGATATATTGGCTACTACGGTGACAAAAGCAAACTGGTGGCCTACTAATGGTGATAGTGAGGAAGATACAAAAAGGTTTCTCGAAGAATATGTAAACAATATGATTAACGAATACGGTTTTGGGAAAGAAGATGAGTGACGTAAGTAAAAAAGATATTCGACTTATTAACAAAGTATACCAGCATAGTAAACGATTTATGCTACGCTGGCCTTTGTCAGATTCAGACTTGAATAGGTTTAACTACGATCTGTCTGAAATCGAATCAGCGATTGATCGTGGGATACTTGTCGTTGCTAAAAAACAGATGTTCCCTTCGGTTGTGATAGATGTGTTGGAAGTAAAGGAAGATTATGAACAGTACGTATCACAGAATACTTTACATTTTTTAGATCAGAAGCGAGAAGCAAAAGAAGCCTCTCGTAAAGAAATACAGCGTCGTGGTTATGTCGATCATTACAAACATGAACGCAATCCTTTTGAAGGATGGAAGTTAAGGAATGCTGGTGAAAAAAATATCTGCACTGTTTGTTTGGCTTTGAATAAACCATGTAAGCATGGCACAGAATTTATTAAAAAACTCCCGCCTGACGCGAGAGTTCCTAAAGCAAATGCAAGTAAAACCCGATGGAAACAATTCAAAGAATTGTTTCTAAAGGATTAAGTTATAGTGAACGTTTTTTGAACACCGCTTTGCCAGTCGTTCAGTCCGGTCACACTAAGCACTTCATGATAATTAACATTGTCATCAGATATTAAAACTTTAAAGTCTCTTATACTTCTGGAAGTCCAATCATCTGAATTGTGTGATCCCGGTAGTATTTGTACCTCTGTGAAATCACTTGTACTTCTAGCACTACCGACATCGAGTGTTACGTATTGTAATCCGGCATTGTCAGTCAGCCATCTATTATTTGTTCCATTGGCATTATCAAATGCTTTCCATGGTTCATATAGTGGATCATTATTATAATACCCACTCCAATCAACAACTTCAAAAGAACCAGTTACGAAATCTGTCATAGAAATGTTGGGGGTAGGTGTGGCGTTTATAACATACGATATATCACCAACGGTTGTTATGGTATTTCCATTATTACTTAAAATTTCAAATTTTATATATCTGAATGATGTTATTACGTCGGGTAGTACAATCCCAACTTTTATATTTGTTGGAGAAACGTTTGTCATTTTCATATTATTTAAATTCCTTTATATCTAGTTAATACTATTTATTTGACTATCAAAAACATTTCATGTTAATATAATAGTTAAACTAAACAGGAGAATTTTTATGAGATACGATATGAACGCAGTATACGGTCACACAATTAGTGGACAAATTGCTAAGTTCCCAGACGATGAAAAGCGTGGTTTTATGATCTATGGTAGCACACAAGATATTCTGGATTCTATGGATGATATGTATGCTTATCTTCAAGAACGTTATCCTGAGTGTAAAGTGATTCGTGAAGAAGATGATGGTACACCGAGAGACATGCCTGTTATTGACACGGCCAACCTTACTGAAACACAAATGATTGAAATGTTGAATGCTGTCCAAGCGTTCTATATCGATAACAAGTTTACAGTAGGACCGGTGGAAGTTAAAACTAACCGTCAGTGGCTTTTTGAAGCATTTGGTATAACAGATTTCCCAGAATATACCGAAGACGATGAAATTTATGTTGAAGACGCAGAGACAGAGTTGGTGGATTACGAAAAATGAAAATGATTCGCACTAATCGTACACATACCTGTTGGGGCTACAGACTTTATGTAGTCCCTGAAACTTGGAAGGAAAAGGTATACTTGTATCGTAAAGGTTATCGTGTGTGTAAAATAGGTATGCTCACAAAAGGTCATTTTTACGTTCACGAGAAACATAGAAATCCTTAATTATTTTTACCATAAGGGTTGTAATTTCAATTTTAATGCTCTATAATGGTTACATAATCGAGATAAAGGGGATTACCTATGAAACTGATGATCGTAACCGACTACGTTGAAAACTACGGCGACACCGATACCCCACGTTGGAAGCAGAAGTTTGGCTCTGTGTATGTTGTTAACAACATCGAGCTTGACAGTGAGTGTAAGGTTGTTGACATCGAGGAAATGAAAGCTCTGGTTGAGCTTGACAACCCTGTGGCTCGTGAAACTGTTTCTTATTGGGAAGTTCTGTCTGATGGCGAAAAACTGGATATTGAAGACTATGAGCTTCCTATGGTCATCTACCACGAGAAGGTAGACGGTCGTTGGACTGGCTATAAAGTCAACGACACACGCATGGCTGATACTTGGCTGCGTGAGGGAATTCTTATCATGGAAGAGTTCTGGGATTGTAAGCCAGATGGCACACGCGAAAACTACCGTCAGCGTTTCACTATGGATGACGGTACAATTCTGAATTCTCAGGATGAGCTTTCAGAATGGTATAATGTAGTTTATACCAAGCGTGTAGCTCCTGACGTGCCTGTTCTTTAACAGGCATTTTTATAAAGGTGTTTTATGTTCTTTAGAAATAAATCAAAAGAAAGTTCCAAGAAGACTATTGATAAAAGTCTTCCTAGTGCAGAAAGTGCTAGGAATAGAACATTTGCTGTTCGACGTAAAGAGAGTGATGACAAAGATCGTTATCGTCGTGGTGGAATGACAGTAAAAGAAGCTATCCAATATCGAATAGAATTGGGTGAGTTTGACTGCACGGTTGACGTATCCGGTAAAGATTATGATGAACTTAAACATCTTTGTTGGGCAAATGGTTACAAAATTCGTATTGGTGTCATGGCGGGTACTGGTGATGATGCTCAAATAACAGCTAGAATTTCATGGTGAATTTATGGATAAGTCTTTGATATTTTTTGGGTTTAATGTTTATGGTGAAACTAAACCTATGAATCTAGAAAAAGCGTCTATGTATATCAAAGCAATTATTGATGATATTGTGAAAGATGCTAAAGCTAAAACCGAACAGCTTTCTTTTTCTGAATATGGTCATATACATCCAATTGAATTTGAAGTACATAAAGCATCAGGGAAGAAAAATCTTATAACTATTGGAACCTTTGCTTTTGTTTGTAATGATATCGAAAGCTTCAGAAAACTCAAGCTTATGCTCCCAGAAAAAAATATTAAAAAGGTGAAGATTGATGCTAACTATTTTGAGGTTGTGCATCATAATAGTTTGAATATGGCTAGGTTGCCAGAAAGGAATAATCATATTGTTCGTATACGGTATGAAAGCTCTTTGAAGACTAATGATAAAAGATTTAATACATTTTATAACTGTGAGAATAATAAAGTGGGTAATGGATTTGCAACAGTTCTTTAAAAGAGTATTGACATCGCCTTTGTAGTTCTGTAAAATTGTTAAAATAGATACTGTGCGCGGACCCATGTTTGGGCAGGCTGGATGAACTTCTGGCCTTGACGGTTTAATTCCGAGGCCGTGTATGACATTTGTGAGTGGATTGGGCAAGGCAGTATCTACCAAACTATTATGGGGATTCTATGGCTACTAAACAGAAAGTACTCAAAGAACTTGAAAAGAAAGCTCCCGGTGCAACTTTGGTCATCATTGACGAAGGACTTAGCTTTCAGGCTCAGCTAGACGCTCCTGAAGGGCATCATTGGGAACTTGAGACTCATACTATGTGTGCACCCGAATGGTACACAGGACCGCGCTCAGAGTATTGGGACATGATTCTAGAAATGATCGATGAACTCCCACGTGCGGTTCCCTGCTCAGAAGAACATCCATGTGAAGGTATTACTGAATTTGGAGCATGTGAATTCTGGGATGAAGAAGATCGTGAACTGTTTCAACTCCATTGAGGATTGCTGATGATTAAAAAAGCGTTTTTGTTACTGATATTCGTTCCGATTGGACTTTTCCTTATCGGGTATGTAAAATGGAAAAAATACAAAATTAAGAGGAATTGATATGCAAGCGTTTCTGTCTTTTATGCTCATTATGAGTCTTTACTGTAGTGTATTTGTAATTGGTGGACCAATGCTTATGCTTGAAGCATGTTCAGATGGAGAAATGTTCGGACGTGGTTGTGAAATGGCAGATAACTATGGTGAAGCATATATGGTAGCAGCCTTTGCTTGGATCATGGGTTCTATTCCGCTTGGAATCTTTGTGATGTTTATCTATACACTTAGTCGTTCTATTTATGAAGCATATCAAAAACGTAAAGTGGAAAAGGAAATTGAGAAAAATAAACCTAAGTATTCTTGGGAAGAGTAAGTTTTGTTTTGGTGTGTGATCGCCTAACGTAAACGCGAAAGCGGGGCGCACGTGAGGTTGCTTTAGTTGCCCTATTTAGGTGGCCGCGTGTAGACTATCACTTTACTGACAATGGTGGGGGTTCGATTCCCTCAGTTGGGCTTCTAGCTGTATTTGGTTAAGAGCGGTTGTCAGGCACCATTTTTATTTCAAGGTTTTGGGGTATGTGCCAAGAACGCTTAGCGATGGTGGTGCGGATAATTTAATATCTTAATGGGTTCAACTCCCATCCCAAAATTAGTTTCCACTGGTGAGCGTTGATGGAGAGGTCAGGGGATATACCCATAGAGGTGTTAGGGCTGGTGAGAGGCCAGTTAGTGGAAATATAATTTAAAGGTAAATTATGATTAACGATGAAGCGTTACAAAAACAATTGTTAGATAAGATTAAAGAACTTGAAATCTTAAATGATTCAGTTGCGCCTACCAACCTTCGTCATCACATTAGTGAAACGGTTGTTAGGCTTAGACAAGATATCAATAACTTCGATCAAGAACGTGACGAGGGGAATAGAAAACTCTTTGATCCCGAAGTTGTTGTAGCAAATAAGTATATTGACCTTTTAGAAAGTTATGATATAACTTATGAAAAAGATGAAAATAATCCTACGTCACATCCACATTTACTATGGATGCTATATGAGATTAGGCTTGATCGATACATGACTCACACTAAAAAGAATAGATGGTTGGGTTATGTTCAAGGGTGCTTGGTAAAAGATGGGCTGATTGATGTAGAAGATGAAAGAAACGAAACTAGAAATATTTTTAAAGGAAGATGAAAAGTCTTTACACACTGCTTAACTGTCTGTATAATGGTTTTAAATAAACTCACTATTACGAGGCACATTATGTCTAGGAAAGTACATGCCGAAATTGAATATGTAGATCAACATGGTAACAAAATTCATTCAGACATCTGCCCGAGGAATTGTGATAGCTCCAATCTCTCAGATAAAGAGTATCGTCAGTTCTTACATGATTGCCTTGATGAGTGGTTAGATAAGTCTGAAGGATCATGTGGATTTTACATCAAAGATGAAAACTATGAGTTCGATCATTAAGTAATAAAAAAAGTTTGAAAAAGTTATTGACGAACCATAAATAACTCATTATAATGGTTCCATAAATTAAGGAAACGTTCTTTAAAAACTGATAGAATATTTTTATTTGGAGAGGTTCCCGAGCGGTCAAAGGGATCAGACTGTAAATCTGACGCGAACATGCTTCGGAGGTTCGAATCCTCCCCTCTCCACCAAATTTATTGGAGTTAATATGAACTGGAAATGTTTTATCCTTGGTCACAAGAAAGTTTTGCAAACCGGTGGCGACCCTAATGGTTCAAAGCCAGAATGCTTACATAGATGTGAACGCTGTGGTGAAATATTAATCAGTTAATATTAATTCCTTGACTTATAGCAATCTAGGGTTCGACGCTCTAGTGGAGGCTTAAAAACGCCTTGACTGCGGCCTATAGCCCAATACGCTATTCAATTGTTGAAATTGCTATAAGTCATTTTATTATCGCGGGGTAGAGCAGTCTGGTAAGCTCGTCTGGCTCATAACCAGAAGGTCGGGGGTTCAAATCCCTCTCCCGCAAATTCAGGGGTAATATGAAAATAACAACATTAGAAGATATAAAGTCTAGATTACTAGGCAAGATTGAAATCAATAATGAGTGTTGGGAGTGGCAAGGTGCTACAAACAATCACGGTTATGGCACTATGAAGATCACAAACCTACAGGGTAGTGATGAAGGAAGAAAAACATGTTATGTTCACAGAATGTCATACCTGTGTCATAATAATGAATTGCCAAGTGATCAGCTTGTTTGTCATACTTGCGACAATCCTATTTGTATTAACCCCGACCACTTATTTTTAGGATCAAATCAGGATAATATGAATGATATGAAATCTAAAAATAGGCAGGGAACTAATAACACCATTCATTATGGGAATAACCATGCTGGAAAGAAAGTTATAGCTGATGGAATTGAATATAAATCATTTTCAGAAGCTGGACGTGCATTAGGTGTTTCTTGTACAATGATTCGTAAAAGAGTCAAGAATGGTGTAAAAGGCTATAAAAAGCTTTAACGTAGATCGTGTGTCTGCATAAAACAAAATTCCATTCAATTGCTAACGTGGTGTTCACCTTAGTTAACATTGGAAGTGTTAGTAGGCACCATCTTTTAGCTTAGGTTTCTGGGACGCTTGCATTTTATAGATAAAATAGTAGGCCATCCCCATACTAAGCTGCGAATCCGAAGTACCGTTGACCAAACGTTTTAAAGAAAAATAGTAGTCATCAAACGTCATATCGGAAACGCTAGGCTATGTCCTGACTCGTGCGAACCATACTAGATTTGGCAATCAGAGCGATTAGGATGGAGGTTAATAAAATTTGACAAGAATATCTCTAGCTAAAAAAAGTTTTTCTCAAAGTGCTTGACACTGAATTCGAATGACCTTATAATGGTTACAGAAGTTGAGGAAAACGCTCTTTAAAAACTGAATAGCTTTGGTACTCGCTTGACCGTCCCGATAGTAAGAGCAAAGGTCATAAATCATTGCCACCAAAGCTTTTTGCCCATAGGCTTACTCACCTATGTTACAGGCGCGGTAACCAATCCGAAGAGTAAGAGTTACGAGAGTATATAGGCATGGTCCTTTTTCATCATGTGAAATTCCTATCAAGTAAGGGTCATGACCTATATACTCTCAACGACCGATGGCACCCTTGGACTAGCTCATCCATGTTACAGGTGCGGTATCCAGCCCGAAGAGCTACCGAATTTTCTAACCAAGGTTTGGCGTAATATGGCCTTGGTTCTAAAAACCACAAGTGTCTGTTTTTTCCTCCTTTGTCGGACACGCTACCAGTGGGTACAGGGGATAGAGGTTCACCCTGAAGTGGGTATACAGGACAAATATTTAGTTTCTGTCTCCGGTCCTGTATACCTAAACTTATTTGCCGAAAACCTGTAGACGGTTCTTTGCAGTTGTCCGTCAATAACCGCAGGGTAAGGGGTATTGTGGTTCACCCCAAATGTTTTGCCTAATGGGTTGTAAATAATATAATTACAATACATTAAGAAGTAGAGGTGAGGTTATGTATACAGGTCATTCCTGTGTGTAGGTTGAACTCCTGCTAACCAACACCCTCTGCGACAAGTTTATAACCATGGGAATAAGACCTCTGCAAGCAAGTCCATCTGTGAAATCTCGTAGGAGAAGCGACGGTGAGGAACCTACGGAAGTGAGTAACATACATGGTTAAAGTTTTGTGCATATGGGTTTGAATTGTTTTTAAAACTTTAAATATCTAATCTAATTTCTCCATTAGGTTTCCATATGCACAATTTATTATGTACCTGACCGATCCTCTTGGTGCCCTCCGTCTCAGCATAACCAATGGTCAGGTACAGTTTTTATGCGTCGTAGGACTGCCGGAATTGGACTACAGTCATCAATGGTCTTCTTCTGGGGTGTCTGAACGTTTATAGTGATTAGAGATAGATGACTCAATACTCAACTCATTATAAACCTCCCTGTTCGACTCGGGGGCGACGAGCCAACTTCAAGTCGGGTAGCTCAGATGAATAGAGCGCGTCACTGATAAGGACGAGGCCGGTAGTCACTACCCCCGAATTAAAAAATTATGGTGCTGTTGCTTGCTGATCACAAGTAGGGAATATACTGATCTAGACAGGAGTGGGTTCGAATCCCATCCAGTGCCAACCGAATTGAGTATGAATATCTATTGGTTTTGATATTTTCTTATTGTATCGATATGTTTATATGCTAGGTTTATAAAATAGTCAGAAGAAATGCCTATGTTAGAAACGAATTCTTTTTCTGAAATTTCTTCATCAGTATCATCATAAAGGGTTGATCCTATATCATCGAACCGAATAGCATATTTATTTTTATCACTGAATACATAAATTAAAACGAATTTGTCTTTTTTAAAATATTCATTCCAATCATCAGGTGAGTATGATGAAGTGCACCATTTTGTTGATCTTCCATAGTACTTGCTAGCTGAATGATTAAGAGGCACAATTGCGAATAAATTGCCATTATTATATAAAATTATTTTATTAGATTTCTCTTTCTTTTTTTGTTGACGATTAGATTCTTTATGTCGGTTCTTATCAACATAATCAACGAATGAATTCCATCCTTCCTTTACCCAATAGGATATATCCTTATGATCTATGAGTTGTTTTTGGGATAATTTTTTAAATGTTTCTATATAATCTTTAACTAAAGACTCGTCATTATTTTTAGAAAATATCCTATAAGCATCTTTGTAAGACTCAAATAATATTAAATCTGTTATTTTCATCATATAATCCTTGATTATTATCTAATGTATGATACTATTTATTTAAGAGAGAACCTTTCAAACCTAGATAATAACAGGGCTAGGCTCTCAAAAAATTGAGTATGAATGTAACCGAAACTGCTATCGGAAGTGCGAGTGTACATAAGCTGCCAATGTATATGTAGTGGGGATCGTTACATCAGCCCTGAGAAGGCCATACTCAAACCAATTACTATGAGTAACCTATATGTCTGATATTAAAATGGTCGCTAGTGAAATTCTAAAAATTGATTGGCGAAGTGAAAGTAAATGGGATGTGTGTGATAAAGTCTCTGAATCGATGCAGGAAAATGACTGCTATACTTTTACTATTGATGATCTTAAGAGTGAAGGATTCAATGGTGATCAGATTTCTGAGATAATGCAATGTTTGCATATCCATTGTTTGTTGGTGATGATCTAATGAGTAATGTAATCTATCCTAAAAAGTTCTTTATAGAGGACACCGCAGAGAATTGGGAAAATGGTTCTCTGGGTTGTGATGAAAGGTTTGTAAAAGTTGCGGACGATTCGATCAATGATTTGATCGATGAAGCTGCTAAAAATGGTCGAATACAATGGGAAGACGAAGATGAACATTAAATCAAAGATTAAGTTTTATATTCATAAAGGCTTTAGTGAACTCGATGCTACCAAGATGGCGATTGAAGATGCACAAAAAGTCATTAATGATATGGATGAAAAGCTTTCTAAAACACTTAATTATTTGAGTGTAGATGAAGTTAAAGAAGTCTATGGAGACATGAATGGCTAAATCATGTGGAACTTGCAGACATTGGACTAAGATGAAGTTTGCCTTTCGTGGTCGTGGTCTGTGTGAGAAATATGATATAGGTTGGTGTTCTCCAAATTCCTATCGTGATTGTAAAGGATGGGAATCTATAAAATACAAGAGAAAAATAAAGCATAAGCAATTGTTTTAAAATATTAGCCGGGGTGGTGGAATTGGTAGACACAAGATAAACGCAATGATTCTTCTGTTTAGTATAAATAAAACAGGAGGTCATTATGATAGATATAAAAGAATATATAAAATTACCAAAGGAAGAAAGACAAACACATTTAAAATTGGAAGAACCTTGTTGTGAACGTGGTGGAAAGTCAACACAACACAAGGGCGTACTAGCGCAGTATTTGAATACAACTATACCGTCTGGTAGAATATTGCTATGTCATGCTTGTAACAATGCAGATTGTAGTAACCCCAATCATTTATATTTTGGAACAGATAGGGAGAATATAATAGAAGACGGTAAGAAATTTGGTACATTTAGATCGCCGTGGGAAAGTATGGTAGCAAAACATGGTTATGAAAAAGCGTGTCAAATGCAGAGTAGAAAAAGTGATCATTCTAAGGCTGGAAAAGCAAACACAAAACCTAAGTCAGAAGAACACAAGAGAAAAATTTCAGAAGCTGTTAAAAGAAAACATGCTGAAAGAATTAAGAATAACCCGAAGTGATGGAATTAGGTAGACATGGAGAACTTAAAATTCTCTGGCGTATGCCGTGCGAGTTCAAGTCTCGCCTTCGGGACCAAATTGGAGAAATATATGTTAGATATTTTTAAAACGATTGTTCAATTCATACCAGTTTTTGGTAATTATATTGTAAGAAAAATAGACAATAATGAACTTAGAATAATGTTTAAAAAAAATAACGATCCCTTTTATTCTATCATGGAAGGTAATCAACATATTTTAGATATATTTGTAAATGAAATTGAGAATCATAAAAATGATACATGTTGTCTCATAGAAAGTGAAAATTCTTTACAAAACTTAAATGTTAATGAAACTAGGGATATTTTAATTCAATTGGAAGAATACAGTTATTTGGAACTTCATGGATCAATTGGAACATCAAACTTTTATGCAATAACTTTATCAAATAAAATTATCTATTGTATATCAGACTTAAAATATAGTAAAAAAGTGAAAAAATTAGAATCTATGGTAGATGATATGTCTCCGGGGCAAGAACTACAGGGACATGATGTTAAAGAGAAGCTTGGTCTACCATTGCCTATAATAGATTCATACTTTAAAAAATTTAAAAAAACTAAAAATGGCTTGGTCAGCGATGAAGTGGGTCAATGTATGTTTAGAAAAATGTAATCAAAGTAACTCCTATGAATAAACTCCAACGTATAAAAGATAAAATCGAAAGCATTCTTGACTATTGGAATGGTGACTATAACGAACTGGCTATGCGTGATGCATTATGTCATTATAGTGACTCGTTTGATGAAGTTATGGAAGACATAGATGATATAGATCAAAGCAACATTCTGGATGAAACATGGCGCTACTGCGAAGAATATGGTTTACCAGAATGTATCGGTGAGTTTGGTGGCAGTGGCTTTTCAGAAGACGTTTTAGTAACTGATGGTAAGCGAAAATGGGTAGACTCAGTTATGTATCCTCATGGTGTTTACGGTGGTGATACTACCCCAAGGTTTTGTAAGAATCATGACTCTGTAATAGCATGGATGAGAATACCAGCATTACAGAACAGAAAATAGTATTACATTGTTAAAAGGTGAGTTTATGTCTGAAATGGAAATGCCTGAAGTCGGCAAAGTTGTGAATGCTGTTCTTGAACATTGGTATACTAAAGGACGTGTTGGTGCAGAGCTTGTTCATGTTGATGAGGATGACTGTGACTGGCGAACGGCTGATGATAACTCAGAGCTTGATCTTAACTGGAATGTGGTTGAATGGGAATATAAGTAAATGAATTATGGTTTCGATTATAAAAAATATTATATTGTTACTGAGATTTCTGTACATTATTCTCATAGAAACAGTTGTATAGGATTTGTTAAATATCCAGATTCTGAAGATAAAGAACTTCTTAGGCATAAAGATATGGTTATGAAAGAAGTTGAAAAGGTTGAAAGTTCAACAGGTGCTAAGTTTTGTCATCTTTGTTTTTATAGTCACACATTGCCACACAGGTTTATATTGATATTTGATATGGGCTTACAAGATAAGAATTTTATTAATAAAATGAAAATGAAAATTCCTCATATGGTTGAGGATATTAGGCCAGATGATGATAGCTATATTGTTCTGATGAAAAACCGTTATGAAACAATGGATGTTTATGAGCATGATGGATTCACTGCATTTACAGATGCTACTAGTTGATCTTTATATCGATAGTATGTTAAAATAGTTTGAATAGCCGAGGTGGAGGAATTGGTAGACTCGGGAGACTCAAAATCTCCTGTCTTCGGGCGTGTGGGTTCAAGTCCCACCCTCGGCACCAAATTGGAGCATTACTATGTTTAACGTTGATCCTAATAGTGTATTTTACCCAGAAAACAAAGACGGTGAATTCATTCGAGACACCACTAAGTTTCTTTGGCTTCCAACTACAGCGTATGTTGATCACTCCCTTGGGTATGTTACCGACGATACCCGCTGGTTGAGAATTTCACGTGTTCGCCAAAAACTTGAAAATGGCAAATGGGTAACCTTCGAATTTTTGGATTGATATGATTACGATTGAAGATATTGCAGCACAAGTTGTTAATGAGTTTGTTAAACCTAAGTTCAAAACAAATCCTGAATTTGTTGCATTGAATTATCATGCGGAAGAAGAAAATCGATATTACTCATGTTCTATTCATTTATTGATTTCAGACTTTGACGCTGATAGTGAAGGCGTTGAGCCTCATCTACTAAATGAAGAGTTGTGTGAGTATCTTATTGATAATAAAATATCACAGTTTGGGTCGTTACATTATTATGAGTTTGATCAATATGGATTAGAAGTTTTATTTTATATTGATTTCAGTACTGTTCGTGAGTTTATGAACCGACTAAAGTTAAAGAATGAAAAGCCTGAAAAGTTATATCAAATGTCTAAAATATTGGTGGCTTAAATGAAACTAAACAAGTATCTTTTTAATTTCGCACATTCTATTGGTGAACATAAACCTGATGTTTATTTTAAAGAGTTTGTTAAGAACCTAAAAGGTTATCAGGTGGAAGATTTTACTGTCGAAGAGCTTAACAAAATCTGTGAAATTGTCCGTCGAGGGTTTGAGAGTGACTTTTATTCGTCGTTGGCGAATTATGTGTACGATAAGTATGAAGACACTGATGTTATGACTGAACTCAAGATGATTGCCTATGAAGAAGGTGAGTTTGAATACAGCGATAACTTTCGTATTAGTGATGGTAGTGCTATTGATGAAGCCATTTATTTTGTTACAAAGGCAACTGGATGTTGTGGGTTCTATGATGATGAAGTTATCATTAAAGGTAAAAAGTATAAAATTGGTTTCAACTATGGACATTAATATTTTTTCAATGCTATAATGATTTATCAATAAAGGGGATGTATTATGCGTATTGGATTCAGTGTTCTGACTTTTAATAGTGATGGAAGTGCGCAGATAACTCACCGTCCTAATGGTGGTGATGAACTTCTTAAAGAAGAGCTTCAGGAAGCCGTGGATAAAGGTAAGCTGGTATCGGGAACCGTTGTTAAGTATCCTATGTCATATATGCTTGAAGATGTCATTAACATTTGTAAAACTGTAGGAATCAATGTTCGATACAATGAAGTTGGTACAGACGAATACAAAAAGTACGGATGTATGAGTGTTTCGTTGACATAAAGATAATATTCCTGTATTATTAATAATAAATCAAGGGAGAAATCTTATGGCACGTTTCAATGAAGTTAATCAGGCAATCAAAAAAGAATTTCCGAATCTTGATATTGAAGTAGTACGTGGTGAAGGCTATGTTTACTTCACTGGTGACTCAGCTTATGAACATGATGTTGAATCTATCATGACACATCCAGTAAGCACGTCCACTGAAGACCTTATCAGAATGTGTAAAGAAGAGTTAAAAGACCTTGCACAATAATCAATAAGCTAGTATAATGGTTATATAAAGTTGATCAGAGGCAGAACTTATGAACGTATCATCTTTCTACTACAACGAAGATCAAGAAATGGCAGTGGTGGTTTTGAAAAACGGTGATCAGTATTCTTTTGACTCTTACAATAATACTGAAGAGCTTGATGGAATTGTCGATGAGTTCATTTATAAATATGATGAGGCTATTTCAAAGTTCTCGCCCAACGAAGACGATGAAGTTATCCATAGCTTCGAAGACAGTGAGTGGGAAGATATCACTCATGTTTATGTAGACCTCAAGTTCGTATCTGGTAATTATATTCCAGAACGACTTAAGTAAAAGTAAGGGACTATTGACAGTATACTAATAAATGCTAAACTGTTTATAGTTAATGATTAAGCGTCTGTAGCTCAGTTGGTTAGTAGCAACCGTCTCATAAACGGTAGGTCGGTGGTTCAAGTCCACCCAGACGCACCAAATTCAAAATAATAGAATATTGTATGGCATGTGAAAAATTAGAATACCCATGGGATGGGTGTAAAGGATATAAAGTCTACCATAAAAAAGAAGGTAGATATATGTTGTGTATAATTCATCCAGATGGATCGAGAACAACTACTTCTTATGCAAGATACTTAATGTCTGTTTATTTAAAAAGATTCTTATTAGAATCTGAACATGTTGACCATAAAGATGAAGATAAAACAAACGACTCTATATCTAACCTTCAAATACTTTCCCAAGTAGAAAACAATATAAAGCATGTTGTGTCTGCAAACAAATCATCTAAGTTAATAGAACTGAAATGTCCAGTATGTGGGACAGATTTTCACCAATTCTGCCTCACGTTACAACGTGAGGCTTTTTTGTTTATATTATATTTACTTTAAGAGTAAATAAAGATATGACTAGAAAGCAAAGATTGGTTGATAACTTATCTTATTTGGAAAATGATATATCTAATAAGAGCGAAGTTACAAGCCGTGATTATAAACCCTACTATCAATATAAAATTGGATTCCTTGACGAACAATTTGTTCCGGTCTATGGATATCTGAATTTTGGTTATTTGCCACATTCAACAAAGTATTTTTTATTCAAGGACAATAAAGGTAGGGAAGTTATTCTCTACAAAGGGTCACAGGGCAAACCCGAAACTGATAGTTTCTTTAGAGCCTACCGGTATGATAAGAACGATGATTTCATTTATGATAACTCACCACTTAGCACACCTTTTATGTCATCCAATCAGCGCATCAACTACATTGATTGTTGTAGTACAAATTACATAGTTGCTCAAATTAAAACGTTGGGTGATCCCAACACATACAACTATTATCTTATTCGAACTAACTCAAGTTACGACACGTCTGAGTGGCAGAATGTTTTGGACATATCAAGTTCTATGGGGTTTAGTGCATCGGTTGCTAATAATATGACTATCGATGAAAAAGAACAAAAGCTTTATGTTATAGCATCAGAAAATGCGAGTGGTGGGTTAACAAGTTTTGGTACTATTAAATTAAAAATATATGACCTTACTAATGGGAACTTCATCAACGAATATTCTATATTTGATATGCCAACTGACTTAAATTACAGCGCCTATCCTACATCAACTAAAGCGTTAAACTATGGTGGTCTTCGTGCAGTCTTTAATTACAATACGGGCGATCTTTTAGTGAGCCTTAAAACCATTATCTATTATGATATAAACGGTGGACGAACTTATATTACCAAAGACATTAACCTTTCTTTAAATCTTAGCAATACCTTAAGACAAACTGGCACAGGAACCTATAGTTATTACATACCTATTAATTCAACTAACTATGACTTCTTTAACAATGGTATTGGTATTGGTTCTTGGAATACTGGCGGTAGACATGATGCTTACTCTTTTAATGAGTATGACGACTCGATCTATTATATCGATAGATCAACTTGGATCGATACCGGTTTCAACTTGAGACATCGTGATTTCAGTAGTCCACTAACAAGCTCTGGATACTTCTTAGATTCGTTGCCAGAAATTTACCCTACACAACGACATAACGTACCGGATTCCTCGCCTTGGTCAAAAACCTGTTATAGAAAATGTATAATGACCGATGATTACTATATTGGATATGGAAACAGTACGAAATATGGTGTTACTTATTTTATTTCAAAATATAATATAAACGGACAGGATATAGAATTTATAGCTGGTCAATGGAGAATACTGGATGATATAAATCCGAATGGTAATATTAATATAAAATCCTTGGATAGATGGTTTATAACAAAAAATGGATCAACTGTAGAATACTACATATATGATAATTCACTTAATGTATTTAAAATAGATATAGATAGTAACTTTAATATAACATATACTGATATGGGATTGCAGTTGCCCACTCCTAGCTCTTCATCCTATGGTAGGCAGAATCAATGGGCAATAGACTTTTCTAATAACAAAATATATTGGGTTGTATTAGACTATGCGGACTCTCATAAAGCTAAAATCATATGGACCGATAATAATGGATCAACATGGAACTTAGGACCAGTACTTAACAGTACACAAGCCAGTGGATCGGCTTCGCAATTTAGTGATGGGAATGCTAGGGTATATAACTCTGGTGGCTCTAACATGTTTATGGAAAACAATTTGGTTTATGTCAACATTACATATCGAAGTGTTGGTGGCGCATACGGAACTCCATACGAACAATACGATAGTACTACCAATACACTGACTACATTCTCAAATTCAAATAATCCATATAACGGTGGCAACTCAATAGGACATAATAGTCGAATAAATTATTATGTTAGTGACACAAATATTGGTTATTATTCTATGCGCTTCTATAGTCAATCGGTGCTTTCTAATTTATTAAATGGAAATTCATTGAGTACACTTTATACCAATGTATCTACGTCATCTGGACTAGGTGCAACTCTTTTAAACTTTCCAGTATTTCTAGATGGTTATTATTATCAAACACCTACTACTGATGTTGCATTGGAAGCGAACGCAGATAACTTTGTTTATCTTGAGACAGTAGATAATACTACATTGAATGCTTATGCTAGTGTAACGGATTTGAACAATACTACTGATCGTATTAAGATTGCAAAAATAACAACGGATGCAGCAAACCCAATATCACAAGAACTGTATGATTTAAGTTTCAATGATACGACAGCACCGAAGTATATATTTAAAAAAATAAAACTAGAAAATGTTTCTCTTTCTCAAGGACAATCAATCACCGTACTATCAAGTGAATATGGGTTAAATGATTTTGATAGGTATCGAGTTATGGACTTCAGAAGTGATGGAACTGGTGACTATTTGTTAAATAGCAATGTAGAGTACAGTTTGAGTTTTGATAAAAGTCAGATAGTCATTACATCACAAGAGAGTGGAACACAAACATATACATTTTTAATACACGTATATTTGGGGATATAATAAAATGCCAAGCATGTATAAACGATTAACCGATTACTTAGAATACCTAGAAAATAGTGTATATAACCGTGATGAGGTTGATTCTCGTGACTTCCTAAACTTTGAGCCTAAAGTGGGAGTTGGAAACAATAACATCGTAAGCTACACAACATCAGGTCTAACATTTACCGTAACAGAAACGCGAATATTTTTAGGTGGGTACTCACACATTGTTAGTAGTCTTCCATATACGTTACCTTCTAATACATTGTCTTATGTTTATTTGGAAAAAGGATCGGGTCGTGATGATATAACTATTTCTCACACAACCACCGAGCTTCAAAACTCTTTTAATAAAATTTATATAGCTAAAGTTGAAACGAATGCATCCAGTATTACTAATGTTGATGCATATTCAGTGACACCATTTGGTTCCTTTGCGGACTATGAGAAAATGTCTTCGTTCACTACAACGGTTACGGTAGCATCCGGTTCGTCTTATGCTATAACCCTAAGTCAGTTGAGTAATATTAATACATTAAATAAAACGTTCTTAGACTTTACGATTCAATACAGTGTGTTTGATTCTCAATCTAGTACATATCGATATCCGGTTGTAGGAATAGAACAGCGAATAAATTCTACTGCGGATACCTTGACAATAACAAACAATACCGGCTCTTCTGTAGATATTACAATAAATATTCATGGATAAAAATTTTGTGGAGATAACCAATGAAGATATATGATTTATTAGAAGCTCCGGTTCCCAAACCCCTTGATAATGACATTGAAGATGCTATCGAACATGCTGATACCGAAGGCAATGGATGGGATAGAACAGACTTCCATCTTGAGTATGAAGGATACATGTCTGTTGATGAGATTGGTCAATATGACGATATAGATGGTTGGTTGGAAGTACATACAGTAGAAGACCTAGAAGATTTTCGTGACGGTAAGTTTATGAATTTAGAAAAAGAACCGGCTCCTATTATTGTTATTGTATATCCTGATGAAGGTGGTTGTCATGAAGAAATTGGCGATGGTCGTGGACGCGTAAACTATGCTAACGCTACTGGCTCCAAGCTTCATGTTTATAAACTAACTCACAAATCTTGTATGTAAATTTGACTTTGAATTTTAATTCCTGTATCTTACTATAATATGTAAGCGGAGGAAATTATGAAATTCAAACGGGAAATATTTGTTGAAACACGTGGTGAAGGCTTCATGGCGTTTATTATGACCTTGTTGTTTGGTTGGGTTCCTGCGGATGCGTTCTTGATGGCCCTAATCCCTATCCCCAAGGTTGCGCTTATTTTGAGCTTTGTCCTTACCTTTATTTTTTTATTTTTCTTGGTGACACTTCCTTATCGTTTTGAATCAGAAGGTTGATAGATGATTCAACTAGCTACAAAAATTCCAAAAGGTAAAACGGTCTACGTTGCATTTTCTGGTGGGGTAGACAGCCTTTGTGCTGCACTCTATTATAAGAACAAAGGATTTAACGTAGAACTTCTACACTTCAATCATGGGTGTGAGTATTCCAATGGTATTGAAGAAGGTTGTAGGAAGCTCTCAGAAGCCTTAGAATTAGATATTGTGGTTGGCTATAATGACACACCTCCTAAACCTAAACAGTCCATTGAGGATGCGTGGAGACGAGCTAGGTATCGTTTTCTATACTCATCTGTACCAGATGGTGGATATCTTGTAACCGCACATCATCTTAACGATGCAGTAGAAACGTGGATTTGGTCATCGATGCACGGTGAAGGGAAAGTTATTGAACCTCACCAAGAAATTGTGTATGATGATAAGTTGTGTAATCTTGTAAGACCTTTTCTTATTTCTACGAAAAGTGAACTAGAAAAGTATGTAGAGAATAGTGGTATGCATCCTGTTCCTGATGCGTACAATAAAGATAATTCTCTAACGCGTAATTATATTCGTAATGTCATGATGCCCCATGTATTGAAGATCAATCCGGGCATTGAGAAAGTTATCAAAAAGAAATATCTAAAGCGAGGAAAGATATGAAGCTTAAAGGTAAACGGGTAGAAAAACCTAAAATCTATACTGGTAAGAAGAATGCTAAACGTCCGATGGAGGAACGTTTAGATGATTATATTGAATTCACTCACAATACTAAAAATTATTCTGATGCTGGATTCTTTGAAGAAGTTAAAGATTATATTGCTGACCTCAAAGAGCGTATTAAAGAGCTAGAGGATAAAAATGATATCTAATAAAACTAAAATCAAATTGATGAAAAAGTTGTATTTTTATTCCAGACAAAAACTTAGAAAACTTATCCTCAGTGAGCGTAAGGTAGATACCAAATGTCATAACTGCAACCAATGGGATTCACTGGTCGAGCTAGAATATGGACCATCTGATTTATTTTCAACATCTTATGGCTATGGCGTGACCTGTTCTAATTGTAAGAACACTACATACTTTAACTGTGAGCTTGCTCCTATACCATTACGTTGTGACCCAAATGGAACTCCAATACAATAATAATGAGCGACGTAATTTATTCAGTTGTAATATCTTATCTTCGATCTAGTGTAGAGATTTCTGAATTGAAGTTAACATATGACGAAGATTACAAACAGAATATGTACATTGGTATAGATAGCGAAGGTTTGTGTGGTTATTTTACGTCAGATATAGAATGCCATGCTATAACACAGGATTATCATGATCCAAAATTACATTATTTCACAGACGATGTACAAAGTGCAGTTGCCAACCTTAGTGATGAAATGTCATTCACCTATTATAAACTTCTTTAGCGCTTTACTTTTCATTTTTATTCCTCTATAATGGTATAAAACATTGTAGGAGAATTGCTATGCGAGTTAAAGCTATCGATATCACATCCCAACGGTCTGACGGTCGTTCCAAAGTAACTTCTATCACCCTCGGAAAAGAGTATGAAGTTGCTGCTATCGAAGGTGATCGTTACGTCCTTCTTAGTGACCAGCACAAACTCACACGCCACTCACAATATCGATTTGAAGTGGTTGACAACTCACCTGTACCTACCGTGCGTGAAGCATACAACAAACTGTCTCACCCAATTCGTATGAAAGCAAAAGCACTTCAGTCACAAGTGGATGATCTTGAAGTTGAAGTTGCTATGCTGAAAAAAGAATTGGAAAAGATTAAGTCTGGTAATTGATTGTAGCGTTTAACTAGTTTATAATTAAATTATCAGGAGGGAATTGTTATGATGAATAGTAAGCCAATCATTGGTATTTGTATCGCTCGTACAGAAACATCAACAGACCTTGTGGATGTTATCTTTGATGTCATGGAATATCTGGATTATTCTGAAGACTTTGGTATCGATCCTGATGACTTGGATAACCTAGACGAAAGTCTTTTTCAAAATCGTGACGGTGTGTCGTGTTTCAACCTCGTCAAACTGTTCTTTCAATGGTCTGAAAGTGTAGGTGATCAAACTACCATTCAGGTTCATGAAACAGCATGTGGTGATGTAGCATTTGCTTTCACACACAATGAGTTTAATTACAATACTGATCTTATTCCATGGCGACAAGATGATTGTTATACACTCACGGTTTCAGATATGAATATGATTATCGAAATGACCAAGGTGTATGATGATTTCTGCCGGTCTACCATGAACGAAACACTGTATGAACATTTTTCAAATCTTGGAAATATTGGTCTTCATTACGTTGCAAAATAAAATTTTATTCTGTATACTGTAGTTAACTATTTGGGAGAATTATATGGGCATTAAAAAACTTATTCTGAGTCTACCGTTTGTGAAAGATGAGATTCGTCGCAATTCACTGTATTCGGTTGAACAAACTCGTAGATACTTGCGCGAAGATGAAGAGCGTCGTCACGAGCAAATGATGAACCTGCGTCTGGGTATGCCCATTATTATCCTGACTCCCGAAACTACACCAGAACTTGGTGTCATCACTGGTTGGTTCAACAAAGATGTGCCTATCGTTAAGGTATACAGTAATCGAATCGTGAAAGAAGTCACTCTTTTTTCAACGTACATTCCTTACAACGCACAGAACTTTCAACTTCTCTATAATATGAAAAAGAGCGAAGCGTTGGGGTTGATTAATCCTGTACATCAAGAGAAGGGGAAGGGATTCACTATCAAGAATGAAGATAATCGTGATGGTCGTGTATACATGGACACGGTTAACGATGCTGCACAGAATGGTTTCTTTGAGTTGGCAAAAGAATACTGGAAAAAGAAGCGAGGCATGGCATATGAGTAAAATTCTGATAAACGCATTAGTAATTTTCTTTACTATTGTGTCCGTGTCAATGTTTGGATTTTATCTGGATGTTAATAGCTTCGTGGCACTTACTGGTGACCATCTTATGAAGTCGTGTGTCTACGGTTTTATTGGTCTTTTATTTTCATACCTAGTTGCAACGGTGATTTAAATGGATGAAAGAATCGAGTATGTAGATAACAAAATAATCTTTCTAGTTGAACGTGGGTTTACTTCAAGTTGTGGAAAGAATATTACTAAAGGTCAACGTCTCAAGTGTATTGCGTATTACTTTAAAGGTAATGATCTTTTCTTGATTATCATTGATGAGGTTGGTAAAGAGACTACTTGTATCATAGACAAAATTATGAATTACACCCACGAGTGTTCGGAACCACTTCGAAACGATATTGAAGTTGGTGATGTTGTAGCTATTCTCATGGAAGGAAAGAAATTCATTGGAAAGGTACTAGCGGAAAAAGAAAACGAATATGTAGTTTCTATCAATGGGATTTCAAGCTTTACTAAAATTGATGAGGCTGTTGTAGATAAATCAATGGTTGCACATTTTGAAGATTGTTGTACTATTGTTTGTGATTATAAAAAAGACCCTAAAAATCCTGAAATGCGTTTCGATTACTCTATTGAGTATCTACGTACCCATAAGAGAATGCAATTCTGGGATCATCAGGGGGATGTCTTTGTAAAAGAACAATAAGGTATGCTATGTTAAAAAAAGAACAAAATATTACATTGGATGCTAAACTTGCGATTGTAAAGAAAATGCTTAACCGCTTGGACTACCCTGAATCGGCTAAAGCAATAGAAGAAGCTGAACAGCTTATAGAAGAACTTAAAACTGATGCCCAACGTTATCGTTGGTTGAGGGATAACAAACATCTTGATATTTGGTGGAGTGTAGAAGGCCCTGCTAATAGATGTGAAAATATTGATGTTGATATTGATGAAGCCATGAGTGAATCAAAGGAATAATGTATGAAGACTGTGCCTGAGTATGAAGTTGATTTGGATAATACCGTAAATCAAACGATCCGGTCAGGGCAATTGGGTGTTATTGTAAATGATGCACAGCGTTATGAAGTTGTATATTTTACACATTGTCATTATCTCGGTAGCAACGGAGGTATTTCAAACACATTTTCCTATCGTAGCTTTTCTAAAAATGGTGTACTACGTAATAAAGTAAAATCTTATATGTATAAGCCAATTTACCCATTAAAAAATAATAAAAATTATCGCACCGAAATTGTACTTATAACAGGAGAAAATGATGCAGATTGATTCGAAAGATATTGCAAATGGTTCTTATAACGGTCAGAAAGTTTTTATTTGTGATTACCGTGTTCCCGATCTTGATAAAAAGCCCATCCGGTCAGTAGAGCCAACGGAAGTTATGGTTATGGATAACGATACTACAAAGAAACGTATCTACTATTCCAACTCACACTTTGTTGCTCTCAAGAAAAATGGTGAACCATCCAGTAAAGTCATTCCTCTTTATGACAACACGGGTTTCCGTTCTTATACTGGTGAACCGGTGAAAGTATTTGACAACCTTGCTGAATGTGAGGCACAATGGAACGACGATCTTAAGAAAGTTCAAGAGCGTTGGGCCGAACGTCGTAAAACTGCATTGCAGGATATCGATAATCAAATTAACAAAATCGATGGTATGTTCCGATGACCGAAAGTAACAAAAGCACATTTAAAACCGTACTTCATATAGGAGGTATTTGTATAGCAGCTTCTATTTTGGGTATGTTTTTACTATTCTATTCACAAAGCGTTGTTGAATATCAACAGGAAAGTGATTCAGAAAAGTTATGTGGTTTGCTTGAACGTTCATCTATTGAATTGAAATTGCGACTTGTTGAAGACACTAACACTAACGAACTACTGGTGATTGATTGTGACGAATACACTGATTAAAGAATACACACTTCTTCAATCTCTCTATGAGAAGCGGGAAGAAGAATATAAAAACGGTGACTATCAAGATGTGGATTTTGATATTAGCTGTGGTATTACTGAAGATGAAATAAAAGAATTTATCGATTTCTTAAATAGTAAGAAAGATTTCACTCTCCAAGATATTCGTTTTCGAGTTCTATACCTTGCTAACAAATATCATTTTAGTGTCAATAGTTTTTGGCACTATATCATGTACCGTACAGGTAAATGGATTAAAAAATAGGAGATTGTTATGCGTTCATTAAAAGTTATTTTTTTGGTAGGATTTCTATGGAGTATGTCAATGCACTCTCACTCAGAGGTCTTGAGTTATTCCCAATTGGAAGATTGTATTGAAATGAGCTATGATATAACTCGTGATAAAAAGAAAGTAGATCAGAGAAAGCAAGCACTTGTTCGTCAGAGCAATGAGCTTAATCATTTGGAATCAACACTTAAGGGTCTTGATTGGGATTACGATAGAGCAAACGATTCTCTAAGGAATTGTCAAATTATGAATAGCTCGAACTGTTATGCTGAAGCAAACAGAGTAAATTCTTTAGCCAATCAATACAACTCCATTCTCAGAAAATATGAACATATTCGAGTTAGATATAATGATCTTATTGATATTCATAATGAAGAACTTGAAGAGCTTAGAACGTTGCTAAGTCGTTCACAAAATCAATGTTACGGGAAGCAATTTGCATCTAGCGATGTTCGCCGTGCATGTGATGGCGAAACTGCACATTTCTGTAAAGTATTAAAGTAAGGATAAAAAGATGAAACCATATTGGGTTGTTGACGAATATATGTTGGAAGTGTCTGAGAGAAAAAATGAAATACTATCTTTCTTAAATGATAACTGTGAGTGTTCTATCAGACCACTTCAAAGGTTTTCTTCTATGAACTTCCCAGAACAAATTGATATTAATAGTTCAAAGTCTACCTGTGGTATCGTTTATGGAAGTATCCAATTTGTCACGAAAGCTGTTAAAGAAACTAATCTGTATCCTAGTTCTTATTACGATCCAACCCGTTATGAACTGATGAATTATATGAGCGAGTATCAACCAAGCCTGTTTCTCAATAGTGATGGTTTCTTTGTTTCTTTCATGTGGTTGTATAAAAGGTTGAGTTACTATCAATCTATTTTAGGTAAAAAGATTTTTGTTCGACCGAACAGTCCGAAGAAATTATTCACTGGTTTAATTGTGGAATCAACTGATGATCTAGACTTAATGTTTAAAACATCATCAGTTACATACAACACGCCGGTTTTTATATCATGCGCAAAACACCTTGAAAGAGAAATTCGTTATTTTATTGTGGATGGTCAAGTTGTGTCACATAGTCAATATCATAAAAACCATGAAATATGTATTACTGAGGATGATGATATTGAGTGTAGAAAGCTAGCCCAGAAAGTGGCGGATCAGACTGAAGAGTTTCATAATACGTTTGTGTGTGATGTTGGACTTTGGAATGGAATACCGAGAGTTGTTGAATTAAATTGTATTAACACATCAGGCTGGTATCTCGGAGATATTAATGCTATAATGGGTTCATTAAATGATAAGTTAATTAAGGATTATAAAGACTATGAGCTATAATCCGATGCGGACACACTGTAAAGAACACAATTACGTCAAGATCGAAAAGTTTATTACGTCGCCGGAGATAGGTGGAAAAATAAACTTGGAATATTCTATAACAACACGATTACAAAATGATGAGTGGGTAAAGAGAGAACCCTTGACGGTGTTTACCTTTTCATGTGGTGATGATTCAGAGAAATTATCAAAGATAGTAAACTTTATGAAACTGTTGGGAGAGGATCATGTCTAGGTATGTTATCACATCAGTAGACTTTCAAAAGAATATAGATTCTCTTGCGAAGTTCAATCGCGAGAATGTAAAGTCATATCAAAAGAAACATCAGAAAACAAGGTTTCTTGATAAAGCTACTGGTCAGCATATGTATACCCTATGGCTTGTTGTAGACATGGATCAAATGACTAAGATCAAAAACTACTGTAAAGTCAAAAACATCAAAATGCCTTTGTGTAAAGAGGAAATATAATCATGGCTTCATCTTATGGTGTCGTTAAAAATAATATTCAAAACTTTCTGAAAAATACGAAAGCATATAACTATTCTCCTATTGACGATAAGATTGCTTTTATGGAGAAGAATTTTCATTCAGTACCGGGGCAATTCTATGAGCTTATGGCTTTTGGAAATGTGAAACACATGGTACACAACGGTGAAGTTATCTTTGGTGTTTTTGTAGACTCTAAGTATAAAGATGAAAGTTCGCTTGGTGTATTTTCCTTTGTCATTTATGATGAAAAACTCTATGTTTCTGATCGACTTAATGCGAAAGTTTTCAATCCAGCTATGCGAAAGTTCAACGGTTTGTTTAAGGTATACTGTGGCTTTAGTTCGGAAAAAGCATTTGAATATTTTGTTGAATGTTTTGCATGTGTCAATGATAAAGATCGGGATATAAAAGAAATCATCGTGGATAATATCTGTGAAGAAGTAACTGATCTTTTAAATGAATATCATGATAATCATGTTGAATATCTCAATGCTAAACGAACCTATGTAGATACAAACACTGAAGTTCATCGTAGGGTTCGTGAGTCTGAAGAGCAACAGATTGTAAATGATTTACAGGCAAGGTTGGCAGCGGCTAAAGAAAACCTGAACAGAAAGCGTAATGAAATTATTGAAGAGGAAAACCTAGAACTTTTGAAAGCAAGATCACAGACACTAAAGTCTCACAGTGAAAGTCTTCTCTTGTACTATCGTGAGACTATTAAGTATCATATTACATCAAAGCCTATCCCGAATGGCCTTTCTAATAATATAGAAGGAACCTTTTTGAGAATGTTTGATAAGGTTAAGATAAAAGCCGTTGATGCATCAAAAGAAAATAAAAGTGGGGATTAACCCCACTTCTCATTACCACTCATACCTGTTACTTCTATTATATAAAAATCGGAATCTGGTGCGGTTAGGGACGTATTGGACCATAACAAATTACCATCTGCATCAAACTTATGTATATTTGCATTTGTTGTTGAAAGATAAATGTTTCCATCCATATCACACTCTATGTCTTGTGGTATATCGCCACTCAATGATAATGATATTTCCCATAATTTATTACCACTAGCATCTACCTTACCTATGAAATTTCCCACTGATGAAGCAACTAGTGAATTACCATCGTAGTCTACTGCGATAAAAGAAAGGTTTGTGCTGAAAGCCGGTGACTCCCAAGAAACGTCACCACTTTCATTTAATTTAATAACGGTATCACTTACTGCATTATTGTTTATAAACACCACCCCATTATCTGGGGTCGCACCTAACCTATAAGTACCATTTACATCACCAGCTTCATAATCCCATACTAAATTAGCAGAAGAGTCATAGCGATGTATATAGTGATCATCTGCTACACCACCAATAAATACATCACCATTTGTTGCAGTATCCATAGATTGGTAAGTTTTAGATGAAGTAGTGGCATCACCGGCTTGTATGTTCATTTGAGAAAAAAGAATTGTAGATAAATCATTTACATCATAGACATCAAGTCTATTGCTAGAACCTAACATGGTATACAAAACACCATCTTTTGTTACCGATGTAGTTCTATATACATTATTAACTGCGGTACTATCTAGAGTATTTCCAGTAAGACCATCATATGCTGTTATTTCTCTATAACCGGCTGGATATATAACATTGTCTTTCGATACTGCAAACTCAGGATGATACTGTGTTAATGCTTGTTCTACGATCAATGTTTCTGAACCATCGCTCAAATCTATTCTATATATTTTTTCTGGTGTGCTAGTATTATAGTACTCTAGTGCGTATAGGTATTGATCATACTGAGGCTTTGTAAAAATTTGACGCATACGAACGCCACCAAACTTCCTCATACCTCTTATAATTATTGACATAAACTTATTCTCCTAATTTATATCTATTATTTATTAGAAAATATTTTTTTAAATATGCTATCTTTTTCACTAAAAGGGTTGCACTTTAAAATTAGATCATCTATAATGGTTACATAAGGTTGAGGAACAGACCTCACCGACTAAGCCAAAAGAGGAATTACATTATGACTAACGCATCTACTACTCAAGCACAAACCACTCGTCCTGTAGGTCGTCCGCTGTCCAAGCGCGGTCGTAGCGCAAAACGTGCAGTCGAGAAGTTTCTGGAACAGCACGAAGGTCAGTTCACTGCCGCTGATGTACGTCGAGTAGCCAAGCAGTCCAAGGTTACTGTACGTAACCGCCTGAACGCTCTGGTTGCCGCTGGTGCCATCAAGCAAGTTGCCAGTGTACCGGTTCAGAAGGCAGGTAAAGCTACTCGTGGTCGTCCTCTGGCGGTTTACGAAAAAGCATAAGGAAAGTGTTGACAGGGATGTCCTTTTAGGATTATAATGAAGTCCTAAGATCGAAAAAGTAAAGAGACAACTAGATAACTAGGAATAAGGGGGGTAGGTTATGTAATACTTTAAACTTAATAATATTTTAAATATATAGATAGAGTAAACTTAGACAAATGAAAAAGTGTAAAAGAGAATCTAACTAATATAGGAGAAATTATTATGCGTTAATACATAACTTATAATACTTTTTAATTTTCAAAATATCTAAGACGAAGAAAAGAAAAAGGGGTCAATTAAGACCCCTTTTTTATTTTTAGTACTTCAGAAAGAAAGTCGTTGAAATTCTCAGCATATACTGCCGCTATCTCATCTGCTTGAATCATAATCTCTTCGTTATTAATATCATGCATTGATTGAGTAACTTCAATACTATTAACATAGTTATTGAACTGCTTGAATATTTTCTTTCCATATTCATAAAAACGCTTCTCTAGAATCTTCACATCACTCTGCTTATAGTTACTAATCCCTTCTGGATCGTTGTAATATTCAGATGCCATCTTACGTGCTAACTTTTTAAGAGACTTATCAAATGTCTTTAGATTCTTAAAATCGAATTCATATCTTTCGAAGGTATCAGTTAGACTTTCCATGATCATTTCATCGTAAGTATCTTGGAATTGTAATAGAACTTCATTGACAATAAAGAATATCATATCACTGTCGGTATTGTAATGTGCAGTAAAATCTTTAACATTTTCACTATAAAACAAACGATAATCGCCTAATGGAAACAGTACATATGGGTTGCCATATTCTGACGCTGTTTTTATATTCTTATCAGCAAAGATAAGATTTCTAATTGGGACACCAAACTTTTCGCTTGATAGCATGTTTACATATTTGTGAATTTCTATATTAGTATCAGTGGGAATACGATTCTCACTGTATGGCGTAATAACAAGATATGGAGTTGTATATTTGTGTGATCCACGAAAAATATTGGCAAACTCATTCACTAAGTTATCGTTTTCCAAGTCTTCAGGTTCGAGTGTTTTTAATTGCATACTGTACATTTCGTTGAAGTACTTTGAGTTAGCAACACGTTCTATGATCTGCCTATAGTTTCCTTGGTTGTCGTCTTCTAATAAATGTTTTATTAGCATTATTTCCTATACCTTTTAGTCATTTCTATAAAAAATTCATATTCTAGTTTAATATCGATTGCTATTATTTCAGGAGATTGTATCATTGCTTCAGCATTACCAACATCACCAACCATCTTTGTCACCTTCATATCAGTAACGTATTTCTCTATGGCATCAAGTTGTCCATTTATATATTCGGATATTGTTTCATGTAACAACTCTTCTGAAACGACAACTTTTTCATAGGTATCCTGCACACTTTTATATATAATTTCCGAAACTTTTTTGAGATTTCGGTTTATTGTTTCTCGAAAACTTTTATGATCTTCAACTGGTATACCATCAATTAATACTTCCACATCCATTTTAACAGGAACGTAAGCCTTATAGTTACCAAACAACTTCCTCATAGCTCTCATAACCATTGTTGAGAGCTTTATATCTGCGTCATAAGAAGTAGTAAAGTCTCTGACTTTATCATTGTAGTATATATTGTAATCACCAATTGGAAACAAAAGATAAGGGTTCCCATAATCTTTTAATGGACCCGCATGAAGTCTGGAAAAGATTAAGTCACGAACACTTACCCCAAGAACTTCATTACTTTTACTATTAGCAAATGCATGATACTGTAAGATCGTATCAAGTGGCTTTCTTTTTTTGTAAGGTTTGATTATAGTAACAGGCTTAACTGACTCCATACCACGATACAGCTTACGGATTGGATCATCATCGATATCACGGTTTTTATCATTAAGCCATGATTCATAGTTATTTTTGAAGAATTCCGAGTTTCTAATTTGATCAAAGACCTCATCTGGTATAAAAGAAACCTCATTCTCAAATAATTGTTTTATTAGCATTTATCTATTTCCTAGTTTATTAATATTTATTCTTTACACAAAACAATCTTTTGTTACTATAAATAGTATAAACAATGAACACATAGGAAGGTAAATTATGGCTAATTTTGAAATAACAGATTTAAGTAAGTTCCTTGAAGAACAATCTGAAGAAATTAAAGTTGTAGAAGAAAAGAAAGACAAAGTTGAAGATAAAGAGGAAACCATGGAAGATGAGCATGGTGAAGTTGATGAAGAAGATGTATTAATGCCACCTGAAGACTCTGAGGGAGAAGATAGCTCATATGATGGCGATATGCCAGAACACTGCGAAAACTTCTGCCTACAGTCCATGAGAATGTATGTGAACGTGCACCTATGGCATTTCCAAACAGATAGCTATGCAGAACACGAAGCATTGGAAGATTATTACGAAGACTTATTTGAGTTGACCGATACCTTTGTTGAAACAACTATTGCAAACCAAGGTTCTTTATCGTGTGACCATTCCTATAACTTAGAAATTCTACCTTATAGTGAAATGCTCGATGAGATTGAATCGTATAAGGAATTGGTGGAGCAACATAAAGAAGGTATTGAAGACGAAGGTATGGTTAATACACTTGATGATATTTTGACTATTACCGACGAAGTACTATATAAGTTGAAGAATTTGAAATGAGGTGTGAATCATGTGGGAAAAAATCAAACGACATTGGGTTAGATACTTGACTATTTTTGTGACTGTTCTAATACCCTTATTTGCATGGGTTGGTGGATTTTTTCCCACATTTGTAAGTGCTGAAGACTTACAGGTATATGAAAGACGTTTTCAGGATTTAGATATCAAGCAAACTGATTTGGCTATTGAATTTAAAAGATCAGAAAGGGAAGACACTGAAGAAGATAGGTTACGTATAGAAAGGGAAATATTTAATATTCAAAGAGAAAATGATGATGTGCCACCTTTTTATATTGAACAGCAATTAAGATATGAACAAAAAATAGACAGGTTAAACCAAGATATTGAAGACCTTAGACAATACCGCTTGGATAGTCAACAAAGCGGGGGGAGTATACAGTAATGGATTTGTTAGTTACATTTGATAATGGTATGATAGTGATTGAAGATATGAGCCGTAAAGCACGTGCCGGTCTTCGTCGTGATAATGACGTAATGTCTATGTTTTATTTCTTCAATGGTGATTATGAAATCACAGAAAAAGAAGATAGTTATCTAATTGTGGGCGACCGTAAAGGGTTATTTGCTATCCCTGAAAAGAAAATTATTCCACGTGATATTCTTGACGCACACCACATTCCAACAAAGCGTTTAAGAAAAGCTATACGCAATCCTCTTGATATTTTCAGAACACGCCCTAGCTGCTACATGGCGGATGACAGAATGGTTATTCCGTTGACTGAAATACATAAGCATGTTACCATTGAAGTTCCTAAAAACATTGCAGTTAGATTAAAGCAAGGTGAGTGGTTCTTCGATGAAGATGAGAATGAATCTAAACCTGTGGAAAAGGGTTTGATAGACCCTGAGAAAAAATCTGACTCTTAACTTTTAACTAGAGATATTGTATGAAAGTTGTTAATCTCTCAGAGTTTGTTTCTGACAATTCCTGTCGTTACGACTCGGAAATGACCCCTAAGCTTTCAAAAAAGTTTTTCCGTAAAGAAGATTTAATTGATGAAGTTGTAAATGATACAGAACTGTTTGATTTGTATGGATTGCTTTACATCTATCGATCATACTTTTTAATTTTAAATGGATCAATCGTTCAGAAGATTCTAGAGCGTTGTCTTGACTTTATGGCAACTAATCCCCATGCCGTTCCCGAATATATGTTTAAATCGGTAATGCGTCCATTAAACAACGATAAGGTTTTAACCAATAACTATCGCAATGATAATGTTCGTAGTGTTAATATTAATACAATCCTAAGCTTCGTTAATGACTTAGTAGAATCACGAATTGTGGAACAGCATTACGCGGAATATGAAGTATTACTAAAAAAAGTTGACGAAGTAACTGATAAATATTTCCCCGGCTATAAAATCCAGATGGTCTTACTGGACGATGTAATAGCTGGTTCCGAATCACATACAAGAATACTCTCTGGGGAAAGTGTTAAAAATCCCAATAGCAGACATTTAGAAAATGTTTCAAATAATTATTACTTAGAAAAACCTATCAACAAAACGATAGGTAAAGAATTACTAATATATAACATGATAGTTACACAATATACCAGAGATTGTGTTGAGTCACTATCAAGTAATATGATGATTGTTTTCAATACAGATGAAGTTGAAAACTATAGAGAAAAAATTACTAAAAATATAGTTTTCTTTAACGGCGTAAAAAGGTATACTTGTTTCTGTTCTTGGAATGATATGCGCCAATGGGTAGCCAACAATTCTAAAAGGATTGAAGATGTTATTGGTATGATCAAAAGCGTAAGACAGGGTGATGCTGTAATACCCAAGGACAATACTGTATTGTATGATTACTTTACTGTATTGAAAGCGCCACTATTTAATCACGTGGATTCTCTTAAAGTAGGATGCACTCGTGAAGATATAGAGAGGAATAAAAATAGGCAAAAGCTTTTTGCAGGAATGGAAACCATTCTTGAAAGACAATTAGGCAACAAGTGAGGAAATATGATTAAAGATATTGTTTTATATAAACCGCGTTCAGATAATAGCATACTGACTACTGCTATTCCTGAGAAAGATTATAGTGATGAAGAAATTCGTCAGACACTACACCAAGTTCTTGAAGAAAATAGAGTTCATCATAAAGGATTGGGTATTGCCGCCAATCAGCTTGGAATGCATGAACGTGCATTTAACATCGAAGGAAAGACTTATTTCAATCCGAAAGTTCTCGGCAAGGCAGAAGATTCTTATGAACCATTCAGCGAAGGTTGTCTTTCATTCCTGAGTGTACGTGCTTCTATTAAACGTGCAAATGAAATTCAAGTCAGTTACATAGATATAGAAGGTAATGTTATTGAAGAGGAACTTGATGGTATTGATGCCATTGCGTTTCAGCATGAACTTGATCATCTAGAAGGGATTACGATGGTTGATAATATCGACTCTAATATTCAGAAAAAGAAGTTTATGGAGAAGTACAAAAAAGCCCTTAAGAAACACAAGTAAGAGAACCATATATGAACCTAGCACAAATCCGTGATGTTATTAGTAATAATTTTAAACGGGTACAGGAAGACCCTTGTGAACTCAGTCATCTATTGACTCTTAAGGTACAGAAACCAGAAATAGACTTTATTATTTGTGACGATTCCGTCAACCCATACCAAATGTTTGACCAATATTTTTTCAGAAACAATTTTAGAATCAATAAACATAATATCATCATTCCAAAATACATTCTTGAAAAAATTTACAATACTGGATTTCATGCTGGTGAGTCTGCAATTGAATACCGAGACTATAGGGGCATTAGTCCACTAAAGATGAAGAAGAGTGAATTTGTGACAGCTATTGCTGTTCACGAACTTTCTCATGTTTTTCAACTGTACATTCAAGATTACATTTCTGATGATGATCATACTGAAGAATTTTACGATGTACTGGAATCGTTTTATGACTCGCCATTTGTCAATAAACTAAATCAAGACCTAAGTTTTCTTAATATATAAGTACCGTCACATTTTGATAAATAATATGTATAGATAACAAGTATAATAATATTAAAAGGATGGCGCAATATGCCAAAAATAACAATATCTTCAAATTTATTAATGAGAAAACTCCGTATTGATGATGGTCAAGATAACAATGGGGGTGGAAATGAAAACACAGGCCCATATCCATACAGTGTTCTAAACTTAGAATATGTTAATAGTTTATCTGTTAGTATTTTCGAAAATGCTAGCGAGGGTTTGTCTGCAAAACCCGATGGTACTAGAATGTATGTGTATGGTTTAAGTGGGAATGATGTGACTCAGTTTAATTTATCAGAGCCATGGAACTACTGCTATAGCAAGAGAAAACTCTCCTGTATTTGACAGTGAAACACAATATGGTAATGAAATATTTTTTAAGCCTGATGGTACAAAGTTCTATTTAACAACACAAAATAGTACAATTCACCAGTATTCACTTTCTACGCCATGGGAAGTAGATACAATGACTTATGATAATGTTATGTTAGATTATAGTCAAACGCCTATCGCAGATTATACTAGCTCTTTATCTATTACTAATGATGGTGTTAATGTGTATATGGCGAAGGATGGAACCATCCATAGGTTCGAAATGTCAGTTCCATGGGATATTTCTACTGCTACGTGGCAAGAATCTGCCAATACAACCGCCAGAAATGGTTCTGTTATAAATGACTTAACTATGGATAGTACTGGTACAAAACTTATTGTATTAGATACACTATTTGAAATGGACACGTTCTTTGATCTTTATGATTTGTCTACACCAAATGATCTTAGCACTATGACGTACAATTCAACATATACAGTAGATACTAATATAGTACAACAGGCCGAATCAATCTATATAGATACTACCAACGAAACTGAAATGTATGTACTCGCAAATAATAAAGTTCACCGTTATGTATTCTATGAGCTACCAGAAGTAATTCCACTATGGCATGAGTCTAACTGGAATCTTACTGATTGGGGTCTAAATGATGCAGGCGGTGAGTGGATAACTCCTACTGAGCTTGCCTTTACTGGTTATTCTGGTAATGCTAATACTACATTATTTGAGTATAAAGGTGAAAATGGTATTCCAGAATCTGTAGGATTACAACTATCGCTTACTATCGAATTCCAAGATACAAGTGGAGAAGTTGTGTATAGAGTATTTAACTTAGATGGTAACAGTCCAAGTGTAGATTCATATTTCTATCCGCCTGCTAATGGGGAACCCGTTACAGTAGTATCTGATCCTGTTCCATCATCAGATATAAAATCGGTGGCGTTATTTAATAACTATGGCGCATCCCAACCCTTTAAAATAATTAATGCCGAACTGGTAAATCCTTTTGGTGAAGGTGCCGAAGGCGGACCATAATTAAGGAGATTAAAAATGATTAATAGTTGCCAATTAGAATCTGTCGTAGAACGTTTAAATACTGCGTTTGAAAAAACAGAAAAAGACTACGATAAAATTCTTAAAGATATTAGCTTAAATGAGTCTACGTTAATGAACAAGATTGAATCTGATCTGGATGACCTTTCTAGGAAGTTTGAGGCCGCTAAGAGAGGACTTCAGCTTGTAAACAAGCTTTCCATGGGGATGACAAAACTAAAGCATACACAGCGTGTGATGAGCAATCTAAGCACTCTTAGAAGCAGTATCTTAAACCTAGAGAAGAAGGTAAAAGAAATGCTTTCTAAAGCTTAAACAATGTGAACAAACTTCTTTAGAAATTGACTTTCATTATCCCTCATGTATTCATACTTCGAGGGATTTGTTATTTTAATGCGGTTATTATCGTGAACACTTATCAATAGTTTACAACGTATAACAAACTCTTTATAAACTGTGTCGTCGGTAGGAATATAACTGGTAACCGTAGTACTATCTTTACTGCTTTCAAAACAATCAACCTGTACTTTGAAGCCACATGGTATTTGCATTACATCCTTAAAGTATTCTCGAATGTATTCCTGTATCAAGTGTTTGTAATCAGAAATGTCAGACGAAGCAGATTCATGGATAGAAACAATAACCATACCAAAATTGTAATAGTAATGACGAAATTCTTCACTCACAAAAAGTCTTCCTTACATACTAATTGAGGGTGTTCTTTTCTCAAGTTTACATAAAGGTTCATATGTTTTAATTTAAAATATTGTAGAGAACGTTTATTTAAAAACTGTACTCTTATAACATATGCATCATAATGTCTACTGTAAAAAACATTCCCATAACTACTTTTAATTGTTGGATAGGTTATTTTAGTGAAAGCGTACCCGTAAAGTATTTGGTTGATACTTTTCACTTTCTGATTCATGTCATCTTCAGAAACATGATCAGGCTTCTTTATCTTGTAGTAATACGTCAGTTCTTTCTTCATTACTCGACAAATACCTTCCAAGATATTTATCGTTTTGAGTAATGATCATCTTGTTGATTCTATTGGAATTGTCAAAGTTAAGCTCAAACACAACGTAAGATTCTATGGCTAACAAGGTATACCGTTTATGTTCACTATCTGCAATCACACAGTCTATAGACCTTGAGTTATCCATATAATGCTGAACCTTAGAATCTGGGTCTGTTTGGCATCTTCGGAAAGATACAAACCCTTCGAAATCAGACATATCTCTTTTTGAAAAATGCTCCCTAACTTCTCTGTAAATTTCTTCAGACACATTTTTACGATTAGAGTTATCCGAGACTTCAGGAATAAGTAAAGTAATCATCATAGAAAATAATACTTCAATTGACGTGTCGCCTGTACGTATAAAAGAAACTGGCTTAAACTTTATATACTTGTCATGTATAGACATTTCACTGCATAATCCACCAGACCGGAGCAAACATTTATGGTATAAGTTAAAATGTTTCATATCAGATAACTCCCAAAAATACTATAATGTAGTCCTGCTCACCGTCGTTTTTTATATCACGTTTGTATAGTTCTAACAATTCTATCTTGTTGAGAAGCTTAAGCTTATTGAATATTGAAGATTTCTTGTCATTGAATGTTACGGTAGCTTCCATACTACTAAGAATATCTTTTCGATCAAACATATCAGTCGCGTCTTCGTTTACTTCAACCGTTTCGACTGAAGAATTGCTAGGTAAAAAAGATGTTATCAAGTAATCTTGTATAAATCCTGCGGTAGGAGGTGCATCACTCCTAGCCACAAAATACATTTTAAACTTAAGCGTATACACTAATCGATCACCTTCATTTTTGAAAACATTTGATACTCATCTGGGTTGGACAATTTAAACTTATTTAACTCTTTCTGTGACTCGAATGCTAACGTGACTACTGCGTCAATCTGCATATAACAGTCAAATGTACTGATGTAGTAATCATCAATGTAGTAGTCTTCTATTGACATCATGCGGTATATATCATGTTTAAAATTGTCTGACAAAAATCGATCAATATGACACTCTGCTACTTCGTATATAAGGTCAACAAAAATTTCTGACCTAGCGAACTCTTCCGTAATAACTTCGTGGAAGGGTTCTGTAGCATCTAACATTATCTTTGCAGAAAGCGTTACCTTTTTAGATTCGGATGTCATAGCACTTCTTAATCTTATCGGCCAAGTCATAGTTAATGAGTTTAATACGATTCAAATCAGATGCGTTGGAAATTTCGAATCCAATCTTAACTTCACACTTACTTATAACGTTTCGCAAAACTTGTGGATAGCGACTAATTACAATTTTATCAAACCGCACTTCCTTACGGATATGATTTTCCAATAACTCGTAAGCTTCGTCCATACTTTCCGATGACATTAGGTTGACTAACGACTTCAAGAACGTATGATCTGTGATACTGACAGGTAGGATAGGAGCCTTCATCACACTAAACTTCATTCGAATAATATCATCTTTTTCAAGCTTCATAACTATTCCTCTTTTACAACATTGTAACATATCGACTTAAGTAATGCACCTCAATTAGGAAGAACCATATCAATATCTATTGAGTACATAGTGGGTCCAGTTCCTTTTAAAATCTCTTGGTATATTTTTGCGTTTTTTAATTTAGCATAATTATGATTAGAAAAGTCAGCGATATTGAATTTCACAGTGCTATATATAATATAATCATCTACCCATTCGTTAGGTCGTACCAGTGTATGTTCCAAAGGCTTACCTTTAAGACCGTTATCATCGATCCATTTCTGAGACTCTTTAGTAATCTCTTTCATGAAGTTTTTAATAGCAGTATCTTCGTCTACACCTTTCTCGCCTTTGAGATAATTATGCAATGCAAGACTGATATCAAATAAATCATCCTCACCATTAGAAGGATCAACAGTCTCGTCACCAATGGTGATTTTTTTTATAGAAAAGTTTAAGGTGATAAGAATACTTTCTTTTTGTTCAACTACATATACAATATTACCATTGTCTAGCTTTACAACTTCAGGCATTAGTACTTCCCCATTATATACCTTATTATGGATTCATTAGATAAGTCTTCTGATAAAACAGTATGAAGTGTTTTATCTTTTATCTTCATTAGATGTGCTTGCTTTTTAGGAATTTTAATACAAATACGGTCGTATATTAGAAAACCAACTTCGTAAGCAAATGTCTGATGTATCTTTACTACACCTTGTCTGACAACATTTGAAAATGACGCAGAATGTTTCTGTCTGAATACATATGGTGATAGAAAGTCAGACATAGCAGAATACTCTTCATCCATACCCGAAACGACTTTTCTCTTTACTGTCATTTTGTAATCGTATCCTTTTAGGAAATCCCTGATCATATTGTTTATCTTTCTATCTCGGTCTAGGTCTTTTACGAAGCTTTCTTTTAAGGTATTAACATATTTTTCAACTTTTTCTTCATTTTCAAAGTTATGATAATCGACATTTATCATTTCGTGGTCTACCATTTTTAGTAGATACATATAGTAATCTTCATTTTTCGATTTTATAGACATTATGATTTTATTTCCACTATGTTATCTAATTGTGACATGAACTTGATTTTAAACTTATTAACATTATAAGTATCAGGGAATTGTAAAATTACCGTGCATGATATTCGATAATCATGGCATTCAGTTGCTGTTTTATCAAAAAGCATTGGGTGGACTGTACACAATCCATCAAATTCATCCCCAACCCTATCTGAAATCATTTGACGAATTTTAAAATCACTAAGGTCGTCTGGGTCGGGGATATGGTAAGTTCCTTTATGTTCCATAAGGAACAATCGTTCATCACTCAACTTCTCTCTCCCTTATTTCATCTTCAAGTAAATTATATAAGTCAGGCTCTTTCATTTTAAGTAAGTTGAGCTTATTCTTTTCGAAATACAAGGTGAACCAAATATCAAAAATAGATTGCTTTCTATCTCTCATATCCATATACATTTTCTTTTCTATAATGCAGTATTTTGAGAACTGTTCATTGATGGTATCAGAAGCATTACTCATTTCTGTACCTAAATCTACCTGCTTTATTTTTGCAATGCGATAATAGTTTATCACTGTTACGCATGTATATTTTGTAATAGTCATAACTTTAACTTGTTTAATAAATGTAACCTTTCGGAAAATAATTCATTATATGTTTTGGGGTTTTTCAACTTATATAAGTTCATTTCACGGTCAGATTCAAACGTAAAACGAAACTCTATATACATTGCTTTATTAGGGAAAGAATACGCGCTGGTTAATGATTCAAGATATTCACTATTATATCCCATAGAAACAACTTCAAAGCTATCTGTGTCAGTCAATGACTTAATTAATGACTGACACACCCAATCCATACCTATATCTTCAGGTTTCATATCGTGCACATCGACACCATATAATTCCATGATACGGGCAGCAATTACTTTTTCAGGAACTAGTGTGCCAAGTATTTTCGAGTTTATGTTCTCAAACATTTCACTTTCATTCAAGACCGGCTTTTTTACGCAACGCATTTACTGTTCCTCTGTCGTCAATACTATCTTTTGATTCTTGTATTATAACTTTATTAAACCATTCTTTGATTTTTTCTTCATTCTCATTATATTCGCCATTGAACAAACCGATATTTGTTAGTTCTGGATGCTTGAGCTTAAATTGGTTTTTATGTTTTCCTTCCTTGAGTCTTAGCTTATACGTATGTACTACCATCACATAGACTGTGGTGGACTCTGCATAAAACTCATCGTCGTCATCGTCATCCCACGAATGAGATTCGACTTCACTGTGAACCGCTATGTTACGATCAACATCAATGTATGATCCATATCTTTCTTCAATGATATCTGCAACTTTTTTTGAATAGTGGTTTACAAAACCACCATAAGCTTTTTCACAACGTTCACAAAAATCATCAATAAAGAATGCACGACATTCCTTTGTTCCATAGTGTATACGAAATCGCCTAAAACGCTTCAGTATCAGTTGTTCATTTTCATCATAACCACTTTCTTCGTCACGTTGATTAAGATACTCTATATACGGCGTTGGAGTTAACAACTCTACATTGATTGAATCCACTCTTTATACTCCCAATAAGCCATTCTTTTATCAATACATTCTTGGTGAACAAACGCAGTAACAACTTCGAATGATTCGTCATACAAGTCATCACGGTAATGTTTTCCGTGTTTCAATTTTATACGATTGAGGGATTCCTTGTCAACGGTATTGGCCGTTATGATAGTGTTATAAACATAGGAATCATATATTCTTGTGGCAATCATATGCTCATCACCGTCGTCATCAACCTCTTGTTTTTTATCAAAATACTCTAAGAAGTCAGGATCATTAAAGAAAAGCTTAGACATAGCATGATTATTAGCTTTCATATAATCAGCAAACTGTCCATAACTAAGATTTACCGACGACTTATAATCATCGACGTAATCTATATCAATACGTTTCAATGTGGTTTCAGTATTATCCTCATTAACTTCTTCAATGTAGTAGAGAAAGCACATGTAATGCTCGTCGTCTACTTTAATCATAAGTATTCTCCTACTAAATCGTGAACCCCGTATCTTTCACTGTTGTACGGAATTTCATATGGTTTTTCATTAGGCGCTGATCTAAACTTTTGATATAGGTCAGGATATTTTAATTTGATTTTTCTAAACAATACTTCATTAAAAATTTCAACATCCATACTAACGTAACATAGAGGATACGCTTTTGTTCCTCGAACTTCAATATCTGTAATTAAAATAAAAGAACAGTTTAATAGTTCTTCTAAAAACCCATGGTACTCAATCAATAGTTGTGACTTAAGCCACTCTGGGTTTTTGTAACCCAACAATATAATTCTATGCTTTGTTTCAAATATCATCAGTATCTTCGACTCTATAATCCTTGTAATAATTTGGGTCTTTCAGTTTTATCAAGTTAATATTTTTACTACCCTTTGCTACAACCGCTTTTATAAAATATGTTACTGTGATGGTGTTGGGAGAGTCAAGCCTTCTCATGCCAGTATGACCCCAATTAGCTTCTACGTTTATAAAATCCATTTGTGATTCTCTAGAATACGAAACCGGATCGCAAATAATTTCTATTGGTTTTAGTTCATATCTAGCCCACAATTCTATAGCAGCTTGCTTTTTAACTTTTTTAATAATAGACTCTGCCATTAGGCATTCTTTTTCACTACTATTAAGCAACAGTTCTACATCACTACCAGTGAACATGTCAGGAGTAATGCAAAAAACTATTGTATGTGGTCTGTATAATATTTTCATGTTTTATGTGAGCAATCTATCCCATAGAAATACGAACCGTCACTGGTTGAAAAGTTTGCATATTTATGATTAATTAGCTTAGTCATAAAGTTATTTTGAATCTTTAATCTGTTAAAAGATTTGTTAGAAATCCACACTTTATAACACAACGTAAATGTACAGCATATCCCATCTGCTATAAAAAAGTATTCTGATCTAAAGTTTTCGGATAATTCAAAATCATCGAAATCATCTACGAGCCAATCAGGTAAGCCACTATTATCAAAAACATAATTACGATTTTTGAATTCCCATTCTCTAATTATCTGGCTCATGTTTTTTATAATTGAAACTTTCTTGAATTCCATAGGTATGAGAACATTCATTACTCGGAATTTTAGATACAAAAAGTTTTCATTGCTTGAAACTAAAGAAGGTTTGGTAGTAGTCATAATCCTTGATCTTTAACAAACGTAATTCGTTTTCACTTAGAGAAAGCTTGATTATTCCAGTTACATTAAAGTATAGCATAGCCCTTTGATTCTGTCCGGTGTTTACTTCACTTGACGCTATACTAAAGCTATTTGTCGTCAACGGGCTTACACATTCTAGAATTGCGCCATACTCTATATCATTCTGATATGCATGACCGTGTTCAATTAAAAACTTTAAATCAACACGATGTTTATATGCTTCCTCATAGTAATGGTTTGGATCGCCACACTTAGCTTTGTAATGTTGTTCTTGTATCTCATTACGTATAAAATTCGTGCTAGCTTTATACATAAATGTTCGATAAAGATTTATTGTTTTATCCATATTTTTATAATGTGAGTAATGGAATTCCCAACCTAAGAATATACTCCTAGAGCCTTGTACTGTCAAGGTCTATAAATAATGTTATAGATTTATAGGAGTGATCATGAAATCTAATGAGAAGTATGAAATCTTAACGCCCACAGGATGGAAAGATTTTACAGGCGTTGAATATACTGGAATGAAACAAACATTGAAGATTACCTTAGATTCGGGTAAAGATATTGTATGCACCCCAGAGCATAAACTGAAAGTTAATGACAAATATCTTACCGCAGAAAAGATTAAAGTTGGAGACACGATATCATCTGTGTCTTCGGATGTCCATAAAGTAACTTCAATAACTGAACATGGAACATCTGCCTGCTATGATTTGGTAAATGTAGAAAATGATGATCACTCTTTTGTAATTCAAAATGATTTAATATCTAGTAACTGCGATGAGCTTGCATTCGTTAACAAACGTATTGCTCTCGAATTCTGGACCTCTGTATTCCCCACTCTTTCCTGTGTAACTTACGATACTATTATCCTGACTAAAGATGGTTTCATGAGAATTGGAGACGTTTTCAAAGATGTTGATTATAAACCGGGAGACTATTTCACCTTAGATAATTTCGAAGTATGGGGTAAGTATGGATTTGAAAAAGTATCACATGGTTATATCTCACCAAGTTCCGAAACTGTCATTGTTAGTCTGAAGAATGGACAGTCAGTTGAAGTAACAAAAGACCATCCATTGTTTGCTAACCGTAATGGTGGTGAAATGGTTCGTGCTGAAGATTTAAAAGTTGGTGATAAACTACGCGTAGATAAAGGCATGATGGTCGATTTCGGTGGGTTTACAGATTTCAAATGTTTAATTGAAACGGCACACGAAAATCCTGAAATAATACTTAATATGAGCTTCGAATGTTTCAAAAACCTTATAGATTTCTTAGACTATAAAATTTATTGCGACAATCAACAAATGATGAATTGCTTTACGCAGGTTCTTAATAACTATGGGTATAATTATGAGTGTAAAGTTACTACGTTACACGTAAAAGAATGTGTTAGACAATATCGAACTGAATGGGTTGATATCGAATATATTTCCCAAGGCTGTACTAAAGTAACTTATGACTTTACGGTTCCTGCAACAAAAAGCTTTTTACAAAATGGTATTCTGGGTAGTAACACTGGCGGTTCATGTATTATCACTTCCACACCTACGGACGATGAAACTCTATTCGCTGACATATGGAAGAAAGCCAATGAAACTATGGATGAGTTCGGTAACACCACTGAGGTAGGTAGTAATGGTTTCAAAGCACTAAAAGTAAAGTGGGATGAACACCCTGATCGCGGTGAAGAATTCAAAGATTTAATGATTAAGCAGTTTGGTGAAGAGAAATTCAGACGTGAACATGAACTTGATTTCGTTGCAGAAGATGAAACCCTAATATCACCATTGTACTTGAGTGAAATGAAACACCAAGAACCTATAAAGAAAACAGGTCAGGTAAGATGGTATAAAAAGCTTGATCGCAATAAAGTTTATTTTATAGGCTATGATCCAAGTCTAGGTACTGGTGGCGATAACTCTGCTATTCAAATATTTGAATTTCCAAGTATGGAACAAGTAGGTGAGTGGATGCATAATAAATCTGACGTTCCTACACAATTAAAAGTGTTGAAAAATATACTTAAAATGTTCGAGGATGCCGGTTTCGAAGAAGACAATGTACGTTGGACTCTCGAAAATAATTCCATTGGTGAAGCACCATTGGTTCTTATTGAAGAATATGGTGAAGACGAATTCTTTGGATACTTCATGAGCGAACCATACAATCCACGTCAACCTAGAGCGCGTTCTAGATTCAGAAAAGGGTTCAATACCAGCAACAGTAGTAAGCTTACTGCGTGTACTCGTTTCAAGCGTTGGGTTGAGAATGATAAGATGTTAATACATAGTAAGCCTATGATTAAAGAACTAAAAGGTTTCGTATCTCGTGGTAGAACATATAAAGCACGTGCTGGTGATAACGATGACTTGGTTATGGCTACACTTCTATGTGTGAGGATGGCTATGATTACTATGCAGGAAGAAGATGAGTATATGGATGCGCTTGGTGTAGGCAATGAGATAGATGACACTGAAAGTGATGACGATAGTGATTGGGATCAGCCATTGCCGGTTGTATTTTAAAAGTATTAATATAACTTAGACTCATTAATAATAAATATTAAATATTAATACAAAATATAGGAATACTTATAATGGCTGTAAAAATTTTCAATGTTAGTTTAAAAGATGTTAAGCTTTCCAAAGGAAACCCACCTTTTTTATACAACATCCAAGAGTACAATGGTAGTCCATTAAACTACCAGTTTGAAGAGGTTGATTCTTCATTTAACGACCCTATAAATACCACAACTTATGCGGAAATGAGTAGCTTGGCAAACCAAAACTATACCTATCGTCTTTCTAATACAGGCGATGAAAGTGGTGGGTTTTATGATATAAGCAATGCTTCTGAAATTGATCTATCATATGACTGGAAAAGGTTTGACTATGCATCAAACTATCAAACAACACTTATTCTCGGAAACGTTTTTAGTATGGATTGGCTTCGTGCTGGATCATACGGGACAGAGCCGGGGAATCTGGATATTTACACATTGGCAGGAACTGACGCAAACTATCCAATATTAAGTAACGTAACTCTATACACTTGGAGTACTTACAGATTTGTTATCAACTCAGAAGGCTTAAAGTTCTATATAAATGATACACTGTATCGTGATCTACCTTCCTACACGTTAGATGAGGTGCGCAATAGAGGGATTAACGTAACGTCATTAACTGTTTATACAAGCTCTAATAAAGTTAATATTAGAAACTTGAGTCTAGTTATAAAATAAAATTTGATTTATATTCGTCGGATGTGTTAAAATAGTATTATCAAAAGAGGGTGATACTATGACAGTTTACACAGAAACCACACGACGTAAAGAAATCATTTATAAAACCACCTTTCGCAATGGTGGTTTTATTATGTATTGGAAGTTGTATTTCCAATTTATTCCTACCTACAATCAGGCAGTAAAGTCATTCCCGTTTCTCAAAAAGACTTGGGCATGGATTACATTCTTCTTTAAAACATTTTGGTGGCTTTTGATCAAACCTTTTGGTGTGATTTACAAACGTAAACGTATTATGAAAGGTGATATTTTGATTAAAAATGGTCAGGTTGTTGCCAAAAATACTAAGGTCAAGAAAACCAATATCCATTATCTTTTTTGGATTCCTGTATTTGCTAATCCTTGGTATCTTACTGAAGAAGATTGGAACGATATTTTAAAGTGAGGGATATACCCTCACTTATACATCCTTATAGTTTTTGTTCCTTTACTTTCTTATATTTATCATCCTCAAAACTTCCTTCATATGTTAATTTAATGGGCTTGCGGTAGTAGTAATAGTTTGGATGTTTCAACTTATGCAGTCGTTCTAATCTATCTGCTTCTACTTCCATTGAAATAAAATGTGCGTCAACTGCACTATTCAAGAAATCAAAATCATCTATGAAAATCTTAACATCAAATGCATAGTTCATTGCCAAATAAAGTTCGCCATCTTTCATATATTTTACAGAGCTTCCACCACCCGAGCCAAGATTCACACCAGCAACTGAGTGTGCGCCTCGGTTTCCAAACATACCACTACATGACGATATACGATGGTTATTGATAATAGTGAACTCTATTCTTCCCTGAAGACCCTTGTAATATAATGGCTTTGAATTATCTCTCATGAAGTTCTCAACACCATCGATAGGGCAGGAATGGGAGTTGCTAACTTCTTTCTTATATTCGACACTGTACTGTAAGCTGATAATATCTGCGTCAAAGTTTTCTTTTATAGCCTCTGGGAGATACTTGAAAATATCACCCACTTCTTTTGCATCCTCACACAACTTTATTAGAACAAACCTATCAGGCTTCTTACTTACTTTTGGAAACATGAAATACCTCCTGAAATAAGAAAGTATAACATCGGCGTTGGTACGAATCAATAAATACTGTAAACAATAATGGAGTTGAAAGTATGAGTTTAAAAAAATATGTAGAACTTTTAGAATCTGCATCCCAAAGTGGTAAAAATCAGGAAGACACGATACAGGAAGAATTGTTTCTGGTTTTTCAACAAGAAGTTAAAAAACACTTTGGTGATAAAATAGAATCATCTGGTTATGAATTTACGTATAATGGCACTGATAAGAATGGTGGTCTTGTTGATGTTTATTATCTTAATGACGAAAAGAATGATAAAATTTCTATTAGTTTGAATACCGAAGTTTTATCTATTGAAGATAAAGACTACGATGATGAAGAAGCAACTAACATGGAGAAGAAGAGTAATGTTGTTATTAGTCTTCGATTTGAAGGAACTCTATCTGTATTCTTTGAAACTGAAGTGGGCGATGTAGAAATAACATCTGTACCGGTCAACGAAGAATATGGATTGGTAGTCAAGAAATACAATGATCATCTTGGAGCGTATTGGGATAGTCTACTGGATACAAAGAGTGAACAGGACATTGTAGACGATATGAACGCCTACCATGTTGCCTTAGACACCTTCTTTAAAGAAGCACAGTATGACATACCAAATTATATAAAGATGTACTACGGCTCTTAAAAGAAGTCTGAGATATATTCTATTTTGTGTTTAGTGGCATCATAAACACATGCACTATGTACTAATCCACTGAATTCACAAAGTTTATGCTGTACGTGGAGAACAAACTTAATGATGGGATTTATATTGTAGTTACGAATCCATACATCCGCGTATAGAGACATTATGTTACGGTCACAGAATAAAACCTCGTGGCCGTTTTCTTCAATCTTTTTAGAAAAGTTTTTTATAAAATGTATATCTTCTTCTAGCAAACGTATTTTATAAAGAAAGGACAACTTTTTATTTTCATCAAAAAGATATCCATAACAAAGTTCAAACTTTTCAGGATACGCACCCACTTTATTGAGGATGCGCCTGACTAGATATCCATGTAAAAGAAAATTACGGTCTTCAATGCTTTTCATCAACGCGACCTTTAACACCTTCTTTAAAACACTTATCAGCACTACCTTTGATCTTATGGAGATTAAGAGTACGACGAATGTTAGGGTAGTGTTCAAGGTTTAAAACGATTTCAACGTTTTCGATGTAGATACGTTTACCTTTCAGTTCACCAATACCGAATGCACCTTTGGAACGTGACTTGCATTTAGCTGATGCAATTTCCAGATCAGCATCTTTCCAAAGAGGATACTTTTCAACATCTTCACAGTAAATTTTCCCAACAATAACAACACTTTTCTTTTCATCTGAATAGATGGATTTGAGGTTTACCTTGACTACATCAACTCCGATAGAGTCTTTGAAGGCTGTAGGAAGGTCTTCGTTGATAACCGTTTCAATGTTCTTTGCCTCAGACATGAAAAATCCCCTTACGACTATTTCCATCTATTATAGAGGATACGTAAGGGGATTGCAAGCTATTTTACAATTATGTTGTTAGAGTGAAAAACTCATAAGCGTTTGTATAAGTTTGTATATAGAATCGCTGATCGTCTACACGATTTATCACTGTCCCGTTATAGAAATTAGACATTGTTGTATAATATCCAGCATAGTTGGAAGTAACAATAACACCGTCAGTACCGTTGCTATTATCAGAAACGTATGCATAGTTTTCATCAACTATTTTCACAACCCTAGCATATATGTTGCTATCTTGTGCAGAGCTTTGATAACCCGGCTTATCAAATATGATCATGTGTTGGTCATCTAGCTTAAATGTTTCAAGTATACGGCCTGCATCTTGAAATATTGGCGCAATTGAGCTTACTGTTGGTATAAACTGGCTGTATGGCCCTGAGTTTATACTGGAACGAGTCGGTAAAGATGATTGTAAAGAATACTGTAAAGTTGCAGTATTATTTTCATAACGTACAATAGCATACTTGTTTTCTAAAAGCTTACAAACATAAGGAAAATATGACATTGGGTTCGTGTCAAAATTATCCGTTGTAATATCGTATTCAAAAGTTTGTCCATACGAGTAACATGAATTTCGTAGATATAATTTATCATCAACTATATTTAAAGAATGATTAGAAGAATGATAGTATGGGCTATCAAAAATACTAGTACTATTCATGGTATAGATAGTTGTTGTTGTTGCTGTACCAGAGCCAAACACTATTTTAATCAAAGAGGCAGAAGTATTTGGGTCTGCCGCTACAATGAATACTGTGTCTTGACCGTATGGCTGGATACACAAATAATTGTAGTTTGAATTATTCATTTGAGTATTTGATAAATATATTTCATCACTTTTAATAAAGGTATTGTTTACGTCGTCATATTCAATAATAAATGCATGGTAAAAGTTTGTGCTATATTGCTTAGCAAAAACAACAATTCTACCATCACCTAATTGCGTTATTTTTATTCCCGTATAGGATCGTCCTGCATAAAGAACTTCAGAGCATATTTGTGTGGTTGTTGCATTATTATCAAATACATCTGATGTCTCGTACATAACTCCAATTGTTGAATCGTTATCTCTTTGAGAGACAAGACGGAAAAATCTATTATTTCCTACGTAAGCGCTTGCGTCACCTACCGAGACTCCTCCATAGAAAGGAAAGTCACCTAAATTAATTTCTGCCATATTAAATACCCCTTATGATGTACTCATTGTTAAAAATGTAAATTCGTTTGTGTTAGTCTGTAGCCAGAATTGAGTTGGTGAAATCTGGTTGATCATTCTTCCAGTATGATAATCATTAATATTATTGCCATTCTGAGTTATATTACATACAAAAATTCCGTTTCCTGCTGCTGGTGATCCAGCTTGGCTATTGTCGGAAACAAAACCATAGTTTTCGTCTATTACTTTTAAGAACAATGCATAGACTGAATCACCATTTTCTGGTCTGTAAAAGTAAATAATATGCTGCCTATCAAGACCAATAATGTCACACATTCTGTCATCATCGGTCGAAACACCTAAGTCAACCAATGGAGCGAACAAAACAGAACCCGAAAGACTAGAAGTCTCAAGTCCACTAGTTTTTATTTTAAACCGCAAGTATGCACTATTATCGACCATTATACTTAAATACCTGTCAGTATCTAATTTTATAGCGGAATTGTAGTAAGTAAACCTATTCATAATCGAGGTTTTGTTGACCATATCAACCGCAAATCCTTGATATGAGGCTTGAGAACTTAATGATAAGAAAATATTATCATCAATAACTCTTGTATAAACTGAACGTTCTGTAAAATAAGCATCTGCTGAGCTATCGTTTATAACTAAATTTTTTGTTATTGTTCCTGTGGTCAGCCCTTCAAAAATATATGCCATGAAAGTACTTCCGCTATTACCAAACACAAGAATAGAATCATCATTATATATCTCAAAACAATATTCATAAAAGTTATATACGTTAGCATCACCTAATGTTATGTCATAATCTCCAACAATCTCGAATAGTCCATTAACATCATTATACGTGAGAATTATTGCACTATTTAAATAAGTACCTAATCCACTTTGTTTACTACCAAGGATTAACAAGTTTCCATTTGATAATTGTTTCATTTTAAAATATCGTATGTAATCGTTATTGATAATTACTTGTTCGTGGACGTTAGTAAGTGTTTGTGTTCCACTAAAAACATCTGAAGATTCAGAAAGTACTGCAATAGTTCTATCAGGATTGCTTTGTGTCAGTAGCCTAACAAATCTATTGTTTCCTATATAAATGCTTTTTTCTTCGGTTGTGGTGCCTTCTCCTGTTGGGTAAGCACCTAAGTTAATTGTATTTGCCATTATTCAAATCCTATTAGAATGTTACTGTTGTTGCGTCGTAATATGTGTTTGTTAATATTGTTTCGTCCGTATAGCCTTCAACGTTATCTACTGAATTGGTATTAGATATAACATTTGCAGTGAATGTAGTCGTACCATCATAGTAAGTGTTATTTAGTAGCGTCTCGTCTGTATAGCCTTCAACGTTATCTATTGAGTTAGTATTAGCTATAACATTTGCAGTGAATGTAGTCGTACCATCATAGTAAGTGTTACTTTGTACTGGCTCTGTTGTTTCACCAGTAATATTAGTTACAGTAGCTGATGTGTCTTTGCTAGATACATTAAATGTTAATGTAGCAGCATCGTAGGTGCTGTTGGCTCGGATAGTATCTTCGGTAAATCCAGTAACGTTAGTTACAGTAGCTGACGTGTCTTTGCTAGATACATTGAATGTTAATGTAGCAGCATCGTAGGTGCTATTAGCTCTGATAGTATCTTCAGTAAATCCGGTGATATCAGTTACAGTAGCTGATGTGTCTTTCGAAGAAACAACTATTTTCGACATTAAGTTTTCAGCTTCGAAAATAGTTCTTCCGAGTTGAGGATATCGCGGCCCAAACTTTAGTGTTGGAAGGTGTACACCACCATAAAATTTTATACCCATATTTAAAACCCTTTTAGTTTTATTTATAGGTATATAATTTGAGTTTACATATAATATTTCTCAACGATTTTCATTAAATCGTCAAATGTATCTGCATATTTCTCAAATGGTGGCATATCATTATGGCGTTTTTGATTTATGATATAAGTCATTTCTTCTTCGGATCGGTGCCAGCACTTTTCACAAGGTATGAAGCCGGTTCCCATAAATGGATTGTCGTCACCTCGTGTGTCCTTAACAATAAGTCCATGAGGGCCATCGCACTCGACATGTTCTTTAATACAGCACTCTGGATAACCGTATAAAGTACCAAACAACCACCCACGTTCTTTATAGTCCATTTCCTTGAATGTTTTACTCATTAGTATTTACCACCGTTTTTATTACTGTATTTCCGGTAAGCTTCCCAAATGTCGTCTGATGGTAAATGTTCATCTTCGTCTTTTACATAATCATCATAGTTATACATCGACTTTATAATTTCTTCTTTCTGCTTAAGAGCTTCCGTATACTTGTCTTTCATTGCAGTTATCATTTTTACTTTTTCTAAATACTGCCTTTCTTCTTCACGTTGCCTTGCTCGACTATCGTCAAAGAACTTTGGATTAGACATCTTCATGAAATTTCTGGCTTTTACAAATGAATCTGAGTCACCACATACTTTCTCAATGGTTGAAACATCTTCAATATGCTCCACTGACTTCATGATATCTATCATTGTTGAACGATTTATTGCATTTCCTACGTTTGGTCGTACATCGTCTTCAAGGTAACCAAATGCCCCATCTACTGATACCTTACTCATTTCAAGACAGGATTTTACTAAATCATTAACTTCATCAATACTGTTTGTTCTTACTAAGGAATTGATAGCCATTCCTAAAATCTTTTCACTATCTTTAGCCACGGAATCCTCCTAGCGATTTCATAGTTGGTATATCACATGCTGATAATACCTCAATTCTACACTGATCCGACCTGACTTTTTCAGGTACGCTTGAAAACAAAATTTCTATTCTCAATAGTTCAACATTAATTTTCCCCGGTGTATCCATACCACCAAGTAATGTACAATTAGGTTTTTTCAATTTTAAATAATTTAACGTCCTTTTAATATCTTCAGAGTCTTTATTTATAACAAATACAGACTCCAAATCTATAAGATAAAAACCATCGTAAACATCTTCCAACATAATAAACTTTGCAATAATCTTGTTGCTGATTAATGGACCATAGTTACCTAACCCAAAGCAATAGTGGTTATTCAGAACATAACTTATGTAATGCTTTATTAGGTCTTCTTTAATAACCCTTTCAGTGCAATATGCCATTGCATTTTCGAATGTATCTCCCTTATCAATCATATCCTTGCAGATTGCTAGAATTGTGTAAATTCTAGTAGATTGTAAAGCTTTACGATATTTCTCAAGTGGTGCAAAATTTATGCCATATTTCAAGTTATTTCTAACATTCTTAGCTATAACTTTTTTGAATGTATAAATGTCCATCACACGAATACCTTAGTCTTGGGACTTTTGATTTTCATATAGTTTAGTGCTTTCTTCACACAATTGGTATTTCTTAGTATTTCCCAAATAAGAACACCTTGACTATCTTTGCCCAACGCTGAACTTAGATATATCCCATTAGGGAAGTTCGTGGTTATATCACATGAAATAGCCTTTTTAATAAGAGCTTCAGCGAAAGTTGGTGTGAATATTAAATGAATATTTTCCTTAACAATCTTTGGTATGTAGCAACCTGTCAAACGATATAGAACCATGTCAATTACCATATCATTTTCAATGATACGCTTTCGGACTATGTTAAAAACATTGTCTCTAGACTTTCCTTGTGTTTTCCGTACCAAGGAATCCTCTATAAGGCGCATAGATTGATAGATGTAAAGCATACGATGTTTTGAATTAGATATTTCCAATGTTATTCTCCCAAATCTAAGTCTTCACGAGGAAACTTTATCTTGACGTAGTTTATTGACTTCTTCATAGAATCATGGTCTTTATTGTTTGGATACCAAGTATACCAAGATAGCCCTTGTTGGTTTCTAAACATGGTTCCCAACATACACGCAAGATTACATGGGCCTTCTAGATAAGTGCCAGTTTGTTTAAGTAGGCATGTAGGTACTCTCTTTATGAACCTAGAAACAATCTCAGAAGTTACAAAGTATGGCATGTTTATTCCAACTTTTCTTGGAATGAACTTGTTTTGGTTAATGTCCGTAAAATAGCAGAAAAATCGTATAAGGTTGAGGTCATCCCCGACAAATTCATCGAATGTTTTCTTAGCCACATCAAACCCATAAAGTGACAGATCACTTTCAACAGTTTGTAGAAAGTAATACACTCTTAAGGCGTCAACTTTTTTCTTTGCTATTTCTTCCATAGGAAGATGTTATCAGGAAATTTTAGGAAGGTCAATAAAAAAGGATGAGCTTTTGACTCATCCTCTACGTACATGGTAGAAATTGCTTGGGCGAACAGTTCTTTTTGAATCGAAGATAGTATCTTTGGTAGCCCAATAGCTGATCCCGACAGATGCAAATCCTAAAGCAACTATAAGCCCAACAACTCCAACGTATAGAAGTGCTGCGCTAAACATAAATAATCTCCTAAATAGCCTAATTATTTATGTTCAAAATACGCTATTTTAAGCAGCTTGTGAATCAGTATTTGCACTTACAGGCATCAGTGAAAGATAGTCCACTATTTCATAGATAAAGCATAGGAAGCTCACCTTATCGATATAGACTCTTTCCATATCATCCTCTCTCTCAACACCACTGCGAATGATTATTGGAAGGTCTAGTATATCTTGAATACCATAGTCGAGAATATTTTCCTCAACGTCGTTACCAATTCCAGAGTATACACTGATATTGGTATACGTTTCAGTACGGCACACACTCTCTTCATTGTAATAAAGCTCATGAATATATTCAAACGATAGGTAATTCAAACGATGATTTCTGCCTAGTATATTTGAAGATTCCGTCATATTGATAAGCTCTTCTATAAAGCTATGAACCTTTTGTAGTTCAGGATACGCCTTAAGAGTCATTATCAAGTCACGTACTGAATAAGTACGTTCCAGTTCAATACTCTCCTGAAGATACTGAATAATTGACGCATCCATGATTGGTGTGTTGATTATTTCTGGTTCTTCATAAGTGAATGCAATATTACCTTTCTTGTATAGAGATATATGTTCCATACCATGTTCCTTCTATTATAATAGTAATTATTTAAAGATTTTGAACCACCAACGATTAGAATACTTTTCGTAGAATGAATCGCTTACTGTGATGATTCTATAACAAAATAGGAGCTTGGTCGTGCAAAGACCAGCGAAGAGAATGAGTAGTGATAGGATGAGAATTGCCATAGGAACCTCCCAATATATAACGTAAGTAAAAACACTAATATACTAAGATAATATATCAGTAACTAGAAAAAAGCAAGGGAGCGTCAAGCTCCCTTTATTACGCGGCTAGTTCTCTTATTTCATCGAAGGTTTGACGACGCTTAATCACACCATCTTCATACACTACTTCAAGTAGGTTGGAATCACCAGCAAAACTCTCTGGGACTGTCTTGTAGCCTTCATCCACATCTGGGACTAGTGCTAACCTACCTTTCTTAGAAGTCTTACCAGCGTCGGTCACAGGGTCTTTAAAGACGTTTCGACCCTCGCCATTGACTTCGATGTAAGAGCATTTCATAGCGAACTTCTGAGTGTCACGGTTGTGGTCTTGTAGAAGTTTACCACCCATACCGAATACAACATTCTCAACAGACCATCCGTTAGTTTTTAGGTTCTCGCAGATTCTACGGATCATTTCGATATCGATACCGTCACCCTGTAGAACACGAACCTTATCATTTAGAACTTTGTATCCTTTGGTATTCTTATAAGAACCAAACTTCTCATCTAGAGCGGTGATAACATCATAAACAACTTCAATCGGATTGCCACTATCAGGACGAACTACTAACACACCGTCACGCTTTAGAATTTTATCTTTAAGCTTCTCACCAAAGATGTTGCTAACTGCATTGTAAATGTCATAGCTATCTGCAACGATAGATAGAATACCAGTTGGGTTTTCATCAATTAGTTTCTCGTATGCAGCCGCTTCACCATCTTTACCGTGGGAGGTGATTGTGCTGTGTTCTGCCGCAACAACACTGTAAGCGCACACGTTAGAATCGTAGTAGCGCATAGCTGTTAGAATACCTTCCATAGTATCTGTACCGCTGAAGTTGATAAGGTGCGCTGCACCACCAATACCAGCAGTGGTATCAGAAGAAGCACCACGATAGCCGAAATCATGTAGTTTGAATGGTAGGCTATCGGTATTATCAGATGTTAGTTCTAGATATTTTTTAATAATTTTCTTGCATTCTTTACTGTAAGTTGCTACAGTAGATGCATACCATACGGCAGAAAGTAGACGTGGCTCTAAGAAAGATGGTAGCCAGTAAAATTCTGGTAGGGTATTTTCAATAACAGCAAGTACGTTTTTGACAGGTAGTACCATACCTTCTTTTACAGCACTGATCTTAATAGGTAGGTAGCCTAACTCAACGAGTGCTTTAGCACCTTCGTAGTTAAATGGTACGCCGTGTAGCTCAGTGAATGTTTTAGCTTCTTCAACATCCGCCATGGTTGGAAAATTGTCATTGATATCTTGAATAGCTTTCTGTAGGCCGAAGAATAATACTTCGTCAAACTTGCCGCCACGGCTTTCAATGTAAGAATATACTTTAGTAGTACCAGTTGGGTACTGGCTGAAGTGGGATAGTTTGTAGGAATCTGTTTTTAGAAAAAAGTTATTATAGTTCATGATATTATCTCCTAATTTTGGTTTGGCTCTTTCGCCGTAATATAAGACCTTTGGTCTTTTTGGATGGGTCTTTCTGACCTCTGATAATATTTATACCACGAACAACAATTCTGTCAACCCCCTTTCTGAATTTTTTCATCATCATAAATACTATAAAATAATGTAAAATAAAAAGGACGGTTATGGGTGTGCGATTTTATGGTAACGTACAGTTACCAACCATTATAATTGGTAAGGGTAGAGGAAGGTTTGCTACCATCTATCTTTTATCAGCCAATGAAGACGGTACATTTTTCAGACAGAGTATAAGTAATGGTTCGATAACTTGGAGTGACACGTTAACTGAAGCTTCAATACCAGTCGCTATTGATGGTAATGCTTATACGAATTATTCTTATATAGCTTATCAAAATAAGTTTGTAAAAAAGTTTGATATTAGAGGAACAGAGCTTTGGAGTAATACACTTACATATATTCCAACAGACTTGGCATTGGGTTCCAATAATAAAGTATACGTAGTTCAAAACAGTAATACGATTTCAGTGTTTGATACTGACACTGGTGAAAAAGAAACTGACATTACTATTGAAAATGTTTCGAAGGTAGCAGCCAAGTACGGCTTACATGTTGGTACAACTAATGGATATGTACATTATGTGGATCAAGATGGTGTAATACAATCATCATATAATACTGGTAGTTCTGTTATTGATCTACAAAATAATAAAGATGGGAGTGTTATATCATTATCATCAAATAAGATATCAAGGATATCTAACACAAGTAATCTCGTATGGTCGTATAACGATACGTCTTACGGAACTTTCAAATCATTTACATATGATCCCTTTGATAAATTTACCTACGTGGGAACAACGTCTGGGAATATCATTAAGATAAACGACTCTGGACAATATATAAACCATTTTAATGTATCATCCAATCCAATGAATGCTATATCATTCTGGTATGATACGTTATATGTAGCCGACTCAAACGGAAATGTGTCAGCCTATGATGAATCATTTGTTGAGAAATGGTATAGGGAAGGTAGCTCTATTGCTAAGGTGGATTTGCATGTGACTCAATCACAAGAATCCATTCACCCACCGATTAAAACTATCAATAAAGGATCACTTAGTAATGTGGTTGTATCGCCACAAGTTAATGAGTCTTATTCTGTTTTAGTAAGCGATTATACAGAAACCGACTATGCTAATACGTTACTACCAACCGAGTTTGATGTATCTAAAGGTATAGCGGTAACAACCAAGCCACTGTCTAATGAAGCCTACGAAGTGGTATCTAATTATAGCGATCAAACCAGTGTTTATAATGATACTTTGCTACGAACTGAATTTGATATATCTAAGGACATTGTGGTTGTTACTAAGCCGTTGTCTAACGAATCTTATGAAGTAGTAGCTAATTACACAGACAACACACAAACTTATAATGACACTTTAATATCACCTATGGTGGATATTAATACTTCTTCGTCATTCAATACGAAACCAGTCATTAACCGATCATACGAATTAAATATTAATTACACAGGGGAATAAGAAATGCCTTCTATAATAATAAATTTAAGTTGGGTTGATACCAACCGTGTAGAGGATGGATACCGAGTATATAAAAGTACTAGTCCCATGGACCCAGAAGTATCTATGCCTGCACCAATTGCTACACTAGACCCAAATAGCGAGTCTTATGTAGACACTGATGTAGTCTATGGTCAAACCTATTACTACATTGTAAGCTCATTTAATAACTTACAAGCCAATGAAGTTTTTTCTGAAAACAAAGAAGTTGTTTGTGAAGAAAATATTTACGCAATATCTGTTGATGGTGAGACGCATAAGTTAGACACTAACGGAAATAGAATATTTGTTGATAAAACGACTAACTTGTTTGGTTCCATAAGAGCAGAGTTCACAATGGATATGGATTACAAAGGAAACTTTTATTACGTTTCTGGAAATACTATTAAAAAGGTAGACAAAAATTTCCAAGAGGTTTGGACGTATGACTTTGCACCATATACTCTGTATAATAATAATTTTGCATTTTATGTTGGCGTTGATGAGTGTGTTTATGTAATTAACACCTACTATCAAAATTATAGCGCAGGAACACAAATCTTTAAAATTAATAAAAATGGTACTGAGGGTGATATTATCGATAGTTTTTCTGGGACTTCGTTTTCTAATCCGTCAATTACATTATCCCCAGATATGTCAATGTTGGCTACAGAGATAACTTCTGGTAGTACTACATATACACATTTATATGATACGCTTACTGGATATAAATATACATATATCAAGGGCGGCAACCAAAACAATACGTATGCACCTCAAAGGGGTATAGCTATTGATAAAGAAAATAATGTGTATAGTAGTGGTTTAGACTATTACTCTTCTTGTGATAAGTATGGCGATGAAAGGTGGTCGGTTAACTCTTCTAATTATAATCAATCTTATGGTTCAGTTCTCTCGATGGACGACGCATTTGTATACTCAATTAACGATAATAAAAGAAGACTATACCGCTTCAATACATCTAATGGGTCTGCGGTGAGTAATGCTTTTCAATATGAAATGACTGATATCTGTATTGATAGTAATAATAACATTTATGTGTGTACGCATTACAATAATGATGGAGTTATTAGAAAGTATGATAATACCCTATCACCAGTGTGGTCTTATAATACACTATCGACAGGGTTCGATTTCATATTAATCGAACCGGGGATGCATTATCAATCGATACATAAAAGCTTAGGAGACGAATAAAATGAGTGTAAATATAAAAATAAACTTTTTTTCAAGTGAAGATGCTGACAGCATCAATATTTATCGTGCAACACCAAGTATAAATGTAAACAGCTTACCGGCTCCTATCGCAAACATTCCATCAACATCTAAAGAATATCAGGACAGCGGTTTAACAAAGAATACAACATATCAATATGTCGTGGGGTCTGTATACGGTTCTGAAGAAAAAATATCTGATGTAATTAATGTCAATACGTCCGAACCTATTATTGGAACATACTCGAATCTCGTTTATAAACTTGATCAAGACTTTAATTTATTTTACTATAACAATATTAACACCCTTTCAGGAACAGCATATGCAGTTGACATGGATTCTGATGGAAACTATTATGCAGTTGGAGCTACTAATATTGTTAAAACTGACAAGGATAATAATTTAGTCTGGGAATACATATACGATACTGAAACCGTGTGGGGAGATACTATAGTAAAGGGACAAGATGGTTATGTATATGTTGGTCTTAGGGACGGTAGAGTCTTAAAAATAAACGATGCCGATGGTACAATAGTTTGGACTAATACTGATCATACGCTACAAGTCAACCAATTGGTCGTATCTTTTAGCGGCAATGTATACACCGCTTCTGACGATGATTCTATTAAAAAAATACTCCCTGATGGAACAGTGTCTTGGACTTTTGATTTATTTACAAACAATGTTAGAGGTATATGTATGGATGAGAATGAAAACATATACGCACATGGTAGTGACAACACATTCAGAAAAATAAGCCCAAGCGGCACCGAACTATGGAGTAAATCTGGTGCATACCTTACGTATTACCGAAGAATGTTTTATAGAGCAGACAGCGGGATTTTATACTTAATTAGTTCTAACAATTTGTATAATGTAAATAAGCAAGATGGATCTTTAACACTTTTGTTCAGCTTAAACTTATATAACAATGCTGCGTCTTTAATCGATATGTTTGTTTATGACAACGGTAATATATTATTAACAACATCATATACTAATGATGGATTCTATATTTTTTATGATCCTACGGGCAATATTCTCCATTCTGGAACTGAATTCGGGAGGATTGATAGAATTGCTTCAAGTCCCGGTACACAATCCATACAATTAGGATTACATACTTAACAAAAGGCTCCATATGGAGCCTTTTTAATTATTTACAATTTTGACCATATTCAAGGTTGGTTCAAGTCCATGGTACAAAGCGTATTCAAATTGAGACTTGTCGTATTTTGGTATACATGGAAGCAACCCCTGAAGATCAATCTTATAATAATTAGGGTTCTTTTCATAATGGTATTCAAGTTCTAAAAGAACCTCGTAAAAGTCTAAACCAATTTTAGCTGTACCATAACTATAACTTATATCAATTCCATCGTGGTAACAAAACTTGATTTTTTGAATCATCATATCAATTTTGTCTTGAACCCTATCATAATATGGAGCATCACTATCTAAAGAGCCTTTCATATCAAAACCAATAGTAAGGGATTTGAGAAGACTGGTATTTCCATATTCTTCATAACGGACAATGGTTACTAATGTATTATTCATTTCATAATCCTTACAATATCCAATGCTGAATTGAAGTTTGTTTTGTCGATCAAACTCACGTTTACGTCCATTGTCATCAAAGGTTTTACTGATGCACATATAATTTTATAATATCTCATTATCTCATTCAAGTTTTCTTTACATCCTTCAAGATCAAATATATAAATTTCAAGCTCACTTATTTTATATACCTTGCGTGTAACCAATCCTTGTTCTTCATAAGAAAATTTCAGACTAACATATTCATTAGAAAGATGTTTAACTGCTTCATAAAACTTTGGCATCTTATATGCTGTCTTGTCGTCAATTGAAGAGACATTAATCTGGAACATCAAATACGATCCCGGTTTGTACATTTCCTTGTCAGTACAGATATCATGTTCCCACAAGGTGTACTTGTAAGAGTCTTCTATCATGTCGGACAACAAAGTATAGTCGGGTAACTCTTTCTTTTTCAGTTTGGTCATAATAAAAAGGGGAGCTTACGCCCCCCAAACCTCAATATTGGTGTTAGTTAATATTGATTGCACTGTCTGTACCAGATTCAAATTCTTGGCGGGTAGATTCAGCAACAATAGTGTTGTACTCATCAAGGTTAATCTTTGGAAAGTCGTTAACACTTGTCATGAAGAAGCCACTAAAGAAGCTGTTCAGTTCACGGTTATAGATACGCTTAGTATCAAGGAAGCGAGTCTGTGCGTTCTGAAATTCTGCACGACCAGCTTTAATAGTCACTTGAATCTCTTTATACATACCCGGATCAAGGTTGATATTCTGTTCCTGAATCCACTGGAACATAGCTTGTGAACCGTCTTCACCATAACGGCCTTCGAAGGTTGCATCAACAATTTCACTCAGGTCTTCTTTGTACTTGTCAGTGACTTGTACAATCTCCTGAACCTTAAGAGTGTAATTAGACTTGATGTTCTGAAGATCATCATATTGTGCAACAATCTGTGACTCAAGATCAACGGCACGGTCGTTATACGAAACGTACATACCGCCGAAGGTTGCACCCACTGCGATTAGAACACCCAGAAGGGACAATACTGCAATGATTGCGATTTTAGCACCTGTACTCATAATTACTTTTTCCTATAGTGTTTGTGTAAGTTTTTAAGTTTGAATCTACCCATTGCATGGGTGTCATCTTCTAGTATTATAACATGCACCTCTAAAAGTGCAACATCATTTCCAATTCCAATCATGTGTCTTGTGTAGAAACCGATGCCTTCAATCTCTCGGTCTACATACCTAAGAGAGTTTTCAATACCATTCTCAACACATCGACACTCGATACCTCGGATGTTGGTTATTTGTTTAGTTAGGAACCAATTCATTTTCCGTTTTTGGAAACACGATGAACATATGTCTATTTTACATTCTTTAACATATGTCCATTCGTTGTAAGGTATATCTAACTTTTCACACTTCGTTTTTGTAGAAATAAACAGCCGCTCCTACGTTGACAGCAATTTGTAGAATAATAACAAGCAGGAATGTCCACCAACTAATTTTGTTTTCCCAAAGATAGCTTTTGAATTCTTCCATTGGACGACGCTTAAAATCACGCACTACGTTGTTTTTAACAATAAGCGCAAGCTTACCAGCAGTTAGGGTATCAACTTCACTAAGATCATAGTCGATAGCCGGATTAACCTCTTGGTTTTTAGACCAGCCGAACGAGTAAGACCATGACACTTCAGGGAAATTCGGCGCACCGATAACAACTACCTGATCATTCTTACGGCCATTACGCCATTCGTTACGCAGGTATTCACCGAACTCAGAGCGATCACTATTAACAATGACAACCACAACATTGACTTGTTTTTGACCACCGATTTCTTTTAGAACATTACGCATAGCCAAATTATATTCTTCTTGCGTAGCTTTATTAGCACTTACACCACGGAAGATTACAGGCTTGGCACGGTAATAGTCGTACACACTCGGATAGTTCGGAACCAGCTTTTGAAGGTCTGGATCGACACGATGATTCTTACGATATAGAAGTGAAGAATCTACGCCCTTAAGGTAATCAACATAAGAGTTTTCCATCGCTACGTGTTCACCAACAATAACTTTAGAAAATCGTGGTGGTTCTTCAGTACCCTGACGATCTACACGATTAATACGAATATCACCAACTGTAGTACGAACCATCCAGTCATAATCCCAATTGTGGTCATAATACGTAGTACAAACTCGGTTGTTACCAGTACCGCTACAGATTTCATAGCTATGTTCACAACTTACTTGTACCTGCTCTTTCCCAACTACTTTTCCGTTTAGAATTTCGGTGTTGAACTTTCCACCAAATAGAACAACCAGAGTACAAACAACACTGAAAAGAACTGAGATAATTACGCTGATTCCAACTTCACGCCACGAGACTTTGTGAGGGAATGCAAAACGCATTACAAATGGTGCGACAATAGCAACCACTGTAATTCCAACAATAAGCCAAATAAATCCAATCATACTTTCACCCTTTTAGTTTATTACCAGATAAGTATACCAAAGGGTGAAAGTTATGTAAAGGTTAACCATTCAAAACATTAAGAACAACGGTCTTTGCTACCTTACCATCGAACCGACCTTTGTAATTTTTAGACAGATGACCCATTACTTGACCCATTGCCTTATTACCTTCGGGTAGTTCATTGTTGTTAACAAACTCGTTAACGATGTTCTTGATATCGTCTTCAGAAAGTTGCTTAGGTAGGAACTCTTCTAAGATTTCCATTTCTTTATCAACTTCCGACACATCTTGATTTCGCTCAACATAGATAGCACGGTTGTCTCTTAAATTTTTGTAAAACTTTCCAACCTTTTCCTCTACGTCGGCATCCGTTACGGTTTGATTTCCTGATGGGGAAGCTTCACCGATAACTGTAGTAAGCAGTGACGCACGTAATGTATCTTTAGCTTTTCTAGCTAGTAATTGTTCTTTTTTGATTTTATTTAATAGATCAGACATATAATACCTCCATGAGGTATAGATTATAAGACTTTATTGTTTCTTGTCAATATCTATATTTGAATGAATTTTGACAACACCAGAAAGGGCGTAAACGTATCCGAATGCATTATTACATTTAATTGCGTTAGCTAAAATAGTACAATCTTTGATATAATGGGTGTAGTTTTTATTAGGAACAAAATCACTAAGATTCTCTATAGTATATGTTGGACAATCACCACATGTTTCATAGATTTTTTGTATTGAATCCATTGCTGAAATAGGATTTTCTGTATAAACTATCATACCATCAAGTTGTTCATTGAGTTTTCGAGAGACAAAGGAAGTTGTAAGGCCATATTCTATACAGTCTTTATAGGTGGGCTTGCAGCCAGTACTTATTCCATCATGTTCCCAATAGTCAGAGGGTTTTATGACATAATAGGCACCTTTTTTTGTGTTGGTGTCATACCACGCAACACATACTGGAATTGTTCGTATTCCAGTGTTACTTGTACCAAAATGTATAATTATCATTTTCAACTCACAACTATGTTGTAATTTACAATCTTACAACATTATTTATAAACAAAAACAAAAAAGAGGGCATAGCCCTCTTTTAATTTAACCATTCAGTTTGTTCTTATCCATGATTTCATCAACAAGGCCAAACGCTAGAGCTTCTTCTGCAACCATGTAATTGTCACGGTCACATGCAGCGTGAACTTCCTCTAGTGTCTTTCCAGTACAATCAGCATAGATTTCTTCTAGCCTTTGACGTGTACGTAGAATTATTACAGGAATACTAAGTACACCCTTGATGAAATTATTGAAAAGTTTAAAAAAGTTCACGGTGAAAAATATAGTTACAGATATGTTAAATATTCTGGAATATTTAATTTAGTGAAAATAGAATGCCCTTTTCATGGTATGTATGAGCAATCGCCTAAAAACCACATATCAGGAAACGGTTGCCCTAATTGTACTGGTCGTGTTTCGAAGTCTTCAAACAAATGGTTAGATTCGTTTGAGAATAAAAACATTATCTATGAATATTCGATACCTGAAAATAAAAACCTTATAGTAGATGGATATGACCCCACTACCAACACTGTTTATCAATATCATGGAGACTATTGGCACGGCAACCCCCGAAAATATAATCCAAATGATATAAACTCGCATAATGGAGAACGTTTTGGGGAGTTATACAAAAAGACTTTAGAAAACGATAATTTTCTAAAGTCTTGTGGTTACCAACTCATTGTGAAGTGGGAAAGTGAATAATATACCATATCACAATTTCTATAACTTTATGGCTTTTTCATTTGGTCTGGGTACATAACCGCGTCTGCTAAACCAAAGTCAACAGCTTCTTCGGCGGTCATAAAGTTATCGCGATCACAAGCCGCATGAATTTCTTCTAGTGTCTTACCAGTGCATTCTGCATATATAGTCTCCAAACGCTTTCTGGTTCGTTGAATATGCTTTGCATGAATTTCAATATCACTAGACTGACCTTGAAAACCGCCCAAAGGCTGATGGATCATGTTCTCTGCCATTGGAAGCATGTAACGCTTGCCTTGTGTACCACCACATGCTGCAAGGAAGCTACCCATAGACGCTGCCATACCGGTTACAACAGTAGTAATGTCTGGCGTGACATACTTCATAGTGTCGTAAATCGCCATACCTGCGGTTACAGAGCCACCGGGGCTGTTAATGTACACATGAATGTCTTTATTAGCGTCTTGGTTTTCAAGATACAGAAGCTGTGCACAAATTAGCGATGCCATTTCATCATTGACACCACCGGTCATCATAATCACACGTTCCTCTAGAAGACGTGAATAGATGTCCATTGAGCGTTCACCGTTAGAGGTGCGTTGGATTACCATAGGTACTAGCATATTATATTTCTCCTGATTTATGTTTGTGATTACATCTTAACGTATTCATAAGGTTTTGTAAACCCTACAAATTTTATTCAAAATACTTATCAACGAATAGTTTCGATCTTTTAATATTGAAAAGATCATCGCGATCAAGTTCAATGATAGAATTGAAAAAGTCGGCGTTTTCAATATCACCAAATGTAACCGATTCGCCTTTTATAGCGGTATACTTAAGACCACTATAATCGATTAAATATTTCATGGTTTTACAAAAGTCTTCTGCGCCATCAAGGTCACAGAGAAATTCAATCTGGTCTGCTCCAAGCTGAACTTTATCATTTACTAAATCCGCATAGAAATCCCTGTCGGATTTAGGAACCTTACGGAATATTTCTTTACGCTCGGATGGATAAATTTTCTTTGCTCTGTCTACAAATATCTGTGCATAATTATCAACGTAATACTTTACCCTTTCATAAAGAACAATATTATCTTTAATAAAATTACCAACGGTGTATTTTACAATCATATCAATTCTCTTCTGTTATTGAATCAATTCCCTTCTTAATCTTCATGTAATTAAGGACTTTAGAAGGACTATACCGTACATGCCCACTATTATCAAGCTTTGCATCTTTTAAGTGCCGCACAATTTTATCTGTGTTACGTCTCTTTAACACTAACTGATTGATAATTCGTGTTTTATCATCATTAGACACTTTTGAAATTCCAGTAAACTTGCAACCTTTATGCTCAAGGAATGTGTTACTGACCATAGCCAAGTCTTGCATACGTGATATCAATGCCTCCATGTGATATTCAATCACTGATTCATAATTACTTTCCTTGAGATTATTAATCACACGACTGGAATCACCTTTCAAAAATGAAAACTTCAAATACAAAGACAGAAGTGCATTGGGCATCTTACCATTTCTGATATTCTTTTCGTAATATTCAGAACCTTTAACAATAGAATTCTTAAAGAATTCCAGTGACAGCTTAGTCAGAATTTGATCTTTCATCATTCCATTAATAATTTCCCGATACTCTTCTGTACTGGTTTCATTATAAAGCATTTCTTTTGCTTTAGTAAACTCTTCGCGTGTCTTATCGTTCTCCACTTGATTTAGATACTTATCAAATTTGAGAAGATGACGTGCACATTCTTTGCCATACTTTTTATAAATTTTTACTAACTTCTTCTTGTAACATTTTAAAAAGTAATTTAACTCATCTACGTTTGAGATATGTAGCAAGTCCGCATCAATATAGTAATCCATGATGTGACTATCAATCCAAAGGTATAAGGAATACGATACAAATACCGTGAGCATATCAAGAGTTTGAAAGCACTCTGGGATTTCTCCGTTTTTGACACACTCAGATACAGTTTCGTAATCAATATATTTTGAGATAACACCTATACACTCTTTGTTTCTACTAAGGCTTATATCAGTCATAGGCTGACTATCCATGGGATTATTCTTTCTAAGCTTCTTCAAAGAATCGATTTTGAAGTTCTCAGCAGTAAGCATATAGTTATATCTAATAAAAAGATTCATTACACTTCCTTATACTTAATAATTGACATTATCTTTAGTAAGAATGATACCATGTAATACACAATACAAGCAATGATAATATGACCAACAGATGACATCATTACAGCCGGATTATAAAATATTGCAGCATTTACGAATATTGAAATAATAAGCATAAACGAGAGAAACATTACGGTCCTAAAGATCATAGTAACATTATAAATCAATCTCAGTTTCTTATTATGGGTCTTATCTTGTGTGTCTGATAGAGAGACTTTCGATGTATCCATTACTAGACTAACATTATTAATCACAAAGTTTGACTCAGTGTCAATATGATAGTCATAGTAAGATTTCAAGCAACATGCAATGAAAAGCGTAGTAACGAACACAGTGTAGACTAGTGATAGGCCCGATACACCCAAAAATGTTATTGATCCACCAAATACACCGAAAGCATACCAAGGGATATAGCGCATGTTTCGATGTGTTATAATTTTATCAATTTGATCGCTCATCTAATTTCCTTTCTTCGTTAAGTTCATCTGCACGTTCTTTCAGACTAGTAATTAAGTTTTCCTTAATACCAGCAAAATATATCACGATGGATTTGTACATTTTTCCTTGTGCCACAAAGCATGATACCACTGTGATCAATAAAGCTAACGACGTGATGGAAACCGTGAGAGCTTGTGTCATGGCAATAAGCATCAAACACATAACACCCATAATGATTATAAATGGCATATGGTTTTTATGTTTGAGAATGACAGCACCTAGTAGCTGCTTGGAATTAAATATTGCCACAAACTTTGCAATTAATCCCAATGACTTAGCAACCTCTTGGTCGTTTGAAGTCATGTATGATACATTAAGTGGCTGTGATTTGTCGCCAAAATCATTATGTTCATAAATGATTAAGTCACTATCAATAGCATGTTTTATATTAAGTATTGAGTTCATAACATTCTTGTATTCTTTTACAGAATTCAATCCCAACCAAATAAACAAAAGTTCAACCAGTGCGATATAAGCCACAACACCTATAGTACCAAAGATTGAATAACTGAGGGCACCAAATGCAAAGAACACAATGGCGATAATCCAAGAAACCAGAGTATGGGTTAGAAGATCGAAATTCTTAGTAACCCCATACAGACTGGTTTTTAGGTGACCATCATTAAATGTAAGGACATTCATGAAATTGAGTTTTCCGCTTTTCTCAATTTCACTCAATGCCTTTATTTGCTCACTTAATGGAGTATCATTGTTCATTTATCTCTTCCTTAGTCATACCCATACTTTTAAGTGATGCTTTAATCTCAACCTTGTAATCTACGCCAAGGTTAACAAGCTTAAGAACATTAATGAAACTCAGCTTATCAAATGAGATTTCAAAGCCGGTAATCTGCTCATCACCAAACGGGTGTCTCTGTGTAATAGTCTTGACATTTTCACCGCCAAACTTCTTTCCAAGTTGGATACGAACGTCAGAAATCTTCTCTTCCATTTGCTCACGATCCGGGCGACCAAACATACTAACGCGCTGTAGGCCAATCTTGGCAAGGAAGTTTTTACCATTAAAGCTAAAACGGTTGCTATATGAAATATTATAGCTGTTACCGTCCACCGCATAAAACATGTCCCTTGACACAGATGGTAAGAAATGTACTACCACAATAAAAGACTTAGAACATGATTCAACATAGGATCGAACTTCGTCTGGGGTATCCATAATCTTTTGTTCTACGCCAGCATCGTTAACATTCAAAACAAGACAATGCTCATCACATTCCTTGTCGTGAATTTCTTCGAAGTACGATTCAAATGCCTTGGCTAGTGGGCTTACATAACTAATGATAGGGCCATCGAAGCGTGAAGAAATAAAGTCACGGACTAGCTTTTCATTAGCAAATGACATAACACCACTGACTTTTTCTTTACCCATTGCATGATACTCGGGTACGATACCAAACAAAGATCGTACCATACAACGGTTTTCATCAGTGCTACGGTTGCATTCAGTGAAAGATTTTTTTACGTCACCTTTGGTAAATTTCATAACAATAACCTGTGTCTGTAAGTTTTATACCATTATAAAGCAATTATTTTGTAATTACAAGTGCTAAAAAGAGCCTTTAAGGCTCTTTGATTTCTTCGTCATCTTCGTTGGCGGCTTCGTTAAGGTCAGCTACAATACCAACCATAAGCCGTGTATACTTTAGCCGCACAACCTCATAGAGGAACCTAGAGGCAAAATATACATTAAATGCAATTGCGACTGCAAATGATGGTGTGTGGAAAACAATGAAACAAGTCACCAATACCAGAATAGCCATAGATGTAGTAAACGATGCCATGCTATTCTTTAACGAGTCATAAAGAACGTCGTCATAAAGGTAGTGTGAATATAGTATAAGTTGTTTAAACTTACTCTTAGCCTCTTCTGACTTCGCTACAATATATGGTGATTTAATTTCATAGTCACCGTTTTCAACAATCTTATGATACGGATATTCTTCATCAATCATAACTTTACGACGACGGTACATAGTATAGGCAGACCACAGAGTACCAAGTGTTAAAATACCATAAAGTACAATAAGTCCGCTTGCGCCATATATAAAGAAAACACCTAACATAAGGCCAACCAACAATACTGTGTTAATCTTATCAATACTATTCATACCCATAATGTCAAAATTAAAGGTAAGAATGTATCCACTTCGATCAAGTCTTTCTTGTGGAAGATTTTTAATAATATCACTATTAAGGCGTCCTTCTGACATATCTTCAGTAATAGCCTTAACTGAATTCATAAATTCTTTCATAGTTATTCACCGTTCTTCGAAATGTTGGTAACTTTCTCAAGTATACTCAACGCAGTTTTATCAGTCAATATCTCTTCTAGTCCATAATGAAGTGGGCTAGGCCAATTACCAAACTCAAACCAGTGTGCGTCACTACTCTCCCAATTTAACACAGGAAGAAACTCATCACTAACGATTCCTACATAGGTTGTGTATTTGAATCCTTTGGATTCGTCAGTATAAGTATACAATACTTCTAAGCTTGAAGGATCAATTTTCTTACCTGCTTCTTCATGTACTTCACGCGCTACCGCCTGTTTTTCATTTTCTTCAGGGTCAACAGCACCCCCAAAAACTCCCCATGTTCCGGGTTCTAGTACTAGGGCAGATCGTTTAGGAATCAATATCTTACCAGTCTTCATGGAAACCAGAAGGCATCCTGCACCTTTACTCCCCCAATATCCAGTTTTCTGCAATACCTTATCATGTACTTCATCATGATCGTGGTTCATCGTATACTTCCTCATTTACATTTGTATATATTTTTAATTCTTTAGTTTTTTCTTCGACATTTATTCTTAATGAAAAAGGGTCTAGTTCAAAACTGCTCATCATGTCGTCTATCATATCTTTACTGATATAGGGTTTTTCAGATTCAAGTATGTCTTTGAATGTCATCACAAAAAAGGTCGTATGCTTCAACTCGTCCATTAACATATCATAATGGTTTTTGTGTTTAGAGTTCATAAAATAAATTATTTTGGCATTTCGACTTCGTATATGTCTTACATGAAATATTTCATTTACCTTATCAGGTATAACGTTGTTCACGTAGTTATCTACCTGCTCCGAAGTTCTTTCTGGTGTAAAACGGTATTCAAATAGTCTGAATACATTATATAACTTATCGACAAACTCTTTTGTTGAATAACACTCTTTACTCATACTCTACACGGTCGTAAATGAACTTAACTAGTAATGCTTTCGCGTCACTTAATGCCTGCTCTTCAGTGACTGGCTTTTCATAGTTCAATACTTCTTTATGATAGATGGTGTTCATGCTAACTTCAATTTGGGTTGTATCACCATGGCTCACAATTACACCGGAGTTGAAATTAAAAATCTCTTTTCGATTCTCAAACTCATATCCACCATAGTTAAATGTATAATGCTTCTCAAAAAGAAAGTTACTATCTTCGTCCTTTTCTTCCATGCGTTTAAATTCCCAAAATCCATTTTTAACAATGTACGACACAAACTTACCCGCCCATTGTAAGTATCCAAGCTTTCTATCAAGAGTCCATTCAGTGTCGTCGCGATCATCACTCACGCTTTGAAGCTCGTTTCTAAGATCGGTGACCTCTTCCTGAAGTTCTTCCTGATTCTCATTCCAACGTGACACCAGAGCATTATATAATGGATCAGCAGAATGATCCCTTTCAATTTCAATCAACAGTTCATCAAATGAAAGATTTCTCAATAGTGGTTCTTTAATCATAATAACCTCTTACAAGTACATATTCCAAGGATATCTATAAACCGGTTCCCCAGAAATTTCATCGTTTCTTGTTGTTTTTTCATGCAATCCCAATATCATTTCGGAAAGCTTTTGTGAGGTTAACATTTTTGCAACCGTATAAGCACTTTCCATCTTTCTCTTAGAATACACGTTTTTTATGATTTGTAAATCATTAAGTGTTATATCGTGACCATATACCTCTATTAACTTTTTAAAGCGAAGTATGTGTGCATTGACATTTAGCTGACGATATACATCACTCTCTTCCTTGGAGAGTTTATAATTGTTTGGATACAGAACCATACTGTTAGGAACATTACTTAACTCTTTGGTATATCCTCGAACCTTCATATAGTTTTCTTCTTCTACATTAACATAGTCGTTTTTCTTTAACGCGACTTTGAAATAAGTACCTGTACTTTTTATATCTCTGTTCTGATGGAAAGCACGTTGAGTGACTTCCATATATTTCATACCATAATCTTTAAGAACATAACCAGATGACGTATAAAAGTTAGTTCCCTTAAAATTATAAATGGCATCCTCTTTGGTATTCGAAGCTTTTCTATAAAAGTCAACATAAAGATACTGTGCAGCAATTGCAGATACAATAGGGCTACAAATAGGATCAGTTCTGTTTAATCCAACTACCCTAGATGGTAAATATTCAATTTCATCAGGATCACTATCATACAGAATGCTATCTACAAATTCTTTTAATAAAATCGGATAATCATATATCTCTTCAGTAGCAAATTCTGTTAAAATGGTCAGAATCATATTGTAGATATCACGGTGCATATTCCAGTCAGTATCATGACGAATTCCCGCTATCTTTGTTTTTCTTGAGCTTGAAGACACTGGATACGAAAGAGTGAAAAAGTTATGATATTCTAAACCGTTATAGAAATCATTACTGGCAAGAATTCTTTTGGTTGTTTCATGATCTACCGTTGTGTGTATAGTTCCTTCAAGACCATAAAACTTTTCAAAATTCCCATCATTAATAGTTTTCATATCAATACCGTTACATTCTATGCGTGGGTATCGATAATCACCATCCTTCATAAAGAATTCAGATTTAATATTAATCTTTGAGTTTTCTAATAGTTTAATAAGATTTGAAAGTTTTAAACGGTTAATCATACCATGCTCTTAAAGAGTTCCTTAATATCAATTCCTTTTTCTTTTGCTACCGATTCTGCCCATGTGCTGTTAATAAGCACAAACTTTTCTGAATGGATATGAAGCTCTTCTTTTTTAACATCGCCAAGATTAACATTGTCAACGACGTTACCCTTAATCATACGATCAACGTGATTGAGGATTTCTTTTTTAACCAGTTTAACAAAGCTGTCGCTAAGAATCTTGTTTCTTAGGCTCTTAGACAGAAATTCACGATTAGCGAGAACAATACGCTGGCGGGTATCTTCCTCGTCAATTAGTTCAATATTATCACTAATGCTATCGATAAGGTGTGAAACATATACTGGTTCCATATCACCAACATCAAGCTTAGATACGATAGAATCAGCAATCACATCAAGGTCTTGCAGGAGTTGAAGATAAAAGTCTGTGATGCCTTTAACATACATCATATCCAGATTATCTCCTGCTGGAATAACATAGTACAAACCTTTAGTGGCATCATTCACGTTACGCACATAGGTAAACAGTGATTCAGAACGATACGCAACACCATACTGATATTCATATACAGTATCGATATAGTCATGAATGAATTCAGGGGTATTAGTAGGTGTACGGTTTGACTTATTCTTGACGACAGAAAAAGTACTAACCGACATTTTCTTACTATAGTGAACACCGATATTTCCAGAAGCAACTACATTTTTAAGGTAGGATGAAGAAACTGGTGATGCCTTTACAATAGACTTCAGTTCTTCATAGCTCTTTACAATATCATCTACTTTCATTCTGTATCCTCTATAGTAAGGGTTAGAAAAGGGGCGAGGTTACCGAAGTAACCTCTCACTGGCAGTGTTGAATTATTTACAAAAGTCTGCGTACATGACGTTGAGCTTGATCCATTGTTTACGGCTCATGACCAGAGGCGTAGTGTTCTTACCGATCCGCTCACACATACGAGCAAGTTTTGATTCTTTGCGAGTATTGGCGTTTACAATTTTCATAACAATGTCCTCTCTCAAGTGTTATAAACATTATAACATTAAAATTGAAAGAGGGTCAAGGATTATCTAGATTAATTGATAATGTTCTTGTAAAAAATTCACCTTCACGATCTTTATTCTGGTACTTAAGCTCAAACTCAAAGGTCGATCCTTCTTCGTTATAATGGGCTTTTACTCCAACAAGACCTTCTTCTTTATAGTTATTAACCAATCGTTCAATATCAGTTAAGGCTTCTTCCGTGACCAATACTTTTTTGATTCGGTAAGGGTTGCTCATATTGTCACCACTCATTAAATATCAAATCGTTTTTTAAATTCATTCCATGAAGCATGTGGATATTCGGACTCACAAACCATATGAGTATCAGGAATATCTTTAAACGCCTTAAGTTTATTGTACTGACTACCAAATACACTTTCGTTTAGATAGTTAATCATATCATCATACTCAGATTCAGGCAAGTTATAAACGATACAACCTTCTTCAGCAACGTTTTCATTTACAACGTATTTTCGTAAACAGGATCATCGTTTTTGGTCATTTCTTTGAAGAACTCTTCAGCATCTTCAACAGTGTCAAAGTCCATGCCTTCATATTCTTCAAAGCTAGGCTCAGCGTCACAGAACTCATACTGTCCATCTTCTTTCTTCTCAAGCTTACCAATACGAGTACCACCGTGAATAGTAACGGTATAATCGTCTTCATCTTTAATAACAGCAGCCACGTCTAATGGATTCTCACGTGTAGCATTTTCTACAAGCTGAATCATTTCTTTCATGTTTTTCATAATATTTTTTCCCTTGTTATGTACCATTATTTAGGGAATGTGTGAAATCTGACATTATTAATAGTCTTCCACCAAAGGCTTCAGACAAAAACTTATACATGCTACGATTAGAAATCTTAACACGGTTTAGTGCATCTTTGTTTACATTAAAAACAATTCTGGTCACATAGTATTCATCAAAGTGAATCTGATGCGTTACAGGGCATGAAGGATAACCAACCAATTCTGACGAAGATAATCCTAACTTAAAATCTTTCTTATCAATCTCTTGCTCAAGATAACATTGAAAGTTCACTAGGGCTTGATGCTCAAAATTAGAAAGATCATCCAGTGTATCATATCCCATACGCTTAACTTCGTTCGCAGATGCACATAGAAAAAGAACTGAATGTTGGGCACTACGACTGTTTTTAGGTTTTACAATCTCAGGTTTACAATCCATATCATTCACCGTTAATAAGTTCATCCAGAATATCTTCCAACCATTTTTCACGCTCTTGATATTCCTTTTCATGATCACTCAGGAAAGTCCAAAGGCGCTCAAATGGTTCAATTTCTTTAATAATACAACTACGGGTATACTCTTTCGTACCGACATATTTGATAATTGCTAACGTTGAGAAATTGTTTACATTATCAACGTAAAATACAAGTTCTGTACCTTTTACTTTGTAAAGATAATAGTATCCTTTCTCAATGGTTCTATGTGAATACGGGTTAAGATCAAACCAAAGTTTATTCACTTTTGTAGGTGATCTTCCACTAAGGGCCTTGATAACTTTATCAACAATATTATTTTCTTTATAAAGATCAGAGCTTTCATACTTAACCTTCTGGTATAAACGCTCTGCTTCTTCTGTTGGGTCTACTGGTTTAAACGACATATGCTATCCTCAGTACTCAGGAAATTCCCTTGAAATGTAATTACTACCATACTTCCAAAGCTGATCTACCGTTCGGGTCATGATCAGGCATCCATGACCTCTTAGGTTGACTACAACAACCTCTTCATCCGGTGATGGGTAAAGCTCTACCACCTCATCAAACTCTTCTAGAAAGCCACATGGAACCTTGCTGGAAGTCATCTTAGCACCTTCGATGTATACATGCCCATGCACCATGTAATTAATGTTTGGATAATAATTGAACAACTTAACCTGAATCGGTGTGTCTACTGAAGGTTTACGATCACCATAGTAAAGAACTGACCCATTGAATTCAGGACTCACTTCTACAAACCCATCTGTTTCGATTAGTTTCTTATCGATATTACGCTGTGTGACAAAGATACGATCTTGCTGTCTCTCAGCAGGAAACCCAAACATACAACGTGTACTTGCGTTACCCAATAGACGGTTAGGGTTAACAGCGTTTACGTACTTAGTGAATTCATTAGCTGAATATTTAACAAACTCAATAAACTCTGGATCGATAGTGAACTCACGTTCTTCATCGATTTTTTTACTAGGCACACGAGTCATTGAGAACAATTGATTAATACGATTTAAGATAGTATCTGCCAATTCTTCGATTGAACAGGTATCAACATACAAGTTACCAAGAGGATCAAGCAGTTTAAACTTATAAAGGTTCTTGGGCTTGGTAATCATGATTCCAAGGTTACTTTTTGATTTAAGTAGTCGGCCAATTACATCAGACTCTTTGTATTCTTTTTCAACCACACGCTTAGAGCTAATAAGCAATGCTCTAGGTGCTTCTTCTTTAATTCTCGGAAGAATCTTATCTTCATCATTAGAAATATTTGGCATCCAGATAATAACATCGTAACGACTATACTTAAGGTCATCAGTAAGGATACTTAATGCACCACCATTGACCCAATCACATTCAAATCCTGAATGCTCATCCATGTACTCAGTGAATTTTAAAATAACACTAGATACATTAGAGTCTTTATATTCATTTGGATCATCAAGGTGTTCAAATGTACCACCAACAATTAGCATTTTTTTCATACATTATCTCCAAATCGTTTGCGATATTCTCTCATAATTTTACTGTGTCGGTTTTTATTGACATGATACCGCTCTAGGTTTATACCGTTGAGCTTGTCGTACATTGTACAAACAATGTAATCCATATGTCCATCATAAACTTTGTCAACAAACACTTTAGAAGGAATTGATTTGTTTAATCTGATTTTTTTGAAATCATAAGCCCTTCCTTCAGTAGTCTCAGTGACAACCGGACAGGATACTGAATAAGTATAGCGTGTGCCTTTTGTTACCTCACGCTTGTAAGCTACCTTACTTGCAATTTTATTTTTATCTAAATCCCCAACCAAGCGGGTATAGATATGCATGATTCTTGGACTAACTTCGACAAGATTACCATGATAGCAATTCTTAGAATTACCATCTACATGTAAAATATTTCCAGTAGGCCAATCTCCATAAACCAAAAGCCAGATCAAACGACTTCGTAGCATTTTATATTGCTTACCATTGAGTTTAAAATCTACTGTAAGGTATTCGTATGTTGCACCAGTTGGGGTAGTCATAACTTGTGAAGTTAGGGGTAAAGGACGATCAAAATACTTCTTACCTATAGCACTTACGGAGTATGGCGTGTTTTTATTATAAAACAAACTACCAGTTCCATCGTAATAATAATGCGCTAAACAAAATTGTTTCAGTCGTTCATTGTCTTCTTTATTCCTTAGTCGGGGCATTATTCTATCCTCATAAGTTTATCAATCGTATATCCAGTAATCTTATGATACACATTTGGTATTTTAATTTTTAGATAATTAAGATCATGTTTATTAATGGCAACCTTATAGCGAACGATTACCATATAAGAGTTCATGTTAACTTCTGTCTGTACTCGGTTTTCTAGAAAAGGAATACCTTTCTTACAATAAGGCTTTATTACATCAATCATGCCATTTAGATGACCTCGGACAAATTCATCCAATTTATTAAAATGCTCATCCCTTCCTGTATTATATGTTTCAGTCATGAACTGGTTATGAAAGGTGTACATTGTGCTTGTAACATGAATCGCAATACTAGTCCGATCTACCATCCAATCCTTTATATAAGAATTAAATTCCTCACGGCTATGATTGGACATCAAATCATCTACGTTAAGATTTTCGATATCACCGGATTCTAGCTGTTGCCACGCTCTTTTAATTCTTTCTCTTTCTGAACTATTCTCCGACATTACAAAAAACCTTTTGATTGTATTGACCCGAAACTGTATCTAGATATTGTTCCATGCTTTTTAGTTTCCAAAAATTTGCTTCACGGCTTGATATGGATAAACTGACTCTTACTAACGTATGATTATCATCAACAATACCATCACCGTAAAACAGGTTATTTGAGGCATACTTCGCGAATGATGAGAGATTTCTAACATCACGCTTGTAAATCCTAGACATTGATCTTTGCGCACGTACCTTTACACCATAAAACTTTAAAAATGATTTTTCAACACCATCACAGGCTTTATTGATGATCATGTTACCATCTTTAGAAACAAGGTCTACGCGTACAATTACCTTAAACTCTTTCATACGTTAACTACAGTAAACACGTCAGGGTCTAAAAAATAGTTAAGAGGTTTTCCAGTATGGTAGTCAACACAAACGGTATCATAAAAATCGGCACTTGTTGAGTGTTTTGTGTGCGCAGCATAGCATATGTTTACTGAAACAAATCCATCTTCTTCTGATAGCTCGTCTACTTCAAACAACACAGCATCACCCGAAATACCAAGCATTTCAATATCTTTAGTCCAATCAATACTCATGTGTCCCTCAATCTTGCCCCAAGGCTTCACTTGATAATGGATGAACATCTAACGTATTATACGCTTCTAGTTCATCCTCAATAGTCATAAATTCTGGATACTCATTTCGCATAGTATCGTAGAAGTACTCTTCGGAGATAGTACCATCATTAAATGCATCACACAAGTGCTGAAAACGACGTTCCTTGGAAAGTTTCGGTCGGCCACCGCACTTCTTAGCTTGTGCTTTCGCTTTACACGATTTACTGTAATACTTCCCCCAACCACGCTTTAGGTCTGCGGTGCGAACACTTTTTTGTCGTCCGCATCCACACGCACATGTTACCATTTGAGTTGATGCCATTTTACACCTCTTTCTTTTTGAATTTTGCGATAAAAGTGAATAACGAAATTGTAGTGAGTACGGTCCATGCAACAATAACCGTAGTGATCCACCATCCACTATAAATTGCAATACCAAGGATAGCCAGATTAATAGACACAATAGTAGTCAGTACTTTAAATGCTTGGGGGTCCATTGGATTTTTAGGATCGTAAACAATCTTATCATTATGTTGATCAAGGTACGATTTCGTAAAACGGTCTTTATTAATAACTACACTTGTTAGCCCAATAGCAAGAAAAGCATAAAGACACAGCGTAATGAAATGTACCGATTCTACTATAAACGTACCAACAGTCCCAATAGCAACAGGGTTGACAAAAAGAAACAAGCTGGTAATCAAAGTGATGGTAGAAACATAACTAAGGTTAAAATTTAATTTCATAGTCTATCTCCTAATTAACTATACATATTATAATTGATATTGATATGCACAGTCAAGGACTTTAAGTCAAAAATCTTGTATGTTTTAACTTAAAATGATTTTTCGTGTTATTGTTAGTGAATTCCAAATTTATCATAAAGTAAATATTTTTCACATTCATAGATGATCTTAACTGTTCAAGCAAATCATCAAAGTCTTCTTCAAAGTTATAAATTTTCTCAACCCAAGCATTATTTGATGTCATACTATCCGCAAGGGTTTCTACTAGAAAGCCACTATAGATATCCTCACGCTTAAACAACTCCATTGGTAGAAATTGAGTCATTGCAAACGTTGGCTCAACTGAAAGGTTTAGATTATTATCTTTAATAATTTGTTCCAACTCATAGGCATCAAAAAACAACATCAAGAAGTTTTTATCTTCTTTCTCCCAGAGTTTAGTATACATAATACTATTTGTTATCTCATGATTATAAAGCATAATGAGTCCTCACCGTCACACTAATCTAGCACGTGCCAACCACGTTGTCCAATGCCCATTTACCCGAACATCGGCATACTGACCATCTGGCTTCTTATGGAGCCTAGCACCATACTTTGTGCATAGCTTTCTGGTTGAAATCCACTGCTCAAACAGTTTATGTTCTTTATCATAGTCGATCATATATTTCCTAACGTTCCATCTGTAACAAATTCAGTAGTTTCTCTAAAATAATACGATACCTTATCTGGCCCTAAATATACAACTCCATTAGCATATGAAAATCCATCTTCTTCCTCAACCATTTCATTTTCAATATACTTGGAATAAATTTCGTCAAATAGCTCAACAAAAGGATTGAGATTAATCATCAAATTGTTCTGATGTACATACTGTGCGTGTCTAAGAAAATTAATATTTCTATACCACGCTTTGTTATAAGAATCTAAGGTTGCAAAGTTAAACCCACCATCTGAGCTTTCTACACATCGGAGATACGGCATAAAAACATTCTCTTCAGGAAGGTATACAATTTCAATCCTTTTCTTAATTCCTTTTTCTGATTGATATTCCCAATACTCAAGGCGATGATCAACATGTTCGTATCCAAGGCACTTAGCATCTTTGTCAACTTCTAAGAACCTGATAACGGCACCTGATTGATTATAATAAATATGTTTTTCTTCCCAAGAATAGTAGGACCAACCTCGCTGTTCCATGTATCACCAACCCTTTACTTTATATTCTTTAAGCAATTTATTTTTATCTTCTAGTGCTTCAACTGATGGATCATCACTGAGAAATATCTTTTCGATGTGGACAAAGTTACAAAAGTCAGGTTCCTTCAAGTTAAAGTAATTAAGTATCTTGCTAACATTTTTCTGTAATTCATTTTGAGGAACACGTATACCTATAACCGACGTAAGAATTTTTTTCTTATCAACAAAAGGGTAAAATTCTAGGATAGAAAATTCGTTATAAATCATACCATTATTTTTCACATACTTACGTAGACAGTGCTTTGCATCGTTTACTAAGCGTATCAGAATAAGGGTGCTTTTATCATCAGACATTAGAATACCTCTAAAAATTACCATAGCTTAACATAATTTTTCTGATGTATCAAAAAAAGAGAGGCTAAGCCTCTCTTTTTCATTCCTGAATCCAATAATCGTATACCATCTTATTCGAACTGTCCCACACATCACACAAGTTGCCATCAACCACTGCCGCGAAGTGCTTTGCCATGTGAGCTACGATTCGACCTTTAGGAAGATCGTAGTAACGTGCTTTACGTCCTTCGATCTTAGGTGCTGATCTACGCACAAATCCATACTTCTTCAAAGCTGCTTCCATATCTTCTTTATAGATACCACGCGCAATTGCTGCACTGCCCATCTTGCCGTTCTTTGAAGCTTCTTTCAGAGCCTTACGTGCTTCAGTGTAAGGAATGTTACAGGCAATTGCCATAGCACGAATACCACAATCAGTTTTCGTCTTCATGCCTGCTTCTGCACGTCCACCATCAGTATAGATATAAGTCATGATAAGTTCCTTATGCGTTAGTCATTGAGTCTTCGCGTGTTACGAAGGATTCTTTTTTGCTTGCCAGTTCAGCCAGTGCATCAGGATCAAGATGTGGGTTATAAATGCTACGACCTTTGTAGCGAAACCATTCATGAATCTCATGAAGTTCGGCATCTTTAATCAGTGCAAATACAACACCTACGATTTCCTGTTTACACATAAACTCACTCAAGTAGCGTTTACCACTGACCCAAGGTTGAGGCTTACCCGTTACAGAGCAAATGCCATTTGCATTGTATAGCTGAATGTAGACACCTCGTTCATCATTATGCTTAACACGAATTTCCCATCCCGGCTTATAAGAGCAGAGTTGAGTAAGTTCTTTAACAGTGTCGATAAATGCCATAATGATATCTCCATTTGATAATATCATTATAGCATACCTTTAAATTAAAAATCAACTATGTCGCGGATATTTTTCATCAACCATTCCCAAAAACTGGTTCCGAAAGGTTCTTTTATAGCGTACATAAACTAAACGGTCCTTGCCATAGGTACACGTGCGCGAATATTCTTTAGATTTAGTTGTATTCACAAAACCTTTATCATTCTTCTTAATAATCCCATTTGATATTAAAATAGAATTAACATCACGTGGAGCCAACTCTAAACCACGCGACACATAAACAAACTCTGCTAATACTTTTGCAGTATCAGGGAATGAAGTGAATACATTATTTTTTGGTACATTATATTTCTTCAGCTTTTTATTTCTACGTTTCTTATGGGCATTACCCGACAAATGGTATTTCCATGTATCGGGCATCATCTTACTAGACATTAATCTTCCCACTCTATTGAATTGTCAATTGTTTTTCTATCACAGTCGGTATATATCTCACCGTTAATCTCAATTAAAAAATATACATTTCCTGAAGCCATCGATGTATGACGGAATTGTTTAAATACACGGTCGTAATCTCTATATTCAACGCGTTCTACTAGATTACCATTCATTGCTTGTTTCTTATTAATAGAATCGATAATAAGATATGTTAGCATTTTAGCTAACAGTAAATCATCAATTTCATAATAAAGATCAAATTTCACATCTACTGGACCATAGTCTTGCTGTATAACAAGAATATCATTACGCGGTTCTTTTGTTGTGACAGGCAATACGCTATATCCATTGTTTTCATAGACAACTACTTTTCTTTCACAAAATACATAACCACTGTGTAAGAAGTTAACCATGATAGTACGATAGCCTTCTTTATGTTGTGAGTATTCACCAACCGTACTATGACATACTTTGTTAATGTCAACTTCCAACGTTATTCGGGGATCGTCAGTTAGGTAGAAATGATGCTTGAACTTATCATCAGGTATTCGGCCTACTTCCCAATCGTTTTCATCGAGACTTAGCATTGTTCAATTCCTCTTCCAACTGTTTTGCCTGCCTACGTAAAGACTCGGCTCTTTCTTTTATCTCTATCATATTGGTATGAATCTGTCTGGTGTTCTGATGTATTTCATTCAAATCTTTGCTTATATTGTCCAACTCTTTCAAGTTATTTTCAAAGACTTCAAACTGTTGCTCATAGTGAGCATCCATTCGTTGAATACCATAATTAACCGATAAGGCTACGCCAGCAAGAAACAATAGAAAAATAACCATATAAACGTAAGGCAGATTATGTTCACCTACCTTCTTAACAAACTTATCTATGGCACGTGTATAAAAGTTCATAATTCCTCACATTGATTAACATTTTAAGATAGTGTATCATAGATCATAATTTAGACAAGGGTTAAAGAATGAGTATTGAAAATATTTTGATTATGCTTGGCTATTCGCTAGGGAAGTGCTTTAAGGTATCGAGTCCTATCCTTGGACTACTAGTGTTTTGTTCCATGGTTGATCCGACACTGAGTGTTCAAACTGCCCTCAGTATCTATTCCTTGGTGTATGTTGTTATTCTATCAGGAGACGTGTTTGGGTATGCTTACTCAGCAGCTATGTACTGGAAGTTTCATGGTAAGAATCTTCGTAAACTAATACTGGATGAAGACTGTTAATCTTCATCCTCTTCTTCGCCCCAATAAGGGTTAATGTCTTTTCCAACGTAGGCTTTGATCTTAGTTTTGCCGATAAGGTTTAGTGCATTTGCTCTATGAGTACCATCAATTATAGAGCCATCATCTGGATCGTATACAATAGGATGATAGCCTTCTTTTTCAATACGCTTGGAAAGTTCTTCAACAAAGTCTTCGTCTACTTCCCATTCGTCTAGATTAAGGTCATCGATATCCATTACTGTTTTTTCGTAGGTATCAAACTTGTTTATGCGATGTACAAGATCACCTTCGTCAAAATCTTCAGGGCGTCCATGAATATCTTGGACCATATCTAGCACTGTTCGAGAATCTACTACCGTATTCTCGTTGAGGATGTGTTCGATTAACATAATATACTCCTATTTTAGTATATTTATATCAATCCCATTCTGTCCAATCTTCTAAGTCTTCAGGAGTTGCGTTCGCTAATAGTTCACTACCCTTTTTAGCTATCTCTGCCAGCCTTTCCTTAGACGGTCTGAAGCTTCCTTTAAAGGTGACAACGCCAGACACCTTACGATAGACTCTCAGGTATTCTTCTCTCGTGCAGTTATCCAGACAATGAGAACGTACATGTTCCCTTGTTTTAGATAATGGTATTCGTTGATAACAAATATGACAGAAAATCATAATAAAGATTAATCCATTTCTAAAACAGTTACTGATGGTGTTTGTGGCAGGGGAGTAAAATGTATTCCCTTTTCTTTAACGTAGGTTTGAAAACTATTAATATAATTTCCTTTTAAATCAAATGTTTGTACTTTGACTAGATAAACATCATCTTGTATAGCTTCGATTACTATATCTGACTCTATATTTACATCATCAAACATGTAAAGGTGATTACGGTTTACGGTTAATATAATGTAGTGAACTGGGTCTTGTCCTCGTAACCATACGTCATTTATTACTGATGGACTTCGTTCCTGAATGTATTTTCCATTTGGGTCTTTTTCAATTTTCCACGACAGAGTTCGTATATTCATTTTCATATCCTTTCTATTTGCAATCGTGAAACATTATTGTATCATACCGTTGAATAATGTAAATGATAAATTGATTTTTCTAAGTCAATAAAAAAGGGAGCCAATTGGCTCCCTAGTCTTTTCTTTATCTTCCAGCTATTATAGTTCGCCAGTGTTAAGCAAACGTACTGGAATAAAGATGAATTCCACACTCTTAGTAGGAATGATTGCTACGTCACACCATAGTTCGTTACGGTCGATACGTGCAGGGGTGTTGTTGCTCTCATCACAACGTACCACGAAATCTGTGATACCACGCTTCTGTACGATATCCGCTAGGAACTTCTCAACAACGTTTACAACCGCTTGACGTGTCTGTGCATCGTTCTGTTCGAATAGGAACGGACGTGTGATGCGATCTAGCATGTAGCGTAGATATGCAGTCAAACGAGATACGTTGATGCGATCCATTGAAGAGCTAACAGATGTTAGTGTCTTCTGACCCCAAACTTTAATACCTTCGTTAGGGAAGTTAATGATTGGGTTGATGTTGTTGATGTATAGAGTATCAACTAGTCCATCGTCAATTTGTGCAACACGGAACTCACCGTCTTCTACATAACCAATCGCAGAGGTTGCAGGAACCAGACCACGAGTATCACCAGCAGGCGCATACCATGGATATGCAATACGGTCATTCTGAATTAGAACATCTAGAGCCATTACGTCAGATGGTACAGAAACTAGGTTTCCATCAGCATCAGACTGTAGACCAGCGAATGCCCAAGTAGCAGACATGTTGTTGAAGGTCACTAGACCATCTTCACCGTCTTGGAATGCACCAGCTTGGTTAGTAGCCCAATTCTGAACTGCGTTACCGTTAGCCTGTAGGCGCATTGGAGAAGAACCAACTACGAAAGCGGTTTGCTTCTTAGCTACGTTTAGGCTGTTTAGTTCAGGTAGTAGCTCAATGTAACCGGGAGCCGCGATTAGGTTAAAGTACTTGTCACGTGCACGAATCTCAGAAGAGTTAAGTACAGCACGTTTCATAGCACGTACAACCATTTGACGCTGTGCTTTACGGCCCATATATGGAGAACCATCTGGACGGTTGCCGGATACTGCTACCCATTCGCCATTGCCTTGATATTCTTTAACGTTATTAGTAGAATAGTCCATGTTGAAGAAAAGGATTCCTTCGGGATATTCTTGAGCATTAGGAACAACGTTTTCTACAGTAGCGCTTGGACCTTCAGGACGTGCATTACCTTCGTCGTCATATGGTGCATCGTAATGATAGTTACCGAATACAACACCCATGTTTGTAACCTGATCAGTGTTATCTAGTAGAACCCACTGGTTGTTTACATACTTGTAAAGTGTTGGGTAATTTTCTTGGTCGTCGCTATCTAGCCAGATGTCACCAGCGCTTGGAGATTCAGGAGCAGATGAACGAATAGATAGCTTAGCGGTAAGCATTTCGTTAACATCTTCTGACCATGCGTAAGAGCGCCACTTCATTTCATTATCTTGTGTGTCGAAGTAAGCTTCTAGAAGTTCAGCACGTAGATCAGTGTTGTACCATAGGGTATTAATTTCTGCTTCAGCAGTTGGTTCAGTAGTAGAAGCAACATACTCTAGAACTTCCCAATTGGAAGTACGGTGATAAGCAGACTGACCAGCACCAGCGTTTTTAGCAAAACCTAGTTGTGGTAGAACGTTGTTAGGATCGGAAGCAGGATAGTCGCCACCATTCTTAACAACAATGTCTAGACCCTGAGTATTGATGAAACGAATCTTCTTGCCAGCTAGTTCAGTACGGATGTTTGCCGCCTGTAGGTCTGGGTTACCCTGTAGGGCAATTACTATTTCTTCAACAGTTACTTTGTTAGGATCGGTAGACGCTGCATTTTGCATAGAAGCATCAATAGTAATAACCACATCGTTTACGATGAAGTTGTAAGCAGCTTGGACGGATAGATCGAAGTCAACCACATCTTTATTACTTAGAGAAACAGTAGTAGACTGACCGTTGAAACGCTTAAGGGTAAACGCAGCAACACCATCAGAAGCTTTTGGAGTACCAGCATTATAGTTATAATCTGGGTTTAGAGTACTGTCATTGTCGATCTGTGCATAAACCTGACCTTCGTCTAGTTCACCGATACCGTCAAAGTAGCGGGTAGCGTCATCGTTAGCCATGTAGAAAGGAACTTCTTTAGTTACGAATTGACCAGAATCAGCGTTGTAAGAGCTAACGTCAAAGAATGCACCGTTACGTGGAACAGTAGTCTTAATGTATAGGTCGCCTTCTTCTAGGGCACTAGTACCATCGGCACGACGTGCAGGAACGCGGGTATGTGGAGCGAACTGGAAGTCACGGCTGGAACCGGTTTCAGCACCTAGCATGATCCAAGTACCACCAACTTTCTCGTAAACAACGATTGGAGTCTGTACAGTAACAGCAGCGAAATCACCATTAACACCGATAGTGTCTTTAGGCTGTGCAACACCGTTTACTTGCTGTACGCTTTCCATGGAATTGATGATATCAACTTCAGCTTCTTCCCATGCAGAAGTAGTGCTGTTCCACATAAACAGACCAAAGTTAGAGCGAGAGATATCAAACCAATGAGTACCGGAATCAACAGCTTGTGTTGGTTCGTTGATCATAGGCTCTAGTTGCTCTAGGTCGATGTTTGCGTTTAGAATGTAAGCTTGGTTGGTTTGATTTAGTACGCGCCATGCAGCGTGTAGACCATATTCGTTGGTTTCGTCACCGTGGATTACAGTGCCATTGTTAACCTTGAACTGTGGCTTACCAAAACGAGATACCAGATCATTACGACTAGTAACTAGAGTTAGTGAATCGCCCATTTCTGGTAGAGTACCAGATGCAAGCTCACCTTGCTCGTTTAGTTTATTTTGTCGGGTTGCAGTTACAATTAGAGGAACCGTACCGCTTCCTGAAGGAGCGTAGATAGATTCATCTATTACTGTTACGCTAACACCCGGAGATTGTAAAGTAGCCATTGAAATAATTCTCCTTGTTTTTTGAATATTTTCAGTTAAAATTCTTTATATAGTTATTTATAGGTAATCATATTATGCATTTATTCTTTAGCGATTTATGATTGTTCTCTCAACATTTATCGCTAGATCGGAGAAGCTACCCGTATTTTCGATTTCAGATTCATAGTTGCAGGACAACCATGCCCATTCAGATTCATGTACTTCCATATCATCCAAAGTAACAATAGCATCTTGATCACCATAAGCCGCTTTGATACCAATGTTTTCCCACTCAGGTGTAAAGCGTCGTACACGATATATAGATGAGTTTTCAAACTTTTCTATATAACGATGTTCATTTGGGAAGCGGATATCAGTTACCACTACATTCCCCTTTATATTATTTATTTTATTTACTAGAGCATATACCCAGATATTCTCATCGAAATGTTTGCGAAATAAATCTGTACCGATCTTGGTCATTGCTAATCTAGGTGTGAAATTAGGAATACCAAGTTTTTCAGCCCACCAGTGATCCACTTCATCACGCCATTTACGTGACTCGGGGGTATGACCGTTTATCATTTCCATGTCCCAACCAAAAATCACACAAAGACATTGCTTTAGTGTTTCGGCATATGATAGAATAGAGTAATCGTATTCAGATAGGATATTAGCAACAGTGTCTTTACCACTGCCTTTGAAGCCCATAAGGCCGACAATTTTTTTATTATTCATTGTTGTTATTCTCCAAAATTAAAACTTTATCATAAAACCTTTATCCGTCAAGGGAGACAGTACATGACACCGGGATATATTATCGTAAAATACCCATCAGGAAATTCAGTAGTTAATATCTATCTGAAAGACAGTGCTATGGTACAGAATGTTTGTGATTTCTTTGCAGAGCATTTTGGTCAGTCTGTTAAAATGCCACGAGACTTATTTCATGATCTTTGTAGTGATCGATATAAGGGAACTCTCAGTCCAGAAGAACGACCAAAAACCATGCAAGATTATATGAATTTTACTATTCCCGAATCAGAACGTTATGCTGAATATTATCGTAACGATTACGATGAAGATTTCATCATCGTGCGTAATTCATTTGATAATATTAATTCTCTGGCGGCTAACATTGTTCATAAATTGTTTAGTGAATATAATAATGTTCTCAATGGTGATGCGGTAAGAATTGTACCTGAAGTTGATATTAAGCTTGTGCCTTATGTTTATACTGTAGAAGTTTTCAGGGATCAAGATCGTCTCGAACGCCCATACCTCACGGCAAAGTCATCTGATGGTATTGAGTTTGCAGGGTTTGTATCTAAAATTAAAGTTGTTGAGGAAGACGATGAGTAAAATTACCCCTACATTCAATTCCAAGATGTCTCAAAGAATTGATAAAATGGTTCGGTGTCTCGATCCTAAAAACCAAACATCGGTTGTTTCTGGTGAATACCGCGCAATTTTATTAGAAATTGGTAGTGCTATGCTGTCGGGAACTGACGTTGACCCCAGAGTTAAAAATTTTGTTCAAGACCATATGACGTACTTTCGTAGACATGTACCAGAAATGCACTACATTCTTCTTCTGATTCTTTCTCTTCGTGATGATGATATTTCCAAAAATATCACAGATACACATATTCAGGATGCAGCAACGGAAGCTTTTATTTCATTATCTAAAAGACATAGCCTGATTCTGTCAACCAAGCTTCGAGATATTTTATTACAGCAATATCAAGCTACCTTGAGTTACCTGACACATACCGTTTTATCATTTACCATTGATATCAAAGATGCATTTCCAATATCAAGCATTGATAATTCAGAAAGGTTTATAATGATCAATAAAGCAAAAGTATTCACAGTTAACGCTTTTAAATATATGATCGAAAACAACATTCCTTACCTGTTGAATATTCTAGATAATATTCCGATAACATGGGAAAGTGCACCTATACATCATTCCATGTTCGAACAAAAAAATAATAACGAAGACATAAGCAAATATCAGAAAAAATTTAATTACAAGAATGATTGTAAAAACTATTCAACGGTCAACCCTAATTGTGTTGAGGCTGTGTCTCATAGAACTACATCATACAACGATATGATTGAAGAAATTAACAAGTACGTCACAACTGAGTATGCCGTTATTGATATTCATTCTATGTTTATGATTCAAAAGCATATTGATTCATGCTCTACCGATAAGCCCACGACACACCAAACACTGTCATGCTCATACCATGTTGGACTTTCCATCGTGTATTATTATGAAGTGCTTGGAGTAGATATATCAGAAATGCTTACAGAAGAATATATTAAATTTATATTCAAGATGAATGGCAATACCAAGAATGATGCTAACGACAACTTTATTACAGTACACAACTGTATCGCGTATCTGGATAGGAAGTTTGGGTATGATCAGGAAGTAATGAAGGCTTTAAACAAATATCGTAACTACTTGAAACTAGCAAAATTAATTTAAGAGGGCCTAAGCCCTCTTTTTTATAGATTCAGCAAACGTCTAGCATATGACTCAGCTTCGTTCTTATTGGCCTTAAAGTAGAAATAGCTCTGCTCACGACCAGTATCCAACCTCGTTTTATACTCAGGTTTTAAAATACCATCTTTAACAAGATTGTTCAGTGCTTGAACTACTTGTCTGTGTGGTGCATTGAAGCGCTTCACATATTGTTCTGGTGTGACGAAATATTTCCCTTTTGATGGGGAGAGAATTTCTACCAGAACTTGCTCAGTCACCTGTGCTTTTAGTTCTTTGAAATTTTTCTTGCTCAGTACTGTACCTGCAAATGATTGTACGTGTTGCATATGAATTCCCTCCATAACTTAAAAATATGAATTATATCAATGGTTGTTTCTCTCTGTCAAGTGAATTCGAAGAATTCATAGTGAGGTGTTTACGCCTCACTAATAACAATAGAGAAATTATATTTATAGGAGTTATATGTATAGATAACTTTTATTATCTGTATTCCATTTCATTCCATACAGATATGAAATATCATTCTGATATTTCTATTACATAACTCTTACTTTTTCTTTATAAAGAAATATAAGAACTAGGTTAGAGTTTTGAGGTTAGAGTTTTCGAGTACCTAGACAAATTCAATATCTATGGTAGATTTGATTAATTACAAAAACAGGAGATAAGTAATGACAGTAGAACGTAAAGAACTGCAACCGCTAATTGAGAACGTATATGATATGGATGCAGCAGGACAGGTTTATTTCATTAATGAGATATTTGGTAATAAGTTTGGTGGAAACACTCAAGATAAAGTTATTGCACAAACCGAAAACATCTATGATGAAGCAGAAGAGTTTGTAAAAGATGGACTTGAGCATAACAATCGTAAGGAAGTTATTGATGCTATCGGTGATCTTCTAACCTTTGGGTATGGTATTGGGTATCTACTTGGCCTAGATAGTAAGGTTGTATATAACTATGATTACTATGAGAATCGTCCTGATATTACAAATGAACAGATGATTAGACTTGTTGTGTATCAAACAGATGAATTGATTGATGCATTAAATTTAAAAGATGGTAAGGATTATTTGAAAGAGTATGAAAAGCTCATGGGATTGATCAAGACACTTTGTACTCTCAATGATGTTGGTGAAGATCGTTTGATGACAAGAATCACTGTTAGTAATCTAACTAAAATCTGTTCTACCTTTGATGAGTGTCAGGCTACCATAGATAAGTATACAGATATTGGCGTAGATGTTTATTCTAAATACTTTAAAGTGCAAGGTAACTGGATTCACGTTGTATATTCTTCAAAAGAACAGGTAGTTAAAGGCAAAATGTATCGCCCACATAAGTTCTTGAAATGCATTTATTTCAAAGAGCCAGTTCTTGATGACCTTGTATAAATATAAGTAAATGAGGAATCTATCATGGCAGTGAAAATATATAATGTAATCAATAAAGGTGTACGTATTAGTGATGGTGTATTTACTGGACCGTCTCTGATAACAGACGCAGGGCTGTACATTGAAAGTGCTGGTGGATACTATGCAGGTGGAAATATTTTAGTAGATGGTACTGAATATAAGGTCATTGTCGCACCTAAAGAACTAGGTGAAGCAGTGAGTACTGAATGGAAAGTAAATAATACGACATCTGGCACTTTTAGTAAATATGACGGTAAGTCAAATATGCAAACAATTATAAACTCTGGTGGGATTACCTCTCATCCAGCGTTTAATTTTTGTAACAACTTGAATATAAATGGATTTAGTGATTGGCACTTACCGTCGCCGGATGAATTAGAGCTATGTTATAGGTTTCTTAAGCCGAACACAATTGATAATTACGTAAGTTCAAGGCCGTTGCATAATGAAACTAATGGTTTTAATCCAAACTCTAATCCATTGGGTGGTGGATATACCGTTTCGTCCCCAACACTAACAGTCTCTTCAGAATTCCAATCTGGTAACTCACAGGCGTTCATTGGGGGCGCATATTGGACTTCATACGAGCCAGATAGTGTTTCGACTGCTGCATATTATCAGCGTTTTAGTGATGGTCTACAAAATACAACTCTGAAAGATGGAAATTATTATGTGAGAGCCGTTAGGTGGGTAGAAGTATAATATGATTTTATTTGAATACGATTATGACATGTGTAACTTACCACTCAATGAGAGTATCCAACAGTTAAATGAAGAAGATTTGGAACGCTTATTCGTAAGTAGTTCCAATGTACATAGTTTCTGGTTTAAAGATAGTGGTAATGGTATTGGTACTTTAACAATAGAATTCAACAACGGTGCTGAGTATGAGTATTATCAAGTTCCCTATACTTTAGTCAAATACTTTACAGTAGCACCATCATTTGGTCGATTTGTATGGAAAAACATTCGTGGACGTTTCCCATACAAACGTGTAGATGTAAAAGGATATCCATTGATCAAACCACGAGTTAAAGTCAGTACCTCTGGAAAAGAGAAACGCTGGCGTAAGAAGAAAAAATAAAATCTCTCCGAAGAGAGATTTTTCATTTCTAGAAATCCATAAATATTCTTAAAGATAAAAAGGATATTATAATGACTAAAAAGATTTTCGAAGGCGTTAAGTTTGGGGATAAAGAAAAAGCTCTGATACTTAAGAATGCCAAAGATTTTAATGTTGGTATAGAATATGAAATGCATTACCGACCTCCCATTGATTTTCATGAGTTAGCTTCAGAAGGGTATGAATTTCTTGTTGCAAAAATGGAAGACAATGACCTTCGTGAAGAAATGGAAGATATATATAACTCGGCATTAGATAGTGATAGTTACCTTACCAATATCACCGCTGACTTTCCAACCATTTTAAAGATGATGTATGCATTGTATGATTATGAGCAGTTTGTTAAGAAAAATGTAAGACCTGATATTGATGTTGATGCAGCATTCGGTGGTGAGCAAGATGAACTTATTGATGACGAGAAAACACCTGAACTATTTCTAAGGGCTTTGAAGAAAACCTTTGAAGATCATGAAATAAAATGGGAAGATGCCAAAGAAGTACTTACCAACCTTAAATCTAATTCTCCACAGTACGAAGACATTATACTATTAATGGATGCGTACTTTGATGGTGATCTGTTTGACGACGATGGCTCTATGGGTATGTATTCGGATTACCTTATGATATTAACCAACGTTGTTACTTCTGATGATGAGAAGACGATTGCTGGTATGGTCGATAGTATGGCGAACACTGAAATAGGTCCGCCTACCCCTGAAGAAGAGCTTGACTTTACAATGGGAAAGGTTAGTTCAGATACAATAAAGTACGAGGATTATAATTCATATCGCTTAAGTAAAGAGCCAATCGAAGTCATTGAAGAAATAGTATTAGATTATTTCCGAGAACATGGTAGTGATTACGTACATGAAATGACCGGTGACGATGAGGGTATACCTACGGAAGGTAACCTTGCTGACAATGGTGTAGATACTACTGTAATAAATGCTATATCTACTGATCATGGTGGGCAAGCTGAAGTTATTACAGAACAGATGGATGTCATTGAAGCGTTTGAAAATATATCACAGATGTTTTATTTTATCGAAAACCATGCAGAAACTAGTAACATATCTGGTATGCACGTTTCGATTTCAACAAACAAGTATGATCTTGATGATTTCAACATGATGAAATATGTAGCAATGCTTGATATGGATCACATTTTAGAAATGTTTCCAGAAAGACAATATGTATATGACTTAAGTGGGATAATCAATGGTGCTATACAAGATGAAATGGCAGGAACCATTGAAGAAGAATATATAAACAGTAAAGGTAGAATGTCCGCTGCGAACTTAGTTAAAAGTCTTGCACGTGCAGCAAAATATATGATCGACACTGAGAAATACCAATCTATAAAGTTTGGTGACTATCGTATTATGGATGGGCGTATTGAATTAAGGTTCTTTGGTGGCGAAGATTACCATACAATGGAAAACGAAATTAAACACCATATTCTTAGAGCATTGTATCTATTAAATTTTGCATACACTGATGAATACAATAATGTTTATTATAAAAAGATTGCAAAGATGGTCAATAGTAATATAAAAGATCAGTATGGTGTATCTATAAGTACGCTGGTTTCAGCAATTGAGAAAGTAAACAAGATGTTCCCTGAGAAGATAACAGGAATGTATGAGCGATATGTTGATAGCCTTGGTGGTTATCAATCTGATGATTTGAAAATGTTTGACAGATTTATGAAAAAGACCTTCGGCAACGAATGGTATAGGAAGTTAGATTTTTTAAGGGGTTTATATGACTAAGAAGTTATGGGAAGGTATTAAGTTTGGTGATCGTGAGAAGAAAGTAGTTCTCCAAAACTCTGAGGATTACTATGTTGGTATCGAGTATGAGTTTAATATCAACGAAGAAGAACCTAAATCAGTACGCGACCTTGTTGATTTTGAGCAAGACCCAGATGATATCATTCGTGACATGGTTAGTGTCAGTGAAGATAATGACGTAGACTTAGATTCGGACTATGCATCATATATGATAAACTATTTGGAATCCACGTTTAATATTGAAGATTATGTACCAAGTGTCTGCATGGACTTGTTTTATGTTATAAGACACCTTACAGAAAAACTAACCGATAGTGAACCAGAAGATACAGAAACAGAAGATATGTTTCCTGATGAGAAAAAGGACGCATACTTTAAAATCTATCGTGACCTTTTCTTTGAACAATCCAAACAGGGTGAAATAGATTTAAATAATATCTATGAGTTGTTTAACTCTGAAGCTATAGGCACACATGCGTTCTATGCGATATGTAAAGTACTAGACGTGTATTACGATGGTAATTTATTTGAAGGTCAGACAACCCTTATGGAAGACTTCTATGAATTCTATAGTTTGAACTTAGAATTAAACCCTGAATTCTTCGATATTAGAAATTCTGAAGATAATATAAGAGAACTAGAAGATATAGACAGTACCAATAAAACAATAATTCAAATAGTTGACCATCTTAGAAAGTCTTCCTTAAAAAACTTTTTCACAAAAGATGATGAGTTATCATATACAGTCGATGAGAATGGATTTAGTTTAAGTGATTTTGATATTAGTGATTATATAAAGTACGTAGAAGAGTACGGTAATATCCCTGACGTAACTAATTTCTTGGTTGATTCTTTTACTGACTATGTTGATGGTGGGTATTTTGAAAATGAAACCCCAGACTTAGATGAAGATGAGTTACATTCTCAGGTTGCGTTCATAGATCGTATAGTAGATGAACATGACGATATGAAAGAAGTTATAACTGAAAAGATGACTGTTATGGATGCAATCGAAAACATTCAGGATATGTTTAGGTTTATGAGTAACAACACCCACGTGGAGCATTATGCAGGAATGCATATTTCCATATCAACAACTAAGTATGATCTTGATGATTTTAATCTAGCTAAGTTTATCACAATAATGGATATCGACCATATCCGTGATTATTTCCCAGACCGTGGACATGTGTCTGACCTCCAAGAAATAGTGATGAATATTATTAATGAAAATATTCATGGTGTTATATTACGTCATGTCGATAGAAAAGAGAAGTCTATGGTGGGAGTTATTAAGGACATTGAATATGGTATTGACAAAGGAACGTCTGAACATAAGTATCAAACTATAAACTTCGGGGATTATAAATTTCATGATGGTCGTATAGAGCTAAGATTCTTTGGTGGTGAAAATTACCATGAACGATATGAAGACATACTGACCCATTTGCTACGCGCACTGTATCTACTTAACTTCGCATATACTGATGAGCATAACAAGGATTACTATAAGAAGATAACCAAAATGGTTAATGCTGTAGTAAAAGAAAAGTATAACTTTTCGTTTTCATATATGTATAGCTCTTTGATGAAAATATCCGAACAGATTGATATTTTGGAATTCTTAAATGATCTTGGTTTAGGTGATCATGATCCTAAACACTTCGATTTGTTTAAAAGGTACTTTAAAAACAATACGGTTGATATATTAGATAAGCTTTATGTAGCAGCACGATATAGTATGTAATCTCTATCTAAAAATAGGAAACTATGTTATACTGGATTCTTTTAGGAGGTCCAGTATGTTTTTTATTGAAGTACTAGGTTTGATTGCAACTGCGTTTGTAGTTCTAAGCTTTACCTTTAAGAAATTAAGAACCGTGAGAATTGTTAACCTTGTTGGTTCGATTCTCTTTATAGTCTATGGTGTTCTTCTAGCGATGAATGCCGGAACCATCGTAGGGTTTGTTTCGATCATCTTAGTAAATGCCATTCTTCTTATGATCAACGGTACACATCTATTGCGTAAAACTGATCAAGCTTATTAACAAAACCTATTAGATTTTCTCCGTTTATTAAGATATTCTATACTAAATATAATAAACGGAGAAATGATTATGCTTATTAAATACGAAAGCTTTTTTAAGACACTTACATTTTGCGTCATACATTTCATTGTAGGGTTTACAGTAGCCTATATGTTTACCGGCTCTATAGCTATTGCTGGTGGGATAGCACTAGTGGAGCCTATGGCAAATACAGTAGTCTACTATTTCCACGAGAAGGTGTGGAAGAAGATTAATAAGCAGGCAAAGAACTCTTTTACTATCGCTTGAATTTTTCTTTAAACGAAGAAAGACACTTCTTACAACCAGAACAAATTTCATAGTCTGTTGCAAGTTGCTTCAGACTTTTTTGTTCTTTCTTGTATTGCTCAACTGTGTTATCATTTATGTTTTTACAGATACAAATGATCATAAATAATCCTATAAGTTGGAGTAATATATGTATACCGTACTAGTTACATTTATACTAATTTTCATAATTAAGTTATTATATCATAGTAATAAAATAAATCAAATAAAACGTGCAGGCGGTAAAGGTGACTTCCACCAGTTTGTTGTTAATGGTTCTTATAAGAAAAACCTTGAACGCGAACGTCGAGCAAGAGGAAAGAATAAACGTAAGCGTAGGTAGCTTGACATAATTCATTTTGTATGTATTATCTTTCTTAAAGAATAGGGGAAAATTATGCCCAAAATAAGAGAAGACAATAAAGGGAAATATTTTGTTTCCGAAGGTCGAATTGTTAGACCAGTAGAAAATACAAGCTTTGAATCGGATACATCAGTCGATGCGTCACAATGTAAAGGCACACCTATCTATGGTGTAGGCAAAGATGATAGTTGTGGACGTGGCGAGTATCTTGAAGCATGGTTTGATACCGGTCTTGAAAGTAGTGTACATTCATCCTTAGTTGAGGGGAAAATTAACGAAGATGATCCTTTACTAAAGGTAGAAGATGTTCAACGTATGATTTTAGAAGATTATCCAATATCTTATGTTGACAACAAGGTATCTTTTGTTACCATCAAGAATAATCATAAAGAAGTCGTTGATAATGGCAATTCCAGTATTGCGAAAGCTCTTAAGGAATCCTTATCAAACGAAATGGGAGATATCCCACCATTGAATATTTTTGATGATAACGGTGAAGATAATGTTTAAGACTTTGAATGATAAAGACAGATATAGTGAAGTACCTGAATTTCTGAAAGACGCAATCCGTAATCTTCTATTCGAAGGCCAATCGGTTGTATATGACTTTGATGCACATTACTCACCCGCAAGGGCACAGAGAAAAGCGCATATTATTAGTGATGAAAAGCCGGATGGCACAGTAACTATTAAGCGATACATCGTTAATTACGTAACTAACTGTGGTGTAGTCGAAGTATTCAATATTACAGAAGATAAAAATACTTGGTGAATTATAATGAAAAATGTTTATGACGCTATTCAAGCAATGGCTTCAACCACTAAAAGAAAAGAAAAAGAATCAATCCTTGAGGATATTAAAGCATCCTCTCTTAATGACACATTTAAACGTGTAGCCTTTCTTGCACTAGACCCCAGACATAACTTCAACATCGTTGAGTATGATCAACAGGAATTCCTTGCAGAAAGCTCTAGTGAATCATGTACGTTGGACGAAGCTCTAGATATTCTTGAAGACAAGATTCTCAATGAAGGTGTTCGTGGGAATGCTGCAAAAGATTTACTATTTGATTTATCAGGTAAGCTATTACCAGAAGATCAGTACGTTCTAAAATGTATTATTGATAGAACCCTACGTTGTGGTGTTAGTGATAAGACCGTGAATAAAATTTGGGGTGACTTAATCTATATTCATCCATATCGTCGCTGCTCGTCATTCTCTGAGAAAAATATAAAGAGTATCAATCTACCTGCCATTTCTCAATTAAAAGAAGATGGTATGTATGTTGATATTGTAGTGCACGATGGCAAAGTGGAATACCGTTCTCGTAGTGGTGGTTACTTCGCTTGGCATACAGAAGAGAATGATACCCTTCTTAAGTCAAACTGCGAAGGTAATGTTCTTATGGGCGAAGCATTGGTTAAGGACGAAGACGGTAATATCATGGAGCGTCAAGCTGGTAATGGTTACTTGAACGGCGATGAGGTTGATCCTAAGCGAATTATCTTTAGTCTATGGGATATCATACCCTATGATGAATGGCGCAATGGTAAGTCTACACAGCCCTATTCAAAGACATATGATAGACTGCTTGATATAGTACCAAAGCTGAACTATGCGTTTCGTATTGTTGATACACGCATTGTTGAAACTGTTGATGATATCATTCAGCATTTTAAATCAAACATTGCTCAAGGTCTTGAAGGTAGTGTTATTAAGAACCTAGATAGTGTTTGGAAAGATGGAACCAGTAACGACCAAGTAAAAGTTAAGCTAATCTTCGAGGTGGAACTTGAAGTAGTCTCAGTTTATGAAGGTGAGAAAGGCCGTAAGTATGAAGGTAAGCTAGGTGGTGTTACTGCGAAAACATCTGATGGACTACTTATGTCCGATGTTGGTGGTGGTTGGAAAGACGCAGAGCGTGAAAAATACTTCAATAATCCTGAACTGATTGAAGGTAAAATTATTACAGTTAAGGCATGTGATATTTCTAAGAGTGATGACAATGAATACTTTGCTTTAAGTAATCCACGTTTCATAGAAATACGTAGTGATAAGTCTGAATCTGATTCATTTGAACGTGTCAAAGAACAAAAGCAGGCATCAGTAGAAAGCTTGAATATTATTACATAAGGAAAATATATGGATTGGATTACTATTGTCGGTATTATAGCTGCTTCATTTACTATTATTTCAACTGTATATCTAGTCGTTTCTAAGGTTCGCCGCTTTATGAAAGCGGTGGATACCCGACTTGTTGCACTAGAAGATAGTTTTAAAATAAGAGAAGAGCTTATATTAACCGAAGAAATTGTTGTTCTCAATGAAGATAATAATAGAACATACACATTAAGAGAAGGTACGGTAGTTATAGTTTACAATATCGTAGATGACATTGTAGAGTTTGTAACTAAAGATCGTCTTATAACCGCAAAAGCAAATATTAAAAATTTTAGACAAGAGGAAATAAAATGACTTGTATTGTAGGTGTTGAAGTTGGAAATAAAGTAGTATTAGCTGGTGACATTCAAGGTAGTGGCGGAAACAATAAAATTGTCCACACGCAACCCAAAGTGTTTAAGAATGGAGAAATGGGTTTTGGTTACACAACCTCATACCGTTTTGGTCAGCTAATCGAACACTCAGTTACTAAAGAATTTGTTCCACAAAGTGAAGACATGATTTATCCATGGCTTATCAAAGAGTTTGTGCCACACTGTAAGAAGACTCTACAGGAAGGTGGTTATGATGGTGGTGGTATGTGTCTAATCGGTGTTAAAGGCCAACTCTGGGAGCTACAAAGTGAGTTTTCCATTCTACGTAGCACTAAAGGATTTAATGCGGTAGGCAGTGGTTATGAATATGCCCTCGGTGCTATGGACACTATCTTTTCTAAGCGTGATCGTAATCTTATGTCAGTAGAAGAAGTGGTTGCAGTACTGAAAGATGTAATGGTTACTGTTTCAACGTACTGCCCAACTGTTGGTAGCGATTGCGTAGCAATTGTTGTAGAATAATAAAATAGGACTCAATGAGTCCTATTTCTTTTCTGGTTTATTGTATTCTCCAAGTAACGCATTCCTATCAAATACTTCACTTGTATCGTCTTCGTCGTCTCCCGACTCATCATAACCATCATTTGAACCATAACCTATATCTTTTGTTTTAGGTTTATTCATATCGTAGTCTTGCTTTTCTTTTCTAAGTTGAAGCTTAGCCATTTCTATTTCACGATCCATAGCAGAATTTTTAGCATTAAGTGCAATATCTAGAAGCTTAGTAGCACTGGCTAGATACTTTGAACCAGCATTTGCTTCCATAGTCATTGCCACGGTCATAATTTCGTCAAACTTATTCATTGCGGTTTGGTGAATATTATCAACATCGGTGTGGTATTTCTTAAGACTCTTAAGTTGACGCTTCTGCTCTTCCAGTTCATCTAGCTTTCTTTGTGTTTCAGCTATTTGTTTTTTAAGAGCTTCAGGGTTTTCTATTTCATCCTCATCCCAATCAGAGTTTTCTATCTCAGCAAGATAATCTTTCATATCATCTAACTCTTCAGTTTCATCTTTAGAGTTTTCGATATTCTCATTACTGAATTCTTTATTGATATCATCTATTGAAGGAAGGTTGAACGTTTCTTCCAACGGAGTTTTATTTGACATGTTTCACCTATCGTCTTCTTTGTTTCGGACGGTTCTTTTTAATACCTTTACTATATTTAGTATTGCGATATATGTCTGCTTCTGTGATTATACGAAACTTGATACCACGTTTTTTACAAAATATTTTGGCAGCTTCCCATTTAGCCTGATTGATAACAAATGCTTCTTTGTCTTTTTTACTTCTAGCATACTTAGGGTTTGCCTGTTCCATCGGTTTAACTTCTACTATCTCAGTGAATTTTCTACCACGAGCATCCATATAAATTATAAAGAAGTCAGGAACATAGTTTGAAATCTTCTTAGTAAAAGGATGGCGATATTTTATTGATAATGACTCTGATGCCCAAAATACAACGTTAGGATGTTGGTCGCACATTTCGCACATTTTGAGTTCCCAACTAGAACGGTATGTTATTTTGTTTATATTATCGCCAATATATTTTTCTTTGTTCTGAGGGTAGAATCTACCCTTGTGCCATTTATTAGCCAATTATGGACCTCCGAATAAATTTATTCGGTATCATCTGTTTGCGTCTCTTAGTTACAAAAGACGTATTTGGTCTGTTCTCGTTTATTACATCAACCATTTCTTTTGTAATCTTTTCGCCATCGATACCTTTTTCAAGAAACTCAATAGCATTAAGACCATTTTTATTACAATAGTTTATGACCGCAACAACTCGACTATCAATGTCATATGAATTGAACCCTTGCTTAAGAAGAATTCCTTTTATTTGATCATGATATTTTTTGTTTTCCATTAGAATAAACCTCCCAAGAATCCACCGACACCACCAGCAGCGCCTGTGGCTACGTTTACGCCCTGTTCTGCAACCGCACGTTCTAGTGGGTTATCAGAGTTCAAAGAGTCTTCAGCGACTTCGATAGCCTCTATCTCGGCCAATCTAATCATGCTTTGTGCAGCAGCATTGTCTAGATCAATGTCACGTCCTCCATCAACAGGTCTAGCTCCCGGTTTCAATTCATCAGCGTTTGCATATGGGTTTGAAACATCAGTATCTTGAAGACCACGGCTTAAGTTATTTAAAACTTTTTCTGCTTGGTTTAAGAAGTCGTCATATGTCATGTTTATATTAGTCATGTCAATGTGTTCATATTCTATATTACAGGTTGCATTTAACTGTTCATCATTTTCATAACTTAGTTCATCGTAAACAAATGATTTAATCATTGGGTTTACTACTCGTATTTTCTTAGCACCATCTGCCCAGAAAAAGTATATAGATATAGCGTTAATAAACTGCTTTTCATCACGGTCACTGTTATGACCAAAATGATAATTTGTTTCAGATACTTCAAAATCATTGTAGTAATATGACATGTACTCTTTATATAAGTCCATGATACTAATTTTATCGTCATCTTCTTTATAGTTTCTATATATGTCACCAAACCTACACGTTATTGGTGTATATATTATTCTACGTGGTACGTTACGGTGATGATTATATTGGTTTACTTTTTCCAACTCTATTTCAGCACTAGGAAATGTCATATTTTTTAGCAAGTAAGATGTACTTCTTGGGTACTTAGAACCAAGCCGTTTGCTATTAGGAACAATGGCCGTATTGAATTCAAAGTCCACAAGAAATAAGCTTTTAGTCATTGGATGACTAGTATTATACTTATATTGTGCGTCTTGAACTACTGTGTTGAAAAATTCGTCATTACCATAAGAATATGAATCTAAGAACTTTTTCTCTTCACGCAAGGAAGCTACGTTGCCGTTGTATTGCGGCGGAACAATCTGTTCGCCCGTTCCTAGAAACGAATCGACAATACTGTTTACACCGGATAGACCAACCGCAACCAAGGCATTTTCTCTCGCACCGTCCGCACGACGTGTTGCTTGATCAGCAGCACCCTTGGCGATACCACCAAATATGTTACCACCTCTCTCTGATACTCTGGATAGAAAGTCACGATTGCCATCGTCTTGTTGAAAATATGCCATCTAATTCTCCTAAAATATTATGGTAAGTAATCTGTATAAATGCTAGAGTTTGATTCGTCGGAATCATCGTCTGATGAAAAGAAACTAGAAGCACCAGATTTAACTTTGTCTAACAGTTGTCCGCCTGCATCTGTAGCACTATCTACAAAACCACCTACGGTATCCCCTATGTCATCAAATAGTCCGCTTTCTTCAGCAGGTCTACCACCACCGGGGGTATTATTGCCTCGTCTTCCATCGTTACCATCGTCATATGCATATGTTGATGGAAGGATTAAACGTTGTTCTTGAGAAACATCAAAATAGTCAAACGCACAGCTTATTGTTAATTTAGCAACACCAGCCCCATCATCATAAGAGTTAGCAACGTTTTCTATGTTATCAATTGTACAACCATAAAAAGTCCAAGTTTCTAAAGACTTATGGTTGGTACGTCCATCCATTACTTGCATTACACAAGTAAACTTAGTATCTATACCAAGGTATGGAGATTTTTCAAATCTCTGTGTAATTGGATGGAATTTGTAAGTTTGCTTTTTAGCTTGAGCATATACTTTAGATATTACTGAGTTGGTAATATCGTCACGAATAACCATAGTAAAGTTTTCATGCTTTAATCGACCGGAGTATTTTGCTCTACCAATAAAGCTGTTGGTTTCTTGTGTTCCAAAATTCAATGTTGGTCTGGTAAAAGATTCGACCATGCTGGTAAGAACAGAAGAAGGTAAAACAACATCTTTATCAACATTACTAAGGCCATCTTCATTATTAACCGCAGCAGTTGATCTAAGGTCACCAAAATCTAATAAAAATACTCTGAATCTACTATTAAACTTTGGTTGTATTAATGCACCACGCTCATCATCTGTGGTACTTATTGGAACACCATACTTATCTAACTTACCAAAGCTCATTATTCGTCTCCATCGCCATCAAAGAATCCTCTTACACTATTCGTAACACTATTTACACCTGAACTAATTGCGTTAGTTGCTTGGTCTGTAAGTTGTGATAGTGCGCCGGGACCATCGTTTGGAATGATAGATGGTGGTGGCGTTGCCATTGTAGAAGCGTTGCTTGTGACATACCAGAATAATTGTTGTGCAGATTCAATACCGTTTACTTCAGAGTAGTATCCACCAAGATAGTCATATGAAATAACCAGAGGAATTTCATTAAAAGTACCTTCAGCGTAATTCAATGATCCGAAGTCTGCGCTTTCTATAAAGCAACCTTCTAATCTAAAAGCGTCAACGGCTCTTATTTCATTTACACCATCTAGGGTTTCTATAACCATAGTGAATTTTGAAGCACCACCACTCACAGCAAAACGTCCTTCATTGAAGTCATATTGCTTTTGAAGTTGTGCAGCAACAGCGCTACTTAGAGTGTTTGCGATATCGTCTCTAAAAGTAACCGTGATATTTTCAAATTTAGGTTTATTGAAAACTTTTATTGATCCAGCATATGTACCTAGTTCAGTAGATTCAAAGGTTATCTTTGGTCTACCTACACTTATTACTTGTTGTGTGGAATCAAACGAATAGGAGGCTGATTCCAGCCCCCCAAAGTTTACAAATCTAACTCTAAATTTAAACCTAAGTTTAGGCTGTATTGTTACATCCCTTGGGCTTAAACCATCCATCGGGATTCCATATTTAGCATATAGTGCCATTTATGACCCCTTAATTATACAGCAGAGTTATTACCATCAACCGCGTCTTGGAATTCGAAGCTCTCAAGTGCTGTAGAGTTAGTGTAGCTAACGTCTTGACTTGAACCCATTGCATTAGTAATGTGGAACACGTTGTCTGGACGTAGTGTTAGTGCTATCTGTACAGGCTCACTTGTAGCATAGTTTAGTGAACCCCACTCTACGTTTGTTAGCCAGCAGCCAGTAATGAACCATGCTTCGATAATCTCAGCACCAGAACCACCACCTTGAGGCCAATCGGCATCGCCGTTTGAACCGTTAAGCATCATGATTTTAGTGTTAAATTTAATTGCACCAGCACTTGGAGCATGACTTTGATGAAATGCGTTGTGCTGACGATCAAGCTGTGCTTGGATTAGACCACTCACAGTATTATTAGCATCGTTACGTAGGTTTACGTTGAATGTACCTAGAGTATGCTTGCCAGCTACATAGTAACGGGAAACATAGCTTTCAATTGGTACTGCTTCTTGTTCGAATGTTGGAATGGTCACATCGATAACGTTCTTAGTTGCAGCGAACGTATCAGTAACACCACCCATACCGTCAAACTCAATTTTGAAGCGGTATTGTAGTTTTGGTTGAATCTGGGATTCCATTTGACTGTTGTCGTTAGGAACACCATACTTATCAAATACACTAGCCATATTTAAAATTCTCCATTTTGTAATCTATTATATTGTTATTTATGCTTGAAAACGTATTATCGATTATTACGAATATCTTCTTCCAAGCGCTGTAATCTGTCTTGCATTCTTTTCAAACTGTAATCAATGTCTTTCTTGTACAGTTCATAATCCTGTCTGTTTTGATAAACATCGCTTAAATCTTTGGTTATTTCATTAAGCTGTACGTTTATATTTAAAAGCTTTTGTTGTAGCTCAGCATCACCAATGCGCTTATCTGTATCATAGGTGCTTTCTAAATCTTCTATACCAGACTCAAGTTCACGAATATTTTCATAAAGTGTTTTGTTGTTTAAGTCTTGGTCTGACTTTATGTTTTCATAAAAGGTGACCAATTCATTTTGTGTATTTTCCAAACTGTCTAGCCTTCCATTGACACTAGACCACCATAGCGTACCGACCACAATAACCGTAATTATTGCGCCAATAACACTTGTTGCTGTACTAGGAGTGAATACAGCATTCTTATCACCTTCAAACAAGCTTATAAGGCTAGCTCTAGTGCTTTCGTTGTTCCTCTCGTCTTTTATTTCATCGAGAAGGTCTTTATCTTTGTCGTATGACATGGTTTCCTATGTCCTAAATAAATATATCATCCCAAATGAAGTCGTTGATGAAATCTTTAATTCTTTCGTCTTCTCCGTTGATTATGTAAAATGAATTACATTTCAACATGATTTCATTACCATTTCGGAATGCTTCTTTGAAATTGTTTTTTTCGTAATCACCATTTTCTAATATAGCTAATACTATCTCTTTATATTTAGAAGGACTTTCTGCTTTTACATCTTCTAAAAATTTCTTTACACCTTTGTATGATTCGAGGTCATATCCTTCTGGGATACCAAACTTCTTTTTATATATTTCAGCTTTTTGCATCCATCCCATTTCTAGGAATAAGTCTGTGTAATTATTACTATTGATTATGCTAAACTTACCTACTGGAAATACGTAATGGATTGAACCATACTTACTTGCCAATCCCCTATTGGTAGTGACGAATACAGTATTTGTTCTTGCTGCTACATTAAACTTCTCTTTGAACCACTCGTTAGAAATTTGATGGTCTTCTGCATCCATACTCATTGGCTTAGGACGTTGTTCTACTTTTATTTTTGTCAACGTGTCATATGGTTGTGCTGATCCTCTTAATAGCGGCCTTTTAATACCATTACGTGCAAGCTCTTTGAGTAATGTCAAATAAGGTTTGCATTTATTTAAGAGAATTTCTTCAATCAGGATATCGTCGTCATCGAACATTATAAGTACCTATAAATAGTTGTTAAGGAGATAAATCTATGCGTCTATCAAAATTATTACTAGAAACCCAAGTATCAGATGTCTTTTCAGACACATTTGAAACTTTTATTTCTGACTATAATGTTATTTATTCGAGAAACTTGTTTGTGGTTTTCAGCAACAAAGAAGTTTCTGACCCTTCAGATTTGATGGTTGATTCAGGTACAAACCTACCAATAGCGTTCCCTCTACAATCCGTAGTTGATAATCCTTCTCAATATGTGGATTATGCAGAGTACAAATACTTATACGTTATTCAGATTGAAGGTAGTGTGTTCCATTTAAAGAATATTAAACTATCTCATGTAAAAGAAATTTCTAAGAGAATAGGTCTTTCTAAAGAAGATTTTGATTTTATGATTTCTAAGTTTAGCGACAACTACAAAACATCTAACCCAAGCATAGAGAGTTACATGTTTAGTAAATTATTGTTTAACGATGTCGAAATAAAAGATGAAGAAATTAAGTTAACAAAAGTTAGTAACAATACTGTTGTTAGACGCTTAAAGAAGCTAGGTATATCTGCACTTGTACAAGATCAGGACTCGGGAAGTAATTTGATTTCAACAACACATAAGAACGTTGCTGTAGTAAGTGGTAAGTCTTTTAATGTGAAGTCTGAATATCTATTGCAAAAAGAACCGAAAGAAGAAATTCAAAAACGAATCAATGACGATTCATACCTATACTTCAGAGACAACAAATATATGCGAGGTGTGGCTGAGCAGATTGCTAAAGGGTTAGGAACCAAGCTAAACTCCGATCCTGCATACACACTATTCTTGGATTATTATTTCTGGACTGTCGATGGTATTGAAATAGTAATCACAGTAGCTTTCGGTAAAGAAGAAGAGTCTGATGATCACGACAATGTTTATTATGTGATAGAAGCTGACACACCTTATGGTGTTTTGGTACACAGGGTCCATACTGACGACAGTCTTGATAGTATTGAGAAAGAGATTGCGAACGTATACAGTTCACATGTTGTTCCTAACGACGATTGGGAACCTACTAACAGAGACATATTCCTTGATACTGAGCGAAGAGAATATAAACTGTTTGATGTACACTACGATGACGTTGTTAGTGTTGTCGATGAGTTCTACCCGATTATTCAAAGTTTAGGCAGACAGTATTCAATAGCATTGCCTGCACTAACATACTTTGGTAATTTTGATAAAATCTTTATTCATCAGTTTATAGAGTTCATTGCTTCAAACCCTACGCCTCCTGTACAGTTGATGAAAGAACTTGAAGAAAAGGATTATGATTTCAACCAACTGTTCTTCATGCCTATGCCAAAGAAGATGTCTGTGGATATTTTGAAGAATATTGCTATGATCTATTCAATTGTTAAGGAAAGACGACCCAACTCCAACGGCTGGCACTTATTTAAAGACAAGTAAATCTTGACAGTTTCCAAACCTAACGGTAGACTATCTCCTAACTCAACATTAGGAGATTTTTTATGAGTAAAGCATATCAAGAAAAAGTACGGCATATTCGGGGATTCAAAGTATCTGGTGAGTTCGGCATTCAGAATACTTACTTTACTGTGGTTTCCCGTAAATTGGATGAAAATACAGTTCAGTACCAAGTAGCGTATTGTTCTCCACATGATACTTTCGTAAAGAAAGAAGGCATTCGTATTGCACGAGACAGCGAAAAGGTCTATACTGTTGATATCAACGATGGGGCAACCTTCAAGGATATTAACTTTGCTATTATTGTAGACATGGTTAAGAACCGTGAAGATGCACCAAAAGCTCACCGTTCCTACCTTGAAACAATCTTTGATTCACTGGTAGAGGGATTCTAAACGAGGTAATTTATGCTAACAACTGCACTGACATATATCATTCTGGCCGCAGCATTGTTTGTTGTGTATACGTATATGACTAGTCCAATGAGCTTAAGCTTTATGGGTAAGCCAAAATACAAAGGCTTGGGATACTTGGCAGTCTTTGCTGTATCGTTAATAACAATTGTGCTTATTGAATGTATCAGTGCAGTGCTTAGTCTCTTTGGGATCAAAGAAGATTTGGCTCAAGAAATTTACGATCATAAGAAGGACTAATCAGTCCTTCTTTCTTTTCTGTCCTTCCCCTCTACTTAAGAGGTTCCATTTTATATTTGATTTATCGAATGTACCTAACTTAGTTTTAAATTTTTCAACACCATCGTCGTCTAGCATCTGTTTGTATCTAGCTTTCCTATTTGATAGCTCATCATTAGTAAACTTACCAATGTTATCAAAGTCGATACCTTTCATTATAGCAACTTTATTATCAGTATAATCACCGGTAGTGAAGTAAGTACATATTTGTCCTACGATTTCAGTAAAAAATACTGGCTTTAGTCGTTTAGGTAAAAGCTTGGTGTGTGATAGATATGTGTTCATTTCGCCACGCACGGTAAAACTATTTTTACTAAAGCGATAGTCTTTATAATTAGGAGTCTTTTCATAATTATTTTTCGCTAACATCTTAGCAAACTCTTTTTCATTTGGAAGATGGTGTCCAACAAAGTCATGCACTGCACGAAGAATGTCATTTTCAACACCTGTTAAACCGGGATGGTCATCATCTGATGGAGTTTTGAAAATCTTCATCCTATTATTGACAATAATATCATACATCATTTCTTTTTGATTTTTGTATGGATCGCGTGAAGTATATTGGATATCAACCTTTTTCATTATTTTACCAAGCATCTTTTCGTTATGTCTGGCTACTTCTTTCCAAAGGCTTGCAACATTTTCATCATATGTTGGCAACTCTTGGTATTCTTCGGCAACGACAATGCAATATGCAACTAAATCATTACCGTTTGTTACTATTGATTCGTTAAGTACGTCATTTATTCTCATGGTGTGTTCTTATACCTTTCTACTATACCCTCAAGAATATGATACTTTGTTTCGAGGGTTTTCTTTAATCCTTGGTGAATATCTATTTTTCCAATGCAATTCAAAGGTAACCATATAAAATCATTTGTCTCTCTACTGGATATCTTGAAGTCGTCAAACTTCTCAACAACCATAACAAATGAGTAATAAACAAATTTCCTATCGTCACTTAGAAAAACATCTAATGGAAAGAGCTTGTCAAATTCAGGGTAAGTACCAAGCTCTTCTTTTATTTCTCGTTTTAAGCCTTGGGCGAAGTTCTCACCTCTTTCGAGCTTTCCGCCCCAGAATCCCCACTTCAGAGGGTGTGATGATGTTTTTGAGCGTTGCTGCAACAAAAACATATCTTTATCTTTGTCGTAAATTAAACATCCTACACATTTAATCATGTTACCTTCTTAGCCAAAGTAGATGTTATAACCCTCATCATCAGTTACAGAGTTCTGTAATTGTTCATCGAGTTTTTCCATCTCAGCTTGAGCTTCCTGTTTCAATTCGCTTCCGTTCAGTGTAACACCACCTTGTGGTCCTGCCAAGGTCTGGAATTTACTACGGGCTTCACCCATAATCATCTTGGCTTTTGCAGCAGCGTATGAAATTATCCATGGGCGAATATACACATCACCTAGAAGCTCTTCATCACTTCTATAGGACTCAGTGACCAGAAGGAAAACTTCATCACGGCCAATCTTATTGAATATCTGTAGAATCTTAGTACTAGGGTTCCAAGAATAATCAATACGACCAGCAACGATTTGTTCCAGTGTCTTTATGTAGTTGTGTTGAATATGCACTGTGGCAATACTACCGTATGTCATATTCTGGTTTAGAGCGTGCATCATCTGGTTCATATACATCATCAAGAATGGGTCTTGTGTGTAGTCAGTTGCGGCACTTGAACCGATAGTATTTCTTTTTATTTCTTTTATATCAACAATATCAGTATCACTTAGATCATACTGTTGAGTAAACTTTTTATATTTAAAAATAGTACCAGTTTCGGCAGTGGCATTTGAGGCACGTTGTCTATAAACTTTCATTGCAAAGTCAAGGCAATAGTTGATATGTTCTTTCTTAAGGTCTACATCAACAATTCCATCGCCTAGCGTAAGTCTTACCTCTTGTACAGCTTGTTTCATTACTTTTGATTCAGGCATAGTGTTTTATCCTTTTAGTTTATAGTATTTATTGACGAACAGTATGTTTATGATATAAATAATATGTACATAAAAAAGGATAATAAGATGAGTGAAAAGTTTACAGACTCTTTTGTAGTTGAAGATTGGGAAGTACTAACGCCGGTCGGATACCGAGATATAATGAGCTTTCATAAAACAATTGAGTTTGATGTATGGGAAATATCAACTGATAGCTTCACCCTGAAGTGTGCTGATGATCATATTGTTATGAAGCATGGGGTAGTTGAGACATTTGTTAAAAATATCAACGTAGGTGATAAAATCTTGACGGATAACGGACTTGAAACTGTTATCGAAGTCAAAGACTTGGGTTACAAAGAACCGATGTATGATATTCAAGTAAATGATTTCTCTCAGCTATATTACAGTAATGGTATTGTAAGTCATAATACTGCTTGTGCATCGCTTTATCTATTGTGGTATGCGATGTTCGTACCTGATACAAACATTCTAGTAGCGGCTCACAAAGGCAGTGGTGCGGCAGAAATCATGGATCGTATACGTTATGCGTATGAAGAATGTCCAGATCATATACGTTGTGGTGTCACCACTTATGCTAGTGGACGTATCGTATTTGACAACAAGTCTTCTATAGTTGCACAAACCACTACAGAAAATACAGGACGTGGTTTATCTATTTCCTTGCTTTACTGTTTGGATGCTGGTACTATGGTTCGGGTCAGAGATAAGGAAACTAAAGAAGAGAAAGACGTTTCTTTGGAAACCTTATACACTGAGCTTAATGGCGATGAGTTCATTGAGTTTAAGAAGCAAGCCATGCTCAGAGTAGTATTTGAAGACGATTATTATGTGGATGTCCCTGAGTCGTACATGTTTACCGTGAATGACATAAAGACAACCATAGAGAACATTACACATGGTGATGAAATATTGATCGGAAACGAATACTTTAAAGTTGTTGATATACAAGCAATTTAAATTTTAAAAAAGTGTGTTGACAAAATTTCTGAAGCTGGTAATCTGTAAACAGATCGAAACAAACGATCTACTAAACAAACTAAACAAACTTACTTTTGAGGTAATTAATTATGGCACAGCAAGACTTTAACCGTAACCGTCAGCGTAACCCACGTCGCAACGATAATCGTCGTAACGAAAATCGTATGCCTCTGGACCCACTGGTGCTTCAGGCGCTAGACTTCATCAACCTTCACGCTGACAATAGTCGTGTTTATAAGTGCTTCCATAAGAGCAAGAAAACTGGCACTCTGGAAACTTTCGGTGTGTATAACAGCGTGACTAAGAAACACGCTATCTTCTACACCACGAATTTCTTCCCGCAAGATTTCATGGAAATCAAGCTGGTCACTCTTGAGAAAGATAGCTGATAAGGTGTGGGGGTTTATCCCCCACAATAAACTTATGCTTAGATTTTTAATCATAGCCCTCTTAGTGATTAATATTGGTGCAAATGCCAATGAAGTCCATCATCGCGAATGGACTATACCAAGCAAAGGTAATGTGGAGTATAACAAAAGCTTTTCCTTTTGTACTGTAGCTTCAGATGAAGCTTTTCTACAAATGGTAGAAAGCAAAAGGATAGATGACAACAAAGAGATTGTAGTAAGGTTTGTGAATAACAACTTTTCTAATACGTTGTTTTATGAATTTTACATGGGTATGGCAAACTATGTTTTCTCAACAAATGAATTGAATATTGATGAAGACTCTGCTATATTCTTTAAGAAATGTATGAACATGGCTTACGAGTGAGGATAAATTGTATGGCTGATGATAAAGACAAAAATCTAGAACATGAAATGGAGTATGACGAGGAAGGTAATCTCAAAAAGATGCGCCTTAGTCGTGAGAAAATGTTTCGTGATCGTTGGGATGGAGTAATGGAAATTCGATTCTATTCAAAGCAGCACGTTCAACGTATTTCAATCGCTTGTAAGAAAGCACTTGGCGAAGCAGGTATTGATTGGGATACATACGTAAGTGGACACGCTCGTGTATCTGATATCATTCGACACAATGCCGAGAGTGAAGATGAAATGAAAGATCAAATCTTCTTGATCGGATACAAGAACAACGGTAAGAATGATGTTGAAGATTTCGAGAAACGTATCAAACGTCTCAAGCTAAAATATCTGTTCTCAGGTGTGACACGACGTTCATGATTTAAATTTAGGAGCTAATTAGTATCATCCTTCTAATACTTTTACTGCAAATAAAACCGAATCGATACTTAAACTTCTCCTATCATAATCTCCCTTCGGGGAGATTTTTTTTGTTTATAGACTTGCAACCCTTCCCAAACTAGCCTATAATAGTATTATAAATTGAGACAGGGGATTTGATTATGAATATTCCAGAGAACGAAGTATCAGCTTTCATTTCATACGGTGAGAAGAAGTGCATGTATACCCTTTGGGTAATCGTAGATCGTATCTACACTGTCGGCAAGATGCAGCGCAAAGAGCGTTATTCTCGCTACGTCAAAAACCTTTCTACTGATAAAGAAACTGCTATTGATAAAGCTGTTGAGTACGCTTCTGAACATGGTATTGAGTTTGTTTCCACTACCAATGCTGATGCTCTTCTGAATGAAATCGAGCGCCGTACTGCCGAAGAAATGGAAGCTGTACGCGCCAAAGCACAACAGGAAGCGGAAGAAGCCGAACAACGTGCTATCGAAGAGCGTGACCGTAAGATTGAAGAAATGGTTGTTATCTTCGAAGAGCAGTTTGATAGTGACAAGTTTACCTTTGGTAAGCATCAAGGCTCTACCTTCGAAGAAGTTATGCAGAAAGATTCCCAATACATTCGCTTCATTCTGGATAACAACGAAGAGTGCCCGTTTGAGTTTCCCCGTACTCTTACTGAAATGTGCATCAACAGCCTTTATGCATATGTTCAGGAAAACGGTTACCCTAAGAATCCTCTGGATGATTCCGAATACGTTGGTAACTACAAAGAGCGTATTGAAATCAAAGTAAAGGTTATTGGTAAGAGTGTATTTCAAACACAGTTTGGCTTTACCACTCTGTACAAGTTCATGGACGACGAAAACAACCTGTTGGTTACTTTTTACTCAGGTTCTACTTGGAGTCTGGACCGCGATGAGGAAGCTTTCATTGTGGGTACTGTAGATAAGCACGAGGTTTATAACAACGTTAAACAAACAACGTTGAAAAGGGTAAAAGTAAAATAAAGGGGCCTAAGCCCCTTTATTTATTATTGCTTTTCACTTCTTACTTCAGTTAGGTTGATAGTATTGAATGTGAAAGATGTATTGTTCATCGTAGTAGAAAACGCAGCTTCTGATAATTGAGTTGGATCAGAAAACGTATGTGTTTCGTTAGCTGAACTTAGTGACACGCTACCCCAAGATAATGCACTATGGTTAGTAGCTGATCCAGTAACGTTAGTAAAATCACTGGATATTTTAATAGTTGCTGCATCAAAAGTTCCTGATCCAGTACTACTTACAGGGGCACTTCCGCCTATTAAATAAGAACCGTCTGAAGCCTTTGTTATATGATATAAAAGCACACCACTGTCTAACTCTACTGAAGAAGTTATATTTAAGCTCCCATCAAGCTTTAACACAAAACCAGTGCTTACATATACTTGTGGGTCTTTTTGATAACCTCCTAAGACCACCAATCCATTGTCATAATAGACACTTTGTATTGATAATGGCAACACACCATTATATAATCTTTTTTGAGATAGTGTGTTTAAGTCTTTATCTAACTCAAAAATTAATCCTTCGTCATGATCTGTATAATAACCGCGTCCAACAATAGCAACACCATTAGGAGTTGTACAAATGTCAGCGAATTGTGATCTTATCATACTCGCGGTAGAATTTAAATACTTCTTACTAACTAAGTTTAGTGTATTATCAAACTTAGCGATAAATCCATACCCAGATGTGTTTTCAGAGTCGTCAGTACCAATAGCAATATAGCCATCGGATACTTGAACTACTTTAAAAAGCTCATTCGCATTTGGACCGGATAAGAGGTTTGTATTAAGAACGTTTAGGTTTTGATCAAACTTCATGATAAGGGCATCAAAACCATCAACGAATGCTGTACCAACCGCTACATAGCTGTTATTGTCGCCTTGGATAACATCATAAAATCTTTTACCACCACTTCCACTTGTTACCTTTTGTGTTATAATATTAAGATTACCATCACTATCGCATATAAATGCTTCGCTTGAGTCAGTAGCAGTATAAACTTGACCCACAGCTACAAACTCATTATTGTAACTTGGAATAACAGAATCAAATGTTGAAATCTGGCCGGTGTCGGTACTTAGATGTGTTTGTTGGGTAATATTTAACGCACTATCATACTTAACCATTAATGGCATTTTTGCCGGACTGTTGGTAGTATATTCATACCCAACAGAGAAAATACTTCCTCCTGAGCTTTCGTAGACACTCGCTATTTGATCATTACTAGTTGTTCCACCACCCAAGGTAGATATGACCCATGATTGAAAATCAGCAACAGAAACCGCTTTAGGGATACGTATACCATTAAAATCGGCTGTGTATATTTTTATTCCACCCATAATTTATAATTCTCCTATTATTATTATTATCAGTTGTAATATTTATCAATAATTTATTTTCGAAAACTTAATGGTTATTTGTTATCTATTGACAAGTGCTGCTTTTGTGATAAGTTTTAAAGACCGTAATTTATAGATACAACAATACGAAAGGGCAAAATAATGAACACATGGGATAGAAGGTTTTTAGGATTGGCACTGTTTTACTCATCCTTTTCTAAAGACCCTTCCACTAAGGTTGGTTGTGTACTTGTTAATGATAAGAACGTACCAGTCGGCCTTGGTTATAATGGTTTTTCACGTCATTCAAAAGACCTACCAGAAATACTTAATGATCGTCCTGAAAAATATAAAAGAACCATTCACGCAGAAGAGAATGCCATCTACAATAGAACTGGTGATATTGAAGGATCGATTGCTTACCTTACCCATCCACCTTGTGTGCCTTGTGTAAATCGCTTAAGCCAGAACGGTATTAAGGATGTTAGATTTATTCAAGGAACCGATGAAGACTTTTATGAACGATGGAATCTAGGCGAATCAGTATCTGAAATTGAAGAACTCAAAATGACTTATCAATCATATGTTATGAATGATGATGAAAAAGATAAAATATTCATGGAAGTGATGAAATCATGGCGAAGCTAAAATTTGTCTACTCAGTAATGAACGCTGGAAAAAGTACTCACTTGTTACAACTTGCACATAACTATAGTGTCTTTCACAATAAGACACTATTGATAACCTCAGACCTTGATACGCGTTCAAAGGTTGGTGATCAGTATTATGTAGAGTCTAGATTGGGTATAAAACATGAAGCAATACCATATAGTAGAGAACAAGACATTCAGGAAATTCTTGAAAGTATAGACTATACTCCATCATGTATTGTTGTCGATGAGGCACAATTCCTTAGCCCATATAACGTACAACAACTTACAGACTTGGTAGACTTCATGAATATTCCAGTTGTTTGCTATGGTCTGAGGACTGATTCGTTTGGTAACTTATTTGAAGGTAGTGAAGAGCTTTTTAAACATGCCGACAAAATAGAAGAGATAAAACAACTGTGTTTCTGTATGTCAAAAGCAACACATATTTTACGTTATGATGATGATTTTAATGTTGTAAAAAAAGGGAACCAAGTTGAAATTGGTTCCGAGGATAAGTATGTCTCTGTGTGCCGTAAGCACTGGAAAACATTAAAGAGTGTTAAGTTTTTGAAAACCAATGATTAAGGGCTTCTATAGCTTCTTTGTTCCAACCTTTATCTGTCTTAAGGGTTAGATACTTGAAGTCCTTAACTGTTTTACCATCATCATAGTATTGTGTAAGCAACGAGGTATTGATTACTACCCAGAAGTTACCGTCAATATATGTATTCAAAATACCCGCGTCTTTTGATATAAACTTTTTCATATTACTGACAGTACTAGCATAATTCTGATTTAGATAGTCACCTTTAACAGACCTTTCACGCGAAGCGTTTCTAGCCATAGATTCTTCTTTAGTGGTTAAAACCCAGAGAAGATGAATATTTTCTTTCTTGTATCCATTATCCAATAAAACATCAATTTTATTTTTAATGTTATCTATATTACCAAACGTAGTGTTAAGAACAATATTCGGCAATCTATCTTTATTCTTCTGTGTCTTTAAGAAAACACCCAAGCGTGTTTGTGGAATTTTATTTAGGGTCATGAAGTCATAGATGGTATCAACAAATTCGCTATCTTTAAACATAGCATCATCTTTCAAGTCTTGATCACTATAATCTGCATACGGTGAATCAATCTTTTCAAGGAACTGTCTGAACCTTTTAAAAATAATATTACTCTTCAATACTAGTTTCTGAATTTCATCGATATCTAAAACTTTAAACTTATTGCCAATGTCGGTAAAGTTATCAATAGCAAAATTTTTGCCTGATCCAGCAGAACCGGCCATAACAATAACCTGACCCTCATTAGGTGTGTTAGGTGGTGTTTGTATTAGTTTCTCATCTAGTTTATGGTTGTTCATTTTCATCTTCGTCATCATTATCAACTATAGGATTAATTGGATTGCTAATATAGGTTTCTTCCTGACGTTCTCCCCTGTCACCATCATCAAACGTCTTGTCATTTTCAATAAAGGACTCATGATGTTCATGACCGGGAGTCCATTTACGATAGTATTTCTGATCAACTAGTTCCCATTTATCATCACGGTACACAAAAATCTGTGCAGGCTTATAATCAATACGGATTACATAATCTCCCTCTTCTGCGTCTACAGGGAAAGAAGTTCGTTTGGGAATATCTTCAAGATTAAGGCTATCATCCATTTGTTCAGCGCCATCAAGTTCAGGTCTATAGATATAATCATCCACGTAATCATTGTATGGTACTTCTTCTTCGGCTTCACTAACCGCAGCTTCGTTTGCTTGTGTCGCTTTATTATGATTGGAAATGATATCTAGCAAATCATCATCTTCAGCATCTTCATCAAGATTGCCAAGAACATCGTTGTATTCGCGGCTATCGAATATCTTTTTGATCCTGACACGCCATACGTGAGGTAACCATGTTGGCCCATAACCTTCAGCAGCACGACGCCCTTCTTCAATAACATAGTAAGCGTTGATTGCTCCTTCTTCACCTTCAACCAAATCATCGCGTAAGTGCGTCAACTCTATAACATCGCCAGTAGAAAGTTTACGACCTATCTTTGCTGCCATAGAATTGATATGGAAATCTAGGTACAGTGTATCAGACATGAAGAAACCGAATTGAGATAGTTCAAAGTCGTTATCAGATACTTGGTATATACCCCACATTTCTACAACGTCTTTGTCGTATTTTCTGTCTCTGGACTCCATGAATAGAAGGTCTTGAATTTTAATATCTTCATTCACATTCCCATCTTCATCAATTACACCAACGTAGCGATGTACATAAACTTGGGTTCCAGATATATCGAAGAATTCACCAATGATTTTATCTTGAAATTTATAATCATTGGTTTTATTATTTCGCCAGAGTTTCATTCTGCTCATGTATAGATAGCCTCTTATTATACATTTATTTATGGATGAATATAAACCTTGACACAAGTTCTATCCTCATTATAATACATCAGGTGGAGGTATAGTTGTGGAACATATTCGAAGTAATGCAAAAATGTTTGGTGAAATAGTGAGCGATGAGACTATTGTGGAGTATCTTCTAAGTATTCCAGATCAAACCCTTCGCTATGCTACAGAGAATTGTGCGTCTGAAAGTCCTTATGTCTTTGAAATGTATGGAATGTACAATGATCGATTTTATGATTTCTCATTGAATGTTGATAATTTGTTACGCCATATGAAGATGCAACTGTTTAGTTACGAAAAAAACTTCTATCATTATTTCAGAGAAAAAGATTTGGTAATTCTAAACTTTATTCTTTCATCGGATAAGATTGAATATCCACAAACAATACCAATGTTAGAGACTTATGATTTCGATACTTCTAAAGCATTGATGGGATGGGCTGTAAGTACTAATAGAACATCTGAAACTGTTTTAAACATGATTGGTGATGAGTATAACTTTTTCAGAGACATAGATGCACAAGACCGTGTAGAATTGAAACAGTATTTTTGGAAATCAGCATATTCAAGAAACAGTTCTCAAACACCAGCGTTTCACTGTTTCCCTCGTGGTGATCACAGTATAATGTTACTGTGTAACACCCTTCCATTACATGATCGTTATAATTGTTTGTTCGGTAAAGAAAGAATTGAAAGTGATGGCTGGACAGATGAAGACGTTGATGTTATGGTAGACTTTGTTAAAGAGTATGAAATATCACCTTACTTCATTGCCCATGACCTTAGAGGTAAAAAGCTTTATGGGCGAGAAAGAGTTTATCAAGCGGCACTTGAAGCTGGTGATAATTATTTAAAATACCTTGAAGTCAAGAAAAGCAGTTCGTTTATTAATTGGAAAATTCCTGATGATGTTTTTGAGAATAGGGATTTTGCGAACTTCATTAATAAAATGAAGTTGAAGCACGGAGTTGAGTAATGAGTTACAGTCAAAGATTACACAGAGATAAAATTGTTAAAAATATAGAACCATACATCCTTGAAAACGTTCAGTATGAAACGGTAATGGGAAGTCAGGCTTATGGTGTGTCTAATAACAACTCAGACCTAGACATTTATGGCTTCACTATTCCACCAAAACGTATTGTGTTTCCACATACAGTAGGGCATATCTACGGCTTTGGTAAGCAAGGCCCTGAAACTTTCAAGCAGTTTCAAAAACATCACATTGATGCATATGAGAAAGAAATTGACTTGAACATTTTCAGTATTGTGACATACTTTACATTGTTGATGGATAACAACCCGAACATGCTAGACTCTATCTTTACACGTCAGCAGTCGGTAACCCATGCTACTAAGATTGGTCAAATGGTCAAAGATCGCCGCCATATGTTTTTACATAAAGGTGCATGGCACCGTTATCGTGGGTATGCTTATTCACAGCTTCAAAAGATTAGAACTAAAAAAGCGGAAGGAAAACGTAAAGAGCTTGTTGAAAAATATGGTTTTGATGTAAAGTTTGGATACCATGTTGTGCGCTTAATCAATCAAGTTGAAGACATTCTTATGCATGGTGACTTTGACCCTATGGCTCATCGTGAAATGCTAAAGTCTATTCGACGTGGTGATTGGAAACTAGAAGATGTAGAAGATTTTTTCAAGCGTAAAGAAAAGCTACTTGATGATCTTTATATCAATTCTAGCTTGCAAGAATATCCAGATGAAGGTAAGATAAAACAGTTGTTGCTTGATTGCTTAGAAGAGTTCTACGGAACTATTGATAGCAATGATATTCAAACTACGAATCAGTTTGAACAGGCGCTACTTGAAATTAAGAGAATAACTGATAAGGTGATCAAATGAGTAAGCATCTTCCTGTTGTATACACATTGTATAAAGATGACCCCGAGCATTGGCATTACAAGCACCATGGTACATTGGAACAAATCTACACTCAAAACAGTGCACTTTGTACCCAATCTACTATGGAACAGGTTGCCAAGTCAGTTACGGAACAGGGCAGGTACATCTATATCGATGACCTGCTAGGATTTACGCATATTGTAGAGAAAGAACTATAAGGATAATATTGTATGAATGATGGTATGTACCCAAGTCAAGCTATTAACACAGTTCCCGATTCGCGAGAAAAAGGAAATGTGGAATCAAAGAAAAAACCAAAAGTGAATGTTTCTATGACCAACGATAAAGATTTCAAAAATATTCTTACTATTGTGGCGAACAATCTAACCATGGATTTTGACCTACCAGAAGGATATGATGAAAGTGTACTGGAAGGTTTTACAACAAATCTTTATACCAGCTTTGTTGATCGTATTACACTAACTGACGAAAAGACTGGTAGTGAACGTCATTGGTTGGTTTTTAGTGACGATGGCTATATCAAGCCTATGCGTAAAACTCTGCCTAACATTAACAAGCGTCAAAACGAAGATACTTACATCGTTCTAAATCCTAACGATAAAGATAATGATGCGGTTATGATTGAAGAAACTTTTCTTCAAAAGCATTTTTATGAAATTGTGAATGACGCTCTTATGAACTTTGGTAGTGATGAAGACATTACTAACTTTGTGATTGCCTATGTTAAAGACGGTTTCATTGGCGTTCCTGAAATTTTCGACAAGGAAACTTTTTCTTTTTCTGAGTACTTTGCATATCTGGTTGATGCGTATCACAAAGAAAAGGTTCTGTATTACAAAGATGCTGATATGTACAGTGATCGTCGTCTAGGAAATTCTCAGCTTAACATTCATGTAGTTCAGCCATTTGCACAACCACCATATCTGGTTATTGGTATTCCGGTTAACTTTGAAATCAATGGTGAGTTTGTTCTACGTCGTATTAATCAGGTAGTTCCTATTATGTCTGAGTACGAAGTAGATGATTGTGGTGTTGAACGCCCATCTAAGCGTGAAATTGAAAATCGTATTGCTGAAAACCAAGAATACATGAAGAACCTTGATCGTTACCAAGTGTATGAAGGTCTGGCACAAGTTCCGGGCTTCATGAAAGTTCGCGAACTTTATGTAAACACTCGTGTAATGGTTGACATGGGTGCGCTATACTTTGTCGATCCAGATCGCCTTGGTGGCCTTCTAAATATCATCAATTCTAATCTTGATGGGGCGCAGATTGATAGTAAGGTTTCTAAAAAGAGTAAAGGATATTCTGAAAAAGAATACATGGCTCTTAGTAAGAATGTGGTTTGTTATGACCTAACTAAGAAGCAATGGTTCATTGGTCATCGTGATAACCTACGCGAAATCAATTTCCGTAAAGATGCTTTTGAAAAGCTACAGATGGATGCTGCGAAAAAGAACATTATTCGTAAAATCTGTTCATCAGATAACGTAGAAAAGGGTAATAACATCGACTTCATTGATTCAAAAGGTGGTGGTAACATCTTCCTACTACACGGTGTTCCCGGTACTGGTAAGACTCTTACCGCCGAAGCTATCTCTGAGCTTCTAGAACGCCCACTGTACAAAGTTAATATCAGTGAGTTCGATAGCCTAAGCGAACTTGAGCAGGGCATTGAAACGTCTCTGAGGTACGCTGAGCGCTGGAATGCAACACTTCTAATCGATGAGGCTGATGTGGCATTGGAAAAGCGCGACAGCACTAACATTGAGCGTAATGCTATCGTAGCTGTATTCCTTCGTCTGATTGAATACTACTCCGGTACTATGTTCCTGACTTCAAACCGTGCAAATGAGTTTGATGATGCGTTCAAATCTCGTATCACGTTTGCTATTCATTATCAGAGTCCAAGTACAGAGGTTAAGACCGCAATCTGGACTAATATTCTTGAAGGTGTTGAAACTGACATGACTAAAGAACAGATCAAGGAAGTTGCTGGATATGATATCAACGGTCGCCAGATCAAGAATATCATCAATACTGCAACCTTTATGAGTGATGATGGTTCTGCACGTTTTGAAGATGTAATGGTTGTTCTTGAACAAACCATGGAATTTGAAAACTTTCTTAAGAAGGAATAAGGGGGGTTATCCCCCTTTATTTTAAAGGTGACTAATGATTATTTTAGATGTTGAAGCCAGTGGATTACATGAAGACTCTTACCCAATACAGGTAGCGTGGTTGAATACTGACACTGGTGAAGAAGATAGTTTTTACATAAAACCAGAAGAAGAGTGGACATATTGGGATATTAACGCAGAAGACATTCATAATATTCCAAGAAAGCTTCTAGATGATGTGGGAATCCCCGCTGATCTAGCTGTAAAGCGACTACTTTCCTCACTTGGCAAAAAGGTGGATATCTATACTGATGCACCTGACTTCGATGGCTTTTGGTTGTCCAAGCTTTTTGGTGCGGTGTTGGTCGATCCTGAAGTAAATGTTAAAGTTCGTTCAGTGTATGAAGTGTGCCAATATCAAGAAGACTTTTACGCTCTTCAGGAAATTATGCACAGTCAAGAAAGACCGCACGACGCGCTAGAAGACTGTCGTATGATATGGCAAGCAATTAAAGAAGTCGTTGGTTAATAATCTATAAATAAGTTTATACGGAACATAAACTTATGAGACTAGAACAACTTTTCGAAGATATACATTCAGACCAAGGAAAATTATCAAGTGCTAAAAAGGCATTTGATGATCTTATGTTTGAAATTAAAGGACATGTAGAGCTACTTGGTCTTGATGAATTTGATACCTTCGAAAAGTCGTACCTTGAAATAATGTCTAAGCTTTATACGTACACCTTTAAGTTAAAGTACAAAGATGAACCCATAACCGTTCGTATCCTTCCACAAACCAACTTAGATCGTAATAGGCTTGGTGTGTTAAACACAACAAGTATTGATGATGGAAGTGGCGTAAAATATCAGTATCAAATTACTATCTTTGTAAATCCTCATGACGATTTTGATTTGATTAGTGCAACAGATTTTTACAGAACGTTTGCTAAGAGTTACCAGAAAGTTTTTATTCATGAGTTTGTACATTTTATCGACGCGGTTGAAAGTGACAACCAAGATAATTATACGCAAACAAAAAGAAAGCTTAGACAGAAAGGCAAGTACATCAATACCCCACAGGAGTACAATGCATTTTACATTCAGATGATGAGTGAAATAGATGATGCATTCGAAGACTCTGCCGTTATGAATATATTCAAACAAGACCCCTCATTTGATAAGTTTCTATCCCTCATAAACGTCGAAACACATGCAGGAGAAATGCTAAAGGATTTGGAAGGGAAGTATAAAAAGGCGTTTAAGAAGAGGTTATATCAATTATACAACCACTACTTGGAAAGAATAAAAGATCAAGCCAACGAAAAGTAATCTCTTCTATCGGCGTGATTATTTAACTTATTTAAAAGCTTTGTTAAGTTCCCTTTTAACTTAAAAGTGTTCTTGCTCTTACTATCTTCGAAGAAGAGTTTAACATCAAACCCCTTACAAACAAAAGAATAGCCAACATGTTCTTCTCTCTCTTCCCAATCTCTGTTGAAGAAAGTTTCAATTTCCTCATCTACATCTAGATATGATTCAGAGCAAACTACTTGGATATCAAGTACAGAATCAAAAATTTCAGAATTATACAATATGTTTTTGATACGGTTTTTAATTATCAGGCTTAGAGAATTTATAGAAGTGATTTTCGCACGTTCAGTTTTTCCATCTTTCATTCGCCTAGATGATGAGCGTATGCCACTTTTTGATAGTAATGTGAATTCAAGAGTTTCCATTATAAAATTCTTCCAACTTTTCAATCGAAATGTTATTGTATAAAACCTTTTCGTGATTGATTATATAATCAATAAAATCAGAACCTTTCCCTAATACTTGCTTAGTATCAAGGATTTCATTACCTTCAACGTCAATTATTTCGCGAACACTATCTACTGTTAGACCTATATAACCACCATCGCTCATTTCTAATATGATGATGTGACTAGGCATGTCGCCTATGACATTGAACATCTTCTTTGAGTCGAGGATAGTTATTACCGTGTCTCGTAGGTCAATCATCCCTTCTACACATGTGTTGCTTGAAAAGAATCTTGAAGGTTCTCGGTATTTTATTATTTCCTTTATCTTTAATACAGGTAATGTGAAATCCATATCACATACTTTAAATGAAAAATATTGCATTTTATCTTTCCAGTTTTATAATTTTATAACAATCTCTAGTACCTTTATTTACTCGATTATAGTCTTCTAGAAAACGATCATACGAGTCTTTAATAATAAAAATTCTAGGATCAATATCTTTGCTATATCTAAGCTCAACCACAAACTTTGAGCTTTCAATCTCTCCGCAACCTATAGGGAACCTTCGCCAGTCGAAGGGACTTTTCTGAACTTCATCCAGCTTTCTACAGATTTCTAGGTTATCTTTATCCAAGCATTCATCGGTAACCTTAACCGTAAAATTATCAGGCTTGAAGTGCTTCTTTACATGTGGGTTCACACGGTTAAGCATAAACACAGACAAAGAGCTTTTCGCTTCTTTAGATGTCAAATTCTTATGTCTATAGGTTGATGCATGGATTCGCTTGTCGATCTGAACCATGAATTGAACTACCGTTGGCATAATACTCTCCTAATTTATGATAGTCTACCATTCAGTCACCTACTGATCAACAGTTTAATATTCTAATGCTATGTGTTATAATGCAGAAAAAGAGGTAGTTATGAATATTCAAATTGAAGATGAAAACATACTGAACGTTCTAAACGAGAGTGTCATTGATCGCTTTGAGTTCGGATCGAAAATATATGGACTTGAGACTGAAAAGTCTGATGCTGATGACATTGCTGTGATCAAACAAAACGATTTCTTTGCCAATACCTTTCTATGGGAACATCATACTATTCAAAGGGCTAGTGAAGAACGTGACACCATCTATACTACCTTGCAGTTGTTGGTAAGGAACCTTATGACTGGTGACTCCACAGCATACTTTGAAACGCTTCATAGCAATCAGTGTGACGGTACTATACTTGAATTCCTAGCTGACAGGAAATCATGGTTTTATAACTTCACTACCATTCGATCTTTTGTTGGGTATGCACGTCGAGATATCAAGCACTCTAAGGATAATGGTAAGCGTTTTGCACATGCGGTACGTTGTTACTATGCCGCCAAGATGTTGTTTGATGATCATTTTTATACCAATGACTATCGTGAGTATGATACTAACGTGTATGAATACATCCGTTCAATGAAATTGGGTACACATGGTCTAAGTAAGTATGAACTGTCTCAAGAGATTCAGTATTATAAAAAATCTATTGATGACTTGAGGAAACAGGTTAGTGAGAGCTTTAATAGTAATCAACGGAAGTATGACCGTTATATGTCGGCTGAGCGTCTTAGAGAGATAGATGCTTATGTTATAGACAAAAACAAGACATTGTGGTATGATTTGGAAGATGAAGAGAATTTTTACATTTATCAAATGTACCACGCACTAGAAAACGGTATTGAATATGGATAACAACTTACTATATCGAGCAATGTGTAAAGAAGAATTCGAACGCACTATCAAAGAAGGTAGTGCTGTTTTTTATAAAAGGTTCAAGTGGTTCACACCTAATATTGATTTTCTTCTGAGCCGTGTTCGCGATGGCAAGTTCAACAACAGTCATATTGAGAAGAACAGGTATGATTATATAGTGTGCTTTGAAGCGGATATTTCCAAGGCACGAGTTTTAAACAGTAATGAAATTCAATTTGATAGGAGGCGAAACCCATCTATCAAAGTAAAAGAGGTTATACTTAAATGATTAAATCACCCCAAACGGCAGTTAGACTAGCAACAAACAATCCGTACCAGTCAGATGCATGTCGCATTTTATGTGTATGTAGTGTAGGTATGTTGCGTTCACCAACCTTGGCAAATGAGTTGCATAAAAGGTACGGATACAATACCCGTTCTTGTGGGGTATCGATGGAACATGCACTTGTGCCTATTTCTACTGCTCTTATTCATTGGGCAGATGAAATTGTATTCATGGATTTTGGTGCGTTCAACGAATTCGTTGATATTGAAGAAAATATGGAATTGATTAAAAAGGTAAAAAATGCATCTACTGATGTGTTTATTTTAAGCATACCGGATGAGTACGATTGGAATGATCCCAAGTTGAGAGATATTTCGGTCATGCAATACCTTGAAAAACGAAAATTTAACGATATGGAATAATTATGGGATTAGTTTATCATACATCAGATTGGCACCTTGGGCATAAGAATATAAGTAAGTTCAGGGGCCAAGATGGATTTAAAGGCGAATACGATTCGTCATGGACTCAGATTAACAATTACTCAAACATCATCAGAAAGAATGACCTTGTTTGGTTTCATGGTGATATTATTTTTGATCCTAACTACCTTCAGGTAGTAAAGGACTTACCGGGTATCAAAAAACTTATCATGGGCAACCATGATACTGAGAAGAAGCGCAATATTTCAATAAGTGATCTTGTTGAAGTATTTGATGAGATTCATTCCTTGGTTAAGTATAAAGGATCATGGTTGTCTCATGCGCCTATTCACCCTGAAGAACTTCGTGGATGTGTAAATATACATGGACATACACATTATCATGTGATCAATGACCATCGGTATATTAATGTTTGCTCTGAGCAAACAAACTACACACCTATACGAAGAGAGAAACTTTTGGAAAACAATAAAGCGTTTCAAGAATTTCTTCGTATGCGTGAAGAACAGAAACGGCAACGAAATGGAAAATGAAAAATATATAAAAACACTTTTTAAGAAAAACACTAATATACAAGCCACGGACGATAGCGGTAAAGATGTTATCTTTGTTGTATCTAAAGGGCAGAGTGAGCTTTTTAATATTGTGCGAGACTGTTTACTTGAGAACGTAAGCGGCTCATGTATATATTGTTCCAGAGATAATGAAGTATACTTTACTGTTTCAAAAAGTGATATGAATGTGTTAGAAGTTATATCTAAGAAGATCAAGAAAGATCGTCGGATAGAGATTTCAAAAGTTCTTATCAACTCAAGGAAAGTTCGTAGCTATCTAGAAAAGAAAGAAAAACGGTAATCATTCTACCGTTTTTCTAATTTCACGATACCATACAGGTTCTATATAGAAGTCTGTATTCACAGCCCTTTTACCCATTTCTGGGTATTTCTCCCATAGTAATATCTTATCCACGATGAAATGTTTGTACGTCCATGTCACGGATTTGCACTGATCGTAGATTTCAACAATACGATCAGGCGCACATACTGGTGGTTCAGTAAAGTTTCCTGTCGGTATGTTTCTAGGTAGCTCCATTAGCCATGGTAGGACACACCATTCAACCTTTTGTGGCTTACCCTTATGTATCCTGTAGTTTTCACAAAGCTGCATTAGAACGGTCAGCAACCATTCGTAGTTAGCTGATGATTCTCTAACCCATTGTGCTGACGGATGGTTAACATGAGTAGCTTTATAGATATTAGTGTCATACTCGCCTTCCAGACGGTATTCCAGACGGTTCTTTTTGTTCCTGAATGGAATACCATCTAGGACACGATGTGTCGTTGACAAAAGCTGCGCATACTCTGTGATCATTTTGTTAGTATGTGTGATGCAATGTTCATCCGCACATACTATGGGGTCTTCGTTTGTGTAAAATAAATTCATTGTTCAACCCAATTGCTGTTTTCTACGGAAACCGGAAGGTTCATATCATAGAGGAAGTCAAACAGTTCTTCAACGCTTTGATTGTCGTAAGAGCCTTCGTTGATGGACAGGAACAGAGTTGGGTCTTCCTGACGATGGTAAATATAGTATTCAACTACGTTACCAGCCGAGTCAACAAACTTCCGATCTTGGAAGGTGTACTTTTTGATTTCAGAGTCGTTACCGTACATAGGATTCCCCTCAATGTTTAAGATATACATACATGGTAAACAATTTTGACCGATCATGCAAGCTATAAATATAAAAAAACGAGGTTAAAATGTCATTCTTAGATATGCTAGATATTCGGGAAATTACCAGAGCGCATTTTATGATATACCATGAAATGGACAACACGTATGAATTCATAACTACCTTAGATTTCAAAGACTGTTACTCCAACGATCCATTTCTCAATAGTATGTCTAAGAAAGATGCATTGAAATACCTTATTGAAGAAATAACAATAGAAATGTCTCGCTACGGTGTATCCAACATCTATCGCTTTGTTGAGCTAGATAACGATACTAATATTGAAATCAGAGACAAAAATTACATCCCTAGTGCCATCTTCCTTTCTATGAAGTTCAACACAAGCCAAGATTTGAACAAATTTAAAATATCACAACCTGACCTTTATAACTATTATAAGAAAAATTCAAGGTTCTTATATGAGGATTGTGAATAATCCACTTATGGTGTATAATCCTCTCAGGAGGTGAGATATGACCAGATACGTTGAATTGATGACATGTCCGAAGAAAGAAAGTCTATTGCTTGGTATTATAGGTGGACTAGGAAATACATTTGGAATAAAACCAGAACTTCTAAGATTAATCTTTAGCGTTATTTTAATAGCTAACTTTGTACTCGGAACAAATGCATTTTGGTTTTTTATTATTTTTTACTTCGTAAGCTTCTTTTTAATTCCCCGATATGAAGAAATGTACGACAGAGCTATTAACCCTGACGCACAACCACCCGAGTTTTAAAAGTTTTCGCGATACTGTTGGATCATTACCTTGACAGCTTTCTTCCAAAGATCAGGGTTTTGATCCTTTATACCACTTAGAACTGGTGAAGAGAAATCATCCAAGAATTCAGTAAACCTTTCAACTCTAGCTGAATCATCGCCAACAAAGTAGCGCATTAGTTGCATACGGTCATTGTTATTGATATGCAATGATTTGGAAAGGAATTTTATTTTATTTCTAAATGTATTGAACTCAGACTTAAGGGTAGGTAATAGCTCAACTGCCGACGTTGCATATTTGATATATTCTTCCTGCGAACCATCTTTGGCTTTATGGTTTTGAACTTGTCTAGGATCGACTTTAGAAAATGCTTTGAATTGAACAAAATGCATAAGCTCATGCTCAACTGTGTTTTCAAATTCGTGTAGTGTGTAATTAATAAAGGATTCTTTTGGTTCTTGGTCTGCCATCATCATTTTGAGATTGTGAACGTTTAAAGTTAACATGTTTGTATCGTCATCATACCCACCGTAATAATGATCGTTTGTATCAACGATACGAATATTGATGAACTTATCTTCCTCAGCAATATTGTATTTAAATTGGTAAGAACCTAACCCAACTTTAGCATTCATGATAACGTTAGAGGTATGGGAAAATTTTAAACGCTTATGAAGTTCTGGGTATTTTGGATGAATATCGATGGTGCTTAGAAATACATGTCCACTATGCTCGTCATCATTCTTGACCGCCATGAAATCTATAACATACGCATAAACGAATTCCATGATATCACTGGTTAGTGTTTCTGGTAAACGAATCATGGATTCAAATAACTGTGTTAAACGCATTGTAAAAATCCTTAAACATTAATATTATATGTATTATTTATAGTTTGCAAAATTTTTTATTTGCATATAATATGATGTTGTGTTAGTATATACAGGTAAATTGAAATAAGGTGAAATTATGAGCAACGAAAATCTTGTTTTTGTGTATGGAAGCTTGAAGCAAGGCTACCACAACCATGAAGTTATTTCTTTCGATTTTGATACCCACACTAAGAATAAAGGGTATGATTATCTGGGTAAAGCAAAAACAGTTGATAAGTTCGCGATGTACGATATGGGATCATTCCCTGCTATCTCATTTGATGAAAACGGTAAGCAGGTTTCTGGTGAGCTATACGCGCTTGATGATGCGACATTTGATCTTCTGGATACTCTGGAAGGATACCCTGAGCATTATAACCGTAAGCTGGTTAAGCTTGATGTTGATGAAGACATCGAAGCATGGATTTATTTTTATGATCCTGAGAGTGTCGATGACACAATGGAAATTATCGACATTGAATCTGATGTGTATGAGTGGGAATATTAATTCCCACTTACTTTATTAGGTCTTCAACTCGCTTGTAGAAGTCTTTTACGACTTTCATATAAAGCTTTGGTGTATCTTGCTTTAGTGCTGAGAAATAATTCTTAGGTGGTATAGTTACAGGCATTGAATGATTGTCTCCCAATTTTATATCAAAACCCTTATCACTTAACGCCACAAACATACGGAAAAACTCTTTCTTCTGTTCTTTATCAAACTTCTGCCACCAGTCGTCACCTTCAACGAAACTTCTAAAGTCTTGCTCAAGGTTGGCTAGTTGTGGACGAATCTCTGCCGCAGAAGTAAAATAGTCATTGTGTACTTTATCTTCAGAGCGTTCACCTGATCCATAATTCTTTTTCGTAGCTGATTGGTCTTTGTGCAGCCCAATATCCTGAACCAAGTGCTGAAGCTCATGGTCGATAACACTCTTTAGTTTATTGAATTCAATTTTTACTTTCTTATCACTTTTACCACTTTCATCGAACCATGCACTTAATACTTCCCCTGAAAGGTCAAAAGCATTAATTAAAACATGGGGAACGCCATCTTTCATTCTGTAAGATGACACATCTTTTTCTCGCACCATTACTGAAACATCTATCACAATAGCATCATTCTTAGTAAAGGAATCAACATTGTTTCTAACAAGCTGTGAGCTATGATAGTAAGGAACTTCTTCTGGACTCAAAACTGCAATCCCATAATAGTCACGATTTGCTGACATACTACGCTTGAATCTTCCACTAAATTCCATTTCTAACGCATCAACATCGAGTCCCGTAGTATCTTCTATGACTTCTTTAAATTCGTTAACATCCTTCTCATTGCCACCACGTGCATGAAAATGATATACTGCAAAAACAGCCATACGGAGAACATCTTCTTTTAGTTCCTCGGGAACTTTGATGGTTCTCTCAAATAGTTGATATAGTTTCATTAATTATACTCCATTTTATAATATTTATGAAAAACATAAATACAAAAGATTAAGGAGACTTGTTATGTTTGATCGACTAATCGCCTTTCAAGAAAATGGCGAATGTTTATATTTTTTCGTACCATTGAATCTTTCTTTAGAACAGTTCCTAGAGAATGTGAAAATAGAGATAGTATCCAAGAAACGATATAATACTGAGATAAAACATATCAAAAGACAACTGGATAAAGAACAACAAACAATGGAAAACAAAAGCAATCCAGAAGTAACAAGCGAACAAGCCAAAGTCCTAATAAAAACCTTCGTATCAAATCATCCCTTAGACAATCGATCACCATCAGAAATACTTAAAGACGCAGGAGCCGTTGAGCTTATTTCAAAAATACCACCAAGCAACATTCTTAAATCAGACGAATTGGATTAATACCACTCTTCCATACCAAGCTGTTTGAGTATTATTCTCACAATATTGTTAACATAGCGTTCAAGCTGGTATGATGAAAGATCACGGTTAACTAAATCATGGTGGAACTCTAACGCTTCCTCTGGGATAGCATCATAGCGATATAGTCCAAATAGTAAGTTACGTAATATCATTTTAACATTATCGCGATCACCACCGAATGGTGCTAAGTCAAGCTCACTGCCGCCACGTAGCAAGTCTACCAGAATTCTTATTCTATCTCGGTTGGCCTTTAAGAATCTTACCTTCTCTTCTTTTTTCTTTATGATTTCCCACTTAGATTTTATGTCTTCGATAAAATCTTCCAGTTTCCTATAACCATTTTGCTTCATAACAGTTATTAGTTTTTTCACACTTTCTGTAGAACCTTTACTATTCATACCGGTTTCATTTTGTATGTCAATCATTACTGATCTGGTAAAATCATCATACTTCATTGATCGAAGAGCTTCTTTCGATTCCTTAGAAAGCTCATTTTCAGATTTTTTATAGAACAACTCTATTAGGGATGTTATTGTAGATTGACGCTTCGATCTAATACGTGGATGTGATTTCATTTCCCCCCTAAAGGATTTTATTTGATCAAAGCTGAGTGCATTCTTTTTGTTATTGCCAATCCAGTCTTTGTTATTATTATAGACATATACTGGAATATCATATTGCTTAGCCAGCTTGTAAATAGGCAACACGTATGGATTTTCATGTGTGCCATATTCGGTTGCAACCAAAACTGATATTTCTTCTACATAGTTCATAAACGGTATCGAGTCTTTGTCTGTGAACAAACGGTCTTCCATTTCATCGTCGCCGGGAACTGATGTACTTCCACTGTTCCAGTAGTCAACAGCTTTTCCCGAATAGGTATTGTTTAGCTTCGAACCATTAACTTTAAAAAGAACGCCACTATTTGAATCAACATGATAACCGCCCAAGCGTGAGCGTGTAAGGGACATGAAGTAAAACTTTTTCGAACCCATTTGCCTTTCAACCTTTCCTTTTATAGTAGGCGTAAGGTTGATCTTATTTTCTTTCATAATGCTATGGGCACTTTTGAGGGAAGTGTAATAAAATAATGTGTTGGTTAAACTTTCTATCAGCATGATCTATTCCTATTTTATAGGTATTTATTAAAATACTTTATGACCTAAATATTAAAAAGTTGTTATAAATAACTGAAAAGGTATATAGTATGAAAAAAATATTAGGTTATATAAGAAATACATGTTTGCTACTAACATTACTAGTTGTGACAGGAATAGTAATGCCAGCAATGATGTATAAAGAAACTGCCGAATCTACTGAAGAACTTATAATTGTTCTTTCAAGTGAGAACATAACTATTGTTGATCGAACTGCCGAAATCATCACCGCAAAACTAGACCTTCCTTTAGATAATGAAATAGTACGTGCTAACATAGAAGCAATGCCAAATGCTAAGAAAGAACGTGATGTTGATACAAAAATAAGACAGGTGATACGTAATTATAGATTACCAATATCGTTTGATGATGAAGCACAGTTCTCAGAATATATAAAAGAAAAACGTATTTACTTTTTAGAAAACAGTGATAAGATTGTTAAATATGTGAATGAATACCAAGAATACTTAGCCCAACCTTTGGCTGGATTCTATTTACGTATAACTGGATTTCCAAAACGAATTGCTTTAGAACAGGAGTTATAATGCCCTCACGTAATGATGTAACAGGTGACAACCTAGTTTCCCGAACAAACAATGATCAATATAGAAGTAATTGGGATCGAATCTTTGGTAAGAAAGAAGAAGCTAAAGTTGAAGAAACCGAAAAGAAAGAAGATAAAGAAGAAGGCAAATAAAAGAAAGAGCTTTAAAGCTCTTTCTTTTTTATACGAGGGTCAGAAGTAGACAAAGAACTAAGAATATCCTCAATATTGTCTTCGTTTGCTCTTACCAAAATAGAAAGCGTTGCCATCTTATCACCAAATGGAGACACGTGTACATTAAACATGGTCTTCCCATGTACTCCATGATAAAAACTGTGACTATGGTAATAAGCATACCTTTCCTTAAAGATATGGAGATTACCTACCTTTTCCATATCAATATATACCGTTGTACCATTTCTAAATTTTTCATTAGTGAACTTAGTGAAATAATTATCTACCTTTGTCCTTATATCACTATCTGAATGTAACGTTGACATACTTAGCTCCTTATAGTGTCGGTTACATATTAGCACGATAAGAATCTTGCGGTCAACTTATTTTTCGATGAAAAGGTAAAAACTTTCGCCAATTTCTTTGAATTTGGCCTTAAATGAATAGTTCTTTATCGATTGTGACGAATTTGTAATATGTTTGTCATATACCTTTTTGGATATTTCTTGTGAATAACTTCCAAACCCATTGACAGACCTTTCCCAGAAGTCTTTCACATTCACCGCTAACTCTTCATTACCTACTAAGACTATTCGCATAAAGAACCTCCATTCGCTTACCATGATACGTTAAAGCATCAAGAGTTTCAAGTAAATACTTCTTAATACCAATCTTTTTATCAATAAGAATATCATACGACTCATTGTTCAATAGAACGTAATCGAGTCTCATGGATCGAGTATCAACCCCATAAAGTTTTAATCGGTTCACATCAATAGGATAATTATCTTCTACGCTATTGACACAATAGATGACATACTCATCGTCTTCTACATACATACCACTTAAACACTTACTGATCAGTTCTCGTTCCCTTTTTTCAAAGCCCTTGGATTTGTAAATGGATATGATTCTAGGGGTTTGTTGTTTATCAATAATATTACGTAGTTCTTGTATGGTCTGTAAGCAAAAGTTATTGGTGGTTACTGTCTTAGAGGTTTCAGAATTAACACGATTGATTTCTGAAATTAGATCACAAACATATATTTCCATTTCACGCACGTACTCAGCCATTAGCATAATATCATTAATATTTTTATTTGTGTTCATGATAGAACTATCACAACGTGTATCAACCTCAATAGAAATATCAGGGTTTTTAATAAGCTTTGATATTTCATCATTAATATTCATCATTGTTATCCCACCTTTCTGAAATTTCCTGTAGTGTCATTGATTTAAATCTTGGGTACTGATCAACTATGCATCTTAAGTTACAACGAAAATCATCTTCATTAAAACCTTTCGGCTTATGAATATAGTAAAGAGGATGAGTGTAATCACCCTTAAGTTTTTTCGTATTGGCGACACGCTTCATATCAGCAATACATGTAGGACGTGCACCTTTCATTTCCCACACATAATTGAATCCTGCCATTACAAACGTGTTGGCCCGTTTTCTACTAGAAATGATCATCGACGGTTCAGTTTCGTCGTAATCCTTATCGGAACGAAGAAGACCACTGATGGTGCTTGTATGATAACTATCCCCATAGACACAATTGCGCCACGAAAGAAATATAAATTTACGGCACGATAGTTTATCCTTCTGCCACCCCAGACCACGTGACATTATTTCACGGTCGATAACAAATCTAAAATCTTGATTACTGTTATACTCTTCATGGAAAATATTATAGTTCACTGTGTTATAAAGTTTTTCGTTAAGCATTTCTGACATATCTATGTTGATGATAGACAAGTCATCATCCTCTAATAGCTTAACGAAGCTATCATCATTTACTGGATCACACAGTAACTTTTTATATTTTTTAGGCTGGCCCTTGGGAACTACAAAGTTCTTCTTTGATGTATTGAACCTTAGTTTTGGATTATCAATGTGTTCGTACAAACACGCCAGTGTGATATTGTTGTCACTCATTTCTACTAATCCTTAAGAATTTTCCAAAGTGTATCATTTGTACATATTCATTTCAAGCTTGACACTCCACAATACACTAGTTTATAATTGAATAAAATTTTAGAGGAATTTATTATGGCCGGAAAAAACAAGCGTCCTTTGTACAGCGCATACGTTCTTACAAGTGAAGCACGTAACAAGCTTCTATCTATCTTTCCTGTTGCCTACCCTGCACGTGTCGTTGCACATCACGTAACAGTGCAATTTGGTAATGTGTCCGCAGATGACATTCCTACTGGTAAAGAAATCAAAGTAGTTGGAACCCTCGATACTGGCGATGGTCTTCAAGCGTTGGTTGTAAGTGTAGATGGTGAGGTTGACCGTCCTGATGGTTCGGTATATCATATCACTTGGTCACTGGACAACGGGTACAAGCCAGTAGACTCAAACAAGATGATTAAGAAGCTCGGCTATACTCCAATTGATCACAAAGTATTGGTAGATTTTGAGCCGAAAGTAGTATTTGTATAGGAGCAGTAAATGGGTATTTGGCAAAAATTAAAAGAAAAGTTTTCATCACCTAAACCTGATGATTCAGATGATGCACAGTTTAGTGATGAAGTACCAACTGGAAAAACTGATGCAGATAGTGTTGTGGTAGATGAACGTCTACAATGGATTATGGATAACTTCAGTGGTTGGCCTAGTCCAAGTTATGAATATGTCGCGCTCATTGAACAGCCTGATCCAGTTGTAGGAAGGAAGCGCACGTTGAAGTTCTTTAAGCGCCCAACTAATGAGGGTGTGGTAAGTTACCCACGTGATTTCATTGACAAACTTTTAGATAACGGAGAATAATATGTCTTCTAAATGGCAAAGGTTTAAACAATGGTGGTCGGAATCATGGACCGCTTTTCGTCGCATGGAAACAATCAAGCAGTGTGGGTTTGATCCGTGGGAATATCAAGAAAAGATGAAATACCTTCATGAGCGTGTTACAAAGCTTGAAGAAGAAAATCGTCTTCTAAAGAAAGACCTTGATAATCAATTAAATGATATCAAAGATGCTGGATATGTTCACAGCGAAGACCTTGATTTCTATAAAAACGTTCACGATGAAGTGGTACAACTCCACAATAAGTTCCCTGTCCAACTTCGTAAGATGTGGTCTGGTGGTGAAATTGTACAATGGATTCGTAATGAACAAATGCGTATATTGAAAAAGAAGTGAGGTTGATATGAAATTTACAAGACAACCAAAGCCAAATCGCTTTGATGAACGTACTATCACTAAGTTTGCACTATGGCCTGTGACCGCACGAACAAGCAATGGTCGGATTGAAACCCGCTGGCTTGAAAAGGTTACAGTGACACAAAAGTATTATCCCCAAGATAGTAATCGTGAAGCTTGGGTTAGCATGGAGTTTGAAAGCTAATGACCACGGTAGTTGTTGACCTAACAAACCAAAAGATTGTTACCGACAGTCGTTGTACTGGTAATCGAAAGGTTAGTTATACGCTTTCATTTTTTAAAAAGAAACTTAAGCTTCCTTTCTTTAAGTTTCAGGAATGTGTTTCGACTGATGACTACACTGTTAAATCTGTACGAATTAATAAAAACGGATTTACTGAGTATGCAGTAGGGTCGGGAACCGTCCAAGAAATTAAAAAGTTTATAAAGAACTACAGCAACGACACGATTCCTAAAAAATTCCTTAAGGATTCAACAGTTTTGGTTGTTTCTTTTAACGGTTATCGGTGGGTTGTTAAGTCGTACAGTAATTCAACGTTGCATCTTTATGGAAGTGATGTAGACTGGATTACAAGTGGCTCTGGCAGTCAACTATCCGCCGCAGCTATGGATATGATTAGTGAAGAAAATAGAAACCGTGCTGAGAAAGCAGTAGAAGTTGCTATCAACAGGGATACTTACAGCGGTGGCGAAATAAGAACATTACAATTACAAGATTATTGCGATATTTATTAAAAGAAAAATAGGTGTATTATGAGACTAGCATTTGCTACTGGTATTAACGGCGAGTTTGCCAACAATGGTTCCCTACCTTGGGGTGTTCCAATTAAAGAAGATATGAATCATTTCGTTAAATTCTGTGCTGGAAAAGTAATGGTCATGGGTTATAAAACATGGCAATCGTTACCTGAGAAAGTCAGAGAAAAATATAAAACTCTGGTTGTTTTTACTCGAAAAGACGACACGTATTACAATTTCAAAGGTCTGAAGTTTGTTGTTGAGAATATGTCTCAATTCACATCATTTATTGAATTCCTCTCGCAATGTGAGGATGGTCTTGATCAAAAGACTGAATACTGTGTTATTGGTGGTGCTGGTATTGTTGAGGACTGTTTGAAGAATTTGGAAAACTTCGATGCTGTACTTCATACATTAGTTGATCCAAAGGAAGATGAACTTCCACATACTCAAGCAATATCAAATTCCCTAGTTACACGTTTGGATACATCATTTAAGCGCCAAGAACCGTTCTTTTATGAGAATGATAACTTTGGCATTACGGTAACCGAATACTATCGAGATTAATATGAATATCTTTAAAAGACTCAGAGAAAAAAGAAAGGCTAATCGCATTCTTAGTAACTATAAAGAGAACGCGAAAAACATTCTTGTTGGAACTTTCACACGAGGATACTATCTTTCTAAGAAAAGTGGATGGGAATTAAAAGCCTTTAACAATTCCGTTCGAGTTTTTAATCTCACAGGGAACACTGAGTCATATAAGTTTCCAACGCATTTTGCTTTAAAAGGTCACACCGGAGTTGTCTATATATTTTCTGGGTTAAAGACCGGAAGTAATAAAAATAATAAAGTAAGTGGCGATTTCGACAAATTTGATGATGCTTTTGTTAATCGAATGAAAAACTATATGTCAACTACTATTGATGGTGGAAAGGAAGCATTGGAAACAAAGCCTGAAGAAAATAGTATATGCATTCATTTGGATGCATTCGATAGGTTATATTTAACAGCCGTGTGTACTATTTCACAACCACATAAAATGATATACTTTGATGAACAGATTAATCTTTATGAACTAAAAAACAAAATTAAAGAACATCTTATAAAAGAATGCTCAATGGTGAGAGATAATGAATAAAATTCTATACTACGAAAACAGTGATGCCGTTCATCACTTTCTAACTAACAACAAATACAACATATTTGCACATGGATCAAACTGCCAAGCAACTATGAATAGTGGTATTGCTCGTGATGTAAAAAGTCGTATTCCCGAATTGTATCATGCAGACCTTGAGTATCATTTAGAGGTTGGTGGTGATCATAATCAAAAGCTTGGTAAGTTCAGTATGGTAAGTTATGAAGATGAAGGTAAGCCACCTCATAAGATGGCATTCAACCTTTACACTCAATTGTTTTACGGTACTGAGAGACGACACTTTAACTACGGTGCTTTTGTGGAAGCATTGGAAGCTGCCATTAATGAGGCTGTTCGAAGAAAGTGTTATGACACAAACAATTCGCTTAATAACACATTGAATGTTATAATCCCTAAGATAGGCTGTGGTTTAGGTGGCGGTGATTGGGAAATCGTCAGTGAAATTCTTCAGTACAAAACATTTAGCAATGATGTGAAAGTAATCTTTCACGTACATATTAAGTAAGGGTATCGTTATGACTGGAATTCTATTAGCACTAAAAATATTTGGTATGGCGTTGTTTTTTATAGTCCTTCCACTCTTTACTATTTTCTTTGGTATCATTTTGATTACCATGTATATCAATCATAAAATGGGAAGGCTTCATTCTTGGAAAAAAATGACACATCGTAGAGTATCCCCGAACATTATTTGGGCTGATGACTTCCGAGAAGCGTGTGAGTTGTTCTTGGAAAATTCTAACGATGAAAGAATTAAGAGGGTGTTGCATAAGTGTATTATGAACTCAATGCCTTTGATTAATGATGGAGATATAAACCGCAATCGCTGTTCTATTACTGGAATTCCATCGTGGATGCTTAAAGAACAATTACGCATAAACCTGAAAGATCAGTACTATGTAGATAATTGGGGTGACATGCCTAAAAAAGTCGTGTAGAATATAGTTAAATCAATCACAGGAGTAACTTATGATTTATATTATGTTGGGCCTTGTTTGGGCGCTCATTGTTGGGGTAGGCTCTGCCTTTTCCTTTCGTAATTTCAGTGCACCTATCATCGGTGTTTTTTCTTTTATGGCGTTCCTTTTGGGAACTGCTATTGCTTATATGGCGACACCCTCAATTGGATTCTTCTACATTGGATTCTGGTTTTACGTGCTTCTTCCAATCGTTTTTGTGTTTTTTGTCTCCGCACTATCTGATAAAGATGTAGTGTCAGGTCTTCCTGCTGTGGCTATCGCCGTTGGGTTCGTTGCATTTCTTGGCCTTGCGTTTGTTACAACTTCAGAGTTTATGAACAGTGATCGTTACTATCAATTGCTAACGGTTAATACTGAGAAAGAGTTTGATCCTCAAAAGGTTTTCCTTGATCAGTCACAAGCACGGTTTGTAGATCAGTCTCTGGCATCACGCTCTGCTAATGAAATCCTTGGTAAAGAACGTGGTATGGCCTCTCGCTATAATGTAGATACTATGCGTATTCAAAACATTAATGGTGAGCTTCGCTGGTTGTCACCACTGAAACATGCTTCATTTACACGTTGGATTGATGACAGTACCGCACCGGGATACGTATCTGTTAGTGTTAATGAGTATTCTGATTCCAAGATGAATGTTGATGATGTTGAAATCAACTATGGTACAAATGGGTTTTATTTCTCATCTGACGTAGAACGTCATGTGTATCAGAATGGTTTCTCAACAGTTATCGTTGATGACTACACTATGGAAGTTGACGATAGCGGTAAACCGTATTGGGTTGGCTCTATTCTTGAACCTAAAGTAGGTTTCTCTGGACATGTCGTTACTGGTATCGTTGTCGTAGATGCAAAGACTGGCGAAATCGACCAATATTCCGTAGAAGATGCGCCAGCTTGGGTTGATCGTATTCAACCAGAAGATGTAGTTCGTGACCTTACTACCTATTGGGGTAAGTATGCGAATAGCTGGTGGGATGGTTTTGTTGGTAACAATGTTGTAGTTCCAACATATGGTTCTTCCCTTGTGTTCTCCAAAGAAGGTAACTCTTCGTGGTATACTGGTATGCAATCCAGTAGTGGTAACAAAGAAAGCTCTATGGGCTTTATGCTGATCGACTCTCGTACCGGCGTAGCGTCTTTCTATCAGCGTTCTGGTATCACTGAAACGGTTGCCCTTCAGAGCATTGAAGGTCGTGTACAGGAAGCTGAATATAGCTCTTCTTATCCGGTTCCTTACTACATCGGTGGTACAACTACCTTCCTGTCAATCCTGAAGGATAAGCGTGGTAACGTACAAGGTGTTGGCCTTGTGTCGTATGACAATCGTTCCACGGTAGTCTATGGTGAGAACTTTAACATCGCACTACGTCGTTATATGTCAGCGCTGTCAAGTAATGGAAACACTCAGCTTGCAGAAGATGTTGAAATGCTGGTCATTTCTGGAACAGTTGATCGCTCATATGTACAGAGTGTAGACAGTCGTCTGGTATTGAACTTTACCCTTGAAGGCGAAGAGTATAAAGGTATCTTCTTCCTTACCTCTGCCGATAGCAATAAATCGGCTATGTTGACTCGTGATGGTGACAACGTGCAGTTTGAAGTGTATGATATAGAAGGTACTGAAGTTCAAGCTTCTGAATTCACTAACACGACACTAGTACAATGAAAGTAATCTATCTGGATATCGATCAAGTTCTTAACTGTCACGACGATCATGAACGATTGCATAACTCCCTTAAGTCTTCTGGTTTGATTCCAGAAGACATTTTATTCTTCTCTAGGGGAGACTATGTAGTTAAAGATAAGCTTGATCGACTGCATGAAATTGTAAATGAATACGATGCAAAGGTTGTTATCGTATCATCTTGGCATACCTTTGATGGAGAGGGTAAGCGCATTTGTCACTTCCTTGGTGTTAAGCATCATAGTGATGCTTACAATACCGGTGGGGGTGAAGCAAGGGGTCGTGGTGTGATTCAACATGCTAAAGACCATGGCATTGCCGATGAAGATTATATTATCATTGATGATGCTGAGTGTATGTATGAAGATCGTTCTAGGCTGGTGCATATTGATGGTCGTAAAGGAATCACTGATGACGATGTTGAATATATTAAAAGGTTCTGGTAACTATGTCGGTATATATGACTAAAAATTTAGAATTGTGTGTCGAGAAGCTTAGGCTTTATTCATCAAAAAGTGGTGCATTTAAACGTGATAAACCAGCAATCGTTTATAAAAAGAAAAAGTTTGATTCATTTCTTTATGCTTTCTTTCTATACCCATTACATAGAAAAGAAAGAGAACAGTTTATTAGTGATAGAAAAGCCATTAAAAATATTAAAGAAGCTGGTAAAGAATTAAGAAACCGAGACATTGATTTGAAGGTCTTAATGGCCTCAAATGATGTTAAGGAAGAAATGGTAATGATAGGTGTTGCTAGTCAAGATGACCATGATTGGGAATTTATGAGTGAACTGTATTTGAGAAATATATGTTACCCTCCTATCTATGAAAATAAAATCAGGCTGCTTAAGAACATCGATTATGTTTTAGAATGCAAATCATTAGATAGGGAAAAGTCAAAACGTTATTTGAAACTTTTGAGAGAAATTAAACAGGAGCTAATTAATGACATCCCCAAAGGCGGTCGTGATAAGCGACTTACATTTTGAATCTATAGGTGATGATCTTTTTGAAACCTTCAAAGAAATCGTCCCTGAAAAAATAGCGGACTATATAATTCTTTGTGGAGACATTGACAATCGTACACGAGGAATTTATTTTATTAGCTATCTTGTTGAACTTGGTTACAAAGTTATCTATGTGCCGGGTAATCATGAATATGAAGATTCAAATTTTGATCACGTCGATAGTTATTATGAGGCGGTTGATCTTAAAAACTTTTATTACTTAAACAATAAGACTGAAATATTTGATGGTTTTCGTATCATAGGAAGTACATTGTGGGCATCCGCCGATACGTTAAAGACTGATCCAATTGATGGTCCGATATTCTCTGAATCTGTTGACTATTTTGTTAGACAGAAACTTAAATTCATGATAGATTTTACTAGTATCCATGGTTTTAGTGTTGATAAAATGGCTGAAAAGTTTAAAGAGAATTATGAATATATTTTAGAAGAATGCTCTAAGCCATTTGATGGCAAGACAATTGTGGTAACACATCACGCACCTTCATTTGAAAGTTGTCTAAGTCGTTACCGTGGGAATACAACCAATCACGCATTTGCGAGTGATATGACATGTTTGATTGAAACGAATAAAATCGATTATTGGTTACATGGACATATGCATAATTCTTCTGATTACATTATTGGTGATACAAGAATTATATGTAACCCTAGAGGTAATCCATCGACTAAACTTAATTGGAATTTTGATAATAATAAAACAATAGACTTGGAGTAATTATGCAACAAAAACAAAACAACTACGCAATTCATTATCGTGCACAAGTTCTTGCTGATACTAATACCAAATACCGTCTAGCTCGTAGAATTATTGAGCTTGAAGATAAGATTAAAGAATATGAAGATAGCGGCGTTGTAGAACTGGACGCAGATAATAGAAACCATAACCTTAGAGAAGGTGAAGAGCATATCAAACATTGTATTTGTGGTTACAATGTGGCTGATGAAAATGTTCTAATTGATAGCCTTTATCCAGCTAATCGTGAACGTACTCAATGGTTATTTGGTTGTATGGTTCATAATGGTGGTTGTGGTCGTCAAGTCTATTCAAATACAAAAGAAGATGTCATCAATCGTTGGAATAAAGGTGACATCGATGAATATATCAAGTAAGGAAATACTATGCCAAAGGTAAGCACACACGAAGATAGAATTAATCCTAATCGTAAACGTAGATTACGTAAGAAACTTCATGTTTCTGAATTCAAAGAAACGGGTATGGAGTTGATGATCATGGGTCTATCATCAAGTGATGACGATGATGATAAAATTGATGAGTTTCTAGATACACTAGAAAGAGTTGGAAAACAATATGGATGGAAATCTGGATATGTTTTATTCAGCAATGAGTTTTCATCCATCCTTTATATTAATATTAACGAGATAGCACTACAAGAAAACGGTGGTGTTGATAATTTTATTGATGACCTTATCAAAGAGAGTGAGTATAATATCACAGTAGAACATGTGGAAGATGCACACTATCCTGACGAAGATGTGTATTATTAACTAAAAGATATGTGGGGAAGAATGGAATTTTCATACGACGATTTATTAGACCTGTACCAATCAGATAAGGTGACATTTAACTTGTTGTCATCCGACACAGTTTATTGTTATATGATGGGTTCTGGAACTACTAAATTTGTTTCGCAAGTGCCAGTAGAAGAAAGGAAAGCAACAGACCTTATTTCTTATGGTTCTTTGTATTTTCCTTACCTCACTAAGAAGTCTTCAGTAAGGTATGCTCGTTGTGACGACATAGATATTGTTGATGTTTTGGGTTACATCGAAAAAATACCTAATATTAAAAACATTAATATGTTAGTGGGGAAATACCCATCGGCTCTTCCTGATAAGGAAACCAAGGTTGGTGTTTATATGCCACCTATTCATTATGTCCTCAATGAGTTCTTTGATCATATTAAATTCAGGTGTGATGAGCTATCGTTTACAACGAGATACAACCACGGTATGGATAATAATATCGAAGGTAAGCTTGCAATAGAAATTCCTGAAGGAATGTTCAATCGTGGTGGTGAGTTTTTTAAACGATTCTACGATGGTAAGTTTTTGCTATCTGAAACATCTTATGGTATATTTAGAACAAGTGGATATGGTATAGTTCATACATACTTCCTAATATTGGGCAGTGACTTTTTAGAAAAAGAAAAGTTTCAGGAATTCGTAAGAGTCTCGAAACTATTCCATAGTAACAAGTATCAGATAGATGCTGAGAAGACGGTTAACGTATTCATTGGTTCGGATTATAAAAAGGCTTATCTGGATGGTATATTATCAGGTAACCGTCTCAAAGAAGCTAATCAAATTGTAGGAGAGGTTATAAAATGAGAAAATTATATTTTGGAATGTTTGTAGTTGCATTCATATTTGTTTCATATTGGTTACTACTAACCTTTGATAGCAACTCAAAAAAGCATGACGCATTAAAGTCCGATACTGAAGTCCTGTTTATAATTTGTACAATGGTCAAAACAGATGTTTCATCTGCACGTATTGCAGAAAATACTATCATGCTTCGTCAATCCTTCGAAAACATGAGTCCTGTTGTTATTGAAAAGAAAAAACAGTTTATTATTTCTGCATTAGAATCTGCTGAAGACAGTGCTAATGTTTACAATAACATTACATCAAAATATACAGAAAGACAGATTGGTAATCTAAACCTTCCATATAAGCTGGAAACTGAGATTAATACCGATACTGTTATTAAATGTACCAACAGAAAGTAATATTATGATTTCTTTTTCTGATTTGAAATACATGTATACTCATCCTAGAGTTAGGGTAGTGCAAGGTAAGGCAAAAGAATCCTTAAAGCCCGAGTGGGATAAAGTGAAAGTCACCATCACTCAAGACTATAAAAGCCAAAATAAAAAAACTTCTTATGGCTGGATGAGTGTCTATCGTGATGATCTGGAAAAGTTTCTAGATGAAAATCCTAGTACTATGATTAAGCTTCAGTTACCTAAAGCACTGGCTTTGATCATGCAAAGTATTATAAATCAAAATAGTGATGATGATACGTATGTGTGGGTTACTAATCATGCGGAGTATGCAATTACGGTTTTGGTTAAAGAAAAGAGATTGTTTAATAAAAACTTCGTTCATACTGATACTGAAGATGTTGATAATAGGTTGAGGCCACAACGGCTTAATATCTTAAAAAGCATGATGAGAGACTTATATAACATTACGGACTTAGAAGATTATCGATTCTACAGTGTCTTGAATACGGCAGGTATTGAAAAGTATGACACTCCTATTGATCTTTCAGAGCAACAGGTTAATGTTTTGAATCAACTATGTCTGTATAAAAGGGTACATCATGTACAATTACCGATCAATATTAACAGGTCAAAAATTCTAAGCTTTATTAATGTTGGGGTACAACTATGGGACAAGTAACAATTGATGATTTTATTTTTCTGATGAACAGTCGTCGGGTTGTTCTTAGTGAAAAAAGTAACCTCACACCCAAACAGTTTTTTAAATGCTCATCGAAAAATAAATGTAATTATAAAATCCTTAAGCGTGTACCTGCTTTAGATTACGATCCATCAGATATAGTCGTTGGAAATGGTAAGGCTCGTGTTGTTATCAAAAAGGAAAAGCTACCTAATCGTGAAAATATTGAAAATACATTGTATTGCTACCCAGAAGAAGATGAATTCTGTATCTCGGTAGACATTCCTCCTATTGGTTCTTGTATTAAATACTTCTTTGGTGAAAAGGTAGAATATGATGGTAGTTACAATGCTGATGGAAATATTCTGGCGCACGATTATCTGTTCATGCTTTCACTGCCAGTCAATCTAAAAGAAGTTCCAAAATCTATTGTAAATCGTTTTACTGTTTGCAAAATGTATACCAAAAATATCTTTTATAATGGAACTCAGTATTTTTATACTGACATGAATGGTAAGCCTAGAAGCTTTATTAAATACAATCAGATGCTTCATATATCAAATAATCTTACCCGAGAGACGGATATTGACTATGAAAAAATAATCAAGGACATTCGTTTTTCCAAAATGGTATGTGTAGATCATTCTGATAAGCTTTTGGTATCCAGAGAAAAGGATGGAAATATTGACGTAATAAAGCCATACGTTGGAACGGTCTTTAGTATTTTAAAAGAAATGTATTGACTTCGACTATAATTTTATTTAAAATATAATAAAGCCAATGGAGATATGTTTATGCACATCAAGACCTTCACCACAAACAGCCTTAGTGATAAGTATGAATTCACTAATGACATTTTGTTTGATTATGAGTACGAAGGTATTGATGAGGTTCCATATCTCTCACAGGGATTTAATTGTGCTATTGGTGATGAGAACTTCCTTATTCTTGCCATCGATGAGTTCAAGAATAAGATTGCTGGTGCTGTTGTTATTACTAACAGTCCCAAGGAAACACTAAATGGTACTGGTGCTAAGTCTTGGATTAATAGCATCGGTGTTGCAGAAGAGTACCTTGGTCGTAAGCTGGCACGTCAGATGATTCATGAAATGTTCAAAGTATGTGTTGATCAAGGTATCAATAAGATTGAACAATCTTCATATACCGACATTGGAAAAGAGCGAATTCGTCGTCTGTTTGAAGAAATTGAAAAAGAATACCCAAGTGTCGAATATATTGATGTATTAAATGTTGATGAAAATAGTTATTGTGATACTATGGGTGAATAGTATGGAGTTCGAGAATGAAAGAATTACAAACAGCAAAACGTTTAGGTCATGAAACTGATCTAAAATGGTTAACACTTGAAGATGGAAAAATCATTAATGCCATTAAGCATGATGGTAAAGAAATAAAAATTAATGAGATTGGTGAACTAATTCATTCGTATGATCCAATTGCACCAGTTTCTATGTTTAAAATGTATTTCACTCAAAAGCAATTAAAACAAGAACGAGAAGATAAAAAGGTTATGAAAGAATCTACCAGTAAAAAAGAACAACCAAAATCTAAGCCTGTCGAAAAGCGTCCTAATAAGCCTAAGCCACAAAAAACAGAAGAGCTAGAAGCGGCTGTGGAAACTGAACAGTATACCGGTAACTTCCTTCAAGAAACATTCAGTGATACCGTTGAAACAACATGGGTTCTAGAAATCTATAAACTGGATGGTGAACTTTTTTACAGTATTGAATTTGAAGATGAAGAAGACTTTTCATATCATCTTCGCAAAAAGAAAGAGAAGTTTCCTAACTATAAATTTGTTCGCAAAACGGTGCGTTCTATGGTGAGCTATGCCGAACTATAAACTCACTATCGAATTAGTACCGTCCACATCATGGTTTAACAATATTCGTGATATGGTATCTCAGTCTGATTGGGATACCATTAAGTCCCTGACGTTTAAACATGCTGGATATAAATGTGAAATCTGTGGTGGTAAAGGCCCTAAATGGCCGGTTGAATGTCATGAAATTTGGAAGTATGATGATGTTAACAATGTACAGAAGCTAGTTAGAACAATTGCTCTTTGTCCTGATTGCCATGCATGTAAACACATTGGGTTTCAGATGACTAAGATGCCTAAGCGTGTCCCAAGGCTCCTGAATCACTTCTGTAACGTCAATGGTATAAGCGCTAAGGAAGCCGAGGACTATATTGTCGAATGCTTTCAGGAGCATCACAGGCGTTCCCAAGAGCGATGGGAAGTGGATGTGTCATGGATAAAAAACAGATTTCCAAATATGACTTTTAAAGAAGATAGGTGAAATATGAAAAGAAAGCCTTCGATTGATATTATGTATTGCTATGATGCGATGTACCCACATCTTTCAGATCAGAGTATTGATCCAACTGAATATCCGTACATGATGATCATAGCTTTACACGACAAAGATTCTAGTCAAATGGTTGAAAAGCCAGAATTGTCCAAGAAAGAAAGTGGCTTTTATCTTAATACACATAACCTGTCGCCTACAACATTCAATCTAATGAATATTACATCACACCAAGCTAAAAGTGATGTGATTCCATTGAGTGAGGTTAAACCAAAAATTCTTAAAACATTGGACTCTTCGTTTAAACGCGGTGATCAAATGTGTGATACTTTTCGCTTGGAACTTCGTGAAGTAGCAACGCGTGACGAAGACTATCATTCGTTGAGAGAACATATTAATTCCCTAGAGACTACTAAGAAAGAAAAGTATCTATATGCTACCAGAGCTAATGGTATCGATCTTGATGATAGCAACTATCGTATCCGTAGTATCGGTGGGGGAGCAATTTCTTTAGACGATAAGTATGTGGACAATAATAATGTTGTTATTTTTGATCCACGTAATTATTACAGTTATATGTTTGATAAGCGTTTTGAAAAACGTGTTCTTAAAGATATCGAACATGATGTACTTCGGGTATGTGAAGTTTATCAGTACATTGAACATACTAATTTAAACTCTGCTTCAAAGTTTGAAACTCGTAAGTTCTTTGCACATGTTTTAGTGTTTAAGTCTCGTACACGCATGGAAGACTATGGTCGTTACTTTATGAAAAAGTATGATCGTGACTGTCATTTTGGTATGCATTCTTCTGTAGATGATCCGGTTAATAACCGTGTACGTAAACTTCGTACTCTAAAGGGTGACCTTAACATTACTACTGGTCGTGTCTCTAATAAAGCAAAGTCTTATCAAGTAAACTTTGATTGGGACTATGTACTTTGTGAAGATATGTACGACGATATAATGAAGGAAATTAACGAAGGAACTTTCTATACTGATAAAAAGATTGGTAAAAATACCCAGAAGTTAGAAGAAGCACCAATTTATATCGATGAAGAAAAGTTCATAAATAAAATGAAGCTCCAAACAAAATGGAAACGATGTATTTCGTCTATAGTAGTTAATGACCAAGAACAATAATGATACCGAAGGGTGACTATCTAAATATTTTACCAGAGTTTAATACCCCAACCAATTTGGGGTATGATGAACTTTTATATTTCGATTACATCTATGATTGTGTAGATCACACGATGGATGAATACCCTTGTGGTGTTTTTATTACAAAAGGAAATGCTATGTCGGCGTTTTCATGTTTGTATGACTACGAACCACCCTCAAATCGCTTTAACCACACAAACTATTATTGGAATGAAGACGGTAAGTATGAAGAGTTAACCGTCCCATTGTTCTATGTATCACGTTCTGGCGTACCTTTACCTGCAAACAAAGTTCCTGATTATCTTTTCTCACATGGAGTACATAAGTATCAAAACCTAACTGAAGAATTCAAAGTAAAAGAGGATGGATTCTATCAGATGATTCAAGGTTCAACAAAACCAATTGATAAGATATTCCCCAAGTTCGCAAGAATAAAAACACAATGGCACGATAACAGTTTTAATGATTTTAAGTTTCAAAACTTAATTGACTCTCAATTTTATAGAATTCATTTCTTAGACGACACACATGTAAATCATCATTTCAAACATGGTGATATATATGATTACTGCGAGAAGTATTGTTTTATTTACAATCAAGATCATGACTTATCTTATATGATTGATCCTGAGTTAATATCATACTTAAATGATAATTTTGATTATAAAATAGAACCGTTTATAGTTGATGATGAAAACTATAAAGACTTCACCCCCACTATGCAGTTTCATTCAATATTCTTAAAGAATGATGATGACTTATATAAACTAAAAGATTATATGAAAAGGAAACGGTGGAACTGTGTACCATTTCATAGTAGTAAATCTGATGATTTAACTAATCAGTTTTTTATAAAAAACTATGGCCTTGTATATAAAAATAATTGTGATAGAGGATTGTGTAAGTTTGTGGTATTAGACGATCATCGATTTACTAAGAATGAGTTTGCCATAGGGTTTGATAGGCTTAGAAAAACGAATCGACTCATACAAAGCTTCATGAGTAAGAATCTCATATGGGAATTCTTTGAAACCTTTATGCCTGAAAGTCACAAACATATCTATGATAATACTTATGGAACTAATGAAAAGTTTTTCAGGCGTATGAAGATACACAATTATAAAGACGCAGATTATATTACTCATATCTACATTAATAAATACCTTTTAGATTTAAAAGGAAAAAATAAATGAAGAATATAATCAATATACTTATAAAAGGTTTTAGTGATAATCACGAAAAAGATTACATTGATGTTGTCATTTCAATGATCGAATCTAAAACAGGAATGTCTGAGGATGAGATTCTAGAGAAAGCATATCAGTATTGTAGTGATAAAGGTAAGAACGTCCACGATAAGAATACACTGGAATGGTGTTTCGTTGATTTCGACATTCATGAATTCGGTGACGTAAAACCTCATAAAAGAGCAAAAGACTTCTTGAACTATCTCTGATCTTTTGATATATTGGGGTATCATTGTAAGAGGATATTTGTATGACCCTTAGTGAACTTGTATATCATAGAAATCAATACGCTGCTAATCAAAATGTAGCACTATATCTAGTAGCTGCGACTCTCATTCTCACTGCGGTATTCCCATATGCTTTCTATCCAGTAACGTATGTGTTTGGTATAATTGCCGCCATTGGTATTATGTCAGTTTCAAATCTTTCATACTTCATTGCTATTCGAAAAGCATTTAAACGTTACAAAACATCCGGTCTGGTAAGCTATAAGATGGCAACCCTGTTGGGGGCATACTGGTGGCTAGCGTTGGGACTGATGATTATTGGTACATCGTTGATTCCTACCGTAGGAATTATGACTTCGAAAGTTATTATTTTTGTAATGCTAATGTATTGTATCTACATTGAATCTGAAGTTATGATTTCAGACAATGAGGTTTTCCCTGTAAAAGTTGGCGGTGACTAATATGGATAATGTATCAGACGTAAAAGAATCTTTATCAAGGCAAAACCGAAAAATTGGTATGGTAATCGCTATCATACTATCTTCATTACTAATTGATATGGCTATGACTCAAACTATATTCCTGACGTTATTGTTGGGTATTCTAGGACTTGGTATTCTTGCACACATCTGTTTTAAGAAATGGTGGATACTAAAACAAAACTCACATTTGTTTGAAATCTATGATTCGAATTACAACAAAGCTAAGTATTACAATGTACTTTGTGGTATAACTGTTTTGCTGGTTATTCTTATTGTTCTATTCAGTTCAATCAGTGGGCTTTTCTATATTGCGATTGCTTTGGGTCTATTCTTCGGTGTTGTGTTTCAAGATGCCGGGGAATGTGAACGCAATCTGAAATAATCATTACTCCTAAGTTTAATAAATAAAGTAAAGACTTAGGAGTATAAAATGCATAACTTATCGTCATTTGTGGAATCGGTTTCTTCTCTTTACGAAGGTGTTTCTTTTGGAGAAAAACAGATCAATGACATCCTTTCCCGTTCAAATGATTTCAATGTTGGTATAGAATATGAAATGCGTTTTGAAGAAGGTGTAGGCGCGGAACAAGTTATCGATATTCTAAACAAATATAATATTGAATATGATTCCGTTGTCACTGAGCATGACGATATGATGGAAATTATCACACCAAAGTTCTCTCTGTCTGAGGGAATATCTCACATCAAATCTATGTTTTCTCTAATCAAATCCGAAGGTATTGAAGTACCTGAAATGGCAGGTATGCATATTTCTATTTCAACAAATAAGTACAGCCTTGAGGATTTCAACCATCTAAAGTTTTTAATTCTATTAGACAGTGATTACGTTCACAGTATATTTCCAGAAAGGGAACATGTTGTAAACTATAACAAGTATATAAAAACTATGTTACAGAATCTACCTAGTAGTTTGATGAGAACAAAGAAAGATGTAGAAAATATAGAATGGCGTGTAATGACTGAACTTGACACTGCAAAATATGTTACTGCGGCTGTCAAGGATTTCTTTACCAGTGACGGTAGAATAGAGCTACGCTTTATAGGCGGTGAAAACTATGATCAAATGTATGATGATATTAAAATACAACTTTTAAGATCATTGCTCCTTATGGAGGTTGCCTATACTGATCTTTATGATAAAGTCTATTATAAAAAGCTTTCTGAGTTTCTTGAGCAAGACAGTTCAATGGTACGTTTAAAGAAACAAGCGTTTGAAATTATACGTAATGGTACTCCTAAAGAAGCATATCAACTTATAGAAAAAAATAAAACTGAGTTCATAAGCAATATTGTACCAGAAAAGATTAGAGACAAACTGGAAAATGTGATAGCAAAAGACCCTAAGCGTTCGGTTGCATATGCCAGAAACATTCTCAATTCAGAATTCAAGAAAGCTGAATCTGTGATAGCAAAAGACCCTGTGTCGGCATTGCTATACGCTATGCATTTAAGAGAGCCATTCCCCGAAGGTGAAGATGCAATAGCGACTGATGGTGCTACAGCATTACAGTATGCAAGGATGGCATTGCGCGGAAGGTTTGAAAAGGGTGAGAAAGAAATAGCCAAACATCCACAACGTAGCTATAACTATGCCAAGCATGTATTAAAGGGTCGTTTCCCTGAAGGTGAAGACGCTATAGCTTCAGAACCAGATACCGCATTGCGGTATGCAATCTACGTACTAGATGATCGATTTGAAAAAGGTGAGGAAATGATTAAACGTAGTGATCATTGGGAAGCCTACAAAGAAATGTATATAAAGGATTAATATGAAAATAAAAGATATTTTAACTGAGTCTCGCATAGATAATCTTTCCAAAGAAGAGTTTCAAAAGCTTTTAGAAACGGATTACTCTCAAGCCTATGAGCAATTCAAGAGAGGTAATGTCCTTTATCGTGGGTTTGGTAGTATGGAGATTGCATATAACCGTTTACAGCCTATGAGAGGACGTGAGAGCATCAATACAAACAATTTCTATACGCTGATCATGAACAACGATCCTCGCTTCAGAGAGTTTCCTAAGCGCTCTGTGATTGTTTCTAGTAATAGAAATACAGCCATTTCATTTTCGTCCGACGATAGTACGTCTGCTATTATTTTCCCTAAGAATGGTGCAAGAATTGGTATGTGTAATGCTCCTGATATATGGAGAGCAAAGCCAGTTGAAGTTCAGGCTAAAGGCTTTGCGTTTTATGAAATAGGTAGAATGATTGCCAAGCTCTATAAATGGTTGGGTACAAGTCCTGCTATCATTACTGAATATGAAGAAATGTTAGAAATGCAAAAGAAGTTTGAGCAGATGAAAAAAGAAGACAGTGATGAGTTTGTATTAGCAATGTCACACTATAAAAATCATCTTGAAAGTTACAATCTTCAACATGCCCTTATCGAAGATTTAATTGAAAAGGGACCGAAAGGATTGTATGAATTAATTAATACCAGTCCTTTTACATTATTTGACGTTTCTAATATGAAACCTAAAGAAAATAATGAACTATGGTTTGATGATGAATATCTAGCTATTAGTTTAAGTCTAGCCAAGAAGATGTTTGGGGATCAATAAATCCCCACACTTACCCACTCTTTGTTATCCATTCCTTTTGTGATATACATATGGTAAACCAAACCATCCACGTTTAGGTTATAACCGAATGCATCTTCTTTTGTCACACAATCTGGATAGCGTTTCTTAATAACGGATTCAAGAAAGCGAACAATTTCTTTTGGTGTACGCGTAGAGTGGGTTACTGTTGCACAATAACGATTCACTTCATAACGACGACATAAAGGATCACGTTTAATAGTTACCTTATTCTTGAACTCACAGTTTAGGGAACGATATGTAAGGTTCAGTAGTTTACGTTTTGATCGGTTACTTTTATTCATAATGTTTCTATACCTTAAGTGTCGGACCATGCGTCATTGATATTTGATCTTCATCTTTCCATCTATATAAATATGTACCCAACATGGTGTAAAAGTTTATATACATTCGGGCGTTGAATTCTTTACTATAAATCCTATTATACAGGTCATAGTCTTTAAGTTTCAAGTAGTTTCTATTGAAACTTTCTTCAACAACAACTTCATAAAGAATATCAAACCTCAAACGATAGAACTGTTTTTCAATATGCATAAACTTAGATAAGAAAGTAGAGATAATCCCTTTTCTAAGCTCATCGGTATGATAGTTCAACGAAGTGTAAATGCTATCAATTTTTAGCATACCTTCCTCTAACCCTTCGGTTCGTTCACATGTTTGAACGAAAGCATTGCGAACAAGCTCTGGTAAATTCATTCGTAAATGGTCAATTACCGCAATAGCTTGACTTTCTTTTAGTGTAATAGTGGAGAAGTTGAAATGTTCTCTATGTTCTTCTGACAGTACTAATCTATTAAAATAAGTCATCGATATTGGCATCTATTATTGAACGAAAAATGGTACTATGAAGCATACCTCTCATATATTCGTTAGAGCATAAATCTTCATAGAATTTTGAGTCTTTTACCTTAACATAGTTTAACGATCTATGAAAACATAATTCCAATTCTATTTTTACTTCAACATCAATCGATTGATATTTTTGAAATATTTTATCTTTCAAAGGCATTGATTCTAAGTGACTATTATTTCTTACAGCATTGTAATCAAACTCAATATCTTTAATAATAACATTTGAAATATATTTGTTATTAAAGAATGCATCGTTAATGTAGTGATTTATTCTGTTAATAATTAAATTTTCTTGGTATATTCTGATAAAAGAAAGCACGTCATTCAATTTCTTCTTACCCACCGGATAAGGGAAACGAGCGTCACAATTATCAACCAATGAAATTATTTTGGTATCACTCACAGTTTAAATATTCTCTTTGTTTTTTCATGACCGAAAATAAATTCTTCAACAAACACCACCGGAGATTCCATACCAATTTCACTTAAAATTTCTTGACTATTACTAGTCACTGTTGTAAAGAATTCCGGCCTCTTAAGTTTTATATGATTCATAGGAATCTTGGTTTTCATAAACAAGGTGATGATAAAGTTATAAGATACCTTGTCGTAATATGTATTGAACATAGTATGACGACAGGTATCAAGTTCAGAGATACCACATGAAACCGAAACTTTTTCAATTTCTAACAATTCAGACCCAAAAGGGTCATCATCTTCTTTAATTAGGTTTGTGAGAAATTCACCCGCGTTTGAAGACATAAATCTAGTGATATAGTCTACTTCACGCTTAGACATTTCTTTGGAAAATCCGTAGGTAGTGCTACACATGTGATGGCACTTGAAAGAAACTGTACCATCACCATTGTCTTCGTAGCTACGGACGTGTGGCTCTTCAGTCATCTTGATTTTCAGATTCCACGAAGATGTTACGGTTCTTATCGAACTCATAACGAATGCCGTGTGCTTTTGCGCGAAGAATACCATCCAGAGGAATGCGACGGAACGCACCTTTGTTCTTGGGGTTCTCTTCAAGGTTTTCGTGATCTACCACCTTGTTAACATCATAGCAGGTCAGAACACCATGTTCTTTATCTTGCTCGACACGGTTCCAAGAACCATTGGTTCCCGAATCATTCTTTACACCTTTAGACACGCCACGACGAGCAGTCATTTGACGAAATTCGCCATTGGTGCGTTTGATGAATTCTACACTGAAAAATTCACCATCGTTTACTTCATTTACAAACTGTTGAATTGTGAGGGTCTTAGGCATTTTCGAATCTTTTTATCTCTGATGTTTTAAGTATTTTACCAAGATTCGTAATCTGTTGTCAAGCATAAATATTTCTAAACATATAGAATAATGGAGATTAACAATGGCAACTTATGATTTTACAGTAAGGGCGCAAGATGAAACTGGTGCTTTTTCCGACAGAGACTTTTCAATTCAGGTTAGAAACAACCTAGTAGATAGAATTTTAGCAATTGATTCAGCAAACGCATATGCATCAGTTGATGGTACTACTTGGACTGAGCGTACAGGTAAGGGTGGTGATTGGTGTATAAACCTTTTAGGAAAGTGGATCGTTTGTACTTATGCATATTCTTATAATGATGCATACAGGGCACATACCGGAAGAGACTATCGTATTTCGGATGATACTATAAACTGGACTGAAGGATTAACTTTTTGGTTAAGCAATGATGCTCCTGAGTATGATGAACAGGGAACTGAAATAACACCTGCGGGTCCGCTTTATCATCAATACTTTTACCCTACACGTGATCAATTCAGCGTTATAAACGGTAAAATAGTAATACCATCGATTGTAAATGGAAAGTTATGTATTGTTTATAGTACCGATGCAATTAATTGGTATGCATACGAAAGTGCACAGCCAAGTGATGCTTCGAACATGATGGGTATAACGGAAAACGCATTATATGTAACTGGTGATTTATCATATTCGTCTGACTGGTATTCTAGATCACGCCACGGTCTATCAAATATCGTTATGCATAATGGAAAATATACTATGATCAATAATCACACAAATACTTTTTATATCAGTGATAATTTAATTGATTGGGAAATGGTTAGTATAAGTAATACCTCTGACTTAGGCAGTATGAATGTAGCATTAACCAGAACAGGGGCGTCAACCGGATCATCATCTTTCGGATGTCGAGATAAATATTGGTATATATTATCAATTAATAATGTATTATGGATGATGGGTCAGCACAATTACATGTATCATTATGAATGGAATACGACTAGTCAATGGAGATTTTATTCAGACAACTACGTGTTTTACACTACTAATTTAACTGATGTTAATTTCTCTACAAATTACTTAAGAAATAATGATAGCACTTACGATACTTCCGCAAAGTCTAATGGTTATTGGGACACGTTTTACTTTTACCCTCCTGATAGTGCTTTCTATGATTCAGCGTCTGTTAATAGTGAACATCGTCATATTTATTATGCTAATGGTGTTATATATGCTTACTGCGGCAAAGATATAGTTACAACTAAAACATTAACAAACAATACCAGACAAAACACTGGATTGAATGATAATGGTACAAAAGCAATAACGGGATCATGCTTCTTTGAAGGTGATATTTATTACGTTCAGAATGGCACTGATACTGGATATGGTGTTAAAAAACTAACAATAAACAATAACGAATATCGTACATCTACAGATGTAAGCGGATTACCAACTTCAGTTACTGATATAACTTCGGTTTAATATTATGAGTAAGAAAGCAAATTTATCATTAGTAAGTTCTAATCTTCCATCATACTTAAAATTGATGGAAGATAGAGAATTTAAGTTATACGGTCGTATTCAATTCGAAGATGACCGTGCACCTTCATGGAGTACATCAGAAGGTGTTTTATCAGTATTGAACGAAGACGATACTGGAATATCAATACAGCTTTCTGCGTCACCAAGTCAATCTGCTACCACGATACGTTATGGCCTTCTTCCTTTAGCTAATGGGACAGGCGGGTTTCTACCCTTCGGTCTAACTCTAAACTCTACTACAGGGCTTATTAGTGGTGATATGGAAGACGTAGTAAATCCTAATGAAGAGCCTATTACATTCTTAGAGTCTGACAGGCCAACATGGAACACAAGCTCACAGACATGGTTCTACGATGAAAAGGAAACTGTTAACGTTTCCTTAAGCGCTTCTCCCAACGCGGGTAGTACACTTTCGTATCGAATCAAAGATGGTAACCTACCATGGGGGTTGTCATTATTAAGTAATGGTACTATTAGTGGTGAAACACAGGAAGTAATGTTTGGCGAAGAAGATAGATACACACAGTCTTCTCCAAAATGGAATACGCCTTTTGGCACAATAATTGAATCCGATGAATTCGAAACTATTAGTTATCAGTTAAATGCTTCTCCATCTTCAGACAATCCTACTAGCAATATTAATTATAAAGTTGTTGGTGGTCATTTACCTTGGGGATTGAAATTAACACCCGATGGATTGATTTCGGGAACCAACACTGAGCTTTATAGAAAAGATACTCTATTACCATTAGAAGTATTTCCGAAGCCTAAGTGGGTTACCCCTTTTGGAATGATTAAAAAGATAAAGGAAAGTGAGTCGGTAGATATCCAACTTGAAGCTACACCACAAAAAGGTACAACTATTCAGTATAGAATTGTAGATGGTAAGTTACCGTGGGGTATGAGTTTAACTACTAATGGAAATCTTTCTGGAACATTTGAAGAAATAATATATCCTGAGTTACCAGATATTGTGGATGAAAATGCACCAGATATTAATGCCTCTTCTAATGTAGGAAGTTATAATAGAGAACAAACAGTAAACTATAATTTAAACATTTCACTTTATAGTGGTAGAACTCTTAAGAAGGTTTTCGTTGAGTCTGGTAGGCTACCATTGGGTGTTAAAATAGATACTAATGGAAAAGTTGTTGGTGTTCCATCATCTAACTCTGAACTAAAAACATATAGCTTTACAGTTACTGTTATCGACAGTGCTGATATGAGAAGCAGTAAAGTATTCACATTGACCGTATATTAATTTATACGGTCGTTTCTTCTACTGAGGCAGAAATAGGTTGGTTTACACTTTGTCCAGAATCATAAGTTCCCAGATCAGAGTCTGTATCCCATGTTATTTCACTTTGAGTTATAACTGAATCCATAGAGAAGCTTTCAGTAACTTCATCACCATATATAGTCACCATAGTAATAGTGAAATTATAAGTTGTTGAAGTAGTATCTTCGATAAACCCAGATATAGTTCCACCAACGTCATTGAAAACTACACCGGTAGGCAAGCTGCCAGTAAGAACAAAGTAATCTAATACGTTGCTGGTATCTGTATATTCTAGTGTTATTGCAACCTCGTCACCACCATTAAATGATCCCAGATCACCAGAGCTTACCCATACAGGTAAATCGTATACTGGTTCTTCAGGCAAATTCTCTTCAACTACATCAGGTAGGTTCTTAGATAACCTAACGTTATAAGTTTTTCCTCTTGAATTAAATATCTTAACAGCCATAATATCTCCGCATTTATATTAATATTTATATCAATATTACAAATAGGAAACATTATCATTTATCTAATATAGCAAAACTCTCTGATAAAAAAGTCTTTGTCTTTGAAGTCACTGAATAGCATTTTCAAATGACTATGATCGAATAATAGCACGGATGTATATTCAGTACTTTCTTCTATTTTGTTCAACATTCGTCCGTGTTTGATTTTCATAAAATTCAAATCTTGTTTTGTTCGTAACACAACAATAGCATTTACATAAATCTGACATCCATCGTAACGACGAGGGAAGAAGGTCAGCCATCCCCACTTCCTTTTGTCTTCTCTAAATTGAAACTCAGATTTAGCTTCAACGACTTCAAAGTGATCGTGTTTAAATGTTTTAGTAATAGCCTTCTTAATATATTCATTGAAACGATCTTCGAAGTCACCTACCATTTCTTTAAGTTGTTTCTTAGTCAGCGGTGAGTGAACAGATACATGCCGTGAGAAACTATAAAAGAATGCTATCTCACCTAGATTACTGTCTTTAGCTTTATAAAACTTTCCTGTGTTAAGAGAAATTTTCATATTTAATTCCTAATGAATGTGCGTCGAAAAGTTGAACTCAGTACTATCCCCATCAAGAACGATTTTAGCAGCATGAGGATGTTCAAAATAGCCTATCCAAAATGCCCGAACTTCACGTTCTTCGTCACCACAATCCATCTTGATAGATATATGCCAATGGGAACTATTAAGAATGGCATAAAGTGTCTCTTTATCATCAGCGTCTTCATAGATTTCTTCAAAATCTTGTTTATCATCATCGCCAAAGTCTACATACCAATCTTTGCTATATAGTTCTTCGACCTTCCTTTTCATATCATCATATGATCCCATGACATGATGATAACGACGATCATTCTCAACCTCATTGAGGAAAGTGTAATGTTCTTCAATACTCTTAAGTGCCTTCTTAGCAAGCTCAAGCGTTGGGAATGCTGCCCCAATTTTCTCTACTTCTGTATAAGTATTGAAACTTTCACCCGTTGTGTAATAGATTTCGATTGTAAACATATTCTTCTCCAAATTGTTTTATGTTCTCAAAAATGCGCTTATGTGTCAACTGATAAATAATAGTATTAATATAGGAAATATATCATGGCTGCTAAAATTTTTAATGTTGGAGTAAAAAACATTAGAATAAGTGATCCAGTGCCATTACCAGTGGGACCGGGATTTTATTTTATAAGTTCATTAGACCTTTCACAAAGGTATCCGGCAATTGCTGACGCTGCATCGGGTGATGTACAAAAAGTTGCTTTCAATATGGGACAAAATCAATTTCAAGGTGATCCATTGGGATTCCAAGCGTATGACACGAATTATAATGTAAACAACTGGTCAGGTCTTTATACAATTGAATCTGGTAATATTATTGTTCCTGACAATTTGGAAACAGTAATTTACAATAAAACATACAATAGTGGTAAGTATTATTTTGAAGCAACCATTGTTGATGCGGGGTACGCGTCAGCATTGGGTATGACGACAAACTCAGGCCATCATTCGGCGCTTACAGATGAACGTTGGGGAGTAGGTGTAGAATACATAGGTACATTTGACCCAACTGTTAAGTCGATAAGTAGTGTAGATACATGGTCAAGTGCATACAACATAATTGATAATGACATTCTTCAAATTTGGGTGGATTTTGACAACGATTTATTATGTGTTAAAAAACTTGGCACTGATATTAACGATCATCAAAACTATACTATAGCATAAGGATACTATGAATAATTTAAATAATTTTTTATCATCTATCAATGAGCAAAGAATTTTAATCGAAGGTGTTAAGTTTGGTGAGAAAGAAGTTAATGATATTCTTTCTAGATCAGATGACTTTAACATTGGCATAGAATATGAAATACGTCCTAATATGGATCAACGAGTGGAACTTGAAAAGGATTTAGAAGCCCGAGGGTTGATGAAAGGTGTTGATAAAATTCTCCCTGAACACGATGAAATGACTGAGGTTATTACTAAGAAATTATCACTGAAAGAAGGTATCAGTCATATAAAAGGAATGTTTAAGTTTCTAACAGAAACAAATGTTGAAGTACCTGAAATGGCTGGAATGCATATTTCTGTATCCACTAACAAATACAGTTTAGATGATTTTAACGCTGTAAAGTTTTTCCTTCTATTAGATTCTGATTATATTCATAGCATATTTCCAGCAAGGCAACATGTAGTTAACGTAGCACATAAGATTAAAAACAGTATTGAAATGATCGTAAGAACAATGCCTGAATATGATGAAGATAGTTTCAAAACTAATATTACATCAACCAAGATAAAAGACTTAGAAAAACGAATTGATAACGAACTACAACAGAAATATCAAACCGCAAATATTAGAGACTATAACTTACGTGATGGTCGTATTGAATTAAGGTTCTTTGGCGGCGAAGATTATCATCAATTATTTGACGATATTAAACAACAATTATTACGTTCTCTTTTTATTATGGAATTGGGTTATACTGATCTATATAAAAAAGAATACTACAAAGAAATATACAACGTAATAAAGCATATTGGTGTTGATGACAGAGACGATAAAGAAGAAATACAAAAGAGCCGTGATGAATTATTAGATGCTATTCGCGCAGAAGATGCCGAGCAGATATTCAAAATAATGAACTATAGAAATCTTGGTTTTGATGTTCAACAAACACCACCAAAGTTATTCAAGAAAGTTCTAGGAATAATGCTTGAACATGCTAGCGATCAACGTTTATTGTTTTTCGCCCAAATGGTTCAAAAAGATATTCCTGCTATTAAAGAACGTTTTGAAGAGAAAGCAAAAGATGATCCAGAATTGGCGTCTGCGTATGCGGTATCAGTTATGGATGATCGTTTCTATGAAGTCGAAAAAGAAATACTTTCAGATAGTAGTGCAGCAGGAAGATACATCAATAAGTTCTTCTCTGATCAGCGTATGCCCAAGGACTTAGAAAAACATTTCGCTGAAAATACAGAGAGAGTCTTTCCTTGGATGAGGTATCTTTACAAGCTGAATTCTTCAGGTGTATATAAGAAAGAAAACTTTTCTGATTTACCTAAACCTAATATGGACGCATTAATAGACGCATTGAAAATTGCTGATGATAGTAACATAGAAACTTATATTGATTTAAAAATAATAGACTACCAAAACCTTGATGACATCCTAAAAGTATATGTAGCTAGAACAGACAAGGCAATTGACGTGCCTACTATTATTACAGTACTAAGAGATTATAAAAATTATTATGATATCGGTAGGGCAGTAATTTTAGACGAAGAATTGAGAAAAGGTCTGTTGAAAAAGTCACATAATTTCCATAGCTACTTAGGAATATTAAGCACTGAAGAGAAGCTAATATATGTTGATAGCCTAATTGAAGAATATGCTGTATTCATGGATGGTGATAAAAATAAAATTGCTGAAAGAATTGGTTCTGTGATAGAAAACCGAGAAGATGGTAATTTAATTACCGATCCTTTAAAGCCAATTGATAAAGAATTTATAAACGCTTTTAATGAAAAATATAATACGGATATAAAATAATGCATGATTTAAACAAACTTTTAAATGAATCTTATAAGCTAGAAGAAGGCGCTAAGTTTGGGCAGAAAGAAGTAAATGATATTCTTTCTCGTTCTGGTGACTTTAACATTGGTATCGAGTATGAGTTCAATATTGATCGAGAACGTTATGATCCTGATGATGTCAGACCATTGTTACAAAAAGGTTTTGGGATAGAGCATATCTATAGTGTCGTCGGTGAACATGATGAAATGACTGAGGTCATTACTGAAAAAATGAACTTAAAAGATGCTATCACTAACATAAAAGGAATGTTTAAATTTCTTAGTAGTGATCTAGCTGAAGTTAGAAGTTTTGCAGGATTACATATCTCTATTTCTTCAAATAAGTATGACATGAGTGATTTCAATAAGTCTAAGTTTATGGTTATGCTTAACTCTGAATATATCCACAAACTCTTCCCCGAGCGTAGGCATGTTAATGACGTAAGCAAATACATATCCAATGCTATGAAAAAATTTAAAAGATATAATAAAGGTAGAGCATTTACTGAAGATACTATAGATACTATCGAAAGTATTATTTCAGATACCTTAGATACAAAATACATAACTGCTACGCTAAAAGACTTTAATATGATGGATGGCCGCATTGAGTTGAGGTTCTTTGGCGGTGAGAACTATCAAAATATGTATGCTGATATTAAACAACAGATGTTACGTGCTTTGTTTATAATGGAATTGGCATATACTGACCTGTATCAGAAAGAGTATTACAAAGAGCTTTATAAATTTATTAAAGCTGATGATAGTTCAATAGAGTTAGATAGAAAAGATAAAAAAGATTTATTGTCAGCATTGTCTAATGAAAATTCAAGCAGGGTATTGGATATTCTGAAAAGGGTTTCTGATAGATTAGACCCACAAGAAACCTATGAAGGTTTAGATAGTGGTATGCAAAAGAGAATAAAGAATCTATTTAAGAAAACCCCAGATAGTGCATTTGAATTTGCAGAAGAAGTTATGCAAGGTAGGTTCGAAGAAGGTGAACCAGTAATTGCTGAGAATGCAAGAACTTCGTATTTTTATGCTCTACTTAACCGTGAGAGATTTGATGAAGGTGAAGAAAAAATGTTTGAAGAATTAGACCTTCACGAAATAGAACATTATGTTAATGCAATAAGTCAATTCAACAACTATGATAAATTAGAAATTATCGAAATGATCAACAACATGCCTCAAAGTCTTATGGAAAACTTAGTGGCAACAGTTATGGATAATAGAGGCGAAGAATTAACTCAGGAAATGGGCGAAAAAATATTTGCTCTAAGTGCACGTTCGGCAGAATTTGCGGTTGAATATTTGTTAAATGAGTCTGACGTTAGAAACGCAAATACATATGCTTATACTTTTAATAATGAATATTTGAAAACCTATGAAACTTCTTTAATCGATGAAGAAGATATAATGGAGCGTGTAAGAAACGAAAAAAGCCCAAGTACAATTGAAGACATGGTGTCTAATGTTTATCTTTCAGATGAACAAAGTATTGAAATAATCGATCAAATATATAATACGTTCAAGAAAGTTGGGCTAGGTATTGATGAAGATGGTCATGTTGATATGCGTGTTGGTAGAATGATTAGTGACACTATTGCGAATAAGAGTCCAACTGTTAAAGAATATTTTGAAAATAAAATAGGACAATTAATGAGGGAATAATCCCTCATTAATTTTATAATTTTAAACTTCTACTAGTTTAACATGATCTGACATAAGGTAATGTTGGTACAACCAAGACAAGTTTCGTGCCCTTAACCAAGACATAAAACCAACTTGATACACGCCTTTCGCAAATATATCACTTTGACGTTCCTCAATGTCAATACCTTTTTCTTTCATAAATTCTTTAAACTCTTCATGTTCTTCGTTCAAAAGATCGTCTACTGATGACATTATTCTTCCTCCTGTTGCGCGTTACGTTGTGCGAGTGCAAAAGGACATACTACGTCCTGATCGTTTTCATCCACTGTTGGAAGCAGATCAACATAGTGAGTATAGTTCTCAATGACCCACTCAGAAGATTCATGCTTTGGGCGGTCCATTTTGTCAGTATAGGTCATCAGGTATAGTGCCATACCGTGAGGGAAAGGAATACCGGCTCTCTCCCACTCACCTTTATACTGGTAACCTTTGTCACCGTGTGCACTTACAATACCAGCACATCCAGTGTCTTCAAGGCTTGCACCGAACACAGCATACCAAAATGTAGGAAGGTGTTTGTCGAGCCATTTGTAGTGGTTTACGATGTCCATAAAAAATCCCATCTGAATATTTAAATACATTATAAATCAGATGAGGATTAGTTTCAAGCCTTTTAACAAAAATTATTACATATCTTCGTCTTCGTCTTCCATTTCACTTTCGATTTCGTCTACATAATCCCTATACTCTTCAACAAACTCAGAAACTGTGTATTCATTATAGTCACCAACTAATGATCTAGCATCTATATCATCCATACTAAAACCGTGCACGTCCATGACTGCTTGGGTTTTCAAGTTTTCTTCATTTAGATAAATGGATTCAAACATAGTTGCTGGTATTCTACCTAGATATCCAAAGACACCAAGCTTAGTGTTTAGGGAAGATTTATCACGCACTTGATCTAATTGATCTTTAGGTACAAAAGATGTCAAATTTGTTTTAAAGGTAAGATTGCCATCAGTCGCATACTGCATAATATCATCATAACCAAGACTCATAGTAAGCTCATGCTCATAACCATAAACATCAATAGCTACATCATAGTCAAGTATTAGCTTATCTACATCTGGAATCTTTAGTTTTATTACAACTGGAAAAGAATCATTATTAGCAGCAGATGTGTTAGCATGGAAGTCGGCACGTTCTGGATTTAAAGTGACGAATACCTTACCGCTATGTTGAATCTTATCATAATTGGTTTTACCTTCCTGTGGGCGAATACCAGTCTTTATGATTTTCTTAAGAGCGTTTAGATCAGTTCCATGATAGAAGAATTTCTCTGATAGAGGCTTTAAAAATTCTTCTTTAGTCTGTTCGTACTCAAATTCATATTCATTGTCAGAACTGAAGTTAACTCCCTGTACAATAACTTTCTCAATATCTAATTCGTCCATGATCTTTAGGAGCGTCTTAGAAGCTGTAGAATGTCTATAGTTACCATCCCCAATAAGGTAAAGCGCACCGTTTAAAATCCTGCCCATAACGATATCAGGGTACGTGTCGTCTGCCATATCACCATTCAGGTCATAGATATCTGCATATTCGGGGAATCCGTCTTCACGTTCGGCATTTAATGTATCATACATGTCTTGATAGACTTCAGTTTGTTCTTCAACATCTTCATTATCTAGCAACCAAAGATGTTGTTTATAACCAATAGCAAACTCGCCTTCGCCTTTTTTAAATAACTCATTTAATTTCACTTCAATAATCTCCTTATAAATTCTTCACCGTCGTCACTCATTGGTACTATGTAATACTCTTTGCACTGAAAGACTATTTCAGAACGTTTAATACTGTCTGTGATCTCATCTGCTACGATAGACTTTCTGAAGGTATCAATGGGCGTGAAAAGATCATCAGTTTCCAAGGTGTGTCTAAGTCTTGAGAACAAATCAAATACGTCCCTATAAACTCCCTGTGCCATAGAATCTGCTTCTTCTGAAGGGTGAACGTCTAAAAGATCATCGGCTTCATCTACAATACGGTCGAGTAAAATAATATCTTTCTGAACCATTTCCATCGGATGTGATAAGATATCTCGGATTTTGTCTATCAATGTGAAAAGTTTAGAAATAAATTCCTCACCTCTTTCATGAAATATCTTATCAACATTATTGAAAAGATATTCTTTTTGATGCTCTAGGCCGATTGCGTAGTCATACACCCTATCAATTTCATAAGACACTTCAGCTAATCGATTCAAAGATTCATTGTTTACGTTGATATCACCATTGGTGACGTTTGAATAATAATGGTAACGATAGTTACCTTTAGGAATAAAGTAGTACCAATCATCTACGCCCACACCATCAAAATCACTAGGATCAAAAGCAATGGTGGAAACTGCATACTGGTATCTGGATGGAATGTCATGGTCTTTTAGATAACGCTCTAATGAAGTTTGAAAAAGATCATTGTAAAATATGTTGCCATGCGCTTCACGATAGGACATGGTAGGAATGACATGCATTTCGTCATAGGGCAGATCATCATTACCACGATATATAAAAAGACCTTTCTTTAGGAACTCGTTGATAAACTTAGATGAATTTTTCTTAACACTTTCGATAACCTCTTCACTGAGGAAATCTTCTGTACTAGCGTCAGCATATTCGAGTAGATGTTTTATTTTCATAAATAATACCTTCATTTTATAGTATTATTTATGAAATATTATTCGTGAATGATTGAGTTTTCGAAAGCCTTATTTTCATAATATGCGTCAAATATATCTTCAATCATATAACGACATTTTATAATTTTGTTTGAGCTAATATCTACAACACTTTCTGCAAGTTGCAAAATATGTATATCGGATAATTGTGATTTAAGTGCTTCGCGATAAGTGCTAGTATTACCAAAGTAATAACGTAATCTTTTGCCATCTTTAGTTTTTCTATCAATATAAAGCATTATCGATCTTCTCCCAATAAGTAATCCAACATACGTCTATGATATTTTTCATCAACATCATAGCCTTCATCATATTTCTTAAGCATTTCTTTATGGTAATAAACTTGTCCTTCAAGATCATCCTTGCTTACTACTCTGGCATTTTTCTTTTTGACAAGTTTTCCATTTACAATATCGTATTGAGCTAATTGATTTAGTCGATACATTATAGAGGTTTTGACTTCAGGATGGTCCAGATTTAATGATACTCTAATACCACCACCTAGACCGCCGTATTCATCTACACTATATTTTTCAAGTTTCTTTCTACGTTTGAACAATTTTCTAAAAAGGTAAAACATTGTTACTCTTCTTTTTCTTTGAAGTACTCCAACTCAATATCGTTTTCTCTAAAGGCTTCTTCAATAACTTCGTCAGTAAGCATACTTTCATCAAAATCCATATAACCATAATATGGCTGCTCGACTTTGAAGTGATCACTAATCTCTTCTTCAACTGGCTCACTACCTCTAGTAAGACTATCGACATAATTATATACGTCATTGTTTTTAACTTCAAAGTCCTTACCTTCAGCAAACTCATAATACTTCATATCTTCGAAATGCAGTTCATTCGTAAAATCAGTTACAGCACTTTGAACATTATCTACCAGTTCGGCCATTGATCCAGATTCGTATGCGTCACTGTTTAAGCGATCTAACGCTGTTTTAACATCATCTGCTACTTCGCGGATAATCTCATCAAGATTATCTTCTACGTATTCGATATCATACTCATCCTCTTCAATAGCCATTGAATCTATTATATCTTCTTTATACAAGTTGTAAATATGTAGAGTAACAGAATCCTGAATCTTACCTATGAAATGGTCTTCCATAAAGCCTTTATAATTATCAATTTCAGGCGCATTAAAAAAGTCAAAATAACCGTCTCGAATAGTTGATAATTCAGGAGCAGCATTTTCTAATCCGTTATAAACTTTGAATTTACCATCTTCAGTATCATAATGGATTTCATAATCAGGACCGTTGTAATAGTCACTTAATATGTTATCAACTATATCCACAACCTTCTTAGGCGATCCCTCACCTTGCTTAAATTTTTCCATTTCTTTTTTAAGGGGAAGTAGCTGATTACCTTCTAGGTCAATAAATTCATCGCCTTTGATTTCACGAAGTTCCTTAAGCATATGGTCTGGTAAATCATCAAGCTCAAAGTTATGTTCTGGTTCATATCCACCGCCAATAACACCTTCAATAATAGGAAGCTTTAAAAGCTCAAAAATATATTGATGATATCTTTCAGCAGGCTTTTCATTGGCACGGCCTTTCATTTCACCCAAGAAACCATCATTGTATATAAATGTTAGATGTGGCTTGAAATATGTTTGACCATCCACATCAACTTTGGTTCTTAAAGAAAAGACACGATCCCCCGGCTTTTCAGAAGGTTGATTGCCACAATGACCCATAGCATCTGCTTCATCACCACATGATCCTTTGCCTAAGTCATACCAAGCTATCTTACCAAAGTCTATCAGAACTTTTTCTGTACCATTCTTAGGTATTAGATTTTCTTCACTTAGTTCAACGAATTCTTGCTCAAGCTCTCGTAAATCTTCAATAGGTGTTCTAGCATTCGTCGGATTATAATTTTGAATTTTTGAATAGTTGATGCCTGTAAGGTGAGATAGATAATCAAAAACTTGAGACGCTTTATAGTCTTTATACTTAGCTTTTTTAAGTAATGATTGATCCCCAATTTCATCAGAAACCGAATCAAGCATGTTTGATTTTAGTACATCGGCAAGAAATGTTTTCCAAGTGTTGGGGAAGTCTTGAAATTCGGAAGATGATTTATATTTTTTCCAAACTTTTTGAGTGGTTCTAATTATAGGACCGATCTGTTCCATATAATCAGCATATTTAGCTTTAATACTTTCTACGGATTGTTTCAGAAGGTCATCACCTCGACCTTCTGATAAAAGCATTGCGTCATCGATAACTGAACGTAAGTCTTTCATTGATAGTGACATTGTAATTATTCTCCATTATAAACTATTATCAATATTTATAGATCAATAATAGTTTCAATCACCTCAACAATGGCAACAATGTCTGCATATCTTTCTTCAATTACAAGCTCATAAGAAATAGATTTCCCATCGGCTTTCGTTTGTGCAGTATAAACCCGATTATCATTAGTTCTCACATAATCCTTTTTAAGGTCGATAACAGGACTAGTGAACTTATTATTAATAGATTTAATCAAAGCTTTTGGAATTTCTTCTCTCTTAAGAGTTTTAGATACTTTCTGCTTCTTTGTGTGCAATTTCTTTTCTCCCTCTTCTATCACGTGAATTACTAGCCATTGAACTAATGTTACCGCACTTATCTTCCATTCGCAACATATCTTGAATTTCAGCACCTATATGTTGCTTTTCATAAACACGAGATTCCTGATTGATATCATCATTTAAGAAAACACGAATGTTATATCCATCCCCTAGACGCGTAACCTTGACATCATGTTCACATTCACCAACCATGACACGTCTCATTCGTTGAATGGTTCGTCTCTTATAAGTTTTCATACTACGTCCCTTCCTATTCCAATTAGTTCTTTAAAACTAAAATCTTCGTCAGACTTAACCCAAAAGCTCTTTAAGAGCAGAACGATCAACAACCGTCAGATTCTTTCTAACTGAGACTTCAGGCTGTTCCATACCGGCTTCGAAGTTATCTTCAAGTTGTTGAAATTTGCTCATGATACACCTCAGTCTTGCTTACGAATGTTTTTGATATCAACGTGTTTGAACTTGCCATCGTTTACGCCAGTAACGAAAGCGAAACCGCGTTGACGTGAGAAACTATGAAATCGTACTTCGACTTCTGAGTTGGAATTAACCAACACAACTTTTTCATTTGATTTAAAATTGGTCATAATAACCTCCTAAACAAAATGGTTTAGGAGAAACCTAAACCATTATTTTACAATATTTGTGACGACTGGAATTTTAATATCCAAATCTTCGCCCTCTTGCTCATTTAAATACCTATCGTGTAGTATAACACTAGCAGTTTTGTAATACAACATCTTTTTCTTTGATTCCCTCTTCAATAACAGGGAATGAATATGCTTACCGTATAACATGATGCCTTCAAATCGATCATGTAATGTTTTAGCTTCTTCATAGAGATACTTTACACTATCTTTACTCATAATTATAGGCCCATAAACATAGATTTTAAATCTTTTTCGGTTTGACTTTGGTAAGCCACATACTGTGCTACTAGTTTGAATCGTTGCCAGTTTCTAATTTTTTCTTTATCCAGTCTTGTTAATCTTAATAACGTCAGGCATAAAAGAAGACTGTACTCATAAGCACAGTCTGGTTCCATTATATAATTTAACGTACTGTAGTTTTCTTGTTGAATCAACCGACAAATAAATCTATAAAAAGGTTGTAATTCTTTTTGGGTTATTACGGTATGTCCGTTATTAATAAAATATTGTACATCAAACCCATCAATTACATCAGAACTCATAGTTCTCTTTCATATACTTAGACACTCTTTTTATAGCTTGGTTTTCAAGCTGACGAATTCTCTCAGCAGATACTTTATACACTTCAGACAAGTCAGCCAACGAGCATGTTTCCTCGTCCAACCATCTTTTCGAGAGAATGTCCTTTTCTCTTTCATTGAGTGTTTCAATGGCTTCATAAAGAGCCGTAGTAGAAACATACTCAAAGTTTGAGCTTTCAATAATATCTTCTGGACTACCGATAGGATTCTCAAGATCGTGAATATAACCACTATCAAAATCATCTTGTGTCGTAGTTCCCGTTGAAAGAATTGGATCATAGCCAGTAGTGATCCTTCCAATGGCATCTTTTGCTTTTTCCAATGTCATATCATAATCACTGGCAAACTTTTTAATACTTTTCTCAGAAAGGTTCCCCTTTCCATCACGATAGCGATTAATATTAAAAAATGCTTTCTTGTGATTCTTGGTAGTAATAGTTCTAACAATACCATTATTTTTAAAAACATACTCTAGCATTGCATTCTTTACATAAGGCGTGATAAACGTGGCAAGCGTGTATCCGGTAGACACATCATATTTCGATAGATTTCTAATGAACCCTATCACACCTTCCTGAATCATATCATCAGTATCCATCTTGTAACCGCGCAAGCTTTTTTCTACATTCGCGATTAACGGCATGTATGATTCTACAATTTTCTGTTCTGAAACTTTATTACCTGTTTCAATAAAGTCTTTAATTAGTTCAACTTCTTTCTCTTTAGAAAGATAGTTCTGATTACTATCAGTCGTCATTAATTTAAAACCTCCTGAGATTATAAATCTTTTGAGTCTTCTAAAAACTTTCTCACTTTAGGGTCTTGTAAGTAGTTACTTGATTTTCTATTAGCAACACCATTACCTGTAATAGTGTACCTTATTTTGAACTTCCTTTGAAGAAGCCTTTTAAAAATCTTTTTGTACATTCTTTCCATGTTTCACCTGTTTCCGCTTTAGTCACAGCTATAATAAATCCTAAAGCTATTATCACGCAAGCTACAATACCACCTATAAGCGCAATTATCCACCACATATTTATAACCTCCATACTACGTAATGATCAACTTCATCACTACGTATTTATACTTACTATTTCCCTTCTAGGATAGATAATGCAGATTCTAGAAGAGAGACATCACTTTCTTCAGAAAGTTCCTTTACTTTTTTAAATGCATTGGGGAACTTTTCTTTAAGCTCAGCATCACGCAATTCTAAAATTACAGAATACTGTTCGATAAGAATTTCTCCATTATCACCATCACCACCAACATTCCAATCAAAGAAATCGTCATACTCTTCAAAATCTAGGCTAAACAATTCTCTCAAGCTTTGATTAGCTTCAGGATGATGATCTGTTCCTTGTTCCCACCGACCTTCTAAAACGACACCATATTTTTCACAATCTTCTTTGAATGACATATCACTTCTCCCATAGTTTAATAACTTTAATTTTCTTGTCTGGATAGTTATGTAAAACATCCAGCATACGGTTATTGCCATCAACCAACTTTAATTCGTCACGCACAACGCATACAGGGATTTTAGTATCGATTTCACGTGGATACTGTGTGTCACTTTTACGGACGAATCCATTTTCAGTGAATCGCGTAATAACATCTTTCTTATCCACTGTAATTACTTCTGCCGTATCGCAGTCTTTAATGGTATCTGCCGTGAAATTATATTCAAGGTTTAGTACATAAAGAACCTTATCAAGATCACTATCCATTTCAATCATTTCTTTGATACGATTTTCTAGCAGATCATCATTATTAAATGTGCAGGGACCAAGCTCTTCACCATAGTATCCACCACAGACATCAATGTCCCAATTATCTTTTTCATAAACACCGGTATATACTTTGATTCGGTCGATACAATAAAGTTCAATGTCACTTGGCTTATATTTAACCCAACGACCATTCTTACCACTATCTTCTTTAATAGTAATATAGGGGTCTGATACGCTTTCTATTTCGACGTTAGTTATGGTGCTGCAACGACAAATAGAATCACAACCGTTCGCTTCACAGTTGCGATACGTATCATAGTCGGCATCAACACACCATCGATAATTTCCGCTTACTTCAATCATTATTCACCTTTTCAATTTCCAATCTTTATCACTGGTTGGGCCTTTATTAGGTCTTCGTGCTTGTTGGCTCGTGACTTCAATTACAGGGTTTTTACTTAACAAGGTATCTAGCCTTTCTTTAAAAGGGTCATCCATAACATTAATATGTTGGTGAGCCAAGTCTTCGTCAGTGCACATTACGTTAAAACCATGAGCAGAAAGAATTTCAGTAATAAGACCACACATCGTGGTCTTACCTTTACCAGCACTTGCAACGACTACAACTTTGATATCACTTTCATCTTCATTGCTCATTGTATGCCTCACTTATAACGGTTCATGAACCAGAGACGAGACTTATTGGTAATGTGCTTGGATACATTTTTCCACTCAAGGTTAGATGCCTCAAGCTCATCACCAGACTCTTTCTTAATATCCTGACCCATCCATTTAAGGAAGTCACCCATCTTGCTCATATCCATTTCGTCTTCACCACCAAGTTCACTTACAGCTTGCTCAAGACGCGGCTCAGTAACGAAACGATCTACGAAGTCAAGGACATCTTTACTTGCTTCGGCCTTAGTAACAACAGACTTTGAAGACTTGTTTACAGTGTGGGTTTCAGTCTTAATCTTGAAAGACCAGTTGTAAAAATCTTCATACTCAGTAGTATGTGGAGTTACAACAAATCCTTCACCCGGACCTTCGACACCAAACACATCCCTGACCCAAGTATCAACCTTTTCATACTCAGCAATCTTCTCATTGAGAGTATCAGCAACTTGCTGAATTTCATCTTCAGTACCGTTGAAGTTGATATCAATGGTATCGATAGTATCAATTACAACAATATCAGGGTGATCAGAAAGACCAGCAGCCTCAACAACATTACGAACGTCGCTAGTATCAGTCTTGACACTTACCGGAGTTTCACCGTCAGAGGCAAATACTACCGCAGCAAATGGTGCGAAAATTTTACGATCAATTTTGGTAATTGCATCTTTACTTTGAATGCCTTGACCAGCCCACTCACCATAAAGAACAACAACTTTACCGGAGTCGTTATAGATACTGGTGTCAAGGGAGTCAACAAATTTTGCAAAGCCCATGTTGTCACTATCAACATTAATGACCCGCTTGCGAGACTGTGCGTAAACACCTTCGGTTGGATGATACACAATACCTGCGTTAGTGCCGTGAAGCTTAGGTTTGATATTGAAAGTACGCTTTCCTGCGAAATACTTTTTACCGGCCTTTACCTTGTGATGAAAAGACTCGATAGATGGGAACTTGTAAAATTGTTTCATACACCACCTCTTGGTTATCTACGTGTGAGACTTATATTACCATTAGCTAAACCATAAATCAATACAAAAAACCAAAAAATACTTAACAATATACAAAGAAGCCTATTGCTAAGTGTTACATCAAGAAATGATCTTAGTACTGCATAAAAAAGTAAAGCGCCCAACAAGTAAAAGAAAAATGCTAGAGCGCCAACTAGTAAAACCAATAAAATACTTACTTCCATAACCGCTATAGACTGCTATCTGAATGCTCCATTGGGGTATTGCAACGAGGGCAATGAACATAACCACGGAACCAGTGGTCAGTACCATCTTCAGTAGCACAGCTACCACTATCTGTCAGTTCAAAACGATCATCATCATCAAACTCGCAAAATGAATCTGCATACCCACAACATGTGAAATCTTTACGATACGTATATTCAATAAACTTAGCAAAATGAATAAACGGACGCTGTAGTAATTTATACTTAATAGGATTGCGCCATGTTTTTGAAACACTATAGTTCCAGTTGCAAACCAAATGTGAGTTTTTCCAAAAGTAATTTTTAAGCCCTGATACTGGATAGCTCATAAAAATATAGAATGGATTATTCCAGCGGTACGCTTTGTTCATGAAAATGAAGCTATAATACTGGAACTCTGGATGTTCTACATGGTCTGGCAAAAGAGCTTTAAAAATTGATGTACGGTATGGCCTTGAATTGGATGATCTACGAATAAAATGTTGAAAAGGTCGCCAGATAAATTTCCCATAAACACGCCAAAGACGTGTAGAAATGGTATCTTCATACTTACGCTTAGGCTTTTCGGGATTGCGAAACATCATTGTTTTATGTTTTTCTTGACGAAAAGAAAAGAAAGTAAATTTTTTCTCAGCAGTTTCTTGATACATATATCACCTTTTGGCATGTGTGTTGATTTTTTCTACCATACTATAAAATCTTTCCCCTAATGGATCAATAGGAGTTAGGTAAACTTCATCAGGAAGTATATCTTTAACCTTAAGAAAGTTCAATACAATTTCAGGATTTTTTGTTCTGATGGTTATATTGTACTGATATCCATCAAGGTTCTCTATCATATCTTCAACCGTTTCTTTATTTCTACCGTACACGTTCAACGCAATATCGGTAACTTCATATTCAGAAGATTCAACCGCCCCAATCTTTTTATACGGAACATCAGTACGGAATGAAATTTCAGCCAACCCATGGATAGATGGATCAATTAAATTTTTATACAAAATACTAACTGGATAATTAAACTTATATTTCCTGTCCGTGACTTCAATAATGTGCTTTCTATTAATGAAGTTATTTAATATTTTATCACTATATTGAATATAACAAGTCAGTGAGTCTTTATACTCATCCTTTAAAATAGTATCCATGTAGCTTATATATTCGTTTGTGAATGGCACAATGATACCAATAGCAAGATAACTAGTGTGCACATTGTACAATCCTCGTAGGGTTACTAAGATATTTTTATCATTCACAAATTCTTCAGTTAGTTGATTCTCAAGGTGATTCAAGTGATAATGGATATCAATCGACTCAGCCATATCATGTACGTCTTTAGGCAACTCAAGATCATTTACAATAAGCTTGTTTCTTAGAAGTCCGTACCATTCGTTAGGGCTTTCAATATTCTTTTTCTTGTCACGGTAGTACTCATAGTCTTCATTTGCGAGAGAACGAATGTTAACTACGATCACTTCATTAGTGACCTTACTAAAGAACTTGTAAAGTTTTGGATACTTACTCTCTACTGAATAGTGGATAAGGATAAACCAAAATAGACGCGCAAGAACGTAACGGTATTCTTTTGAGTCACGATCTTTTGCATCTATATTGTAAGCATTAAAAAAATCTTCAACAAGTTTATATTCATCACATTGCATGATTTCCAGAGGGGTAGAAACGACTTCAGATTCATAGTTGTTGAAGATTTCTACATTATTATTTTTATGGGACATATCACCTTCTTGTAATTCGAAAAGTCTTCTTAATATACTTCAGTGCCCACGCATCAATAACAAAAGATGCCAATACTAGGAACGCAAACAACGGTGCGTAAGCTGTGCTAAATCCACCCAACCAGTAAATGACAAAAAACCAAATAGCCATTTCAACAAATGGTACAAGGGTAAGAAGAGCATCTTTAACATAAATGTTCATAGAAATATCTCCAACTGAAATTATACTTACAGTTTACATGAGTTTTTCTAACTTTTCAATAGCATCAGAAATATATTGCTGACGTATACGTATTTTTTGTAATATATCCTTTGCTGCTTCCTCTTTGTTTTTCATTCCAGACAGATCGAATTCATCATCTTCTGAAAAAATATGCTTCAGCAATTCTATTACTTCGTTCTGCTTTTTATACGTTTCTTCATAATGTCTGACGTTTTGTACAGACATGTTATCTATTTCCATACGACATTCCAGTGAAATACGTGAAGCACGACGTGCCTCATTGTACATCACCTCATAGAGCTTTCTGTCTCTCTCGTCTTTGTTTTTAAGATGTCTAGAAACGTGAATACCTAATAGTATCACGCAGACCAAAGTTATAAGACCTATTATTAGCGCTGGCTCCAAACCTCTTCCCCAAAAAAATATTTTATAAACATAGAAATTTCTTTCTTAACATCGAAAACATCAAATTTTTTCTTATTTATTTCCAATTCTATACGAACGATGTTGTCTGTAAATCCTTTAAGCTTAATATAATTAGTATATTTCAGCATATCATAGATATTTATCGTGTCTCGTTCATCAAGGTATAAGTGGGTTCCAACTGGACTTGTAAATGAAAATTGAAGATCATTATCAGTCACAAACTTTTCATGCATCTTCTTTAAATTTCCATAATCCATATCCCCCGGTTGATCTATAAGATACACCACAGCAACTTTATTTTTATCATAGCTCTTACTGACAAGTGATGGTACAACCATCAAAAGTTCTTGTATACTACTCCCAGATAAGTAATTAAAAATCTGATTTAGGGTTTCATAAAAATATAACTTTTGCGCCACCTCATCAGGATATGGCATACTATTAAAAATATTTCTATGTAAAGAAATAGGTAATAGAATTTCATTGCAGATTTCTATAGTTGTGAATAGGTCATCTTTATGACATGTAACGACCTGATCATTCTCTATATATACAACATCATTAACATTTGGATATTCAGATACATAAGCGACTGGAATGAATAGTACATTATCGAATTCAGTTAGCTTTAAAATTTCATCGATGTTGAGTTTTAGGTTTAGCTCATCATTCTTCATTATAATTTCCAACGTCTAATGCCCATTTGCAGCTTTTTAATTCTTCGATGATGGTGGACATGTTAATGGTTATTGACCTAAGATAAAAATCTTTAGCAATAAGCTTCATTTTGTTAATAGATGAATTATCTATATCATTTAGTATTATGTTATATGTCTTTTCTTTAGAAATGCTATAGAACTCAACCTGACTAGGCATAGAACAAAATTTACTATGAATATAAGCATCAGGGTTGTGCTTATAGGATGAAAAATGCTGCGAGACGATTTGATCAATATAATTGCTAAAATTGATAACCAATGTCAACTTAGACTCAGGGTACTCTTCTGAAACTATTTTCATAGTTTCTATCGGATCAATCATGTCATCGTCTTTGTAAATTTTATACCTATTATGCTTCATGAACGCACTATCATTTTTCTCACGAACAAGGGAAAAGTATATACCCATGAGCGACAGAGTGGCTAAATCAGAGCGAACAACAGGATCATGATGGCTACCATCAAATGATACATTCCAATTATAGGTTTTTGCGGCTTCCAAAAGATTAACTAACAACATAAAAAAGCAGTGAGTGTTACCACTCACTGATTCCCATACGAGAAATGTTTTTCTTGATAAGCAGCTTATCATCAATAGTCTTGGCTGCTTTTTCATGCGGAGTGTTCTTCAGCAGACTCGCATAACTACTAGACATGAAGTGCTTAAAATCATGATCTTTTAGCTTAGTGAAGTATTCTGCATTAGACAGTTCCTTGTTTTCCTCGTAGAAGTTATGACCGTCTTCCATAATTTGTGTATAAAGGCCATCACACTTGTTCAGAAGATCGTTAAAACGGTCCTCAAGAACCGGATTACCTTTGATCACAAGGAATACATCATCAGTATCACCATTGATATAAGCTTCCCAGAAATGACGTGCAGTACTAAGGAAGTTTTCTTTGGTGTTGTGATGCATCACATACCACTCAGTTTTCATCTTCACTCGAAGTCCACATTCAGTCACCAGAACATATCCTTCAATATTGTCCTTAGATACCGCATCAGACCAATCCCAATTATCGATCTTTTCAACAACATATTCGCTGCCAAAATGATCAACCATTTCCTGATAGGAGAAGTATTCACCAGTGTTGTTGTGACGAACACCGGTAACAATCAGGCGATCTACGTCGTAGGTCAAAACAATCTGATACTTCGGATTTGAAGAAATCATTTCGTAGATAACAGTGTAGTTCTGATCAGTCAGTTGCTTTGACTTATCGAACAGGGTTTGATCAGCTTTGATCATATCCAATGCCATCCACTTGTAGTCTGAAGTCAAAGAAGAGTTTGACTTCATGTCAAGCTCACCATACCAATCAAACGCTGAAATGATAGAACCGTCAAGCTTATCCAGTGCATAAGCAACATTCAGATTGCGTACATCTTCAGAGCCACGAACATCAACACCATAAACGTTCTTAACGTTTTCAAACAGCGGTTGGTTGCCATCATAGTCATATTCGTGGGAATTAAGGAACTTTTCATACGGACGACAAACACATTGGACGAAGTTCATGTTTTCATCGACTTCAAAAACGGAACCACGACACTCAAGTGCAGCTTGAGAATCAAAGTTAGCAGGGATGGTCAGGCTGTAATCAAATACAACAACATTACGTCCACGATACTCGTGGTGATTCATAAAGAACTTTTCTGAATGCTCAGTAAGCTCTTTCATTTGATTAAACAATGTTTCAATAGTCATTATACGCCTCCATCATTTATTACATTATAAATGATTAAGACAGAGGCGTCAATGCCTTATTCCATGATTGTAAGGATTTGGTTCAGAAAGCTTGCAACTTCCTCTTTAGAACCAAACTTTAGCTTGTCACCTAGTGAAAGCTCTAGACTTGCATCATCATTATACTTTTCTACTTTAGCAACACCAATAACATTGTTATCGCCATCAGTTAGAGAATATTCAGATGATATTTGCTTCATTTCCATGATTTTAACCTCATTATCATTAAATGTCCTATGTATTTATAGGAAATTAACTTATAAGTTAATAGTTTTCGAAATATTCTAACACTTCTTTACGATCAGCAATATCATACTCTATGTTATCAAACCGAATACCTAGAAGCTTCAGCTTTTTAAGTTGTTTGATATCAGAACACTTCATGGATATTGTAAGCTTTTCAGTAGATAGATATACATCAGCAATCATCGATATTAAGTAGTCATCATCCATCCAACCTTTAACACAATACTCAAAAATCTTTGTGTGCTTAACCGTGTAATAGCTTCGATAACTATTCTTCGATTCCTGTATAAAGCAATAATAAGGGTTGTCTCGCTTTTTCACATTCTGTTCAAACAGTTCACTAGACTTTTCTTCACAATAACGAAAGATACTAGTTTCTTTATCTCTTCCTGTATCTGCTCTATAATTTGTATTTTTATATCCAGAGCGATTTGTGATTTTGGCTTCTTTGTCCTGTTCCGCTATCCATCGAATTACTTTAACCAAAGACTTAGTACTCTTAGGCTCATAATATACTTTCAGCTTAAACTTCGAATCAGAATGACTAGGTGATACGGGTTTCTTAGTAGTTGCTTTAATACCCAATCTACGAGTCAAGTAGTTGATTTTTTCTTGATATAATTTATATTCTTCAACGTCCGTTAGGATCGATGCATTCCACTCACCAGTAGGATGCATCTTAGCCACTTGTCTATGGTACATATCATAAACCTTAGATAAGTCAGAATCTAACGTTAATGGTTCACGAGTCTTACGTAAAACCATTACAGATTCCAATTGTAAAGGATATACGGTAACTCGATACTCAGTTCTATTATCAACCATAGTTGTGAAAATAGAACGGTCTTTTTGTTCGATTCGTTCAGTAGTACGAAAGTCATGTGTATGGCACATGCCAGAATCTTTTAAAATTCTAGGGAGTTCATAATTTTCATCAGCAAGAGAATATTTTATAAAATCTCTAACATGACGACTTATTAAAATACTACTTCTAGGATGGAAAAGATCATCCCCAAAATCAGTTTCACATTCATGTGTAAAATCGCATTGATTTAATACCACATGTGCATTACCACGATATTCCATAATTGCACGGTTATATCTATCTGCATTCTGTATCGCAGTTAGCTTAAACTCATCAGCATAATTCTCAACTAGATTTTTAACATATATATCAAAAAGTCTAGTGTAGGTAGCATCACCATTATCAAGTGCGGTGAATAATGGAACTAGACCTTTCTTTTTATCATTAACAAAGAATATTTCATTCAATACTCCCATTTCTCTTCGTAAAGATTCTTTATATTCTTCGCTTGGGTGGTGTCTATAAAGACCATAAAGCATAAGAAAGTAATAGTTCAATGAAGATACGTTAGGGAACCCAAAAAAGTTTTCATTCACACTGGTATAACATACCTTATACGCATTCTCATAAAAGCTGTTATCTTTTACAAATCCAGTTCTAGGCAAAATATTATGATCTAGGTTATCATACGAAATACCAGTGAAAAGGGATAACATGGTAGGATCATTGGTAATGTGACCACAATAGTTACGATACTTCATTTCATTTCTAGTTTTTGGGGTCATGATAAGACCCACATCTTCTAAGTTAATATAGCTTGACTTTGCAATTGAATGTTGGGGAGTTTTCAAATGAACAAATTTAGGATTCATGCAATCTCCATTATATTCCTAATCGCTTCAACCACCTGTTCAGTGTTCGAAACGTCTTTTACAGTTAATACGTAAATGTAACCAGTGGGCGAAAGTTTAATTTTACAATGGTTTTTGAAATCGTTGATTTGTTCTTTCTTTAGAACATACCCACAGTCATGACTTCCAATAGTAGTTCCAGAACCGTTAGTTCCAAAATACATACTGAGTTGATCCGGCATACCAGAAACTTCGGATACGCCGGTATTAATGGTTTTGAACAACTCATACATGTTGCTAAGATTGACAGTCTCATACTTACCGTAGATACCAGTGGAACACTCTGTGACTGGTATCACAACAAGGTCTTGAGTAACTTCGATATTTGAGCCTTCTTTCGGTGATCTTAGAATCATATGAATCTCATGATCGGTACTCGAAAGAATTTCAGAAACCTTAAGTGCAACATCTATGTTTTTGTTCATATTCAACCCATCTTTTTAGAAATTTTTGATAATTGTACAAGACATGATGATAACACAATTTCCCTGTTGGCTACAACCGTATCGTCAACGTATGCTTTACGAATTGTTAACAGTGCAGCGTCCTGTCCATCATCAGTACTTGAAAACCACTGTAAGTTTTTATACAGCATTTTGTAGAAGTCATCGTATAGGTTGTCTGTGATATTGGAAACAATCTTATTACGAGCTTCCTTAATCATACCCTGTTCGAAGTATACGATAGCCTCTTTCATCCAATCAGGATCATCTTCTGTCGCTTCCTTAGATTCGGCCTTTAGAATGCCTTGGACAGTGTTATGTTCTAGGGCGTTGATAGTGCGCCTCATGTCAGGGTAATAGCGCTCAACGTATTCTAGGAGCGTGTCAGCATCGCATTGTACATGTTCTTTAGTTAGAATTTCATAAACACGTGCAACGAAACTGTCTTTGTCTAGAGTGTTAAATGTGATTGTGTGCAGTCTAGACTTCAAAGGCGCAATAATCTTATGAGGATAGTTTGCGGTCAGAATGAAACGACAACTGTCATACATTTCACCAATTAGGTTACGCAATGCTGTCATAAACGCAGGCGTTGTTTCATCAACTTCGTCTAGGATAACAACACGTCCCATTTCACCAAATGATGAACGCTCTACGAATGTAATAATCTCATCACGAATAGTATCAATACCTTTTGATACAGAAGCTGCGATATACTTCACGTCTACATCTTCGAAGTCACATTCATTGACTAGGATGTACGCCAACGTTGTATTGTGATGGATAACCCCGTTCGGCGTTATATATTGATGTGGGCTAGGAAGCGCAACGTCATAAACATCGCCTTCCCCATGATCAATAATTCCTACAATTTCTTTATATCCATCTACTGTATCTACTTTATCAGTATCACTTATAAACACAGGCTTACTATTTTCAAATACTACATGTTTGGTAGAACACTTCAATGAAGAATCATCAGAGAAAACATACTCTGCTATTTGGTGGCGCTTTTTAACAAACTTTTCAACGGGTACAAACCCCAAGGGTGAGTTGATTTTAACGTGAACATTGGTTCTCACAGGACTATCATATTCAATGTCATCAATATTCAAAATATTAAATAATTGTTTAATTGGAATTCTATAATTTTCGGTAGTGTTCATTTATAAACCTCTTACAATCTTCTATTGCTTTTTTGTAATTTCTATTAACTTCGTTAGACCATATTACTTTAACATGATAACCCAATTTTTCAATATCTTTTATCTTATTCTCGTCATCATGCCAAATATCTGCGGCAAATCTATTTTGTACAGGATGCCAATGTTTGCCTAAAAAATCTTCTGGATCACAATGCCAAAAGCTTCCATAGTATTCAATGACACAATTCCCCAACTTATAATCCAAAAAATAAAATTTTGACTCTTCAGTTCTAATCCAATGCTCTTTCCCTTTATAATCAGTTATAGATTGGTTTCTAAGTTCATTTGGTAAACTATCATCTAAGCTCTTAAAAAAGTCATTTGACTCTTTTGATACCCCTCTAAATTGGGACATACGGTTTTTTATTATAACGTTGGCCTTTTCAATACCATGCTCTTCAACCAATTGCTTATATGTTCGTCCTTTTGATTGGTTTATAGAGTCACGTTCATGTTTAGGTCTTGTATTAAAGCTTTCTTGAGATTTTTTTATCCTATTTTCAACAATCGAGTTCGCTTTTTGTTCGTCTATGCCTTTAGATGTATAAAAGTCAACATCTCTTGACTGTATTTCTTTGACTCGTACATCTACTTCCCATGGAAGAATACCTTTACTTAGCCAGTATTCCTTTGATCTAGCGCTTATTAGGTTTTCATAGTTTCTCTTATTAGACGATTCCGACTGAAACTTCCTCACCATATCTTTCGCTTCATAAACCGAATACCCTTTAGAAGTCCAATATTCTATTGTCGATTTAAATACTTGGTGTGATTGTTTAACCATTCGTTCACGCCATTCGTTATATTTTTCTATCCAATGATCCGAATATCTAGCTTTAAAGTATTCGATATCGTGAATACTACTGTTTTTAATTGTATCATATCTATTAACAAACCCAGATTCATAATATTTTATCATATCACAAATGATATATAAGTTATCGTGGAACTCCGAATAATCTCTAGAATTAAGAAGGCTATTTAGCTCACTCTTAATATCTGGTGTTATTTCTATATCATACAAATTTTTCTTAACAACACGTTTATTTAAAAACGCATCCGCCTTGTGTTTAGAACTCAGTTTCATTTTACTAGACAAATTTTTTCGACGTTTATTGTACTTTTCCGTACCATCTTTGATACCCCACAATAGTATAAAATTTTCCAAAGAATGTCTAGGTGAGTTTATACATCGTTGATACATATCGAACAAATCATCTATATAATCATTATTTGTCAGTATTCTTGCTAATGTAACATAAAGCGAATCCGAAGGCTCTTTTTGATTTTCAGCCATCCACTTAACCCAAAACTCTAATAACAATTTTTTCTTTTTATCATCAAGAACTACCGTTATTTTTTTCTTTTTTAAAATACTCCTGTTTGGAAACTCTTCTACTCTATCAGTTGCAGTCTTTCTTGCTCGACCCATATATAATTCCCTCATTTTTTCTTATATGTTTATATTTATAGAAAATGAGGGAATTATAGTTCAGTATCAGGATCGTTTATATTTTTCTAAAAGACGTAATTGTTCTTCTGATAACGTTTCCGTGTCTATTTCAACGTCAATATATTCAGAACCGTCAAGACACTTACCTGTGCCGGGAGGTCCAGCTAGAAGAAGATGTGGGAACTCTTTCTGATGTACCCATTCTTCGATTTTACTTTTAATGTGATCGTCTACAAAAACAAAACCGTCCAATGTTTTCGGACGGTACTTTTTATACCATAGTTGCTTCATTACTTTACCTCTTACGTTTCTATATAAGGTATCATTGAATTGTTAGTTGTCAATACACAATCTTAAAACTAAAAAGTGGCCTAAAGGCCACTTTTATATACTATCGTTTATAACGACATCATCAGGTTTTTCATCTGAAACAGCAAGGATACTTTTATATTCGATCATCCAAAAATCTTTAATCTCACCGGCTTCGTCTTTATCACGAAACTTATGAGTCCAGCGTCCATGCTCCACAAGTACCCACATTCCCTTTGAAACAAGTTCGGCCTTCTCACCGGTTGTATAAACCTTTGCCCATCTTGCGCGAATTCCGTGTGTTTTACCATCATCATCGCGTAGAATAATACCTGATTTTGTTTTACGTTCACCGTGTTCAAGGTCGGTGGCTATGACTCGATCACCAAAGGTTTCGATCATTCTTCACCCCCATCAGTTTTATCGTCTGATGGTGCACTGTCACCAGAATCTTCTTTTTTGGTGTCAGATTCTTTAACAGTTTGAGTGTTTTGTGTTGGCTTACTTTCAGTCTTTTTCTGAGTTGCGGCCTTTTTCTTAGTCACTGAACTAAGATCAGGCAAGTCTTCATCAACCTCATCTAGTAGTGATGACTTAATAACACTGTTACTGACATTGCGGTTATAGTCACGCGCTCTGTCTTCTTTAGATTGTTTGATTCGACCTTTCTCATCAAGGATATCACCACGAGCATTCATGTTGGCATTACCAACCGCCTGTTCTTTATCTTTTCCTTTGATAATATCGTCAAAATCTACAACTTTACCTTTATATGTTCTACTTTTTGCCATGCTTATTTACCTCATGTTTTTATTTTTATTTGAAAAACTCTTTATAGTCAATATCGTAATCTAAAGGATTGACTTTATTTATACCAATTAAATACAGGGTAAAACATGCTACCGAGCTACCACGTCCTACTCCCCATACAATACCATTCTTTCTCATAACGTCAACCAAGTAAATCATAAGATTTATAATAATAACCTGATCACGTTTTAGAAACTCTTCCAGTTCCTGAATAAGCCTAACCTTTTCTTTTTCCGATTTGCATTTTTTAGAAAGATAATCTACCACATCGATGTTTCTATATTCCTTCGGAATCAACCAAGTTTCGGATAAACGTTCGAAGTAGTTTTCTACGTTCTCTCTCTTTTTCGGAATCTCATAAAAGCTTTTTGGCTCAGAGCCAAATTCTCTACAACTGTTATTGTATTGCTCAACTTCATCGTTATCGGTCAAGAAACAGCCACTAACATCCTCACCCGATAACATAGCCTCAACAACATCTTCAGTAGAAAGTACGACTCTACCATATTCATCGATAGAGTCTATAAGCTTTTGATTTTTAATCATGTTACAGCCTTACAATAGTTGGTCCACTCTTAGGTGGCTCTTCATCATCGTCACTATCATCCGAAGATTCAGGTTCTTCTGTTCCAATACCCTTAACTTTTTTCATACGGTCCATGATGGAATTTCGAATAGTACCTTCAGTGTCATCATAGTCACCAAACATACTACCGTCAGAAATTGACTCCAATGCTTCCTGAAGATCAAACCCTAAGCTGTCTGCTAGCGCTTGAATCTCTTCTAATAGCTCTCTAGGAATCTCACCACTTTCTTTATACTCTTCTAAAATTTTCTGCGCCAAACTAATATCTTCTTCGAGGGTTTCAGTCTGTTTATTAATCGCTTCCATATCAACACCTAGATCAATATTGTAAGCCACCAATTGACCTAGTTCTTCTTCCGTAAGATCATCAATGTTATTGAAGAAGTCGCGTAGCTCACCTGTTGGACGCTTCCACCAAGGATTAGTCATAACAATTTCTTCACCTTCTTCAAGAGCTTGTCCCAACATTTCATTGATTGCACCTACCCATGACTCTTCGTCAACCAGAGGATTTTCTTCATTAAGTGATTTTAGGTCAAGATCAACCTGAACATCCATAGGTACTTGAGAAACAAACTTAAATGATGTGAGTTCCATACTATCGCCTAAGATAGCCTGAACTTTGTAGAACATGAACACTGCAAACTCATACGCAGTGAAGTGTGTCACTGGCATTTCAATAGTTGGTAAATTGATATCGCCAGTTACAAACTTTGATGTTGACTGAGAAAAGCTAGACAATGCGAGTGATCCATGAATGTTTGATAGGAAATTGCTAGCGGCTTTAATCTTCTCACTGCTTGTGATACCATAAAGCATTTTTAGTCCAAATTCAAAATGACCCACATAAGTTTTAATACCAAGCACGTCATCCTCAAACATAAGAATGGCAATTGGGTCAGTTTTATAATTGAATGTGGACTTAATAATAGTTTCTTTTTTCATGAAACACCTTTTATAATTGTTTTAATATTGTTTCGTAATTCTTCACTAAGCACTTTGGATTGAAATGTAGAAAAGGCACGTTCTTTCAAAGCACTGTTGTTGACACCATAATGTGAATCTGTATCTGTTTTAACACGGATACCATGTTTTGACAATTCCAAAGACACGATATATTGTTTACTTGCTCCATATTGCTGATAAACATTGTATCTAATCTTAGTTACATAATCATTTTCATAGCTTGCATTAATAGAAATAAACCGATTGTTACCAATGTGGGTCTTCTTGGATACGATTGTGCCTTTAGGTTTATTCAAGTATTTCCTCCTATTTTATATGTTTGGGTTAAATCGAAAACAGACAACTCTTTTAAAGTTTCATTACCTTCACCATCTTTTACAATTTCAAGAGGTGGTTTTTCAAATGCTTTTTTCATCAGATCAAGTGATTGAAAAGCGTCATTGAAATCTTCGAATCCTTCAAGTGTTATTGCATCCTTAGTCCAAGCATTAGGTATCAGGTCTTTGTCATAATAAACCTCATGAATGGCAAAGGATTTTATTTCCTCACCATTATACATTGTATATGTGCTTCGTATTAATCTGTAATTCCAAGACATTATATTACCTTATAAAATAGAATCGGTATTCGCCAGTTAAAGCCAGTACTGATCCACTAAGAACTGAAATCTTAACACTGAATCGGTTTATGTCAACCCTCATATAAGCCGAAGGGATGGGTACAACATCCCATCCTACACTAAGATGTTCTTTGTATCCGGTTGTCATCAAAAGCTCTGCACCAAAAGAAATATACTGGTTAGGCTCATACAAATCCTTATGAATACCAATAGCATAAGACTCTTCGTAATATGAATTATTGAATCTTGCAAAGCTCACCTTATAATCGTTCTTCAAATAGAACTTGATAGAGAAGTAATCATTCGTTTCATTATAATCACGTTGTAATCCAGTACTATCATCACCAAATGTTTGTCCAAACAAATGCTTGGTATAAAGTCCTGTAACAACAGAAACAGATTCTGCCTCAAAAAATTCATCAATATAGCTACCGGCATGTGAAGCCAATGGGAGCATAAAGATGAGAATTGCAATAATTAACCTCGTAAATCGCATGTTTATATCCTCTATGTAGTATAAATACTATACCATGAAAGCTAAAGATTTGGAAGAAAAGAAGCTTGTCTTTGGGCCAATGACCTACATCTATTGGGAATATAAAGACTTAATTATAACAGCTTTTAATAATACATCATTGACATTCCACCTATCGAATAACGGTGGCATGGATGGTATTATCTTTCCAAAACTAACTAACATAGATGTATCTGAAGTAATCGATGGTGTAAAAATGGTCATAGACCTTATGGATCAATCTGCACAAACCTATCAAGGTGCACAATCTGAATTCATGGGTTTCTTCTTATTACAAATGCACTACGGCGAGAATCCTGTTGAGAAAATAGAAAACCTTTCATCAAGGAACATAACCGTTGAACATATAGGTGAAACCAAAACTGCCGGTATAAGCTTTTACAAATATCAAATACAAATAAGGAAGGGTTAACCCTTCCTTATTTGTTTAGCCTTTAGCTAATGCTATTAGGCTTCTTCGCTTTCCTTCAGAGCTTTCAGTTGACGGTCATACTTCATGATACGTGCACGACCATCTTTCTGAGTCGGTTGCAGCCAGTAGTTGACCTGCTCTACAGTAACTGCTTCGTCTTCCAGAATGCGTTCTGCATCAGTAGTACCACGCAGGGCATCGTACTTGGTAAAGCCACGACCGTTCTGGTGACGACTATCACGAGTCTGCTTTTCATCCTCAACCTGCTCGTTGTACAGGTGAATCAGTGCGTCAGCAATAAACTCACAGCGCTCTTCAAAAGTTTTGGATGCCATAGTACGAACAAACTCACGGTTACGACGTACTGATTCTTTCTCACGCGGCTGCTCGTCGCTCTTTACGTAGACAGCCATCGGACGACCACGCTTACCAGATGACACCTGATCTACTTTCTTGATCAGACCGTCACGCTCAAGGGCATTCAGGCGGTTACGTACAGTAACCTTGGACTGCTTGGCTACACGACGTACATCAGCGGCAGTGAACTGGCCTTGATGTTGTTCCAGAAACTTCTCAACGGCGCGTTTGGTGCTACGTGCACGTTTGGTCAGCGGACGACCTACAGACTTTGTTACTTGTGCTTGAGTAGTGGTTGCGTTAGTCATAATGTAATTCCTCTTTTGGTTTGGTTGTTGAGGTCTGTTCCTCAACCTTATGTAACCATTATAGGTGATCTAAATTATGATTGCAATACCTTTTTGATAATTTTTTCAGTCTTCGTCAAAAAATTTAAAAAGTTTGTCTTTCGGTTTGTAGTCTTGGTTAGTCATTGTTTTCATTAACTGACCGATTCTAGTATTACCTACTAGTTCTTGCGGTGATATGGTTTCGTCATTCATATCATATCCGAGACGCGGTATGTGATAATTACCTTCATCATCTTCATAATTATCAACTAGTGAATCCTGCAAAGCTTGATACTCTTTTTTGGCTTTACGCGAAGGATCGTTGATATTGTAGATAATAAAGTTTTTAAAGGGTAGTCGAAGGGCTTCAAAGAAAAGCATCTTTAGTTCTTCAGCAGTCGCACTCATACCCAA